ATGGGAAGTTCATATAGAAAATTAAAAACTATTTTAGAATCAAATCTTTCACTTGAAAAAAGATATTTGTTAAGAGAGCAAGCTCCATCAACAGGTGCAACTACAGGTAATACAACCACAACAACAACCGCAGCCCCAACAACCACAACTACGACAACGGTAAAAAAAATTACAGATAAGGATATTACTAATATGCCTAAGTGTTCAAGTTTTAAAGGTGCGTTTACAGGTGCGTCATCCGCTAAAACTGAAAATTTTATAATTTACTATAAAGACAATTTAAAATGTAAAAAACCTATTGAATCTGAGGAATAATTTTCTTAGATTTGATATATGAATAAATTAGATAAAGATTATCAAAACCTATTAAGGGATATTTTACAAAATGGAACCAAAAAGCAAGACAGAACTGGAACAGGAACACTCTCAGTATTTGGAAGACAATTTAGACATGATTTTCGGGACGGATTTCCTCTCCTCACCACAAAACGAATGGCTTTTAAACAGATTGTTACAGAACTCATCTGGTTCCTCCGAGGAGACACAAACATCAAATTCTTAGTTAATAATAATTGTCACATTTGGGATGGTGATGCTTATAAGAATTGGTGTAGACAATTTGAAGTTGACCCAAATAATTTTGATACCGAAGAATTATCTAAAGGTCATAATGACCAATGTTGGGGTTACTCCATATTAGACCACGTTAAACCTACATCAAAAGAATATAAAAGAGGTCAAATAAATGCTTATTTAGAAGGTAAAGCAGATAAACCTTTCTTTTATTTAACACAAGAAGAATTCATCAACAAAATCAAAACCGATAATGAGTTTGCTAATAAGTGGGGTGAATTAGGGCCTGTGTATGGGGCTGGTTGGCGTAATTGGGGTGGTAAATCAGATGACAATCTTTACGAAGATTATTTGAAAAAAGTTAAAGAAAAGTAGTATTTTTCCATTTATTACCATATTTATATATAGTAAACAATGGTAATTATGGACTACAAAAGAATACACGACAACCTTATTGAAAGAGGAAAAAATAGAAAATTAGATGGATATGTTGAAAGACATCACATTATACCAAAATGTATGAACGGGACAAATGAACCAAATAATTTAGTGGAATTAACAGCAAGAGAACATTTTTTAGTACATTGGTTATTACACGAAATGTATCCAGAAAATAGTGATTTAAGGTATGCCTTTTGGTCAATGTGTCGTAATTCAGATAACCAACAAAGATATAAACCATCTTCAAGGGTATATGAATATGCTAAACATAAAATGTTAGAAATATGGCAAAAGTTCAAACCATCAGATAAACAAATAAATTCTATTAAAGAAAGTTTAACTGGAACTAAATGGTATCATAAACCAGATGGAACTAATTTAAGAGCATTTCCAAATGACCCAAAAATTAGTGATGAAGGATGGTTACCTGGTAGGTTTGGTGGTAAATCAATTTCTGATAAGGCTAACAAAGTTAAAGAGAAGAAATACGAAGGAAAGAAATTACCTTCAACATCAAACAAAAGATGTTCAATAGATGGTGTTGAATTTGAATCGGCTAAAGCGGCTGCGGACTTTCTTAATATAAATGAATTTTCTATTAGATGGATATTACAGGGTGGAGGTCGGTCAGAGAAACATAAAGAAAAATACAAAAATTGGTTCTATATAAAATGAAAATAGAAATACCTTTATATGATATTAAAATTAAATTTTACTTTGACTATGATTTAGGTAAACCCATTAAAAAGATAAAGAAAAAACATAATAAGAAAAAACTTTATAATGTAAGAAGTAAAATTGATTTTTGTGGAATTGTTATTGGTGAGTTTATACCAAAGGATAAGTTAATTTATGTTTTAATAGAAAAAACTAAAAAGGGTATTAATATAGATACATTAACTCACGAAATATATCATTTAACAACCAAAATAATGAAACACAATAACTTCAAGTTTAATAAAACAGATGAACCTTTTGCGAGATTAAATGGGAAGTTAAATTCAATTATTATGTGTGAATTAATTAAACATGGTGAGAAGTTATATTACCCAATTGAAACTAAAAAGATAAAAATAAAATGGTAAAAATGATAAAACAAGAATGTTCATTATTACAGTTAGATATGACTGATGAACAAATAAATGAGTTAATAAAAATAAGTAAAGAAGATTTAATTGAATCTAAAGGTAGTTTTGATGAAGATACTCTTTATAATTTATCATTATCTAATGTTAAATTACATTGGGTTAGATTTATTAGACAATACTCAAACAACCCACTTAATGAAATAATTGAGGTTGATAAGATTATCAATGAAGAAACATTAAAAGTTAAAACTTTATTAAAATAATATGTGTGATTTAATCTACTTATTCAATTGCTGGTGGAAAACAGTAAGGAAAGGAAGACCTAATAAACGGTCATTTTTAATTTTTTCAAAAAGATTACAATTAGAAATAGAATGTTTGTTATGTACTGGTAGATTTACATCTGAGATTTAGTGTGATGGATAAAAAATATTGTGTATAACGTTTCGTGGCTATATTTAGTGCCGAATTAAATAGTATAAAATTTAAATAATAGATAAAATGAGTAAAGAAAAACAAACCATCAATGAAGAAGTTGAAAGACAAAACGACAAAACGAATAAATAAAGCTATGGAGTATTTACACGAAGATGGAACTCCTTTTACAAAAGAAGAGTTTCTACAAAAATTAAAAACAGATAAGGAATTTAATAATGAGTTCGGTAATAAAGGAATAGACCAAATCGCAAACCTAATCAACGACCTCAAAACAAATCCAGACTCAAGAAGACTAATGGTTTCAGCTTGGAATGTAGGTGAATTAGACCAAATGGTTCTTCCTCCCTGTCATTATGGATTTCAAGTTTATACAAGAGAGTTGAGTGAGTTAGAAAGACATGATATTAAAGAACAATATGGGTTTGATTGTAGAAAATTAGCAAAACCTTCTATTAAACAATTAGATGATGCGAACATCCCAACCAGAGCAATCTCTTTAATGTGGAATCAACGTTCAGTAGATACATTCTTAGGTTTACCATTTAATATTGCATCATATGGTTTACTACTTGAAATTATAGCTAAATCAGTTAATATGATACCTGATGAATTGATTGGTAACTTGGGTGATGTGCATTTATATTCAAACCATATTGAACAAGCTAAAGAACAGATTGGTAGAGAGTTAGATATAATTGAGAGAATAAATTACGGAGTTAATATTTTAGGTTATGAATCATTATTAGACTATGGCCATTCTCAGAATGAAGATGAATTAATAACAAAGTTATGTAATGAATGGGGTGTACCAAAAAGAACAAGAGAACCATATCCATTACCAACATTAAACATCAATACAGAATTTTGGCCTTATGAAGGTGGTGAGTGTGGTGTAGGTCCTTTAGACGCTATTAAAGTGTTTGAAGCGTTTAAAAATGATAACTTCTGTAGATGTTTATTAGAAGAAGATATACAATTAGGTAACTATCAATCACACCAAACAATTAAAGCTCCCCTATCCAATTAATGAAAATCACAAAAATAAAATTAGATAAAAGTAATCGAATGTTACGACTTGGTTTTGGAAAACATGAAGGTAAATGGTTTTTTAGAATTGATTTGTGGTTTTTTGGTTTTAGATTAACATAATGATGAGAAAACCTGACAATGTTGCCGACAATCCCGGTCTTTTACCTTATGGTAGTAATATCGGAGCCCCATCAATAAAAATTGATAACGTTGATGGTTGGAAAAAATCTAATGTTTTTAAAGTTAACAAAGAATTAAATACAAGATTTGAAGAATTAAAAAATCAATACCAAAAACTGATTGAGGAATATGAATGGAATCAGTTAGTATATTCTGCACATTATAATTTTGAACCAATTATCGGAGAAACTTATCATCTGTATAGAAATAATGATAAAATTTTTTTATCTTTAATTAAACCTGAAGAATGGAAATTAGAGTATTTGGGTAGTTTTAAGTTAGATTCAAATAACAAGTGGAATAAATTAGATGAAATACATTTTTAATGTAATAAAAGAATTTAAATGGTCTTTATTACTCATATATTTTTACATAGTTTTAGTTGAGGTTATACATTTGGTAGAACCTTACATCTTAGGAAAGAGTATTGATGGTCTTTTAAAGAAAGAATATGGTTGGTTAATTTTGTTTTTTACCACATCTATGGTCTCAAATGTTATATTCTTTAAGAGAATGTTATTTGACACAAAAATATATACCAAAATATATAATAAAATCGTTTTTAAATATCTAAGAGCCAATAAAGACTGTAATACCTCAACAAGAGTTGCGAGAACCGAAATGACTAATCAAATTGTTGGATTCTTAGAACACGAAATTCACTATTATATATCATCAGTTCTTTCTGTTTTTGGTAGTTTATTTTTTATATTTTTACAACATACCCCAACAGGTTTTGTAACATTATCTTGTATGATACCAATAATATTTATTGTTTCAAAGTTTTATAAAAAAATTGGTCAAGGAACAAAAATTCTTCACTCCCACTACGAAAAGAAGATGTCAACAATGGATACAAATTCAATGACACTAATTGAAAGTTTCTTTAAGAGAAGAGCGAGACTAATTGTTTATCAATCAACAATACAAGGTAAAAATTGGTTTTCACTAAACTCAACAAAAATGTGTTTTTTAATTTTAGCACTATTTGTATTTACACATAACAATGTAAATTTAACTCAAGGACAAGCAATTTCAATGTACGCATATATACATCAATTCTTGATATCTTTATTATCAATCCCTGTCGGGATGGAGACATTTACAAGAATGAAAGACATATTAAATAGAATAAAAGAAAAATGATTAAAAAAATATTAACTTGGTTAAGTTTTATAGAAAACAAAAGATTAGATTATTTATCTAAATCAATCTTTGGTAAATTATAGTGGAATTAAACCATAACATACCCCATTTTAAATGTCTTGTTAGACAATCTTATTTTACAAAAAATGAAGAACATAAAAACATTTACAATAACTGTTACGCATTTGCAATACAATCAGTTCCCGCAAAAATATTGACCTTTCATGTAATTACTGATTATGGAATGGTTAGGTCAAGAGTCCCAATATCTGAGATTTATTTAAAAGAACCAACCAATGATGTTCCTTTTTATTTTAAACAACTTTGGGATTGTTTTGATAAGAATGTTACAGTTACAACTTACGACTTTTTAAAATCAAATAGGTGTGAAGTTGTATTGAGAGATAGAACAAAAGTTTGGGCAACTTATATGTTCACTATAGATTGGTTTGACAACCCTTTTAGTGATGAGCCTTCAGATTATAAATGTGGTCATGTATTAGTTTCTGATGATGGTTATCTTTTATGTATGCCAAATAATAGAATCTATTGGAGAGACTCTAATTGGGTAACAAAAGAATTTCCTGTTGAACTCAAAGATATTAAAGTAGACACCGAACTACTGAGTGTTGAGAGTGTTTCTGACAGATGGGTATCTGATGATACGGATTCTTTTTATTACTAACCCTTTTTAACATGATTCTTGTGCCATAATATAAATGGTAATTGCCAACAAGAGTTGTAATAAGTTATCCACATCAACCAAAGATTTGTATTTTCTTTCATTAATCTATTTTAGAAAAAAGTGTTGTTAAATACTTTTTATTCTCATCATATATTGTTATTTGGTAGAAACCCGTATTCAAAAATCTTAAATCAACTTCATCTTCAGAATTTATATTTTTAGTTAAATAAACTTTACCTAATATATCTGAAACAACTAAATTAAATTTCTCACTTTCATTATGAAATATTCTTATTTGTAATAAACCATTACCCGGATTCGGAAATACTATAAATTCAAAATCTTTATTATCTATTTCACCAAAACCAACTGTTTTTGATGTATTACAAACTTTAGTAACTCCAAAATAAGCCATTGGACTTGAACCACAAGTATTAACACCCATCACACTAAATGTACCACCCATAAAAGATGAGCTTGTTTTAGCCATAACACTATTTCCTGTTGTTGAACCAATAAATTGAGTTCCGTTAGAGTTATTCCAAATATAACTTGTAATTCTTGGAGATGTTGATGCAACTAATCTAATTGTATCAGGAAAACAAACCGATGAAGTTCCTGTAACAGTGGGTCTAACAGTCAATAAACCAACTTTCTTTTTACTTAATACACTACCACAAGCAAATTGTGTCGCTAATCTTATACTATCACAAGAATTATTAATACAAGATGTGGATTCAAAATTACTTGGGAAAAATACGTCTATAGAGTTCGTTCCTTGACCTCTCACTATTTGAGCATTTCCTGGTACAGTCCAATTAAACGATAACGCTCCTGTTGTAGATACACTATACGTGTTAGTAAACCCATTATCAACACAATTAACACCACTTATACTAACACTTGGTAAACCCAAATCAACGGTTCTAATTCTTGTTATAGGATTTCCACATCCACCCGTAATTACAACTTGAATGTTTCCACCTGTAAAACCATTTTGGAATGTTACATTAATTGAATTAGTTCCCTGACCACTAATTATTGTTGAGTTAGCAGGTACAGTCCACAAATAGTTAACTCCACTTATTGGACTAACACTAAACGTTGCAGGAGTGTTAGTTCCTACTAAACTACAAACACTTCTTACACCTGAAATTGCTGAAGCGGAAATTGTTGATGTTGTTGTTGATAGTGTTCTATTTGAAGATATACTTCCTCCACAACCATTGTTTAAGTTAACACTAATTGTTCCTGAACTAAATGAGTTAGATACTAATACATTTATTGAATTAGTTCCTTGACCCGATTGTATTGTCATATTAGTAGGAACAGTCCAAGTAAATGTTCCACTTTGATTTGTAACACTATAAGTAACTGATTGACCTAAGTACGGACACAAATCGCCAGGGCCTGTTATAGTTCCTATATTAGCGTAAAGATTATTATTAGATACAGTTCCATAAGTCATAGGTGATGAACCACATTTGTTAACTGACATCACACTAAATTGACCTGAAGTAAAGTTTGTACTAAATTTTACTTTAAGTGTGTCATTACTACTTGAACCTATTATACTAACACCATTAGGTACATTCCAAATATACATAAACGATGTAGGTACAGAATCGACTCTATAAGTGTAAATTGTATTACCATCAGCACAAACTGTTGTAGGTCCTAAGATAGACGTAGGTCTAACAACTAATCTATCAATCGTAAATTGAGTTGTACTACTTCCACAAGAATTTGTTGCAGTAACTGAACCACCTGAACCACTTACCAACATTATTGACACTTTAAATTGTACAGTATCGTTACCTTGTCCACTATATATATTAACTCCATAAGGTACAACCCAATTATAAGTCATATTTGGTTGTGAATTTGTTACAATGTATGATTTAATACTACCTGTAGGTTCACCACAGAAACTACCTGATACGATTGGTTTATTAGGTAATTTAGTAACCCAAATACTTCTATGATAAGTAATACCATTAGAAACAACATCAACTTCAATACTATCTTGAACGAACCCTGAAGAAAAATTAACATTTATTGTTGGGTTACTTAATCCATTAGTTGATGTTATACCATTAGGTAAAATCCAAGTAATACTTTCAGGACTTGCGTTAGAATAATCAATGGTATATGAACCAGAACTAAGACCACATATTGAAGTGGGACCTTCTATTTGACCAACATTAATAATTGCTGACGTACAACCCAAAGTCATTGGAGAAACTGATTGACAACCTTTAGAATCCGTAACAGTTAATGTGTAATTACCTGACGCGACGCCCGTTAAATTTTGTGTTGTTTGACCATTTGACCAACTGTATGTAAAAGGAGGAGTTCCACCAATAACACTACTACTTACAACACCATTATTTGAACCACAATTAGGGTAAGTTGTTATATCTAATGATATACTAATTTCTGATGGTTGAGAAATATTAATATATGTAATTTTTGTACAACCTTTATTATCTGTAACAGTAATTTGATAATTACCTGATGTTAAATTAGAAATACTACTTTGAGTATTTCCTGTATTCCACATATAAAGATAAGGTAGAGTTCCTCCTGACGCAGTAACCGAAGCGCTACCATTATTACCACCATAACAATTCACATTTGTCGTTGTTACAATTGTTGTTAGTTGAGTTGGTTGAGTTATTGTAACCGTTCTTGTCGTCTGACACCCCTTTGAATCCGTAACTGTTACACTATAAGTGTTTGCCACAAGTGAGAAAATATCTTCTGTTGTTTGACCATTACTCCATAAGTAAGTATAAGGTGATGTTCCTCCTGATGGAGTTAAGTTTATACTACCGCCAGGTTGTCCAAAACAACTTGGGTTAAAACTAGTTGATGTTGAGGCAAGTAACGTAGGTTGAGTAATTGTGATTGATGTAGTTGATGTACAACCATAAAAATCTGTGACTGTAACTGAATAATCTCCTGATGTTAGGTTTGATATGTCCTCAGTAGTTCCACCATTAGACCAATTAAAATTAAAAGGTGAATTACCTAACGGAGTTAAATCTATACTACCATTATTACCACCATTACAACTAACATTAACACTTGTTGTTGATAATATAGAAGGAAATCTAACAGTCCAAGAAGTTAATACATCATAAGCATTGTTAGAACATCCAATACCTGTAGAACAATCACCTCTGCGACCTCTTATTTGAACTACACTTCCGGCGGTTAGTGATGTTGTAGATATTAAAGTTCCTGGAGTATAACTTTGCCAAGATGTACCATTAATAGTGTATTGAAATATATCTGAACAGTTTATACCATTACTACCCGAATTGAATGTCGCTGATACATCACTACCAACACAAACATTGTTTGAGTTGGGTGTTTTAGTATTTAAAGTTGGATTAATTGGGTCAGGAATTACATTAACGGTATGAACGGGTGAGGTTCCTACACACCCTTTAGAATCTGTAACTACTACTCTATAATCTCTTGTTGATGTAGGTGTTGCGTTTATTGTTGTGGTTGTAACACTGTTTTGCCAAGTAGAGTTAAAAAATTGCCATTGATAAAAATAAGTTGGAAATCCCGATGTTACAGTTGAAGTTATATTATTAGTTCCCGAACCTCCAGCACATATCTGACTTGTGTAAGTGTTTAAGGTGACAGATGGGTTTGTTGCGGTAGTTAACGACACAGTATTTGAATTAACAGATTGATTACAAGTATTTGTAATACTAACATAATAATTTCCTAATGTTGATGTAGAATAAGTCGATGAGTTAGCCCCTGATATTGGATTGTTATTTAAAAACCATTGATAAGTAAAAGGTTGTCTAACTCCTGATGCGGTAACTGAAAAAGTTACTTGTGATGTACAAGTTGTTTCATTAATAGGTTGTGTAGTTATTGTTGGCGGTGAAGAAGTGTAATTAACTGATAATTGAAATGTTCCTCTTGCATTACTATAACCTGTAACCATCACATAATATTCTGTTAAATCTGTTGTTGCAAATGTAACTTCAGAACGAGTACTACAAAAATCATCACTATAGGTTAAACAAGTAAGTGCTCCACAAGTTCCTGTATATACAAATAATTTAGTATCAAAAGAAGTTCCTGTACATAAACTTAATGTTACATTTTGTCCGTTACCAATAACCTTATACCAAACCCCTGGTGCAGTCCAAGTCTCAGAGCCACCGTTATAACAACTTGGTGAATCACCTGTTTGAGTCGCATTTTGAGTACTACCATTGAAAGTTGTATTACAAGAGGTGATAATCGCTCCTGAACATTCATCATTTGAAGGTGGTGGAATTGTACACTGAACACTTCTTGTTCTTATTGTTACTGATTCTCCACATGAGTTATTTGTATGAGTATAAAATCTCACAGTTTCGTTTGAACTTGGTGTATAAACAACTGGTGTTGTCCCGTAAACTAAAACTGTTGTTCCTCCATTATTACTAATAGTTATAAAATCTGTTAACACCGAACTTCTAAATGTATATTGAATTCCTCCTGTTAAACTAACCACTGAGTATTCACCCGCGTAACCACCTGTTGTAATATTTTCTTGAGTTCCTGAACAAGTTGGTGTGTATGTTGATGTCGGCCATTGACCATTTGAAGCGGTTAGACATCCAGGACCTGAAGTTGTAAATGTCCATACCGAACATCCTATAGCATTACCTGCAGAATTCTTTGGGATTATTTGCCAATAATATTGTGTGTTATAACTTAATGTTGATGGAGTATATGTTGTTCCAACTTGGTTAACAACAAAAGGTGGAGACGAATTTGACCCAAAATAAACATCATAACTTGTTGCACCAGATACCGCTCCCCAAGTTAAAGTAGGTCCTATAAATACACCCGTTTGATTATTTGTTGGCGATGTTAAAGTTGCACAAATAGGAACCGCTTGATAAGTTAATATAACTCTACCCGCAGCACCTCCACCACCAGCTCTACCTGTTGTATTATTTTTATACGCACCGCCACCTCCACCACCTGGAGATACACCTGACGAACCTGCTCCACCTGAAGAGTGACCACTACCACCATTACCTCCACCAGCAGGTGCGGTAGCTCCCGCAGTTCCCGTTGCATCAACACCGGCTAAAGTAGTTCCTGCTGATGAGCCCCCTCCTCCCGAAGTTACCCCACCAACTCTACCACTACCACCCCTACTTGATGTTCCTATACACCCTGTTGTAGAACCAACTCCAGCAGTAGTTCCAACTGCACTTTGTCCGCCCTTAGCGACAACACCGTTAGTTGATACTGTAGGGGCAATGTTTGACAATTTACTAACCCAAGTATCATTACCGTTAGATGCGTTACCTTGAACTCCAGCTCTTGCTGCTCCAACACTATAATAAATTGTTTGACCAGGTGTTACAGATATTGTTGTTGTTGAACGAGAACCTCCCGCTCCGCCCGCAAATCCCCCTGTTCCTGATGTTGATTGTCCGGCACCAGCTCCACCACCACCCCAAGCATCAATTTTAATTGAGTATACGTTAGCAGGGACAGTCCAAGTTCCTGATGATGTTCCAACATTTGCTCCTGAGGCGGGCATTGTTTGAGAAAAATTTTTAAGATTACATAAAATAAAAATAGATAAGAATAGGGTCTTAAAAAATGATGATAAAGTAAGAGGTTTCATCTTCTTGTTTTTTTGATACCTCCTAAGAGGTGGTTATTAATAACACGTCATATATTTATAAATATAAAGAAATTATACAATTTTGAAAAAACTATTGTTGTTTAATTAAAGTTTAAATCTTATATTTTTAATAAAAAAAATGAAAGAAATTACAATACTAAAAAAAGTCGAGAACTACTACGTTGTTCAATCTCTTGATGGAGAAACTCATGTTATTGATGAAGAAACTTTAAAAAAGTTAATATCTTATGGTAAAGTTTTTAACCATGAAGATTATATTTATGATTAATGAAAGTAACGGTAAAACATATAAAATCAAAAATAGATAAACGGAATTATAATATAATAGATAAGTTTATTCATTTTTTACAAGAACAATATTCATTAAATAATGATGTTGTTATTAATTTTGTTGGGGAAAGAATTGGTAAAATGACCACCGGGTCAAGAAGAAAAGACAGTAATATTTTTGTATTAACTAAAAAAAGAATTATTAGAGATATATTAAGAACATTGGCTCATGAATGGGTTCACGAATATCAAATGAATGTATTAAATAGAGAAAGAGGTCCTGATATTGGTGGTGAAAATGAAGACATGGCGAACGCCGAGGCGGGTGCATTGATGAAAAAATTTGAAAAAAGAAATCCTGATATTGAAGAAAAGATGTATGAATAACATACATCTTTCTTTATTTCTTTCTTAGTCAACAGATACTATTTCTAAATCAAATATTAGTTTTTTACCAGCCAATGGATGATTTGCATCAACAACAACACTATCTTCTTTTATTTCAGTCACTCTAACTACAATAGGTCCTTGAGGACCGTGTCCTTCTAAACTGTCACCAATACTACAATTTTCAGGAACTTGGTCTTTAGGAATTTCAGCCGTCATATCTGAAATATGGTGACCATAAGCGTCCCCTGGTTCAATCTCAATAGTTTTTTTTTCTCCTTCGGACATTTCTAAAAGACCGTTTTCAAATCCTTTAATTAATTGACCTTCACCTAAAACGGCGACCAAAGGTTCTCTACCAGGATTTAAAGATGAATCAAAAATAGTTCCATCTTCTAGTTTTCCTGTGTAATTTACTTTAACAGTACTTTTGTTTGTTACTTTTTTCATAATATTAATTTTTATAATTATAAGTAATAAAATTTAACAATCAAATAATTTTTTATTAAAAATAATTTAATAACTTTGTGGTATAATATTTATAATAACCCAATCTTAATAATCATGTCAAACGAAGAAATTTTAGAAGAAATCTATGGAATGGCTCATAAATTTGGAGTATTTAATGAGTTTATAACTGAAGTAAATAGGTTGTTGAAAACAACAAAAGAAACAATTTATGAAATTGCAAATAAAGTTTATTATGAATTTATAAAAAAAGGTTTAATTATTGAGGTTTGTCCTGTATAATATCCAATCTAGTTAATAGTAGTGGCTTATAATCTTTAAGACCTGTGTATATCCAAGATTCTTCAATTATATAATTGATACCGTCTAATTGTGTTTCTTGGAATAGAGATAAATCAGCAACATATAATACACAATCTATTATATAGTTTTTTTTATTGGTTGAGTAAGTTACGTGATTAATCTTAACTTGAGTTCCTTCTCCGTATAATAATTCAAGTTCTTTTTTATAAAGTTTATCAATTATAAGGGATAACGGTTTTTTCATTTTTATAAATATATGGTAAAAAAATTTAAATATAAATTGTAATATTTATTGGTATGAGATTAATAATCACTGAACAAGATAAAGAAAAAATACTTGATAAGTATAAGGATAATACTGATAATGAACTTTTTAATAAATTAAAAAGAAGATATAGAATAATTCCTAAACAAACTATAGAAACACCTTTCGGACCTCATGAAGTTGATACCTCAATAGTATATGAAGATGGTGATAGAGTTGCGGAAATAAAAAATAGAAAATCTGAACTAATTAATAAAATTTATAATGAAGTTGTAGATGACTTATATTATGGTGAAAATTTAGACCGAGATAAAATAGGGATTATACGAAGAACTATTAAAAGATATTTAGACCAAGCACCTTTTATCGAACCAATTAAATAATATTGACTTAATAAAATTATTTTTATATAATTTTTTAAAAAACAATATGATACTAACAATTATTTTAGCAATTTTAACTATTTCAATCATTACCGCATTGATTATGATGTATTTGTGGTGGAAAAAATATGGGAAAGAATTATTTAAAATGATTCTCAATCAAAACGATATAAATTTAGGAAATCCTTTTGGAGACACTAAAAATATGTTTAAAGAGTTAAATAAAACAATGGGAATAATTAACGAAATTAGTAATAAAAATCACAAAAATGGAAAATGATTTTAGTTGGATTATTAGAATTTTAGCCTCATCCAAAAATTTACAACACATTAAAGTTTCTGAAAAACTTTTTGAAAATTTTAAGAAAAAGTGGTCAGAGTTTATTGAGGATAGTGTTAACGATATTGTCTATACAAGACAATTTAATGAAAAAAAACGTAATATACAAAAAAAATTGGGTTTTTCATAATAAAAACTTAAATTTTTTTAAATTTATATTATATTTATTATTACTATCACTCATCAGGGTGTCAACATATAATAATGGGGAAACTTTTTTTAGTTTCCCTTTTTTATTTTAAAAAAACTTTGTATCTTTGTCGTATGAAAGAGGAAAAATTAAATATCTTTAAAAAAATAGGTCTTTGGTGGAAGTTTGAAGGACAATACTATCATAAGGACTTTATAAATGGAGTGAAAAACTTATGGAAATGGTTTCCAACTATTTGGAAAGATAGGGATTGGGATGATAGTTTTATATTTGATATTTTAACAAAAAAACTAAAAAATCAAGCGGATTATATCGGTAAAAAAGATAGGCATACACGAGCAAAACGAGATGCGGAAGTTATGATGACTTGCGTTAGATTATTGGAAAAAGTAAAAACTGAAGAATACGGAATTGAGCACTTTGATTACGAAAAATCTGATTGGGATTTTGTTCCTTGTGAAGACCATCCGGGTTACTCAACATTAGAGGTTAATAGAATCTCAGAAAACTTTGATGATTACTTCAAAAAATATCCAAGACAATATAAACGAGTTATGAATGGTGAGATTAATAGATTTAATCGTGATATTACCGAATTAACAAATGACAAACATAATATTGCTATGGAGATTGCCCACGAAAATCACGAAAGAGCTAGAAAATTGGTTTTCAAGATGTTAGAACAAAACATTGAAAAATGGTGGGATTGATTTGGTGAATCGAAATAAAATTCGTATCTTTGTATTATGAAAATTACGTTAATAAGTGATACTCACACCAAACATAATGAAATTACCAATGACTTAATTGGGGGTGATTTAATTATACACGCAGGTGACCTTAGTAATATGGGTTATCTTAATGAAATTAGAGACTTTTTTAAGTGGTTTAAGAAATTACCTTATGATGAAAAAGTCTTTATTTGTGGTAATCACGATTTTGGATTTCAAGATTATCCTGTTGAGATTGAAATGATGTTAAATGAACACCCTGAAATTGATTATTTACAAGATAATATGTATGTTATCGGAGATGATTATCAAAGTGGTATTAAAATTTGGGGTAGTCCTTGGCAACCAAGATTTTATGATTGGGCGTTTAATGCTGACAGAGGTGATGATATAAAACAACATTGGGATAAAATACCAAACGATATTGATATATTGGTAACTCACGGACCTGCCTTTGGTCATTTAGATAAAATATTAGGTCAAAGTAATTCTTTAGGTTGTGAGGAATTAACCAAAGCAATTGAGAGAATTAAACCTAAAATTCATATCTGTGGTCATATTCATAGTGGGTATGGTTACAAGTTTGATGGAACAACTCATTATTTTAATGCGGCGGTTTTAGGTGAAAGATACACATATCAAAATAAACCATTTCATTTTGATTGGAATCCTGAAACAAATGAAGTAACCTTCATATAAATAAAAAACCCCTCAACGAGGGGTTTTTTATTAACTATTTAACGATTGATAAAAATGTTTAAAGTGTTTAATTCTGTCGGCAAGACCTAATGTACCTCCATTAACTCTTTTAGTTACCGCAGTTACGGTTGCATCATCCGCCCCCTTATCACAAATTTCCCATAACTTATTATTGTTAAAGAAAAATGCGGCTGAAGCCAAAGGATATTTTGTTGAGACCAAATCAGGATTTACAACACAATCTTCTCCGATAAATTTAGTAAAGTTAGTGTAGTTACTTTTTCCGGTTAACTGAATATAACCTCTACCTCTAAATTTATACCCTTCTTTAGTTGTTTCATCACCATTCCCCATTCTACTACCATAAACTCTTGACGCAATTTTTTCAGGATTTTTTGCATAAGATTCCGCCAAGTTACCGGGAAAATACTTTGGGAAGACTTTCATAAGTCCGTCCTTAGAATAGTTTAGGTTTTCATTAACGGCCTTAAAATTACCCGATTCGTGGGCACATTGAGCCAAAAAATGAGCCAATCTTAAATTAGATGTAATGTTAAATTTTGACGCCGTATCAGGGATTTGAGATAATACATTGTCAGGTACATGACCTTTTAATTTTTCTACGTTTATCATATTTTAAAAGTTTTTATTATAATAAATATGTCAAAAATGTAAATGGTTTTTTAAAAATAAAACTATTTATTAAGTATGAATTATAAATTTAAAACTTATTTACTCCCTTCAATTATTATCATGTCTGTTTTTTTTATTCTTAAAACAATGATAATAATTGGTTATATTGAATCAACTCAAATTACTAAAGTTGTTGAATATCTTTGTATAATACTATTTATACCATTATTTTATTTTTTGATGAAATCACAAAACGATGAATTAAAAAGTAATTTATTAAAGAAAATAAAAGATGATGAGGGGTTTATTGATGCTGCTGCGATTATTTCAGTAGCGGATAAAAATGGTAAAATTACATACGTTAATAAAAAATTTGAGGATGTGTCCGGATGGTCTTTGGATGAAGTAATTGGTAAAGACCATAATATTGTTAACTCAGGACGACAACCTAATGGTTATTGGGGTAAAATGTATCAGACGGTAATGAAAGGTGAGATATGGAATGATGTTGTTACCAATAAATCAAAATCTGGTGAATTATATTACGTTGACACATATATTAAAGCGAAATTCGATAATAATGGTAAATTAGAAGGTTTTTCATCAATTAGACAAGATGTTACAGAGCTTAAGAAAAAAGAGACGGAAATCCGTAATAGAATGAATGCGATTAATAAATCTAACGCGGTTATTGAGTTTGATTTAGAAGGAAACATTATTTTCGCAAATAATTTATTTATAGAAACTATGGGATATTCTCAACAAGATGAACTATTTGGGAAACATCACAGAATTTTTATAGATGATGAATATGCAAAAAGTGAAGATTACTCTCTTTTTTGGAAAAAATTAAATGAGGGTATATTGTTTTCTGGAGAAATTGTTAGAATCAAAAAAGACGGGTCTTTGGTACATTTACAAGCCACGTATAACCCTATTATTGGTGTGGATGGTAAAATTTATCGTATTATGAAAATCGCAACTGATGTAACTAATTCTTATGAACAAAAGAAAGAGATTGAGAAGAAAAACACTTACCTAGAACATGCTGCTAAAATATTGAGACATGATATGCACTCAGGAATTAATACTTATATGCCAAGAGGACTTAGTTCATTAGAACGTAGATTAAAACCTGAAGATATTGAGTTGTTAAAGATTGAATCACCTCTTAAAATGATTAAAGAAGGTCTTAAACACTCACAAAAAGTTTATAAAGGTGTTTATGAGTTCACCAATCTTGTAAAGAAAGATGTTGTATTAAACAAATCTGAATGTAATGTAAAGAATATCCTTAATGATTATTTATCATCGACCGCCTATATAAGTCAAGTCATATTAGAAGATAATTTACCAACGATTGAAATTAATGAAGCGTTGTTTTGTACTGCGGTTGATAACCTAATAAGAAATGGTTTAAAGTATAATGACTCTGAAACAAAGTTTGTTAAGATATATTATGAAGGAGATTTAATTTTAATACAAGATAATGGTAGAGGAATTACTCAAGAAGATTTTAATTATCTGTCTAAACCGTATACAAGAAAAGAAGGTCAAAAAGAATCAGGAACAGGGTTGGGATTAAATATTTGTGTTGCAATTTTAGAAGAACACGGATTTACAATTACGTGCGAGAAAAACGAAATTGGGACTAAAATGAAAATAAAAATAAAATAAAAAAAAAGAAAAAAAATGATTGATTCAATTTTATTAGTTGATGACGAGGATTTATTCCATTTGGTTTTTGAGGATAGTTGTTCCTTATTAGACATTACATTGTCATTAAAAAGTTTAAATAGTTCTGATGAGGCGGCTAGGTTATTCGCCGATTGGCAAAAGAACTCAAGTGGTAGACCCGAATGTGTATTCGTTGACCTTAATATTATAGGTTCATCCTTTGATGGTATTGAACTTATTCGTAAGATTAATTTTGAATACGGTAATAACGTAGTTATAGGTATTATATCTTCGAGTAACGAATCGGAAGAACAGGCAAAGGCTATTCAAGCGGGAGCTCAATTTTGGATAATAAAATCTGATGATATTGAACCTCGTTTAGAAGAGTTTAGAAAAGATTACGAAGGTTATAAAAATAGAACCTCACCTTTTAAGGTTTATAAATAATGATTAAACTTAACAAAGAGACTAAATTACAATTAATAGAGTTATATAATACTAAAAATATAACTTTGGAGGGAAATATTGCCAAAGTTATTGATACCGAAAACGATGAAGATTTTAAAAACTATATTGAATACTGTGTTAATAAAGATAGGGAGACTAGAAAGAGGCGTTTGGATATAACAAAACAGGTTCAATTACAAAACAAAGAATTATCTGACCTTAATTTGGAAAATACAAAAATTATGTCCGAATTACAAGAAACTTTAAAAAATGTTGAGACTTCCAAAGAGGAGATTCAAAAACAAAATACTGAACTTGTTGAATGGAAAGAAAAAAATGAAAAAATTAGTTTAGAATTACAAAGTGAAATGGAAAAATCCGAACAAGCAAGACTTGAAGCGGAAAATGCCAAACAACACGCAATAAATGATTTAGATTTACTTCAGAAAAAAACTCAAACAGAACTTATCGGTAAAATTGTTAAAGTTGCTTTATGGGTAATCGTATCAGTCGGTATTGTAACAACATTAATGTATATTATCTCAATTTTTGCAAATAAAGACACTCAAATGATAGGTTCAACATGGTCAAATATGTTTGGTATATTATTAACCAACGCTTTTAGTATCATAGGAACAATAATGGGTGTTAAATACGCTTCAGAAAAGAAAGAAGATTAAGTTTTCTTTCTTGTTCTTTTTATTGTAGGTTTTTTATCTTCAGTCGGGTATTCTTTTTTATATTTCATATCAACTTCATATGGGTTATTACCGTTTTTTTTAGTATCGTATTTCCAAGTTGATACCGTATATTCATCTTCATACACAACTTCCCATTTACGATGATTTTGTTTTTCAATTTTTGGTTTCATTTTACAAATGTAATAATTTTTTTTTATATAAATACAAAAGAATATTTGTCAGGTGTATTTTTAATTTTATGACAAAATGACATAACAAATAATTTGGCATAGAATTTAATATCTCGCGAACGGACTTGATTCCATAATAAAAAAATAATATAATTAAAAAAAACAGTAAACTATGGGAAAAATTATAGGTATTGACCTAGGAACAACAAATTCATGCGTTGCCGTAATGGAAGGTAACGAACCAGTCGTGATTACGAATAACGAAGGAAAAAGAACAACACCATCTATTGTTGGTTTTGTTAGTGAGGGTGAAAGAAAAATTGGAGACCCTGCAAAAAGACAATCGGTAACCAATCCGAATAAAACAATTTACTCAATTAAAAGATTTATGGGCACTAATTTCACAGAGTCTAAAAGTGAGATAGAAAGAGTCCCTTATAAAGTAGTAAAAGGAGATAATAATACTCCAAGAGTTGAAATTGACGATAGAAAATATTCTCCACAGGAAATATCAGCAATGATTTTACAGAAAATGAAAAAAACCGCTGAAGATTATCTTGGAACTGAGGTTACTGAGGCGGTTATTACGGTACCGGCTTACTTTAACGATGCTCAAAGACAGGCAACAAAGGAGGCGGGTGAAATTGCAGGACTAACCGTAAAAAGAATTATCAACGAACCTACCGCAGCCGCCTTAGCCTACGGATTAGATAAGAAAGGTAAAGACCAAAAAATTGTTGTTTTTGATTGTGGTGGAGGAACTCACGATGTATCCGTATTAGAATTAGGTGATGGAGTGTTTGAAGTACTATCAACGGATGGAGATACTCATTTAGGCGGAGATGATTTTGACCAAGCGATTATTGATTGGTTAGTATCGGAATTTAAAACCGAAAATGGGATTGATTTAACTAAAGATTCTATGGCGTTACAAAGATTGAAAGAATCCGCAGAAAAAGCGAAAGTAGAACTATCCTCAACAAGTTCTACCGAGATTAACTTACCTTATATTATGCCGGTTGACGGTATCCCAAAACATTTGGTTAGAACGTTAACAAAATCTAAATTCGAACAATTAGTAGATAAATTAGTCGAAAGAACTATTGAACCTTGTAAATCGGCATTAAAAAATGCGGGATTAAAAACTGAAGAAATTGATGAAATTATTTTAGTTGGTGGAACAACAAGAATTCCCGTAATTCAAGACGCAGTTAAAAAATTCTTCGGTAAAGAACCGTCAAAAGGAGTTAATCCTGATGAAGTAGTTGCGTTAGGAGCCGCTATCCAAGGTGGGGTTTTAGCTGGTGATGTTAAAGATGTTTTATTATTAGACGTTACCCCACTATCATTAGGTATTGAAACAATGGGTGGAGTTTTTACAAAACTTATAGAATCCAATACAACGATTCCAACTAAACGTTCGCAAGTATTCTCAACTGCCTCGGATAATCAACCAAGTGTTGAGATTCATGTATTACAGGGCGAAAGAGCGATGGCGAGAGATAATAAAACTATTGGTAAATTTTTCTTAGACGGAATTCCTCCGGCTATGAGAGGTACACCTCAAATTGAGGTTACATTTGATATTGATGCAAATGGTATTATTAATGTATCCGCTTTAGATAAAGCAACTAACAAACAACAATCAATCAGAATTGAATCATCTTCAGGGTTGTCAAAAGAAGAAATTGAAAGGATGAAGAGGGATGCTGAATTAAATGCCGAAAGTGATAAAAAGGCCAAAGAAGATGTGGAGATTTTAAATATAGCGGATAGTACCGTGTTCAATATCAAAAAATCTATGACAGATTTAGGTGAAAAAATAACTGAAGAACAAAAAAGTGAGATTAATTCTATAATTGATAAATTAACAGAGTCAATTTCTAAAAAAGAAATAGATACCGTAACAACTTTAGTTAATGAATTAAATGAAAAGTTTCATAAGATAAGTGAGGAACTTTATAAAACAGAAGAACCTTCAGATATTAATCATAACGATGTAGAATTTGAAGAAGTTAAGTAAAATTAAAAACCCCTCAGTAGAGGGGTTTTTTGTTAATTAGTGTCCTGTGTATTATCGGTTTTTTTTGTGGTTTTGTCTAAAAACTTTTCTACCACATTACCACCAATACAAACCAAAACAATAACTTTTACCGCATCAACAAGTTCTTCACTTGGTTTAATAGATTCGTGTTGATACGAATTTAGTAACATAGTTACTGCAATAAATAAAAATCCTAAGAAAGCTATAACTCTCTTAATTGAAGTGTCTCCACCTCCGAACATTGATTTGATGAAATTTTTCATAATTATTATTTTTTATAATAAATATTTACTTTTCATCAAAAGTCTTTTATATTAACGACCTTGACCTCTGTATGATTTTGGTTTCTGTTCTTTTGGTCCGTAATGTTTTTTTAATTTACCAACTTTCTTTTTACCGAAAGAAATTTTAGTTGATTTAGTTGTTCCTTTTGACTTAGTTGTTGCCATAATTTATATATTTTTTAATATAAATATATTGAAATAAAAAAGGGGATAGTAGCGAACTTCCCCTTTTTCTGTTATCGTAACGATAACGGTCCTAAAAGTCCTCAGTTAAGAGGATTATTTTTCTTTAATCAACATTAAACATCTCTTTAAATATTCTTTAGCTCTTGGAGTTGGGTCAGAGTGATTCAATACCTTTTCAATATCTTTGACTAATTCTTCACCATGTTCATTTTCTTTATAAAGTTCTATCACTTTATCCATAGCTCTGTGACAATCATTATTTGTCTCATCAAAATAATGTTTATTTCTATAATTTCTTAAATGATTTAACAATTCATAAGATAAGTGTTCACCACCATCAGAAATATTTGGATGTAATCTTAGAGTTCTTAAAATGTCTAAAGTGTCAATCATTCCTTTTATACCCCCACGTCTTTTTTTAACGTTAGATGTATAATCATTGTAATCGTCAGAAGTTCCAACAATTTCATCCAAAGGCATTGTGTTGTCAGTTAAACATCTTGGTTTTTTTTCTTCTTTTTCTTCACCCATTTCTTCCAATAGGTGTTTTCTGATTACTTTACGAATATCAGATTCTTTTATCTTAATTTTTTTCATAATTAAATATTATTATACACATATAAATATATCTATAATAAGAATTAATCAAGATTTTTTTCGTTAATCTGAACGGTCTTTTCGAGCCAAATATCAAATATCATAAAATAAACCCACCAAGTTAGTTTTTGAAACTCAACCCCTGAAGAGTCTTTCCACGACACAAATAATAAGTAAACAATATTAATCATAATTGCTAACCTTATTATCACTAATATAAAAATAAAAAAGTTTTTCATTTTAATGTAATTTAATTTCAAATCTATCTTTCATCTGTTCGATTTTATCATCAGGAACTCCGTGAACATTCTCTCCATTATGTCTATTTTCAACAATGATAGTAAACACTTTATAACCATATTTTTTCGACAGTTCAAAATAATGTGTCATTTCCCACTCCATAGTAAAAGTGTTAGAAACTACAATCTCACGATACCATTGGTCGTTAACCATACTATCTTTCATATAAGTCTCAACTAAATCCTGACAATACTTATGAGCATCTTTTATCTTAGACCCATCGAACTTATATTCACCTGTTTCTTTATCAATAAAATATTTGTCCGCCTCACACACCAAAAAATCTGAATTAACCAATTTTTTAGCGAATGTTGATTTACCACTACCAGGTAATCCACGAACTATGTATAAAACTTTTTCATCCATAATACAATTATAAGGATATTTATTTGGAAAGACAAATATTATGGAATCAACACCAATGAAATTAGTTAAAAATACAAAGGTATCTGATGAGTTAATGTATCATATTGTTAATGAAATACCTTTATCTGAAAATATATTTAGAGTTTACTCCGATAAATTTTTTGACCTTATAAATGAAGTTAGAAACTTATATAATAAAAACTTAATTAGTTTAGGTGAAGATGATATATGGATAATGGAGTCTGATTTAGGTAAAAAAGTGTTACTTGAAAATGGTGAAGAGGTTTGGCTTGACGCTCCAATGTATGAAGAAGATTTAGAAGAAGTTTTAAATGAGGCAAAACATAGAGGTAAAAATGTAAAATTAGGTAGTCCATTTAGAACGCCAGGAGGACCTAAAAAGTTTGCCGTATATGTTAAAACACCAAAAGGAACTGTTAAAAAAGTTACATTTGGAGACCCTAATTTAAGAATTAAAAATGCTAGTAAGGGTAGAGCAAAATCATTTAGGGCAAGACACAAATGCGACCAAAAGAAAGATAGGACTACCGCAGGATATTGGAGTTGTAATGTATCAAGATATCGTAAAAAATTGGGGTTAAAGTCTTCAAGGAGTTGGTAATATGAAAAAAGAAAAATTAATTAATTTTATTAACTATTATTTTAAAGAATTCGGTAATCAACAAATTATCGATGAATACTCTATTGACCACGATATTGATATATATGTTCACGACATTAGAAAAGGTAATGACGGTAAATTTTGGATTTTTATTGATAGTGAACCAATAAGATTAGAACATTCTATTGAAGATGATGACGGCGAGACTGTTTCTTTTAGTGATGTTGTTTGGGAAGAGTTAAAAACTTGTTTATCCCATCTTGGACTTGACATTTGGAATTTTAGATATTTTTTTAATAAGAGAACTCTTATGCCTAATGTACCATTCGACCAAATTAGTATTTCTGAAAATACTAAAGTTAGAGTTTTTAAAGAGTCTGTTGAAAGTGATGAATTGAAATGGCATAGAGATAGAGAAAATAGAATAGTTGAGGTAATTGAAAGTAATAATTGGTTCTTACAAATGGATAACGAATTACCAAAAAAATTACTTAAAGGTAAAAAATATCACATACCTGAAGGCGTTTTCCACAGAGTAATTAAAGGTAAAGGTGACCTAAAAATAAAAGTCACCCTTAAATAACCCCCTATTTATTAAAACGATTAAGAGCGTTTTGAGTAATAAAAACATACTCAGAACCCTTAAATTCTTCAAGTGTATTAGAGTTGGTGTAAGACATCGCCGACCTTAAATAGTCCTCTAAATTCTCAACCCACCCACTTAAAGTGTATTCCACTTTATTTGTTTTACTTATCCCTTCAGATGTTTTTAGTTCTGTTTTACCCCACTTATCTTGAACTTCTTTGGTACTCATACCTCTAAAACCCTTATACAAATATTTCTTTAGTAATGGCATTTCTTCCCAAATTATCTTAGAATATGTTTGATTAATTGGTATTAGATTAAATAACATTGTTGTAGAACAAGATTCTAAAGTTTTATTTAATACTCCACCCAACATAACATAATCAGCACCTAAAGCCAATGCTTTTATAATATCATCATAATTTCTAAAACCACCGTCAGCAATTATTTTTGTTTTATAACCACCATATTCTTTAATTCTGTAACATTCTGAGATTAGAGATGCCATTGGATAATGAACGCCTGTATTTGCCGAAGTTAAACATCCGCTACCACCACCAATACCGACTCTAACATAATCAACTCCAATTTCGCAAAACTTTTCAAATGTGTTAGGGTTTGCAATATTACCAACCATTATCTGATGTTTATCAGATTTTCTAATTTTAGTAAATCTCTCGGATAATTCGTGTAATTTTTTCATATGACCATTTGCAATATCAACCAAAAATCTTGTTGTCTCAGATTCAATACTACCATCTTCATACCAATTAACAACCTCTTCAAAATCTGATAATGATATTGAATTAAATGGTTCACTTCTTTCTGAAAATACGCCTCTCGGTAAACAGACCTCTAATGCTTGGTCTAAAAATAAACTACAATTTTCTTCATCAACAACGGTATCCATTGGTGAAACCATAATTGGTAAATTACCATTTTCATTATAAGGATTAATTTCTTTTCTTGAATTAACCGAACTAATTGCTTCAGGAACTAATGTAATGTCCTTAAAATCAAACTTTTTATTCATAATTAACTAATTGATAATCAATTATAATAAATTTTTTTGTAATAACCAAAATTTAATAAAAAATTCGTATCTTTGTATTATGAAAAGAGGTAGACTATTAATAAGAACAATAATAAGAGATATTGTTAATATTGTTAAAAATAAAAAAACGGGTTTAATTTATCTACCTGAAGATAATGATTTTTATTCTGTTGGCAGATTCCCTGTTCAAGTTGGAGTTGAGGTGACGTTAAAACATAACCTAAATTCAGACAATTTTATTGTTAACGCTTATTATTCTACCGAAGATGATGTAGTTGAGGTATTAGTTATGTTTAACCCAAATACATTAGAAAAAAATATGTATGACTTAATTGGTGAGTTAAATGAAGTTGTTACGCACGAATTACAACACTCAATACAAAACTATAACGGTGAATTGGATGATAGAGATAATGAAGATTTACCACCATTGGAATATTATCTTTTACCTGAAGAACTTGATGCTCAATCAAAAGGTTTTAAAAGATTATCAAAATTAACAAAAACACCTGCCGAGATATTGATTAAAAAATGGTTTGTAAAACATTTAGATATACACAATTTAACTGATGAAGAACAGAAAATTGTAACCGATTCTATATTGGAAAATATGTAATTATTTTCCTTTAAATCTTCTAACTACCTTAGTTATTAATTCTTTTAATACGATACCTGATACAGTTAATACTCCAAATCCTGTTAATCTTGTTACCAATTCTTTTATATCTTTGGAATCTGCACCAGTTTTTGCCATATCATATAACATAGGTAGTAATGGTAAAATAAATGTGTAACTTAGAATGTTAGTTACTTTGTGTAATGTAATACCTAAACTACCAATAAACTCGACAAATACTTTTTTAAGTTCTCTACTTTTTCTTAGATATTTTTTAAAAGACTCAGTTAATCCTTTTTCTTTTATTATTGTGGTAATTTTATTTACCAAAGATTTGTTATCAATATAATAAGAGGCAATAATCCCTGTTAATATTAAACTAATATCTAAATCTGAAAATTCTGGGTTTTGATTAGCAATAAAGTCATTTAAAGGACCTACAAATCCCCCAATACTTGCTCCCCAAGTGAGTAAAAATTCTAAATTTAAACCTATTTGAGATGATGATTTACTTATAATATCTTTAACTAAATCATAGTTTCTTTTGATAACCTCAGAGAAATTACCTCCACCACCACCTTCATTTATAAGTCTTCTTTTTTGACTTTCAGTTATAATAATTGTAATTGCCATACGATATATAAATACTTTGAATATATTTATTATTAAAAATAAATTTATGGAAAGAAATCCGAGTTTAAAAGAAGGAGATAGAGTTGTCCTAATACATATGGATGGTGAATCACTACCTCCATTCACAAGAGGAGTTGTTGGAGATAATGGTCAAAGAGTTCAAGGAATTGTACAATATAAAATGGAATGGGAAGATGTTGAAAGCGGTAGAAACTATTCTTTAATAAGTAATGTGGATAAATGGGTATTAGAATCCGATTTTGAAGAAGACCTTAGAAATAGAAGAAAAAAAAGATTAGGAGAAACTTCCTATAAACGTAATATTTATAGAAAAACAAAATTATGAACGCATACTTTTTTAAAATGACAAATGAGGAAAGAAAAAACATCCTAGACCAACATAAAGACCTTTATGATGGTTATGTAACAAGATATAATCAATCAAATGAACAACCTTTATATGTTCAAGACTTTGCAAATGATAAAGCGGGAATCACCGTTAATAATAAAGGTGAGGTTGGTGAATATCGTAATATGAGAATAAATGAAGATGCTCATATTAGTTCCGAATTAACTCCATCTCAAAATATCGAGACTAGTGTCCCATTAGAAGATGATGAATTCACAGGACTTGACACCATAGGAGACGGCGATTATGATTTAGAACACGGAACATTTGGTCATGAAGACAAATCTACTGAGTTTGAATTAAAATTAGATGATTTAGAAAATTTAGATGAAGAAGAAATTTCATCTTTAACAGAGAGTGTAAATAAAAGTTTAGATATGTTTAAACGTTTTAAAAACTATTAATTTAGTTTATTAAAAAGTTATTTAATATTTTAAATTATGGAAGTTAAAGAATTAGTATCTTTTTATGTTGATGAAACTTCAAATATATTGGAGGTAACATTTAGAACAATTGATGATAGTGAAGATGAAATAAGACAAGACACTATTGAAATTGAAAATTTGGAAGAATTTGAAACAGGGTTTTTATTTGAAAAAGTAAGAATAAATGAAGACCTTGATGATGAATTTGATTACGATATGTATGATGATTTAGATAATGGGATAGGATTTGATGAAGTAATTTCATTTTTAAATGAGTATTATTTAGTTTATCCTAATAGATTACCAAAACCAGAGTTATTTTAATATGGAAAGTGATATTAACTATTTAATAAATTTAATGAAAAAATATACGACAACCGAAAGTAAAGGTGAGGTTGGTGAACAAGATGCTCCTGCGGGAGGTGGAGGAGCGGCAGCTGGAGGTGGAGGAACTGCAGCAGAATATCCTACAGTAACAAAATGGGAAAGCGGGGTTACAAGAGGCCCCGCAAATCAAATAGGTTTGACAAAATGGAGAGATACTGTAAAAATAAATCGAGGAAAGGCGAATACTTTACTATAACTAGAATATTTATAAAATAAAAATAAAAATAAAATGGGAAAATATAGTTTAAACGAAGGAAATGATGAGTTAATAAGAAGTATATTATTAATGAATTATGATACAAAAAAAACATTATCTGAAAATGAACAGAAATTAAAAAATAAAAAATCAATCAATGAAATTGCACCACTTGTAATTCCGGCGATAACCATAGCAGCACCTTGGCTTTGGGCAGGTGGAGCGGCAGTAGTTGCTGGTGTTGGTGCTTGGATAAATGGTGTTTGGGGTGGGGGAGACTCATTTGCAAAAACTAAGTCGTTTTTTGAAGGGTGTAATACTGAAATTTATAAAAATTTAAAACCAACATTAGGTAAACAAGAACATAGAGTAGCGGCAGAACAAATTTATAACGCTATTGAAGGTGTTGGTACTGATAGACCATCAATAAAATCTGCATTAGTCGGTATGTCAACAGTTTCTGACTTGTGTGCGATGTATAAGTATTACCAACAAACTTTTGGAGATTTATTTGATGATTTAGATTCTGATATAGACGGAGAAGATTTCAAAAAATATGTTTGGACAGGAATTGCTCCCCAAATAGAAGATGCTAAAGAAGACTTAGAAAAGGCAAAATCTGAAGAAACAAATCCTGAGACTAATACCGCCAAAACCGAAAATAATATTGTTAAAAACAAATGCCCTATTGGTAATGGAACAAGAAAAGAAGTTATTGATTTCCAAACTTATGTTGTTAATACAATTAAAGATACCACAATCTTAGGAAGATATGGAGCAAATGAAGACGGAATTGATGGAGTTTGTGGTCCTAACACAAGAAGAGCTTGGGAAAAATATAAATCTGATTATGAAAATAATTCCAAAGCCCCTGCGGCTGACGAAGATGAAGACTCAATTGTTGATGATAATATGAGTGATATTGACAATTAATTATTAAAAATTAAATAAAATGAAATTAAACGAGCAAGTTTCTACCCAAACAGATATAGATTTATTAAAACAGGCGGTTAGTAATAAATGTATGCCAACATGGTTAACTGATGGAAAAATTGGTAAAACCAAAAGTGGTAAAACAGTTTGGTATGGTAAGAGTAGTAAAGGAAGTACTGTAATATTTTTCCCTCCTAAAGATGGTGTTTTAACTGCCAAAAATTTAAAAACAAAAAAAATATCAACTAAAAAATGTGTTTTACCATCAGTAGACTCAACCGCAAATCCGGCGGAAACTCAACAAAAATTAACCGACTATCAACAAAAAAGTTTAGATAATTTAATTAAAAATAGTAAAACATCTACAGGAGAACCTTTATATCAAATGGAAAAACCAACATTAGATATAATAAATAATTTTGAAGAGGTTAAAGTTAACACATTACCTGGTTTTGAAAAGGATAATATTCCTGAGAATATTGTTGTTTGGAAAAGAAAAGATGTTGTTAACGCTCAATCAATAGAGTCTGCGGATACCAATGAAATTATTAGAAAATTAAATCGTTATGTAAAACAAAAAAATTATAATGATAGAGCTTTTTGTGCTAACTTTATAGGTGATTATAATGAACTAAGAAAATTAAATACTAAAGTAACTGAAAAGGAACTTTTTAGTTGGAAAGATGGTATTAAAGCTTGTAATAGTAGATTTAAATTTTATTTCACGATGGGAATGACTAAAAATCAGTTAGAGAAAATTTCTAATGATAAGGGTTCTTTTGGAATACCTGATTTATTAGGTAATAAATCTGACGATGAAAATTCAGACGAAACAAATACTGAAAATTCAACAAGAAAAGCAATGACCGAGTCCCAACAATTATTAAAAAATATTGTAAAAGAAAATTTAGAAAAAACCGCTATTAGCAAAAGAAAAAAAATAATTTCAGAAGAAAAAATTATAAATCAAAGATTTATGGTTATTGCTGAAAACGCTAAATTCAATACTAAAAAACAAAAAGAACAATTTTTCAAAAATTTATTATCAGAAATTAATGATTTAAATAATCAAAATTATAGTAAAGAATTAATCAATGAAGGTTTTTGGGATATGTTAAAAAGTATTTTTGGATATGGGGCGGACTCAATTATACCATCATTTAAAGAATTTTTAGTAAAATTAATAGTTAAAAAATTAACCCCTATTGACCCTGATGGATGGTTTGGACAATTTATCAGTACTTCTATTGGTAATCTTAACATATCAGACATTAGTAAATTAACGGATTGTAAATTTTTGTCTAAGTTTTTAACTAAGAGTGTTGTAGAAACTGTTTTAGCCAAAATGCAACCTAAAGTCGAAAACGCTGATGCCATTATTACTATAATTAGAAATGGTGTGATGGACGCTATTGATGATACGCAGTTGGCTCAAAATATTGAGAACGGAATTGCTAGTTTTATTTGTCCGTCACTTAAAAACGTTAATACCAAAATGTCAAATTTAGTTGATAAAACAAAAGAAACTTTAATGAGCGGAACACAAAGCGCTCTACAACCTATCCAATCAAAAACATAAATATAGATTGGAATAAACCGTTAAAAAGAAAGGGGGGGTTTAAATCTACTAAAAGGGTGTCGAGAGACACCTTTTTGGTTTTTATAATATATCTATAAAATTATATATTTAAACCCCAAACAGACCTAGTGCCTTTAGTTTTTAACTCAATATAGTCAGTAATTTTAAAATCTGTCAATTCATTAAGACATTTTTTGTTATAAACGTCTATCATAGATTTAATACATGGTGAACCATGTTTAATAAAAGGATGGAAATCAAGATATCTTTTTTTGGATATTAACATACAGTAAGGATGTATGTACTCATAAATAAACGAATTTTTATCTCTATCAGGTTTTTGATTAAATTCATGTCCAGTACTATCCATAATAATTTTTTTACCCACAGAATACCCCTTAAAAACTTTAAACATTTCGTAAACTAACGGTTTTTTTAAAGTAACATCACTATCAATAATCAATAAATAATTAAATTGTGATGTTCTAATCCCATAATCCATACCAGGTCCATGATGAATATTATAACCAAATCTTTTTACGTTAAAATTAGTATCACTTTCTTCCAAATCTTTAAAATAAATTTCCCCATTATCACTACCATCTATAACAGTATATTTTGTATTAGGATAAAATTCTCTAACGGTGGAGTATTGTTTATAAATTAACTCCGGTGTTTTATAATGAACGGTTAAAATTTCAAAATCTTCCATTAGTTGTGTACAAATAATACTTTATCAATTTTATAAATTGATGGTCTAGTTTTTAAAATTTCTTCAAAATAAAACCAATCGGCGGCAAATTCAGTAGAATTAAAACCAATATTTTTTGCAACTTTTGTTTTAATTACCGCAGAACCAATATCAATCCATCCTCTATTTAGTTTCGCATCTAAAAAACCATAATCCGTTTTATTATTGTTATTGATTGTTTTATGAGAATGTACACAATTAAAATAAATAAAATCTTCATTTCTTGAAAGAACTTCATTTACCATATTTGGGGTATAATAATTATCCCCATTAGTTATTAAAACATATTCGTTATTTACCAAATTCTCTAATCCCCACCCTCTTAAAATATGACCATATTTTTGAGTTCTATTAGGGTACTCAATAAAAACAATTTTTTCATCTATTAAATAATTATTTTTAGTTAAATCATTTTTTAGCTTTTCATTAAGTCCGTCATGTATTATAAAAAGTCTCCATCTATTATCTGTTTGAGATTTAATAGAATTAATGAAACATTTTAAATTTTCATCTTGACCGTAGGTTACAGTAATAATATCTATCATTATTTTTTTATTTATTATAACAATAATAACATCTATATTATATATATAAATAAAGTATCTTATGAGTAGTAATAAAATTATAAATTCTAAATGTGTTGAATTTGGATATGAATTAATATCAGTATTACCTTATGCTTATAAATTATATAAAGAAGGTAATTTATCAGAAACAATATCGGGGTTTGACACAAAATGCTTGTATTTTTTTAGTCCAAAGCACACAGAAATAAATGAAAAAAGGAGTTGGGATAATGTTTTAAAATTAAAAAATGAAAAATTCCCAAATATTAATATTCATAGAAATGAATTAGATTGGGAATACTTTTCTCCTCCACCGTTAAAAGAATTTTATAAAGATAAAAGTATTAAATTTGAAAAAGAAACTATTGTTATTTTTAATAGGTATAATAACGAATGGGGAGAAAAACCAATTAATTATTTAGATTTAAATACGTTAGATAAATTATTTTCAATGTTGAATGAAAATTACCAAATAGTTTATTTAAACTTAAATCACGATAAAAGATATTTTGACCATTTTGAACCTTTAGAATTTAATGACTTTAAAATTATAGAAAAATACCCTTCAATATTAACTTTTAATAAGTTACAGTCATTATATCCCGACTTAACAATTAACGAAATACAATTAAAAATATTTGCTAATTGCGAAAAATACATCTCATCTAATGGCGGACAATTAATATTGTCGGCATATTTTGGAGGGGAAAATATTATTTTTTCAAAAAAATGTAATGAGTTAAATCCTGAAGTTAATTCATTTTTTAAATGGTATCACAAATTTAATGATGGAATATTTCACCATGTTGATAATTATGATAATTTAACTGAATTAGTTAAACAGAAATGGGTGGATAAAAAACCATTGATTAATATTTTAGTTAGAACATCTGAAAGACCTTTATTTTTTAAAGATTGTATTAAGTCAATTGAAGGTCAAACTTATAAAAATATTAACATAATAGCATCTACAGACACTAAAAATACTAAAGATTATGTATTAAAAGAAAGATGTAGACAAATAGAGTGTGATTATATCAATTTAAAGGAGTATGAAAAACCAAGCGATATAGGTCAGGATTATGGTGTGTTTTTTAAACCAAATCTTTACATGAATGATTTACAAAACGAAGTAAAAAAAGGATATATTATGTATTTGGATGATGACGATGTATTTGAAGATACTAAAAGTCTAATGAACATTGTTAATCAAATAAAAACCGAAAAAGATTTGCTTTTTTGGAAAGTAAAATTTAATCATACAGTAATACCTTCAGATAAATTTTTTGGTAAAGAACCTGTATTTAGTCAAGTTGATACTATGGGGTTTATGTTTCCTAATGGTTATAAACAAAATTGGGAGCCGTTTACAAATGGGGATTATAGAATTTCAAAAAAATTATATAATACAGTTCCAAATAAAATATATATTAATGAAATATTAACCAAAACTTATAGAAACGTTAAAAAAGGAAGAGGTTTACGGGACGATAAGACTTTAAAAAATATATCGATAATAATACCGACTTATAACAACGTAGAATTTTTACCTGATTGTTTTAATTCAATATTAAAATCTATTAAAGATTTAGATTGTGAAGTATTAATTGGAATTGATTCTTGTAAAAAAACAATGGATTATATTAAAAAAAATAAATTTGATAGACGATTTAAATTTTACTTTTTTGAAAAAAACTTAGGGCCTTATGTTATAAAAAACACTTTAGTATCAATCGCGTCATCAAGTAAAATATTATTTTTTGATTCGGATGATGTTATGTTAGAACATATGATACCTGAAATTATAGATAGTTTAGATAATTTTAAAATGTATAAACCAATGTATTTTGATTTTAAAAACGAAAATGAAATCAAAAATATTAATACTAATATTAAGACAAACAAATTAGGTGAAGGTGTTTTTGCAATTAATAAAGAAATTTTTTTAGATTTTAATGGTTTTGAAGGGTGGAGATGCGCGGCGGATTCCGATTTTATGGCCAGATTTTACAAAAAAAATATTAAATTTTATGTTGGTAAAACAATTTCTTTCTTGAGGAGAATTCATCCCAATAGTCTAACAGTCCACCCAGAAACAAACTTATCTTCAAAATTAAGAGCTTATTATTATGGTTTAAGTAAAAAAAACAGAACCAAACATTCTTGTGATATGTTTATCACATCTCCATATATTGAAACGGATATTAATGAATTAAACAATAAAAATAATGAGTTTGAGGAGTATCGTAATAAATCCAGAAATTTAGTTAACAACATTGTTGGTAATACCCACACAAGAACGGAGATTAATTATGACAAAATAAATGAAGTAATTTCAAAAAAAGGGGTTTATGATGTTAAGTCGTCAATCAAACCTATTAGAGAAAATACTCCTAAAAATAGGAACGAATTAATTGAAAAGAAAAAAGGAATTAATTCTGAATTATTAAAAATAATACTACCAGACAAACCTGAAAGAAGAAAAAATTTACCTAATATACAGTCAAATAAAAAAAAATTTTAAATAAACAAAAATTTTAACATATTTTTTATATATATTTTTTTTGGTTATTATAATTAAATATGTATCTTTGTAGTATGAAAACATTAATCAAAACCGCAATAGTGGCTTCTGTACTACTAACATCTTGCGTAAACAAGAATACAGAAAAATCTCAAATTGAACTCGCTAATCAAGAAACAAGTGTTCACGTTTGTAATCATTATGAACACCCTATTAATAATAATGGTCAGAAATATTATGACCCAAATAAAACTATCATAATCAGAGGATTAGGTTATGTTAGTCAATCTGACTTAGAATACGCGTCAAAAGTTATAAATGAGTTTTATGGTTATAAATGTGTTATTTCAGAAAATTTAGAAATATCTAACGAACTATATCTTAATGGTAATCAGTCTGTTATTGAAAGTCATGAGGTTATGGTTAAATATAATAACCTTAACACAAGAACTATATTTTTAACCAATAAAAACTTATATCGAGGAACATTAGAACTTAGGGGTTATACAACCACTTACGGTAAGGCGGTTGTTGTTAAAAGTGATAAATCTTATATGAAAGAGACTTTAATACATGAACTTGGACATACTTTAGGTTTACATCACTGTAATAACTTAACTTGTATCATGGCTATTTATAATGACCAATACGATAGTGGTGATTTTTGTAATAAATGTAAAAACTTTTTAAATAAATAATATGGCATACGTATCAGTTGATGTAGAAGTAGATGTTGATGCAGGTGAATACTTATCATCTTGTAGTCCAAAAGAAATAAAACAATTAATTAAGTATCTTAAAGAAGACGGTCATTTAGCAAATATTATAGATATTTTTCCTGGTCAACACCTATCTTTCTTTGATGAAGAATGGTTTAAAATGTTGGATAAAATGTCCAAAATCAGACAACAAATGGATTCTACTGATATTCAGACAATTAAAGATATTTTGAACAAATATTAAAATAAATTTGGCGGATTAATAAAAACTTCATACCTTTGTATTATGAAAACAAATAAATATAAAACAGCGTTACTTACGGGAGCAATGGTATTACTATCTTCTGTTAGTGTTTCAGCAACCCCTGACAATCAACCCGAACCCCCTAAAAAAGGAACAAAATTACAAGCAATTGTAATCAATGGAGATACCTTACCTGTGGTTAATTTAAGTATGGTAACTATCCAAACTGATATGGTTTTTGCCACAAGAAGACAAAGAGAACAATGGGATGTGGTTAAATTCAATGTAAGAAAAGTGTACCCATACGCAATATTAGCATCGGCAAAACTAAAAGAATATGAGGTTGCGTTAAGTAAAATACAAGACGAAGATGACCGTGATGACTATATGAAATACGCCGAAGACCAATTACAAAAACAATTCGGAGAAGAATTAAAAAAATTGTCGATGAAACAAGGTAAAATATTAATCAAATTGATTGATAGACAGACTGGTAATACGTCTTATGAACTTGTTAAAAAACTTAGAGGTAGATTCTCAGCCTTTATGTGGCAAGGTGTGGCAAGACTTTTTGGGTCAAACTTAAAATCTGAGTATGATGCGAATGGTGATGATAAATTAATAGAACTTGCCATAAGACAAATCGAATCAGGAAATTAATTTGGTGGATTAAAAAACATTTTGTATCTTTGTATTATGAAAATAACATTAAACATACCCGATGGAGTTTTAGATAGACTTAAAGAATTAGGAATTACTGACGAAACTACACAAGAAGAAATGGTAATTGATTTTATTAATGACACTTTAGACTCTCATTACTTCAATGGAATATCCGATAAATTTAAAAAATGGACATTAAAAAAGGATAATATTGAACATTATTTAGAAAAGTAAAAATAAATTTGGCAGATTAGAAAACAATTAGTATCTTTGTATTATAAATAAAAACAATAACAATAACAATATGACCACACTAAATAAAATCACAAGAATTACAGAGTTAAAGAAAGAAATGAAAACCCTTAAAAAGGGACTCAAAGAAGAAATGATTGATTTTGTAATTAAAAGTTTCAAGAATAAAGGATTTACTGTTGACCCAAGAAAAGGATATGAGGAAAGAAGTTTATATAATCCAACATTAAAAGTTTCTGTTCGGATTGTAGGTCTTAACGAAGTATCAGTTTCAATTAGTGCTCATTTAATGAAAAATGATGGTATGAATTGGGACGATAGACAAAAAATCCATAGTGAAGTTAATTGGAACTTTACCAAAAAAACTTTTGATAAGTATTACGATACAACTTTCAAATCAAAAGTTGAGAGAATTAAAGAATTTATCTAAAAATAAATTTGGCAGATTAGAAAACAATTAGTATCTTTGTATTATAAATAAAAACAATAACAATATGACAAAATTAACACAAGAAATCATCGAAAAAATTGAAGACACGACATTAAGAATCCAAGCGTCTCATAGAGGTGGTGGAGTTGAGATAAGTTTATCAGAATGGGGTTACCCTGGTGAAAAAATGACCGCCTATCAAAACTATTTAGGTGGAGGAATGTTAGGTAGAATTGGAAATGATTGTACGATTCGTAATTGGAGTGGTGATGATACATTAGTAGAAATTGCGGATAACTTAGCAAGATACTTCCACAACATTACAAATCATGAGGACGATGAGTGGGAAAGTGCAACATTTGAACAGAATCAAAATAGACCAACAAGAGCATATTAATATGAAAAATAAAACATTGACATTCGAGGATTTAGAGTTTAAATCTCACGGAAATATTGGTGGAGCAACTCACGCAAAAATGATTTTTGAAAATGGTCATAAGATTTCAGTAGTAGGTGGTGGAATGGGGTTGTACGGTGATGGGGTAAATACTTTTGAAATATGGAGAAGTTGTGACGAAGACATTAAAGGTCATCTAACCAAAGAAGAGGTTACAGAACAAATGATTGAGTTACAGGGTTTACTTTCGGGACATAATCATAGTGATTTAGGTTATCAAGGATAATAAAAAAGGTTGATTGGGGAAAACTGCTCATGCGGGAGAGGGGACTGAATGAAGTCAAAGTAATGCCAATCGTAAAAGTAGATGTCCACTCACCCATCTTCTACTTTCCTAATTTTGTTCCGATGTCCGATTGGTTAGGAGAAGGTCTGCAAAACCTTTTAAGTAAGTTCGATTCTTACTCGGAACTCAAAAAATAAAAACATGTTAAAACTTTTTTTCAATGCAGAAAATAATTTCACTTTTAATTTTTTTAAAAAAAATGTTGAGCATATAGAGGTGGATATTACTAAATGTGACTATATTATTAATGGAGTTATTCCTACAGGGATGATAGATATTGATAGGATAAATAATTTATTAGGATTAAATAATATTGATAATAAAAAATACGTTACATTTTTAATATCGGATTGTGAATCTGAATTAAAACTAAAAAAAAACACGATATTGTTCAGAACATCAACAAATAAAAAAAATAAAAAAAATAATGAATTTGTATTACCTCATATAATTGAAGAAGATTTAAAGTTTAAATTTGAACCCCTTTTAAAAGAAAAAAAACCAAATATTGGATTTTGTGGTTATTTTTGCGGTGATTTCACTAAAAGAAAAATTACATGCGAAGAATTTAAAAACTCAGATTCAATAAATACTAATTTTATTATTAGAGATAAATTTTGGGGAGGTAAACCCGGTGATAAAACTTTGATTGATGAATTTAAAAAAAATATAAACGATTCTCATTTTACGATTTGTAATCGAGGGGTTGGAAATTTCTCAATGAGATTTTATGAGGTTTTGTCAATGGGTAGAATTCCGATTTTAATTAACGATAATACGTGTTTGCCTTTTGAAGACGAAATAAATTGGAATGAATATATTTTTATTGAGGATAATCCAAAAAAATTATTAGATTCGGTTTTAAATTTTTGGGAAAATTCTTCTCAGGAAGATGTGATTAAACGACAAAAAAAATGCTATGATTTATATTTAAATTATTTTTCATCAAATTCTTACGGAAAAAAAATTAATGAAATTTTAATTACTCAAAAAAATTTGGCAGATTAAAAAACATTTTGTATCTTTGTATTATGAAAAAAACAACAACAACCAAAAATTCACCTGTTAAGGTGTTACACGAAACTAAATTAGTAGATAAAGATAGAGCAAGACACACAAGAATATTTGAATTTAATGAAAAGAAATTCAAGTTAATTTATGACCTTAGAAATGGTTTAAGTGATGTAAGTGTATATGTTATGGATTCAAATGGAGAGTTTAAGTTCGCATTAAACAAGTATGACCTTGGATTTGAATTTGGTTTAAGTTATGTTAGTTACCCTGCGGATAAAGAAAAGGACATTCTAAAGGCAGTTAAATTAGTTGATGAAGTTGTAATTAAAATTTATAGTTAAAATGAGAAAAGAGTTTAATCAATTGGTGGAAAAAATGAACCGTTACGACTTATATCAAAAATGTGATGAAGTTGGTATGGCTTTAACAGAATTAGAACAAAAGATTGCAGAAGTTGAAAAGCGTTTAAAGATTGTTGATAAAACGGCAAGGGAAATTGAGCTTGCAATTAGCAAATATACTGAAAGTGTTGATGGTAACGAGGCATTTAAAATGAGTGTTGATAACCACGATGTTATTTTAAGGGGTAGTCACGATATAATGATAGCGACCGATTTGGGAGATGATGAACCAATAAAGAATGATTGGTATGGTATGTTTAATAAAGAAAAAAAAGAAAAAAGTGATGAAAATTTTATTCCTTTAAAGGATGAGATTGATAGGTATAAGGTGGTTGAAGAAATAATATCTAAACTAAAAATGATTGATGTTGATGGTGAAACAATGGAATACATTTTAAATAAGGTGGGGATGAGCGAGCAAATGCACTCCCAATTATCAAAAAAATTCACTTTATATGATATATAAAAATGTTTGACTAAGTGGTAATTAAAATTTATAATTAAAATGAAAAAAATATTATTAACATTAACGATTATAGGAGCATCAATAGTATTTTTGGTTTATCCATCAAAAAAATTAAATAAAAAAGAGATGGTCGAACAAATGGATAGTTCAGAAGTAGTAAAATCAAGTGCCGAAATTCAAATGTACTATTTCATTAAAAAATATTCAAAAGAATATAATATACCTGAAGAATACGCATTTTCATTAGCTTACCAAGAAACAAGATATAACGGAATTGATGATACCTTATATAGACCAAATAGAGTTTCAAGTGCGGGTGCTTTAGGTCCCATGCAAATAATGCCGGCAACTGCAAAATATATTTACGGTAAAAAAATACCTAAAAACGAATTAAAAAATAATATCGGTTTAAATGTAGAGATTTCAATGAAATTATTAAGACATTTACATGAAAAATATAACGATTGGGGTTTAGTCTTTGGAGCGTATAATACTGGAAAACCTTGTGTTAATAGATACGCTAAAGCAATATTAAAATCTAAAGAAAATAAAGATTGTTGAATAACGCTCCCATAGTCTATCGGTTAGGACACATCCCTTTCACGGATGAGAGACGAGTTCGATTCCTAGTGGGACTACAAAAAAAATATTAAAAATGGAAAACGGAGAATGGAATTCAGATGAATATCAAGGTAGAAGAAAAGACCAGGTTGAGTATGCAAATAAAATTGGTACAATCTGTGTATTATTATCATTATTAATTATATTATTAATCTTTATATTAAACTAAAAAACATGAACACAAAAACAATTGTATTAAAAGGATTATTTTTCCTACTATCAATTATTGTATTATCCACATTAATTGGTTTATCAACTTACTTTACCGTACCCACAAAATACGGATTTGTCGAGTATTTTAAAAACTACTACAAATTCTTTTTTGAATTTTTAGGAATGTTACTATTATTCGGAGGAGTAACATTAGTAACAATGTCATTATTAATTAAATTATATAACAAATTATTCAAATGAAAGAGAGAATATACCTTGACGATGTAAGAACTCCAATCGATAAAGATTGGATTATCGCAAGAAACTATGACGAATTTGTTCGTATAGTAAAAACATATGGTTTAGAAAATATTAAAACAATTTCATTAGACCACGATTTAGGTGATACCGCAATGAAAGAATGGCATAAGAATGTGTATCATAATTATACTTTAAATTATGACAACATTACCGAAAAAACTGGTTATGATTGTGCTAAGTGGTTAGTGGAACAATGGATGAACGGAGAACCTGTGGTTGACGTTTATACTCACTCAGCAAATGCGATTGGTGCTGCTAACATTATGGGGTACATTAATAACTACAGACATATAAATAAATTACCACAAAATTGTGTTAGAGTGAATATTGAACATACCGTTTAATTAAAACGGTCTGTCTTGTAAACTATTTGAGTCAACAATTTTAAACTGATATTTATAATCTAATGTAAATAAAAGATTTATTTCATACATAACCTCAGAGAGACAAATATATTCGTGATAACCTAACATATTCTCCAAAAAATAACGACTTGTGACAACCAATCTTTTTGGTGTGTCACAACGTCTTTTATCTCGTAATTTAGAATAATCTATTTTTATTGTTATTTCGTATTCTTCCCACTGTTCATCAGGTTTGGACATACTACCACTACTAGAAAATCTACTAACAGTGCCCGAATGTTCTACATCAACAACTTCTTTTATCCAATCTAATTTGGCTGGTAATAACATTTTTATTATCTTTGTGGGGTCACTCATAAAATATAAATACTATGAATATATTCTTTTTAGACATGGATGTTAAAAAATGTGCAGAGTACCATTGTGACAAACACGTTGTTAAAATGGTACTTGAGACCGCACAACTTCTTTGTTCGGCTCATCATATAACAGACCAAGTAACCGACCAAATACCATATAAGTTGGCTCATAAGAATCATCCGTGTTCTATATGGGTTAGAGAAAGTTTAACCAATTATCTATACCTTTGTGAGTTAGGTTTGGAGTTATGTAAAGAATATAGTTACAGGTATGAAAAACGACACAAATCTCAAGAAGTAATAGAATGGTGTGTAACAAATAAGGTAAAAATTTGTGACAAAGGATTAACAGAGCCACCAAAGGCAATGCCCGATGAATACAAAGTTAAAGACGTTGTAGAGTCCTACAGGAACTATTATATGGGGGCAAAAAAATCTTTTGCAACGTGGAAAAAAAGGGACACTCCTATTTGGTATAATTTTGAAAAAAATTTGGCAGATTAAAAAACATTTTGTATCTTTGTATTATGAAAACAATAATAAAAACAATAACAATCGCATCAACTGTTTTGTTATCATCAATCAGTTGTAGTTTTAAAACAAAACCAGAATCATTTAAAGATGGTGATATAATATTCCACACATCTAAGTCACAACAAAGTAAAATGTTAAAATCCGCTACGGGTTCTAATTTAACTCACGTTGGTGTTATTTTTTATAAAAATGGGTTACCTTATGTAATTGAGGCGGTACAACCTGTTAAAGTTACTAGTTTAAACTCTTTCATTAACAGAGGTGAAAATGCTAAATACAAAGTAATGAGATATGAAACCGAATTAACTAATGAAGATAAAAATAAAATGATTTCTTGGGGTAAAAAACAACTAGGTAAACCGTACGATATTAAATTCCAATGGGGAGATAATACGATGTATTGTTCAGAGTTAGTTTGGAAAATGTATAAAAATGCGGGTATTGAGTTGTGTGAAACTAAAAAATTTTCGGACTTTAATTTAACTAACGAAAAAGTAAGGCAAGCAATAAAAAGTAGATTTAAAAATAAAAATGAATTTAGTTTAAATGAAGTAGTGGTTGCTCCTGTTGATATTTACAATAGTGATAAATTAAATTTAATCTATTCTAATTTTTAAACTGAGCCAGAATCAATACCAAATAACTTCATTTCCCTTGTCATCATATTAGGAGTTGGGAAACATTTATCGGGTATATTGACTCCTGAAGCCTTAACAACCTCTAAAGCATATGTGCCGCAATTAGCGGCATCATTGCTAATACTAAAATCAAGAGCACTATAGTCTTTTTCTTTTACACTTTTCGCGTAACTAATACCTTGTGATATATTAGGAGCAACTGTTAACACCCAATCCATAGGTAATCTAGGTCCTTCCCCTTCAGTTCTTGATTTAATAATTTTAACAACGTCCTCAATATTTAAAATATTTTCACCATCTATTTTTGCAATTTTACCTAAATTTTTACTGACAACAGTACCAAATCCTTTAGTTTTTACACCAGCGTATCTACCAAATTCAAATATCTCAACATTACCATTTGAATTTACCGTGGCAACTCCACCGTGACCTAATTTACCATATGTTTTATCATTTCTAAAAGGATTTTCACCTTTAAATAAATCGGTTACAACATCTTTACCCGAAAGAGATAAGATTTTAATTGCATATGCGGACATTATATCAAATTTTGAATTACCATCCACTTTTGGTTTATACGTTGGAAATGAAAATGTTATGACAAATCCTTTATCTGTTTTTATTGTTGGTCTTTCTAAAGTACCTTTGTTTTTAGATTTTAATAAACTATCATCTTTATTAACAACTCCAGAACTTTTTGTAGAACAACTTCCTTCTTTTTGATATCTTAATAATGCTTTATTTGTGATATTACCAAATCTACCGTCATCACTACCTTTAGGTAAACAACCTAGTTGTATTAATTTACCTTGTAATATTTTAACATCATCTCTTGTTGATGGTTTTTTGTTTGTCCCATCCCCAAGTTTTAAATTTTTAGGATTAATATCCTCAATAGGTTTACTAACGTTAGTATCAACAGGTTTAGTTATTTTATTATCAACGCTTTTAGTGCTTGTTGATGGAAAATAAGGTAATTCCTCATTTAATAAATGTTTACTTATAGCGTTTTTGTGCATTTCAAGAATCCTACTTTTTTCAGATTCATCAATAAATAATTTGTTTTTCATACTAAATAAATATTTGGTAATTTGAGAATATTTTCATAAATTTGTATTATGAAAACAATAATAATCATAACATCAATTTTGACTATATACATAATCTCTAATTTTTTTTCATATGAAGAAATTTTTGTGGTTAATAGTATTCCTCAAAACAATTTTAAAAATTTTAATTACAAGTCTCAAAATATTGACGAGTTAATTAATGAGTCTTTAGATATTACATTAAATGAGTTGTCTTTTGACTTAAAAAGTCAATATAATTCTGATGTTAATAAATTAAACGAAACACATGTCGCCCATTGTATTGGGTATTCTAATTATTTTAATTCTGTTTTACATAAATTAGTAGTTAATAATAATTTAAAAAATATTAAAATAACTCACGTTAGGGCTAAAGTTAAATTTTTAGGTGCGAATCTTCATGTTATAAACATGAAAGAATTTAAAGACCATGATATTTGTGTAGTATACGACAACAATACGAATAAAAAATATATTATTGACCCAAGTCTTTCTGAAGTTTTTGGTAAAATAATTATTAAACAGTAATATTAACCGGAAATCCTTTATATTCACCAGTCTCTCTAAAAGCCACTGTATTTCTAATAACACTATAAAGTGTAGATTTGCCATTCCACCAACTACCAACTTGGTCAACAAAACTCTTCATAAGGTCTTCTTTAGTTTTGCCTTCAGTATTAAAATCATATGTATCTAAAACAGTAACTTTTGATTTGTCGGGAGATACTCTGATATTCGGAGGGTCTATTCGTCCAAGAGTATACATAAATTGACCTGCTAATTCAGGTTTAAGTAAACTTCCTTGACCTCCTTTATCTAAAAGTTTTTTGTTTTCTTTTTCAGACCCGGCTACAGTCATTGATGTTGGTAAATTACCAGCACCAATCTCTTTCCATAAAGGATAGTTTAATCCTCTTTTGGCGTTTGCGATTGCAACCTTTTTTAGAAATATTTGTTCATCAGCGGTTAAATCTTTAGCGGTAAATGGCTCCGTTCTTCCGACCAAATAATCCATTAAAGCTCTTATGTGTAAAGGTAATGAAGATTTTTTTGATTGGGGTATGTTATTAATAAATGTTTTCATTTCTAGATATTTATCAATATTTCCACCATATAAATTTCTTTCAAATTCACCCCCTCTACCTAAATAATCACTGGATAATGGTTTATTAGTGTAATGTAAATCATTAGTTGTATTATCATTTTGAGTTTTAATTCCTACCGATTTACAACTTCCTTCTTTTTGATATCTTAATAATGCTTTATTTGTGATATTACCAAATCTACCGTCATCACTACCTTTAGGTAAACAACCTAGTTGTATTAATTTACCTTGTAATATTTTAACATCAGCGTTTAATGATGGATTTTTTGAGGTTCCGTCGCCAAGTTTTAATTTTTTGGGGTTTATATTTATATTCTTGTTATTTGGAACATAAAGTGATTCCTCATTTAATAAATGTTTACTTATAGCGTTTTTGTGCATTTCAAGAATCCTACTTTTTTCAGATTCATCAATAAATAATTTGTTTTTCATACTAAATAAATATTTGTTTTAATCATAAATATTTACTATCTTTGTAAAATAAATCTAATAAATATGGCAACAAGAGCGTCAATAGTAATGAAAGAAGAAGGTAAACCAATGTTAGCGGTTTACAAACATTGGGATGGTTATCCTTCAGGACTTGGTAAAAGTTTGGAAGAAATTGTTATGGGGGGACAGATAACCAATGGTTTGGGTATTAACTCAGAATTAGGTAAAGTGTTTAACGGAGCGGGTTGTTTATTCGCATCAATAATATCAATTTTGAAAGATAAACCTGGTGATGTATATATCACAAGTTTAGATAGTGTAGGTAATTCAGGTGAAGAATATATTTATGAGATTGACGTGAACGGAAAAGACGTTCAATTAACTCATAAAGAAAACAGATAATGGATGTAAATAAAGAAATAGAAAGAAAATTCTTACTTAGAAGATTCCCAAAGATTGAAGGTGATTATACACGATACAAGATTAAACAGTGGTACACTCCTGACGGATTAAGATATCGATTTCAAGTCGATACAAAAACAAATGATGTATTGATTTATAAGACAAAAAAATCCAACATATCTAAGGGGGTCTTTCAAGAAGATGAAGAACCTATTTCTTTAAAAGAGTTTTTGGAGATTGATTTATCAAAGGTGAGAATATTAGAAAAAATAAGAACGGTAGTAAAACATAAAGGGTTTGATTTTGAAATAGACGAATTTAAAGATTATGATTTAATAACATTAGAGGTTGAACTTGATGATATTAATGAGAAAATACCGTTCCCTGAAAATATTAAAAAAGAAATTGTAAAAGAATTGACCGGATTAAAAGAATTTAGTAATTTTGCATTATCAAAATGATACGAATAGAGCCAGATAGAAAAGGTAGATTTCCTGATGTGTGGGTAACATCTGATACTCATTATCATCATAGAAATATCTGTAGGGGAGTTACAGGATGGAGACTACCTGACGGCTCAATTCCTATCGACCAAACAAGAGACTTTCCAACTATTGAAAAAATGAATTCTATAATTGTTGACAATATCAATAGTGTTGTAAAACAACAAGATATTCTAATACATTTGGGGGATTGGTCTTTTGGAGGTTTTGATAAAGTAAGAGAATTTTATGATAGACTTGTTTGTAAAAACATACATTTGGTTTTAGGAAACCACGATGAACATATTGAGAATAATAAAGATAGTATTCAGGAGTTATTTCTGACGGTGTCAACTTATCAAACCCTTGTTATCGGAAGCAAGAAGTTTGTTCTAATGCACTATCCGATAAGCTCTTGGAACGGGTTGAATAAAGGGGTGATGCACCTTCACGGTCATACTCACTTACCTACCGAAATCCGATTCGGGAAAGGAAGGAGAATTGATGTCGGCATTGATGGTCATCCCTCGTTCAGACCTTATCACATCTTAAAAGAAATATTCCCTATGTTAGATAGGAGAGAAATTATGTCAGATATGTTAAACGACCATCATACAGATGATATTGTAAATAAAGACAATGGATGAGATTAGTTTAGAGGTTTATCCTGAGATATGTTGTGATTTGTGTAACGATGTTATTCACAACCATATTGATTGTCCGGTATGTAATCAAAAATACGCTCCAACCGAAAGTTATTTTGACTTAACTTATGATGACGAATTAACATGCTCAAATTGTAAAACAGTTTTTGAGAGAGTATCTGAGAATTGGTATTATGATTGTAAGGTAAAAATAAAATTAACAATTCCTTAACATAAATAATTGACATATTGAAAAACTCAATTATATTTATGATTGTTGACTTCGTGGGTTTTAAGTGGAAGTCACCCAATAAAAGATAGATACAGAAATGGGACTATCAACAAATTACCCTTTGACACCTACCTAAACGGTAGGTTTTTTTATTTAAAAAAATTTGGTAAATTCAAAAAAAGTTCGTATCTTTGTATTATGTTAGAGACTCTAAATAGATACTTTGAAGACGGACTTCTGTATAAACAGACTCACCCTACTCTTCCTTTAACTATATGGAATTACACCGAGAAAGTTCAATACGAGAACTTATGGGATGAAATAACCATACAGACCAGAGGTTTGGTAACTGATGATAAGGGAAATATAGTTGCTAGACCTTTTAAAAAGTTTTTCAATTTAGAGGAAAAAAAACATACCGCAACCCCTTACTTTGAAGTTTTCGATAAAATGGATGGTTCATTGGGGATATTGTTTAATTATGAGGGAGAATGGATAATGGCAACCAGAGGTTCATTCACCTCAGACCAAGCGGTTAAAGGATTTGAGTTACTTCAAAAATACGACTATAAAAGATTGGTTAAAGGTTTTACCTACCTATTTGAGATAATATACCCTGAGAACAGAATAGTTGTTAATTATGGTTATGAGGATTTAATATTGTTATCTGTAATAGATAATAAAGATGGTTATGAATTAAAGATATTTGATGATTCTATCCATATAGAAGGTATAAGATTAAGAAACCTATATAACAATTTAGGGTTTAAATTGGTTAAAAAATACGATGGTATAAAAGACTATAACACCTTAAAAAATATGGTTAAAGACAATGAAGAAGGTTTTGTGGTTAGGTTTTCAAATGGGGAAAGGGTCAAAATAAAAGGTGAAGAATATATAAGACTTCACAAAATAATGACCAATGTATCAACCACCGGTATATGGGAAATATTAAGTACCGGTGGAAACTTTGAGGAAATACTTAAAGATGTTCCTGATGAGTTCTACAATAAAATAAAGGACTACGAAAAAGAGTTGAGGTATCAATACTTTTCAATATCAGAATACTGCGGTAAATTACATGACGGATTTAGATATGGTAAATACGGTGATAAAGAAGAACCCACCAAAAAGGAATACGCTGAATTTGTTATGAAAAACGTAAAACCCGAATTCAGACCTATAATGTTTTTTATGTGGGATAAAAAGAATTATGACCAGATAATATGGAAACTCATAAGACCCGAATTTAAAAAACTATAATTAAAAGAATGGACAAGCGTCAACTGATGTTGATTTTTTTCTTGGATTTTTTGTTGTTTCTAAATTAATAAAAATTTTAGGTAATTTAATTTTTAAACCTTTTTTTGCTCTTTTTACAAAATTTATTTTGTATTTTGTTGATTTAATTTCTGTTAACTCAGGTTGTTCATTAGGGTCAGTTTGTTCTTCTTGTGCCGGAACATTAAATATAACATCTAAATCAACGTCCAATTTTTTGTATTGTTCGTAGTTAGGTCTATCTTCATTTTTTCCAGTCCATTTAGGTCCTGATGTTCCATTTTTGTTTTCACCTAAAAAATTTGTAGTTACTTTGGTAGTTTGATTAACTAAAACACCTAGTTTAGTTAATTCACTTATGATATAATCTTTTGCGGTTTTATTTCTTAAACTAGATAATTGTTGAAATGTATATTTTTTACCATCAGGAGAAACCCCATTTGGTAGTGTAGAACAAGAAGTCTCAACATTTATTGATTGTAAAAATGCCTTTGGTTTACCTTCTTGAGGTTCAGGTATGGATTTCAATTTTTCTTGTATTGGGTCTAAAATATCGGTTTTAACCGCTTGTATAAATTCGTCAGTTACCTCATAATAATTGTCCTTAAAAAATTTAGTACTTGGACTAAGGTTGGCAGGAAATACAAAAGGAACTACCGGAAATTTTGGAGTAACTGGAATCACCGACTCTTTTGGTTGTACTGTGGTGGATGTTGACATTAATACAGTTACAAGGTCCCATTTTTTTTCAGGGTAAGTTGCATTAAATTGTTCTAATGCCGCAACAGCGTGTCCTTTTTCATTTGGGTCTGCTTTGAATTTTTCCCAAACTTTTTTTGATTGGGAGTTCATAAGTCCGACCATTGTTGACTCACTATCTTTTAAATATTTATCCCAATCTTGTTGAGGTGTTAAAATCTTATAGTTAGTATCTTGAGTATCAAACGACATAGATTGACGTTTTGTTCCGGTATCGATTAACGTTTTTCCTCTTCCTTTTGCAATTCTAACAGTTAATTGTTCGTTAATAGAGTTATTTTTAAAATTAATAAGTTCTTTAACTCTAATTATTTCATTTAATAATGTCTTATTTTCCATTTTACTTATTTATTTATAATAAATATTAGTGATTTAATAATAATTAATATTAATAATATATTTATATTTTAAATAACCCTTAAAGTAATAATAAATGGAACAACAATTTTATACTATATTAATAACATTAATAACGGTATTAAGTTCTACTGCGGCATGGAAATTCTACGAAAGAAGACTTAGTTTAAAGGCTAAAAAAGACGAGGACAGTACAATGGATGGAAGACTTTTCAGAGATGATTTGAGAGATAGAGTTGTTAAATTAGAGACTTTACTAACAGAATCTTCAAAAGAAAAAGATAAAATGAGAGAAAATATCGTTTCATTAACATCACAAGTTTCAAGACTAGAAGTTGAAGTTGAGTTTCTAAGAAAAGATAATGAATCTTTAAGGTCTGAAAATAATTTATTAAGGGCAACATATAAAATATGAAAAAAATATTAATAGAAGAATTAATCAAACCAACATCTACGTCAAATGTTAATGTCGGTAAAATCACTTCAATTGAAAAATCAATATTTGATGACATTGATTCATCAGCGAGTGCCTCCAAAGTTAAAGTTAATTTATTAGGTTCAACTTTATCAGGAATGAGTGTATCGTTAGGATTTACACCTATATCAAATGATAAAACAGAAATAGGAGCATTAGTTGATACTTTCGCAAATACAATTTCAAGTAAAGGATATAAAAAAGATAATTTACCAAAAGGATATGTTTGGAAAAAAGGTCAAGACAATAGTGTAAGTTTTGTGATTTATAATAATACAACTGGAGTGAATATTGACCTTAGTAAGATTACCACAGGAGCGTCATCAGAGTTAAATCCTGATGCGGCGGCGTTAAAAATTATGACCGCTGCGGCGTCTAAAGCAATGCCGGGGGTGATGTCAGAATCAATTAATTATGAGATAATAAGAATTAAAAATTTAATGAGTTTATGAAATTTAAACATCCTGTAGATACAATGTCTATTGAAAATTTATTACAAAATAAAATAAAATACAATTCACTAAAAGGGACAAAAGTAGTGATGCCTTATAAAGGTACAATCAAAGATTTTGATTCTAATACTTGTAACGGAAAATTAGAAATTAAACATAAAATAGACGGAAAAAAATATACTTCTGTTTTGTGTGGAGTTGAATCTGTATCAAAAAGTAGTTCAGAATTATCTGAGGGTGAAGAAATTGCGGAAATGTCAGGAAACAATCTTATTTGGATGTTAGTTGACCAAGCGGGAGATACTCAAAATATTTATGATATTTTTAAAGACAAAGATGATAAAAATAGTGAGGAAAATAAATCAAAGGAAAATAAATCAAAAGAAAACAAATCTGTAAAACAATCAAAAGATTATGGTTTTAAAGCCGACCCAATAACAAAAAGATTAATTGATTTAACTACAACACCTTTAAAATTAGTAAATAAATTCTTAGGTGACAATAAAAACAAAGATGAAGATAAATTGACTGAAGAAATAAATAGAATTAAACAATTACTAAAATAAAAAAATCCCCTTTTAGGGGATTTTTTGTTTCTAATAGACACGTTTCTCTATTACTTTACTTCTTTTGTTGAGTCCGCCGCAACAACAGTTGCGGTGTCAACAGGTTTAACTGAATTAGTGTCAACCACAACTACCGCAGTTGAATCTGTTTTAGGAGCCTCTGACTCACCACCTCCACAAGAAGTTAACGTTACCGTTAAAATTGCTAATACTAAAATTACTTTTTTCATTTTTTAAATTATTGTTTATTTCGTTTAATAAATAGTTGATTAAACCCGATAAGTCAACAAAATTTAATTTTTATTTTAAAAAATTTTATTTTTTTCTTGTTAATTAAGATTTTTTTATTACCTTTGTAAAACATTTGAGGAAAGGTTAATATTTATAGTTTCTCGAATGAAAAAAAAAGTTTGAGAAAAATTTGGTAAATTAAAAAATTCTTCTTATCTTTGTAAAACAAATCGGGAATGTCCGATTAGTTCTTTGAAAAAAAAGTTTTAGAAAAATTTGGTAAATCCAAAAATAATTCTTACCTTTGTAAAAGAAAATCGGAGTAAAAAACTGATAGATTCTTTGAAAAAGAAGTTTAAGAAAAGTTTGACAGAACAGAAAATTTTTCTTAACTTTGTAAAGAGTTTGAAAGTGGGAATGAGGTCATAAAGATTCCTTACTTAGTAAGGTTATAAAGGTTCCTCACCACAATCAACTCGGTTCTTTGAAATATTGAATTATCCATTCAGTCCTCGATTATGAGACCTTCGGGTTGATTATGAGGGGATACTGATAAATGATAATCGGCCGTATATGGTCGTTAAATAAACTACGAAAGTAGGATAAAGTGGGGTCACCTGTGTTAGTGATTCTGCGGCTCGGGAAACTGAGCTCGAGTATACAAGTGGGATATCATCCGACCTTTAGTACTGAGGGCAACGCTTTAGGGAAAGTGGTTTGGTGACCGAGCAATGTGGATTGTTAGGTTGAGTTCGGAAGAACAATAAGAATAACTCATAGGAATCCTGTAAAAGGTGTGGTTATCCGACCATATTATTGCGGTTTCCAATTTAAAAGTGGACTTAAAACCGAAAGGTAAGATGGAGAACGAGTGGTGTCGCTACCGTCCTTATTAACGACCCGCCAAGGTTGTGATATGAAGTAAACTTAAAGAATGGAGATGGGGACATTTCACGGAGTAGTTTGGCATTCAGTTGTTCAAAAGATGACTGAACCTAAGGCAGACCACTACTTCGATTAATCCACGACACGTACTTAAATAAACTAAAAATTTGTTCAAAGGAAAAGTGTCTGTCAGGTATCGATGAAAGGTGACTACATAGTAATGAGTCGTTCATTGCACACGAAGACCCCAAGTCTGAATGTAATCTTACCAAAAACCTCTAGTTCCGCAAGAACGAGTTGGGGAGGCATCCTCGAAGAGAGTTGAGTAATAAGAGAGTAATTGATACCTCAAGGAGTGGTTTACCTAAATAACCGTCACTGAGGAATACTTTCCAAAAAAAAGTGGAAATGTGAGGAACTAATAATCTCACTAAAGGTTCTCAAGTAATGGTGTATTCTCAGCCATGATTTAACAAAAAATAGTGCGGGTCAGAGAAATGGTAACTCGTTAGGCTCATAACCTAAAGACGGATGGTTCGATTCCATCACCCGCTACCAAGTGACTCCAATAGAAAGTGTTTGACTTTAACACTAAACGATAATGAGTTTAAACTTTTCATCCAAAAACATAAGTTCGGTTGTTATATTGTGTGTTTTATAGTTTTTGTTGTTCACGATTTCATCCTGTGTAAGGAAAAAATGAATACAAAAAAACTGATGTTGAGTCCTAAATACACGACTCACCCGTCTAAAGGAAAAAAACTGTACGAAACCGATTTTTTAGGGTGTGGTAGTTTGTGATAACCACAAGGTCTTCAGGTGATTCAAGAAAGACCGAAAACACACAAACGTAAATTGGTTTAACCAACGTCACAACTCACGTAAGTAGTTACAATATGGTTCACTCACCATAATAGTAAGGTTTAAAAGTTATCCTTGTGAAAGAAACTTATGGCTTAGAAGGGAGATATCGATTTAGCCAACGATGTCTCCCTTTTTTATTTTGTACTTTTTCATATATTTATTTAATATGAGAAATTTCTTTTTTTATATTCTTTTTAGTTTATCACTATTAAAATCATTTTCTCAATGTAGCGGTAATTTAACTTTTACTTTAACTCCATCCCCACCAGTCGGTGGTTATACTCCAGGAACAACAGTTAATGTCTGTGTTACTTTACAAAGTTTTACTCAAACAGGAAGTAATTGGTTTGAAGGTTTTGATATTAATTTAGGTTCAGGTTGGACTAATGTTACTCCGGTATCATCACCCGCAAATTGTGGTGGAAATAGTACTGGTGGTCAATGGTTATGGATGACATCAGTAACATCAGACGCGACCCCATCAGTTACCGTGGGACCCGGATATTTTTTTGATAGAAATAGTGATGGAAATCCTGGAAATGATTATGGTGATAGTAATGGTTCAAATTGTACTTGGACTATGTGTTTTAGTGTTAGGGTTTCTCAAAATTGTATTCCTCAAAATTTATTAATAGAAGTGGCTGCGGCTGCTGACGGAGTTTGGGGTAGTTACACAAGTACAGCATGTGATAATGTTAATTACGTTAATATATACACAGGAACAAGTAGCGCAACTCCTGTTGTTTTAGGTGCTATAAGTCATAATTAAAAAATAAAAAAATGAAAAAGTTACTCTTAATTCTATTCACAATGTTAACCACAATATCTTTTGCTCAGTTAACAACTAATAACCCTGATACAATTTGTCCCAATGCTACGGGCTCAATTTATCAAGTCCCATCGTTAGGTGCTGGGTTTAATTATACTTGGACTGTAGTATCTCCAGGAACAATAACCGCAGGTGCTGGAACAAATCAAATTACGGTTAATTGGGGTTCATTACCCGCAGGATTAAATACAAACGCGGTAAGTGTAATTGCGACTAATACTGTTACAGGATGTCAAAGTCAACCCGTTAATCTAAATGTGTTTGTATTAACATTAACACCGACAATTACTTCAATAGGACCTTTTTGTCAAGGAGCTCCTTGTGTTAATTTAGTTGGAACTCCGTCAGGTGGTTTATTTAGTGGAACAGGTGTAGTGAGTAATCAATTCTGTCCTACAACAAGTGGAGTAGGTTCTTTTACTGTTACTTACACTGTAACTCAAAATGGTTGTAACTTTAGTACATCAACAACAGTTGTTGTTGGTCAAAACCCTGTATTAGCTCCAATACAACATAATTAAAATGAAAAAATTATTCTATATATTTTGTTTTTTATTTCCTTTGTTTGGTTATACACAACAAGTAGTAGAATTGTGTGATGACGGACAAACAACATTTACTTATAGTTCCCCCCAAAGATTATCAGGTGTTAATGTTTGGACTTTAAATCCTGGTACAGGTAGTAGTGATGTTTTTGTTAATGAGTTTAGATATACTTGGACTGAAATAGGCGAATATAAATTAAGATTAATTTTTATAACAAATACTGGATGTTATGATAGTACTTTTTATACAATAAAAGTAATTCCTTGTACTCAAACATTTATGTGGTTTCCAAATGCTTTTACCCCTACTGGAGATGTTGAAAATGAAACATGGTCACCCAAAGGAATTAATTATACCGACTTACAATATTCAATTTATAATAGATGGGGTGAATTAGTTTTTAATTCTAATTCTGAAGATAAACCTTGGGACGGTACATTAAATAATAAACCTTGTCAAACAGATGTTTATATTTTTGTTTGTTTTTGGAAGGGGATAGACAAACGTAATTACAAAAAATACGGTCATATTAGTTTAATTAGATAATCTTTATCTTCCACTTAAAATTACTATTTTTATTTTACCCTTGAGGTATAAACAATTTAATCTTTGTAAAATGGGACTTACTTATTTTGCTTTAGGAGCTCTGTCGATTGTGGCCGTGATATTTGTTATGGTTATAGTTATCGGTACTAATAAAATTTTTAGATTAGAAAAAAAAGTTGAGGATTTTCAAACTCAATATGGAAATGACTTAGAAAGAAGTTATAGAAATTTGGATGAATTTCGTCAAAACATTTATCGTGATATGGACGTTAGAATTGGTGGTCTATATAGAAATATGGATGAACAAATTAAAGAATCTAAAAAGTATACGGATAAACGAATAGATAAGAGTTTAAACTAAAAAAATAAACCCACCATTTAGGTGGGTTTTTTATTTGGTGGAGATATTGGGAGTCGAACCCAAGTGCTAAACATCCCAAGTATTAAGGACTACATGCTTAGGATAAAGTTTTCTAACTTTCCAAAAATAGTTAATTCGTTCTTCACCATCGTAAATTAACAACCAATGAATGACTCGATTTAGGGTTCAGTCATTTTTCCACCTCTATTTAGACTCCTGTTTCTAGGTTATATGTCCACCGACCCAATTGTGTGACTTAATCTAATTAAGCCACAGCTACTTCTTCAGTACGAATTAATCCTACAGAAGTAAGTTTGTTGATTACGTTGCCGTATATCGATTTGAATCAGTTTTAACAAGGTTAACTCAGCCTTGACATGCCCCGAATAGTTGATTATGCTAGTCGATACCATTTTATCCCCATAATGTTAAAGAACTTTCTGAATACAAATATACAACAAAAACTTGAAATAACAAATTTTTAAGATATTTATTTCATATAAATATGTCCAATAGATTGCAAAATAACAAAATAAGACGGATTTTTGAGTCTGACGAGCCTCAAACAACCTATCAAAAACTATTAAAAATCGCTCAAAGTACGGAAGACCCTAATATTACCTTTGATGAGGAGATTGTTTTTAATTTTACATACAATCAAAGAACACCTAGAAAAAGTATGATTACTTTAAACTTTGATACTGATGAAGATTATTTCCAACTATTCTATGAAACTGAAGACAATCCAAAATATATGGAAAGAATTATTAATGATAGGAGATATTATGATAGGTTTGAATTTGAATCTTCAGATTATATTTGGGAAGATTGGAAAGAAGGATATATACTTATGGATTTTAATGATGAAAATATTTTAAAACTTAAAGATATTTTACTAATGGTAAATCCTGAATTGGCGGATTTTAATCCTAATCTAGATGACAAATCCTCATCAATCGCGAGATTTTTACACAACACATTTGAGCGTGAAATTGATTATATTTTAGATGAACGTTGGCAATTAGTTAATGATTGTAAAGTACAATCGGAACAGAACAATATTAAAAAAGATATGTGTGATAGGTTATTTAACTATGGTATTTTTAGTAAGGGGGATTGTTTTGAAACTTACGTAACATCAGTTAATATTTTAATATCTTTATACGAAGAAACCAAAAATTTTGACGTAGATTTATATGAAATGTTAAAACAAGTGGCAATTAATACACAAGCCCCTGATTATTACGAATATTATTATGAAACAAGTTGTGATAATTGGGAGGAAGTTTCCACGGCATTTAATCAAGAGATTTCAAAAAGACTCGATGAAATTTTGGACAGAATTGAAAATAGTGACGAATTTAATTTTAATAGAGATTTATTTAAACTGTATAGTAAAGAAGTTTACAATAACTACCAAATTAATAGATGGTATGAATTACCATATAACAAAGAATATTCATTTCGTTTAGTGAGAGTTGAACCAGCAAACGATAGAATTGTTTTATTTTTTCAAAAACCTAATAGTCAACAAGAAAAAAGAAGTTATAATTTAGAAGGTTTTATTGACTTTTTACATAATCCGGAACTTTTTGAAAATAAAATTAGGAAAATAAGAAAAATCTAACTATCTTTGTATTATGCAAAGAGATTATAACCTACTTAAAACTGTATTATCAGTCCCAACCAAAACTTACCAAGAAGATATGATGGTTGAATTTTTAACCAATTGGTTAAAAGAAAATAATTTTTCATTTACCACCGATAATATGAAAAATATCTATGTTACAAAACAAACTGACAAAGATATTGAATATTTTCCTTGTGTGGTGTCTCATATTGATACGGTTCATAATATAGAACCAATTAATATAAAAGAAGAGACATTAGTAAATGAACAAAGAAATTATAAACTAGCCTTAAAAGCTTATAACGATTTAGGTAAACCAACAGGAATTGGTGGTGATGATAAATGCGGTGTCTATGCTTGTCTTGAATTATTAAAAGAATTACCAAACATTAAAGTCGCATTTTTTGTGTCAGAAGAAACGGGATGTCACGGTTCAAGAAATTCGGACAAAGAATTTTTTAAAAATGTTGGTTACGCAATTCAGTTTGATGCACCAGGTAATACAATGGTTAGCGAATATTGTATGGGAGTTCAATTATTTGATAGAGAATCCGAATTTTTTAGTTCTTGTGATAGGATATTAAATGAAAGTTTTAAAAACGCTCCAAGATATCAATCACATCCTTATACCGATGTTTACGCCTTAAAATCATTGTTCGATTTTTCTTGTATTAATTTTGCTATTGGATATTACAATTATCATACAAGAAATGAATACGTTGTTGTTGAGGATGTCTATAATGGAATTAGTGCCGGTAAAAAGTTAATAGAATCTTTGGGTTATAAAAAATATAAAAAAGTTACCAAAGAAAAATCAGTTTTATTTGGATAAAAAAAAGGGAGATTATTCTCCCTTTTTCTTTTTAGTCTTCTTTTGTTTTCTTTCTTTTATCTTAATGTCCTTTTCTTCGACATATAATTCATACTCCACATTATCCTCAATGTTTCCCTTTAACACTTCCTCAGAAATGTAATCTTCAATCTTATCTTGGATTGCTCTCTTTAGTGGTCTCGCTCCGTACATCTCATCAAAACCAACCTCAGAAATTAAATTGATAATTGATGGGTCGTATACAAATTTATATTTTAATGTTTCTAATCTATTAAATAATTTATCCAATTCTATTTTAACAATCTTATCAATATCTTCTTTAACTAATTTGTTAAATATGATAATCTCATCAACTCTATTTAAAAACTCAGGAGCGAAAAACTTCTGCAATTCTTTTTTAAGAATATCTCGTTTGTGTTCTTCTTCAACATAGGTGGATGATTTTGATTTAAATCCAACACCAGAACCAAACTCTTGTAATTTCTTAACACCTAAATTTGATGTCATAATGATTACACAATTCTTAAAATTAATTTTTCTACCTAATCCATCAGTAATATGACCATCATCTAAAACTTGTAAAAGGGTTGAGAATATATCTTTGTTTGCTTTCTCAATTTCATCAAATAAGATAACTGAGTATGGTTTATTTTTAACTTGTTCTGTTAATTGACCGCCTTCATCATAACCAACGTAACCCGGAGGTGCCCCAATTAATCTTGATATTGTGTGTTTCTCTTGGAACTCAGACATATCAACTCTGATTAAATTATCTTCACTTCCAAATATTTCTTTAGCCAATTGTTTTGCTAAATATGTTTTACCAACACCTGTCGAACCTAAGAAGATAAATGAACCGATTGGTTTATTTGGGTCTTTAATTCCTAATCTATTTCTTCTAATTGATTTAACAATTTTATTTACCGCTTCATTTTGACCAACAACTTTACTATTAATAACTTCAGCAAGATTTGTTAAAGTTTTGGTTTCATCAGAGTTTATTTTAGATAAAGGTATCTTTGTCATATTAGATACTACTTCATATACTAAATCCTCAGTTACTTCTTTCTTTTTAATTTGTAATTCAGTTTCAAATTTCTTCTTTTCTGATTCTAACTTATCAAGAATCTTTCTTTCTTTATCTCTTAGTGATGCCGCCAATTCATAATTTTGTTGTTTAACCACATCAAGTTTTTCTTTCTTAACATCCAAAGCATCTTGTTTTAGTTTTTCAATAACTTCTGGCATTTTAATCTCAACCTGACTTCTTGCCCCAACCTCATCAATAATATCAAACGCTTTATCAGGAAATTCTCTATCCGTAATATATCTTTCCGCCATATCAACACATAATTTTAGAATCTCACTTGAATAGATTACGTTATGATAACTTTCATATTTTTCTTTAGCATTTTCTAATATCTGTAACGTCTCTTGTTTTGTCGCCGCGTCAACAATAACTTTTTGGAATCTTCTTTCTAAAGCACCATCTTTTTCAAAGTTTTTACGATACTCATCTAAGGTCGTAGCACCAATACATTGTATTTCTCCTCTCGCTAATGCGGGTTTAAATATGTTAGACGCATCAAGAGAACCTGAAGAATTACCCGCTCCAACGATTGTATGAATTTCATCAATAAAAACAATAATGTTAGGGTTAGATTGAAGTTCTTCAATTATAACTTTCATCCTTTCTTCAAATTGTCCTCGGTATTTTGTTCCCGCAACAACAGAAGTCATATCAAGTAATACAATCTTTTTATCCATTAAGTTTCTTGGACATTCCCCATTGAATATCTTTATAGCCAATCCTTCAACAATTGCGGTTTTACCACAACCAGGTTCACCAATAATAATAGGGTTATTTTTCTTTCTTCTTGAAAGAATTTGAGCAATCCTTGAGATTTCTCTATCTCTACCGATTACAGGGTCTAACTTACCTTCCTCGGCAAGTTTAATTAAATTTCTACTGAAGTTATCAAGAACCGGAGTATTTGATTGGTCTTCCGATTTATTCTTTTTTCCTCCACTGTCTGCTGATTCAATCATAGTTAGTTGTTTTTAAAAAATATATGAAATTTATTTTAATATTCAACTATTGATATAATGTCATAAATAAAAAACAATACTGACAATTTGTCACAAATATTTACAAAGAATATATTTTGGTACATATTTAGATATGGGTGAAAAAAATAAACAAAAAAATAAAAACAAAATGAAAAATTTTAATTACTTTAAAAATTTTGATGAATTAATGAGAGAACTTTTAAATGAGTCGATTAACTACGAATTCCCTTCTAAGTATTTTGCGGGTAAAACAAAAACTGAAAAAGGAACTGATGAAAATGGTGAATGGGTACAAACAACTTACGTATCTCCTGACGGAAGTTATTCTTACACTAACTTTGTTAGAGTTGGTAACTCCACTAAAAAAACAGAATCAAAAACAAATTCTAAAACAACTGAATTACAAAAACAATTAAGTAAAGCTGTAGAGGAACAAAACTACGAAGAGGCGGTTAAATTAAGAGATAAAATTAGAAAAATTGAAGGTCATAAAGAAAAAATTGATTCTTTAAGGTCTGAGTTAGATTTAGCGGTTAAAAACCAAGATTACGAAAAAGCAATCGAATTAAGAGATGAGATTAAAAAATTAGAAAAATAATCAAATAAACCCTCGACAAAAATCGGGGGTTTTTTATTTTTAATTAAAAAAAGTTATGGCAATATTAAAAGAAGAAATTAATGGAACAAAAATTATTAATGAAATTCAATCATCTAATATTAGAAAAACCGAATACGATACGGAAAATAAAACATTATTAGTTGAGTTTAATAATGGTATGAAATACGAGTATCAAGAAGTTCCTCATCAGTTATACACCCAATTCAGAATGTCAGAATCTCAGGGTAAATTCTTTAGCTCAAAAATTGCAAAAACATTTAAATACAAGAAAATATGATAAATCCTTATTTAAGAATATTTATTTAATTATGGATAATCTTAAAAGCATTTTATCAAGTTTTAAATTAAAAAATGAACTAAACTCTAAAGTTTGGGAAAAATCCAAAAAAGAAGGATATACATTAAACCCAAAAGTTAGAACTAACCTATTAGAAATATCTTACGATTTTATTGAGTCTTTAAAAGTTGATGTTGTTATCAGTGATATAATAATGACAGGTTCTTTGGCTAATTATAATTGGTCGAACTATTCAGATATTGATTTACATATTATTGCGGATTTCGGACAATTTTCAAAAAACGTGAGGTCTTTATACGAAGAATTATTTAGACTAAAAAAGACGGTTTACGGAGCGAAACACGATATTAAAATATTTGGTTATGACGTTGAATTGTACGTTGAGGACGAATCAATAGCTAGAGATGTTAAAGGAGCGGGAAGGTATTCAATTTTGCATAATGAATGGACCGTAAAACCACCTAAAGAATCGTTCAAAATAAGAGAAAAAGATATTAAAGAAAAGGCTAAAAAATGGATGAAAATAATTGATGGTGTTGAAGAAACTATTCAAGATGAGGATATTGAGTCAGCTAAAAAATTATTAAAAAAATATACTGAAAAAATTAGAAAATATAGAGAATGTGGATTAGAAAAAGGTGGGGAATATTCTGATGAAAATTTAGTATTTAAAATTTTAAGAAGAAACGGTTATTTAGACAGGTTAAAAGACATGAAAAATAAATTAATAGATAAAAAATTATCTATTAAAGAGTCGATAACTACAATTGGAGACGAATTTAAAGTTGATTTAGAAAACGGTCCCGCTAATCACGGAAAAAGGGCGTTTGGTAATTGGCAATCAGACAATGCTTGGGATGTTTTTGCTCCCGCCGGCACCGTAGTTAATTCATATACCGATGGAGTGGTATCTAAAGTCTACGACAATGGTAAAAGGTCTGGTAAAGTTTTTGGAACTCAGATTAATGTAAAAGGTGAAAATGGATATCCTGATATTTTTTACACACATCTTACTAATGTTAAACTATCTTCGGGAGATAAAGTTAATGTCGGGGATTATATTGGTGAAATTATACAATGGTGTGTGGATGAAAATTGTTCTAAAAAAATGGATGGAACTCATGTTCATATTGGTTTACCGAGAGGAAATCATTTAAAAGATTTAATCAATGATAAGGTATTTAAAGGTGGTGATGGTAAAAATATGAAATATGAAAAACACGATAGTTTTTTATCATCTTTATTTAGTTTATTTGGTCTTAGTGGTAAATCAAAAGATAAGAATTTTGAAAAAATTGTTGATGATGTGGGAGACTCTAAATTTTTAAAATCTATAATTGATATTATAGATTCTGATAAAATTTTAAAGAATATAAAAACTCCAAAATCAAAAATACCTTATGATAAAGATGTTGAGATTATTCAAACCGCACTACAATTTTTAGGATTTTCATTACCTAAATGGGGAGTAGACGGTTTATTTGGTCCTGAAACACAAAGAGCGGTAGAATCTTTTGAAGAAAAAAATTCATTAAAAGTGGATGGAGAATTAAATAGCAATGATTTAAAAGTTTTATTAAGTAATCTATCTGAAAAGGGATTTACTGATGAAAAACTAAGCGGTATTCAGAGAGATTCTGATTTCGTAGTTAATGGTCAAATCGATTTAAGTAAAGGAAAATTTAATGGAGAACAATTAAAAAATATAAATCTAATTATTAATGAGCTTAATAATAAAGGTATTACAAATCCATATACTCAAGCAGGTATTTTATCCGTTATAGGTAAAGAATCTAATTTTAATACATATAAAGAAATTGGGTATAGTAATACCTCAAATTCAAGAATACGAAATATTTTTGGTAGAAGAGTGTCTAAATATTCTGATTCTGAATTATCAAGATTAAAACAAAATGATGAAGATTTTTTTGATGCGATGTATGGGATGAATTCAGGTATGAAATTAGGTAACACAATGCCTGGTGACGGTTGGAGATATGTTGGTAGGGGTATGAATGGACTTACGGGTAGAGCAAATTATAGAAAATATGGTAATATGATAGGAGTTGATTTAGAATCTAACCCCGAAAAAGTAGAAGACCCTGAAATTGCTGCAAAGGTGGCGGTTGCGTTTTTTACAAAAAATAAACCACCTCAAAGTATTCCTAATTTTGAGAACAAACAAGACGCAGTTAACTACTTTGCGGATATTAATGCCGGGGGTCGTTCATCATTCTCAAGAGAGGCTGCCGATAAATACTCTACAAGTTTTGATGTTATTGCTTAACTAATTAAAACATTTTATGTATGTTGTATATTTATATAATAAAATAATTTTTTAAAAAAATAAAAAATGGGAAATTTAAAACCAATTGGAAGTGAAAAACTTCAAGGTATGGATAAAATTAATAGAATTCTTGAAATTGCAAGATATAAGGAAAATAAACCAAACCCTATTAATGAGGATAAATCTATTGAATATCGTAAAACTTTAAGTGATAATAACAATTATCAAATCGTTAAAGAAAAAAACGGATACGTTATCACTAAAGCAATTAATGAATCTGAGTTTGAATATATTGAACCTATGAAAAATAGAAAATATTATTCTTCGTATTCACAAGCAATGAAAAGATTAAATTTAATTGCTAAAGAAGTTAATACTAATGTAGGTTACGATAAAAATGTTTCTCTTTTTTACGAAAGTGATAATAATGAAACAAAATTTTACTTAAAAGTAAATGCTAATGAGCAAGCACCTCCTGCACCAGCACCTGCACCCGCTCCAGCACCTGCACCCGCTCCTGAACCTATGCCTGAACCATCACCTGAAGAAACTCCAACTGATGAATTACCTGAACCTGAAATGGATACAGATACTACTCCTGAAGATGATACAGATAAAGAAGAGGTTGTTACATTTAAAACAATACAAAAATTAACAGGTAAATTAGCACAAAAAATAAGAACGTTAGCTTCTGATGAAGAAAATCCTATGTCTTCAAAAGACATAAAATATGTTATAAATTCAATTTTATCCGCACTTGATTTAAATTCTTTAGAACCTGAAGATAAAGAGCAAATTATGGCAAAATTTGAAGGTGAGGAAGATATGGATAATGTTGGAGGTGATGAGGAATCATCAGTTCCTGATGAGGAAATGCCGGAACCTGAAGAAGTGTCTGCAGAAGCTCCACCAGCTCCTGAAGGAGAAATGAGTGAAGAATTTGATGAAGACTATACTATGAGAGGTGCTAGAAAAAGAAGAAAAAAAATTCATCCTGATTTAACTGATGAAGAATCTGATGCTATGTCAGAAATGGTAGAAAGTTTATTTTCTGAATCAAAAGTTGATAGTATTTTAAAAAGTTATTTCAAATACGATAAAAAAGAAAAAGAAGTTATTAAAGAACAAAAAGAAAACAAAAAAGAAATAAAAAATAAAATAAAAACTATTTCTGAAAATGTTGTTCAAGAAGTTGCAACTTTAAAATTTATCGAAAAAAATCCAAAAGCAAAATTAGTTGGTAAAACTTTAAATAAAACAATAGTATTTGAACAAAATAATAAAAGATATTTAATTACTCCAAAGGGACAAGTTAAGTGAATTATTTAATTTACATAAATGAATTAGGTCCTAACTATAAAGGAGATAATATATATGAATTTATTTTTTCTGATACGTTAGAAAATATTTGGGGAGACTCTTGGGAGTCAAAACCCGCCAATGATTATCCACAACCGCCTGAATTAAATTTTGTAAAAAAAGTTGGGATATTAAAAAATAATTTAGTATCTTTGTCTGTGATTCAAAAATCGGATTACTTCTCAATGATTGACGCTATGGATGACGTAATTGCATTAGGATGGGAAAACGAATCTGATAGTATAAATTTTGACATTGATAAAAGATTAGTTTTTAGGTTTGGAGAAACAGAAGAAACTGTTAAAAATAAACTATACGAAAGAGATTTAATTCTCGAATTTGAAAAAAACGTTGTATATGAAAACTAAACAAAAAATGTTAAAATTAATGGAGTATGGTTTAAAACCAAAAACTTTATCAGATTTGTCAGAGTCTCAAATTAATTCATTATATTTGCGATTAATGGAGACAAAGAAAGAAAATAAAGAAGAAACAAAAACTGAAGTTACTAATTTAACTTTTGACCCTGGAAACAATGGTGACCAACAAAAATTAGCTCAAAAAGGTATACACGTTGACCCCACAACTAAAAAAATTACAATGACAACATCGTCAACAGGTGCAATTACTGAAAAGGAGTTGGATGAGTCCTTTGAATCCAAAAAAAAACAAAAACATTTCTACTCAAAATGTGGAGATGGAAAAACAAAAGAACAAAAAAAATGGTGTAAAATGGCAAAAGAATTTTCAGACAAAACAAATTTTAAAAAGTTACCAGAAAAAAAGAAAGAAACTAAAGAAAGTAGTAACTATCAAAATATTGTAAAAAATACCGCGGCACAACTATATAAAAATAATCTTGGTAAAACACTTTCACCTCAATTTGAGAGTAAATTAGAGAAGCAAATAACAAAATTATTGGAGGACAACATGAATCCAAAAATGTCTAAAAGAGATTTTATAAAATTGATTTTTGAAATGGATTACCCGGGAACTAAAGAAAAAGAACCGGACACAAAACCTGTTACAGAACCAACACCTGATATTGATTATGACCCATTTAATGACCCAGACCCGGATGCCCCTGAAGCAAGAAGTCCTTTAGAGGCTCCACCAAAACCTGATACAAAACCAAAACCTGTTACAGAACCAACACCTGATATTGATTATGACCCATTTAATGACCCAGACCCGGATGCCCCTGAAGCAAGAGGAGGAGGATTTTCAATGTTTATGAAACAAGTAATGAATAAAGGAATGTTAAAATAATATACAAATGAGTTTAAATCACAGAATAGAAAAAATATTAAAAGTTAAAAACAATCTTGATAATAAATTAATCAATGAAGGTTTAACAAAAAAAGAAAAAAATCTTTTAGATAAAATTAATGTTCTTACGGAAGACGCGATGTCATTTGACCCTGAAAGTCTTGGCGGAGCAAGACCAAGTAGAACTTTACAATCAAAAATTGAAAGGGGTGAATTACCTCTTAGTAAATTTGGTTTAACTCAAGCTCAAGTAGATTTTTTTACTTCTGAAGCATTTAAAGATTCGGTTAATAGATTAGAAGAATTATTAGGTAGAAGTTCAGGTGTTAGTCGTAGTTTAACAATCGCGAATAGAAATCTTAAAACTGATGCAAGAACCGCGTTTAGTACTTTTATGGGTGTTGTTGGTGAGTTAATGGGAGAACTGATGTCTTTACAAATGGCAAACAAAGAAGAACTTGAACAGATTGCAACGGAATCTGTTGAGAAAGCTATGGGTATTGATAGAGAATTTTTTGATAAAAAATTAAAATTAGACGGTAAATTTACTACAGGTTTTTTATCCAAACTAAAAGGGATGAAAAACAAAATTGAAAAAATATCAGATGAGGAAATTGCAAATAAATTTGCTGATATTGACGCTGAAAAACAACAAAAAATCGAAGACTTAAAAAGAGATATTGAATCCGCCGGAGTTGAGGTTGATGAAGAAAAAGTTAAGCAGGCAGTAGAGTCAACATTTCAAATATCACCACAAACATTAGAAAAAGCAAAAAATGAATTTTCTGATGAAGTGTCGAGAAGAATGATTATCAATATGTTTAGAAGAGGTATGTCATTGTATTATGCAAACGCGTACGATATTTGTGAAGATAAGATAAGAGAATTACCTGATGGAGATAGAATTATAGAACTATCAAATGTTATCCAACCTATAATGTTACATATGTATTGGTTATTTGATGATATTGGAGGTGTCGGAGCAGGTGGAGGTGGTCACATTGGTCAAATTCAAGTTAAGCCACCACAATCTCAAGGTTCAGAAGAAGGAGGGTCGGATGAGGAAGAAGAGGATGAAGAACCTGAAACCCCTAAAAGACCTGAACCACCAAAACAACAATCTAAAAGTCAGTCAGGTCCTTTTATAATTCAAGCAAGAGCGGGAACATTACCTTTACTTGTTCATGAATTAGTTAAAGGTGTTATTATGTTCTTTACATCTGCCGGAGGTAAAGGAAGTCCTGAACAAAGACAATTAGCGAAAAAGGCATCTACGTCATTGGAAACCGAGGCTTATGATTTGGTATATAGTGAAAAATTTTATATTGAATTTTATAAAATTTACAATAAAGTTGTAACCGATGTTACAGAACAAAGAGAATTGACTCCGTTCTTATTAAAGTTCTTGTCTGAAGAAAATAAGGATGTTCTTTTTAGACTAACAAAATCATTATTTACTTTAGGGTTAGAAGAACCTGAATTTGCGGAAATGTATATTAAAGGTATTGTTGAGAAGTCAAGAAAACTTAGAAAGAAGATGGAACAAAATCCTTCTTATGTTAAGAAAAAACAATATGGGTCAAGTGAAGATTCTGATTCAGGTTGGGATTTTGATTTAGATATTTAATTAACTATTAATAATTTTATTAACCCTCATTTAAGAAATTAAATGGGGGTTTTTAGTATTTATATAAAAATGATTTATGAGTTTAAGTAAAGAACAGGTTCTAATGGAATATGTAAAGTGTCATAAGGATACTACATACGCATTAAGAACATATCTACAAACATACGATAATACGGTTTCAAAATACGTACCGTTAGAATTGTTTCCTGACCAAATTTCATTGTTAGAAGACTATGAGAATTACAATGAAAATATTGCATTGAAATATAGACAAGCTGGTGTAACAACAGTTACCGCGGCATGGGCGTCCAAAAAATTAGTATTGGCTCAAAAAACAAAACCTGAAAAAATTCTTATTATAGCAAACAAACTCGATACATCTCAAGAGATGGCTAATAAAATAAGGGCGTTTGTTGCTCAATGGCCTAAATGGACGGGTATTGATTTTGCCCCTGAAAAAAATTCACAAAAACATTATAAATTAACAAATGGTTGTGAGGTAAAGGCGGTTGCGACATCAAAGGACGCTTTACGTGGTTTTACACCAACAATTCTTATATTTGATGAGGCGGCGTTTATTGACGCGGATAGTGATTTTTGGGCGGCTTGTATGGCGTCACTATCAACAGGTGGTAAGGTTATTGTTATTTCAACTCCTAACGGATTTGACCCAATTTACTATGAAATTTATGACCAAGCATTAAGAAATTTAAACGATTTTAAAGTATCTGAAATGTTTTGGTTTAGAGACCCAAGATATACAAAAGATTTATATTTTGTTAAAACTGACGATATTGTTCATTACCTTTTAAATAAAAACGACCATAAGAATGTGGAGATAATTGATTGGTCGGATAAGTCATTTAACAATAGAAATTTTGAGGAAGCCAAAAAGATAATGCAAGATGGATTCAAACCTTGTTCAGATTGGTTTGAAAAAATGGTTAAAAAATTAAAGTACGACAAACGAAAAGTATCACAAGAGTTGGAGTGTAATTTCTTAGGTTCTGGTGATAATGTATTTGATTCTAAACTTTTACAAAAAATACATGAAACTTATGTCAGAGAACCTGAAAATAAAATGATGGGTAATTCTTTATGGATATGGAGAGAACCCGTTGTTGGTCACAAATATGTAATGGGGGTTGATGTTAGTAGAGGGGATAGCGAAGATTTTAGTTCATTTCAAATCATAGATTTTGATACAAGAGAACAAGTCGCAGAATACGTTGGTAAATTACCTCCCGACAATATGGCGGAGGTTTGTTATAAATGGGCAAATATGTACAACTGTTTTATTGTTGTCGATATTACAGGAGGTATGGGAGTTTCAACATCAAGAAAACTTCAAGAGATGGGTTATAAAAACCTATATATTGATGGTGTGGATATGATGAATAAATGGAAATATGTTGCAAATGCCGCAGATAAAATACCTGGAATAAACTTCAATAATAAAAGAGTTCAAATAATTGCTTCTTTTGAGGAGGCAATGAGACACGATTTTAAAATATATAGTAGTAGATTGTTTAACGAAATGAATACATTCATTTATGTTAACGGAAGACCAGACCATCAAAAAGGTCATCATGACGATTTAATTATGTCAATTGCTATGGCAACATATGTTGCGGAATCTTCTTTTAGTAGTTTAACAAAAGTAACAGAACAAACAAAGGCTATGTTAAATTCTTGGTCGGTTAGTAATACTGAAAGTGTGTCAAATCAATTATCATTTAACCCTGTAATTCCGGTATATAATGAAAGACAGTCAACATCAAATAACAGTTATACAAAAGAAGATTATATGAAATACGGTTGGCTATTTGGTCATCGTTAATATTTATACAAAAAATGGGTTTAATCAGGAGAAATAAATCAGGTAGGTTTATTGGTGGAAGTAAATTAAACGTTCCGGGGCAAGGGATATATACTGTTGTTAGACAACCTAACGATAAAGAATCGATTAAGTCGCAGATAGAAAGAATCCCTAGACCAAGTCAAACTCCAACTCCAACAATAACACCAACAATACCTCCAACTCCAACAATAACACCAACAATACCTCCGACTCCAACACCAACACCAACTCCGAGTTTTACTCCGACACCAACACCAACACCAATAGAAATTTGTTATCTATCAACAGAATTTTTAGATTCAATAATAACTGAAAATGGTGATAATTTAATTGTAGATTGTCCCGAACCAACACCAGAAATTATTGACGCATTATTAATTGACGGTGAAACTTATTTATCACCAGGTGAAGACGAATATTTATTGTTTGTTGACCCATAATATAATATTTATAAAGTAAAAAAATGCCAAATTTAACAGGTAAAACAATAGGACAATTAATAACACTAACGGGTATTACAATAGATACACTATTTGCCGTAGAATATAGTGGTATAACATATAATATACCATTCTCAACCATAACTCAAACATTTGAGACTGGTTACCTTCCATTGAGTGGGGGTACTGTAACAGGGGTAACCGTATTTAATTCTGGGGTAACAATAAATCCAGATTTAGATGTTACAGGAAAAACAAAAACAAATACTTTGCAAGTGATGTCTGGGGCCAGTCCAGGATATGTACTAACTTCAGATGGTAATGGAAACGCGACTTGGCAACCCACCGTAACAGGAGGAACCGTATATCAACCAGTGACATTTAATAGTGGGGTAACATCAACAGAAGTTATAACACCACAAATTAAGACTGATAATGATATTAAATTTAGTTCCACAGTCCCAAATAAAAGGGCAAAATTCTCATCAGACGAAAAAACATTTGTTGATTTAACAAGTGGTGAATGGTCAGTTGGTGTTACCACCCCAACTGCAAAAATGCACATTGCGGGAACAACTAACGATTCTTCACAATACGCAGTAAAGGTTGAAGATAGTAGTGGAACGACTAATTTTTCCATTAGAAATGACGGATTAGTTACTATGGCGTTGGCTAAAACCAGTTTTATCGAATCTAATTCACCATTACTTATTAATAATGGTGACCAAGGTAATGTATATTTTGGTTCATTAAGCGCAATAACTGTGGATGTTGATAACATTAGAATAGGTGTTGGAACTTTAACCCCAACTGAATCACTTGACGTTACAGGAAATACCAAAATAGGTGGAACACTTAATATTGGAACTATTGGCGGAGGAAGTCCAATCATTAATTTAGGTTTAGATAACAGTGGAAATGTCGTTACAGGAACAACAGGTTCAATTACTTATAGTGGTGTAGGATTTTCTTTTAGACAACAATTAACAAGTGTAAATCCGTCTCAATTATCGACTTATTATACTACTGTCGTTAGTTCGAGTAGTCTTTTTTCAAGTCCAACATTAAACAAATATAATATACCTTTTAACTGTACATTAATTGGTTGTACAATCACAACGTACGCTCTTGGTAGCGGAGGTTCGAATGAACTTTCCACCGTTTATTTTAGAATAAACAATAACACAGATGTTTTATTATCAAATAATGTTTCATTTAGTGGAACTGCACCATTAATGCAATCGGTAATAAATTCAAGTCTTTCACAATCATTAAATGTGAATGACGAAGTTCAGATAAAATGGGAAACCCCTAATTGGATGTCAATACCAACATCTTGTGGAATTTTTGTTGACTTACATTTTATAAAAAATTAAAAATATGAGAATAGAATACGAATACGGTTTATTAAAACCAGACGGAACACCAAGAGAAGGTTGTAATAAAATTACATACAACGATGAGGGTGAAATGATTATGAAAGAATATTTACCAGATGGTCCACCAAAAGGATTAGCATTAGACGCAATTTTAAAAGCAACTCCGGAAGAATTAGAAGAGATAAAACGAATTCTTGGTATTATATAATTAAATCAATAATTACTTCAGTTTTTAAACTATTTAATTATAAAGATTTAAAGTTAAAATTATTACTATGGAAAATAATAAGAACGAAAAGAATTTAACGGTTTGGCAAAGACTACAAAGGGCTATGGGTCCTAACGCTTTGTTAAATCAGGATTATCCCACATATAAGTTTGATAAGGAACAATTACTTAAAACAAACTCCAAACAAGAATACGAGAAAGAAAAATTACAAGCTCAACAAACATTTTACTTAGCAAATCAATGGGCGAAAATTGAAAGTAATCTTTATACTCAAGCAGTTTATTACGAACCAACAAGATTGGCGTCATTTTACGATTACGAAAGTATGGAGTATACTCCTGAGATTTCAACTGCTTTAGACATATACGCTGAAGAATCCACAACTGTTAATCAAAATGGTTATATGTTACAAATTTATTCAGAATCAAAACGTATTAAATCAATCTTGGCTGACCTATTCAACAATGTGTTAGATATCAATATTAATCTACCAATGTGGACAAGAAACGCTTGTAAGTATGGTGATAATTTTGTTTATCTTAAATTAGATTCTGAAAAAGGAATTGTTGGTTGTATGCAATTACCAAACATAGAAATTGAACGTTTGGAGAGAGGTATGCCAGCGAAAACATCCAGACTTGAAGAACCTGAAGAAAACAAAGGTTTAAGATTTAAATGGAAAACCAAGGATATGGAATTTAATTCTTGGGAAATTGCTCATTTTAGATTATTAGGTGATGATAGAAAATTACCATACGGAACCTCAATGTTAGAAAAGGCAAGACGTATTTGGAAACAATTATTATTATCTGAAGACGCGATGTTAATATACAGAACCGCAAGAGCCCCTGAAAGACGTGTATTTAAAGTATTTGTAGGTAATATGGATGATAAAGATGTTGAGGCGTATGTACAACGTGTTGCTAACAAATTTAAAAGAGACCAAGTTGTGGATTCAAAGACAGGAAATGTTGATATGAGATTTAATCAAATGGCGGTTGACCAAGATTATTTTATCCCTGTTAGAGACCCGGCACAAGCATCACCAATTGAAACTTTACCAGGTGGTCAGAACATGGGAGAAATTGCGGATATTGAATACATCCAAAAGAAATTATTAACGGCTCTCCGAGTTCCAAAAGCTTTCTTAGGTTTTGAAGAACCAGTTGGTGGCGGAAAAGATTTATCATTATTAGATATTCGTTTTGCAAGAACAATTAATAAGATTCAAAAATCAATGATTGGAGAATTAAATAAGATTGCAATTATTCATTTATTTTTATTAGGTTTTGAAGATGAGTTAAATAATTTTACACTAACATTAACAAATCCTTCTTCTCAAGCCGATTTATTAAAAATTGATGTTTGGAAAGAAAAATTATTAGCTTATAAAGACTCCGTAACCGCAATTGAAGGTATTGCTCCGACATCTGTATCTTGGGCTAAAAAACATATACTTGGATTCTCTGATGATGAAATTAAACTTGACTTACAACAACAAAGAATTGAGAAGGCCGTTGGTGCTGAATTAACAGGAACTGCGACAATCATTACTCATACAGGTATATTTGATAATGTAGATAAATTATATAAAGTTGTTACAGGTTCAACAGCATCTGCAGCAACTCCACCACCACCTCCTGGCGGAGGAGAACCTGGTGGAATGGGAGGTGAAGAAATGGGTGGAGGAGCTCCACCACCTCCACCGGCACCTGAAGCGGCGGTAACACCTGAGTCATTTAAAAAAGATAATTTAAATATTCTATTAGAATCTGAAGGTCTAATTAATGAAGATTCTTACATAGATTTATCAAAGGCGAGAAATTCATTAGGAGAAATAGAAAAACAATTAAGAAATATTCTAAAAGATTAATATTTATATAAAAAATATAAAAATGAAATTTGGTATTATAAAATCAAAAATAGAAAAAGTATTATTAGAATCTTACTCTAATAACACATTTAAAGACGAAATTAAAAACTTTAATTATTTAGTTTTAGCAAATAAAAATTTAAGTAAACTATATTACTTGTATGATGAATTAAACTCCAACAAAGGATTAAATGAATCTGTTGCGAAAGACTATATTAACGAGTCAATTAAAATTTACGAAAATACCTTAAATAAAATAACTGAATCAGATTTAAAAAAATTAAATATTTGGTTATCTGATGTTAAATGTAACAACATTTATGAACACGTTGATAACGTTTTTAATTTAGATGTGTTAAACATAGAATCAAATATCAAAGCAAAAAAAGTTGTTACTGAGTCATTAAAAAGAACTCCTATTAAAAAACAAGAACCTGTTAATATTCCTATTAGTGCAATGGTTAAGGTCGCAAACAAAACAATCTCAAACTACGTAGAGAATTTAAATGAGTCTGAAAAACAAGAATTAACAAGACTTCTTAAAGAAGACGACAAAGATTTAAAGTTAAAATTTCAATTAGTTAAAGAAAGTCTTTTGACAAAATTAGAGAATATGAAATCATCTGAATCGGACGTAACAATTCATTCAAGAATAGATGAAACATTAACAAAAGTTTCTTCAGAAAAATACGACAAGTTAACTTACTTTAAGTTAAAGAATTTAAACGAAAATCTTTAATTTGATTTAAACTTTTTTTGAACGTAAATTGCCTTCTTTAGAGAGTCCCTGTCCTTTACGGATTTTTTGGTGTACTCTTTTCTCTCAATCAATTCAGATTGTTGTCTTGTCTTAATAATCTTACTTTTGTAAATCTTCAGAGCTTTTTCAAGCGACATATTTTTATCTAATTTTACAATAATCATATTATACAAATATCGCCAATATAACAATTTTTTTGACAATGATATCATTTATACTTAATTTTTTTAAAAATAAACTTTTAAACAAATGAAAATTAATGAAAAAAGGAAAAACCTGTAAAATTCAGGGATTCAAAAAAATGAAATCGGTATATGGAACTGTAGATTCTGTCGATTTCAAATCTGTATATTTGAATATACAAACTTGGGTATTACCCATAAAACATTCTCTAAATTGGTCAAGGGTTGTTTTAAATATGAGTAGAGAAATAAAACATTTAATATTTGAATTATTAGATAAGGATATGTTAAAAGATAATTTTATAGTTGATTTAGATTTAAGAGCAAGCGGAATTGTCGTATCAAAAAAATCATTTTTAAATCTTGAGATAAATTTTTACTTAAAAGAAGAAATGAATTTTAAATCTGAGAAATTAAAATCATATATGAAAAAGATTTCAAAAGAAATTTCAACCCATATTTTTAACAAAAGTGAATATTTTACATTTAGTTTAAAGAAACAACCAAAAGAAAAAGTTGCACAAACTGATAATCTTTAATATTTATATTAAAAAAATATTATGGAATTAAAGATTTTAAAACCCGGACAATCAGGTAAGGGAATCCTTATCGAAGAAGATGCGGGCTATATTTCCCCAACGGATAGTAGAAATATGGACATTATTAAAGAGTCCAAAAATATGTTAGACCACTCAAAACCATTTGAGTTTTATGCCGTATTACAGAAATACAATACACCAAATAGAAACGGTAGAGTTTACCCTGAAAATATCTTAAAAAGAGAGTCTCAGAATTATAAAAAAATGATTGAGAAGGGAACTTCTCTTTCTGAATTAAATCACCCTGAATCATCTTTAATTGATTTGGATAGAGTATCTCACATTATTACAGATATTTGGTGGGACGGACCTATTCTAATGGGTAAACTTAAATTATTAACTTCACCAGGTTTTCATGAAAGAGGAATTGTATCAACAAAAGGAGATATGGCGGCAAACTATTTAAGACAGGGAGTGACTTTAGGTATATCATCAAGAGGAGTTGGCTCACTTAAAAAAGTTGGTGAACAAAATGAAGTTCAAGATGATTTTGAATTAATTTGTTTTGACTTAGTGTCTTCTCCATCTACACCTGGTGCGTATCTATTCTTAAATCCTGACGAAAGAACCAAATTTGAAGAGAACATTGAAGAAGAAAAAAAGATGAGAGATACAAATTCTTTGGGAGTTAACGATAAAAGTATTGACTTAATGAAAAAATTAAACGATTATTTGGGATATTAATATCAAATAATTATGAGTGAAATGGATGAAAAGTATTTTGTAGCGAAAATAACCATCGATATGGTTGACGCTGAATCAGGAAAAGTTAAAAAACAAAAAGAAGAAAAATTGGTTAGAGGGTATTCTCCAACCGATGTTGAGGCGAAAGTAACAAAGATTTTTGAGGCTTATACGCAAGATTGGAGAATCACAGCAATTGTTGAAAGCAAAATTGATGAAGTGATAGAATAAATCAAATTTCAATGATTTTAAAAGGAGGGAAATAAAATCCCTCCTTTTTTGTTTTCAGCATATTTATATTAATATGAAATATTTTCTATCTGAAAAACAACTTAAAGTAATAGAAGAATCTTGGAAAAAAAAGGAAGAAGACCCTATTGCAACACATATTAGAAAATGTCTTAAAGATGTATACAAACCTTTAGGATTTTGGGGGTCAATTCAAAATCCTGATAATAACTGTGAAACTGGTGAAGGGGTTATTAGAGCATATCCTCATCTAGCCGGAGAAGACGAATGGTCAATATTAAATAGATTTGACACAAACACAAAAGTCAGAGACAGAATAAAACAAATTTTTTTAGAAAAAAATCCTGGACAGGAATTAACATCAAGTAGTTTAATAGATTTTATTGAAAATAATAAAAAAGAACTATTTAATGGTGATTACACCGATGAATTAGTTGCGCTTAATAAGTCAACAATTGAATCGGGTAATAGAAATGAAAAATTTGCAATCGATGTGCTAAAAAAATATTTTGGTGATACGGGAATTATAAAAAGATTTTGTTCAGGTGATGTGAGAGACACGTTAAAAGGGATGGACTTATCAGTTGAGGTTGGGAGTGGTTCATTTCACGTACAGGTAAAACCTTTTGAAGAGGTTAAGAGTTATGTCGATGAAGAAAATGCCGACACTTATTTCCAATTAAAAACATATTATAATCCGTCAAAATATTCCGAAAAGAATGTTGATATTATATTTTTTGTAAATTTTGATTCTCAAAAATATATTCTATTTGCAAATAATAAAAAATATATAGTCGCAAAATCAACAAACTCTGTCGCTTTTTATGAACCGTATTTATTAACCAATATAGAATTTAACACCCAATACAAAAAAAGAAAACAATCTAAAAATAAACAAACCAAAAAAGATTATGTTAAAGATTTATTTAAAGTTAACATAAGAAAACTTAAAGATTTGGAGTTTAAAAAAGAAGCGTTAGAGAAACTTATTCAGAAAGAAAAAAAGAAATTAGAATCAATAGGTCAAGGAAAATTAGACCTTTAATTAAAATATTTATATTCATCAAGTGTTAAAATAAAAACTTTTTAACATTTGGATATATTTATATACAAATAAAACCAAACAAAAAAAATGGCAAAAGAAAAATCAATCGTAGAAGAGGCAATCATTCAGATGAAAAATCTTGAAGAGGCTGTTGCCGAAAACGCAAAAGGAATACTTGCGTCAACAATGAAGCAAGAAATCAAAGAATTGGTAAAAGAATCTCTATCTGAAGAAGAAGAAGAGGTTGAAGATGAAACCGAAGTTGAATCGGGTTCTGACGACTCAATGAACATGGACATGGGTATGGACATGGGAGACACCGAAAATGAAGTTGGTGATGAGGAAGAAGAGGAAGATGAAAACGAGGAAGAAGATGAAGAAGAAGCAATTGACTTAACTGACGAATCAGATGATGAAGTTATTCGTGTATTTAAATTATTGGGACCTGATGATAACATCGTTGTAAAGAAAGATGAGGCGGGTAACATTAACATTAAAGATGGGGATAAAGAATATATGATTGTTGGCGAAAGCGTTGAGGAAATGGACGAAGAAATGGACGAATCTTACGAAGAAGAGGAACTTGATGAAGAAATGGATTTTATGGATGATGAATTTTCAACAGAAGACCGAGAAGAATTTACAGATGAACTTGGAAGTATTTTCAAAGATGAAATGGATGAAAATATTTACGAATTAGAAATGGATAACATTGCTGATGATGAGTTTTCTGGAGATGCTGAGGTTGGAGGAGAAGATGAAACTATCGTTTACGAAATCGAATTCAATGAATCTGATGAATTAGAAGAAGAAGAAGAAGAAGAAGAAGAAGAAGAATTCTTCGAGGAAGATGAAAGTCTAATGGAGTCCAAAAAAATGAAAATAAAAGCAAAAGGTGTTGGAATGGGTTCACCAAAATTCAAATACAATTCTAAACCAAATATGTCAGGAGGTTTCAAAGAAAAAATGAAACAAGGTCCTAAATCAGTTGGTACAGGAAAAGCGAAATTTGAATACAAAGAAGGTGAAAACATGGACGGCAAAATGAAACCTGTTAAAAAGGGAGCGAAAAAAATGGAAACAAAAGAAGCGTCTCGTACTTTAGGAAATGGTTCTAACTTTAGAAAAGGAGGTCTTCCAAAAAGAAGAGCTCACTCAAGTGCTAATACAGCAATCAAAGAAAACTTTGATTTTAAAGAAGTTGAATTACTTAGAGAAAAGAACGAAGAATACAGAAAAGCTCTTAATGTTTTCAGAAATAAACTTAACGAGGTTGCAGTTTTCAATTCAAACTTGGCTTACGCTACAAGATTGTTCACAGAACATTCTACGTCAAAACAGGAGAAGATTAATATTTTAAGGAGATTTGATAGTGTTGAAACTATTAAAGAATCTAAGAATTTATATCAAACCATTAAAGATGAGTTATCAGTAACAACATCTAAAGGTAAATCTAATGTTAATGAGTCAGTTGAGAGAGTTATTGAAAAATCACAATCTACAGGTTCTGCTAGTAATTTAATCGAATCAAAAACATATGAGAATCCTCAGTTTTTGAGAATGAAAGATTTAATGGCAAAAATAAAATAAATTAAAAACAAAAAAACACTGTAATGGCAGCAAGCCCAATTCAAAACATAAAATATTACAAACAAGTTAAAGTTGTTTATACAAAAGATGTGCCGAATCAAACTATTGCACCGGTATTTAAAGAAATCGAAAATTTAACAGGAGAATTAGGTTTTCCAACGCTTCAAAAATGGTCATCAATGTTACCTGTTATTGATTATAAAAATAATAAATATTATACTCTAAAAATTTTTGGTGAATTAATAGAAGGTAATTCTTCATTTTTTATTTCTAACAGTGATGTAGACTCAATTATATCTTCTGGTGCTTTTGATATAAATCTTGGAATAACTTATACTAAAAACGAAAATGGTTTAGTGGTTGAATCCGCTCAAGGTTTAGATGGATATGTTAATAGACTTTATATTGAAAGTGCAAAAGAAGTAATTTATGATACACCTACAGGTAATCAACTTTTTAACTTGATTAAAATGAATGATGGTTCAGAAATAATCACTAAATACAATTTACCATAATAAACTAAAAAAAACACAAAAAAAAATGACAGAAAAAGTTGCAGATTTTGCAGGTGTTAAACCTCAACCGTCTGGTTACTTTGTAAGTATTAATAATATTTACAAACAAAATGGTGTAGTGAGTTTAAAGAGTGGTTTTGGTGATAGACTAGTATTAGATAGGAGTCTTAATTTACCATTACAAATTAGTACTAATTTGGTAAGTAGAGTTGTTGATTTAGACGGTAAAACAAATTTAAAAGGAGCGTTTCAAGTTATTCTTAATACTTCTGTAAATAAAATGACAAGTTTCTTTGTTGATACCGAAACTGGTAATAATATTATTAATAATATATCTAATAATATTAATTTTAAAGAATTATTTACTACAGAGGTTAGAAATGGAGTAACTTTTGCAAAGTTAATACCAAATACTAATCCGGTAACAATAAATTTAGCTGTAGTAAACAACATTCAAACATTTAAGTATTTATATGGAGAAGGGCAAAGTGTATTTAATTTATACACATTAAACGATGGAACTACGTTTTTAGTTCCGAATAAATAAAAAAATAAATAAAAAATAAAAAAAAAACAAAAAATGGGAGCATTATTAGAATCAGGTCTTGTTGGTAACATTGGTTTAAAACATTTAAAAGTTATCAAAGAAGACACAATCACAAAATGGGATAAATTAGGATTCCTAGAAGGCCTTAAAGGTCACCTAAAAGAGAACGTGGCGCAGTTATATGAAAACCAAGCGTCATTTTTGATAAACGAAGCAACTTCAGAAGGTTCTAACGGAGCATTTGAAACAGTTGTATTCCCTATCGTTAGACGTGTATTCTCTAAATTATTAGCGAATGACATCGTATCTGTACAAGCTATGAACTTACCTATCGGTAAATTGTTCTACTTCGTACCTAAGATTCAAGGTTATAATAATGGTAATTATGGGGCGGTAGGTCCTTTAGCGGGAGAATCAGGAGCACATTACGCACCAGTAGGTTCACCAAATAGACCAGCAACAGACGGAGCAGCATTAGCAGGGGGTTACGACCCAAATCCGGCTTATTCACCTGGTTCTTACAACCCAACTTACAAGAAAAATCTTTATGATTTATTCTATGAAGGAAATGAGGCGGCTTTAGACCCTCCAGGTTTATTTGACTACTCTAAAGGTAGATGGTCAGCTATGACTATTAACGGTCCGATTGTTGTTTGGGAAAACAGTGATTTAGTTACTTTAGCAGATTCTTCTGTTGATTTAAAAGACCAAAATGTTAGAAAATTAATCGTTAAATTATGTGGTTTCAATAGTGCGGCAGGTGCTGGTAAATTAATTGGACCTGATGGTAACGAAATGGATACAGAAACTTTCTTATCTGATTTGAAAATTTTCTATAACGGTTCACTTGACGCTTTCGCAACAGGAGGTTGTATTACTAATTTAACTAGTGAAGGAAGCGCTCCAAAACCATTATTATTCCGTGTTGTAACACAACAATATGGTAAAGGTATCGTTGATTACGGTAGTACTTATCAAACTACTTGGCCAGTTGACGGTAACGGAGGTTCATTTAATAATATCTGTAATGCAAATGGTTGTATTTTATTAGAAGTTGACCTTTCTTGTCCCGCTTGTGCTGATTGTGATTCTACATCTTTAGATGGTTACACAGGTATTACAGTTGTTGACCAAGATTTATTAACAGGTTCTACTTTCACGGCTGTTTACAGACGTTATGAAGAACTTGAGTTTGAAGACAAAATCGGTGAGGTTTCTTTTGAACTTGATTCTGTTACAGTTTCTGTGACTGAAAGAAAGTTAAGAGCACAATGGTCACCAGAACTTGCTCAAGACGTTGCAGCATTCCATAACATTGATGCTGAGGCTGAATTAACGGCTTTATTGTCTGAACAAGTTGCGGCTGAAATTGACCGTGAAATCTTACGTGACTTACGTAAAGGTGCGGCTTGGAACTTACGTTGGGATTATAACGGATGGAGAAGAATTAAACAAACTACATCTTACACTCAAAAAGATTGGAATCAAACATTGATTACAACTATCAACCAATTATCTGCTCAAATTCACAAGTCAACTCTTCGTGGTGGAGCTAACTGGATTGTTGTATCAAGTGAGGTTTCTGCAATCTTCGATGACTTAGAATACTTCCACGTATCTAACGCTTCACCAGAGCAAGACCAATACAACATGGGTATCGAAAGAGTAGGTACTTTAGCAGGTCGTTACCAAGTATACCGTGACCCTTATTTCCCACCAAATCAAATTTTGATTGGACATAAAGGTACATCGTTACTTGATACAGGTTACATCTACGCACCGTACGTACCTCTACAATTAACACCTACAATGTACAATCCATTCAACTTTACGCCTATCAAAGGTATTATGACCAGATACGCGAAAAAAATGGTAAATAACAGGTTCTACGCAAGAATTACCGTTGACGGAGTTCGTACATTCGATTTAAGAGAATTGAGATAATCAAATCTTAAATAAAACCTAAAAAAGGTCAGAGAAATCTGACCTTTTTTTATTATTTAAATAAAACAATTGATTTTTTGTTCTTATACTCTATATTTATATTATATGAAAAAATATATTCCCACTGAAGAAGAATTGTCAAATATACTTAAAATGTATAATGAAGAATTAATAGGTTCTCAGACTATATCTCAAAAAACGGGCATATGTATACAAGTTATAATAAGAATATTAAAAGAAAACGGTGTTAAAATTGGTTCTTCAGGTAGAAGATTTATTGGTGGTCGTAAAGTCGCAATGCAAAAATACGAATCTAAACCTGAAACCAAAGAAAGAAAAAGAAAAAATTATGACAAGTGGTATGAACAAAATAAAGAACATAGAAAAGATTATCTAAAAGAATATCGAGAAAAAAACATAGACAAAATTCGTGAGGTTAAACGTAACTATGAAAGAACTCGTAAAGCAAACGACCCCCTCTATAAACTAATCTCTAATTTTAGGACTGCAATATACCAAGTTTTAAAAGAAAATAATGTAGATAAAAACGGACATTATTTTGATATATTAAAATATACTCCTGAAGAACTTATATCTCACTTAGAAAATCAATTTAAAGACGGTATGACGTGGGATAATTATGGGGAATGGCATGTTGACCATTTAAGACCTATTTCGGTCTTTAATATAAAGGAAATCGGTGATTCTGAATTTATGAAATGTTGGTCACTTTCTAATCTCCAACCAATGTGGGGAGAAGAAAATATTAGAAAATCAAATAAGATTATTATATGAGATAACACTTATGCTAATGTTGTAAGAATATAAAGTTTCTTTAGGGGTAATAATCATTTTATAAAGGTCGTATAGGTCATCTTTCATTTTCTTCTCATTCATTTTAATATCTGAACAATGATTAAAAGACCACAAACTAAAAAATATTGAGTCGTCATTTAACATATTATCATAACAATCTATATCAACATGCTCCTCGATAAAATCAATATCTAAAACAATTAATACATCTGATTGTAATTCTCTAAGTATTTCTCTAACTCTTACAATCTCAACTCTTTTAATAAAAGGATATTCTTTTTTTAGGATTAAATTGGTAACATTTTCAAATTTTTCTTTGTCGGTTTTCATTGTATTTAATAAATATCAAGATATTTATATATAAAATAATTTAAATGAAAAACTTATTTATAATAACGGAAGATGAAAAGAAAAGAATTTTGGGTCTTCATGAGGATGCAACAAAAAGACAGTATTTAAGCGAACAATATAATCCTAATACGGAAGTTTTAGTTGTTGGAACAGGTGACCAACCATCGGTTGTTTTTAATAAACAAACTAAAAAGGCGGTAAGATTTGGTAACCCTACTAGTGATACAAAAGTCAGATTAAGTAATGATAAAAATAGACAAGAAGGTGAGACTTACGCAAAAGACCCATCAATTATAAGTCAATATAAGTTTGCAGTAACAAATAAGAAAATACCAACTGACGCCCAAATAGCAACTCTTACAAAAACAATTACAAATACGGGTCTGACAAATCCAGTTCAAAAAAGAACCTTCCCAACGTCAATTGAACAATTAACTCAAAAAGGATATTATTTAAGAAAAGGAGATAAAGGACCTTTAGTTAAAACAATCCAAACTAAATTATTAGATGCTGGTGAAGATGTTAGTTTAACATCGGTATTTGATGATATGACAAAAAAAGCGGTAATGAGTTTCCAAACTAAAAATAATCTTATTAGTCCAAGAACAAAACAACCTGATGGTATTGTTGGTCCTAACACTTGGGGAATATTATCTAAAGTAGTTAGACAGGATTCTCCTGTTAAAGATACAGAACCTTTAAAGTTAATATCACCTAGTAATGTTCCTGCCGATTATGGGAAAACAAATCAAGGAGTTTCAAATCCTAATCAAACATCCGAAGAATATGTTGAAGGGGGTAAGTATAAATATGTTTTTATAGATAAAAATAAAAATTCCGAAGTTACAATTCCAAATGTATTTGTAGACAGGGGAACTATTCCTCAAACGAGGAACGAATATCCTTCTTCAGGGGTTATTACCGTAGTAAGGATAAAAGAAGGAGGGGTTTTATACTCATTGTTTCCAAGTTACCATGGTGGAAATGGTTATTATTTAGACTTAGAACCCGATAAAAATACACCAAATATTTTTAATAATGAACATTTATATGACTCTGATTTAAAAGTTAAATTAATCCCAAAATCTAAACCAATTAGAAGTACTGGTAGAGGCTCAGGATTGGCTAGTATGGAATTTGACCAATTTAATCAACCTTAAACAATTTCTTCTTTGGTATATGTCCTAATTGATTTTGATATTACTTCGGATTCTCCAAGACTAAAGACTCCCTGATGATAAGCATATTTAACCGCCTGTATTAACATATATGAGGCGGTTTTTTTATCCATCGTTGATAGTATAGTATCAAGATGATTTTCATCGTATAAAGGTATCGTATTAAATAATTTTCCAAATAGTTTTTGCTCTTCCATTTTGATATTGTTTGATATTTATATATAAGAATTTTTATTATGAAAGACAATAGAATTGATAAAATAAATGAGGTAACATACACATTTCATTCAAGAGGTTCTTATAATCCCCCATTAAGACCTGGATTAAGAAAATGGTTAGATAATAGTAATGACCCTTTTTTTAAACCCGTATCTAACTATATTAACGCCGAAAATAACTATGATTCTTTAGACGGAAAGATGAGTAAGAATAATAAAAATATTAAAAAAAAAGAATCTACATCTAAAAAAATTAGAAATAAAGATTTTAATAACGAAGTAAATAATAAATTTGTGAATACACCTTATAAAAAGGTCGTTCAAAAAGTTAAAAAAAATAAAGACGTTATTGATTTATCGGAATCAAATACAAGTGTAAGCGCTGGACTTTATAATGGACCTATTGAATTGGGTTTAAAAAAATGGAAAAATGAAACCGCTCCATTTAGTAATGACGTTTCTCATAACCATAATAAAAAGGCTAAAAAATCAAAAATGAAAGATAATGTATTAAGAACTGTCGGAGTGTGGGAAAAAGGAAAAGACGGTTCATATCATATACCAACACACGATGCTGGTGGTAAAAAACAAAAGAAAAAAACAGAATCGTTAGAAGAATGGTTAGATAGAAATAAAAATGTTTTATATGAGGATTTGGCAGTTTGGTTTGGAACAAAAAAGAAACCTAAAGGTAGTAAACAACCAAAAGGTCCTTGGGTAAATATATGTCGTAAAGATGAAAATGGTAAACATCCCCCTTGCGGAAGACCTGAGGCGAGTGATAAGGCATATCCTAAATGTAGAGCGGCAGGTGTTGCGGGTAAAATGTCTGACTCTGAGAAACGTTCTGCTTGCCAACAAAAAAGAAGGGCTGAAAAATCCAACCCTAAATCAGGTACGGGAAACAAACCTAAACTTGTTTCCTATAAACCAAGAAATGAGAACACAATTAAAATAACCGAGGCTCAATTAGAAAGATTAATTAAATATCTTATTTAAGAGTATCATTAATTATCGGTTCTTCCTCTATTTTAACCTCTTTTTTCTTTTTAATTTCTTTAATTACTTTAACGGTGTCGTAAACAATTACTTTTTGTTTTACCTTAACTGTATCGTAATATGTTTTAACTTCAGTAGAATTTTCTTTTTTTGGGGTTATTAACGTTAATGTAATCATCATTAATACTAATGCGATTGGTAACATAACCACTGTAAATCCCATCCAAAATACGCCTTTAAACTTTGTCATTTGTGATATTTTTATAAATGTTAGATAATGAATGTTTTACGTTTGACCTAATCTCGTTTTCCATAACTTGTCTTCTAATCTCAACCTCGTTATCGAATGTTTTGAGTAACCTATCATAAGCCTTATATGTAAGGTCAATATTGTAACTGTAATGATGATTTACGATAGTAATCTTTCCGTTATCCATAATAACAAAGATTTGATTATCTTCACTCTTAATGTAACGTTTCCCTGAAATTGGGGAGATTAATAATTTTGATTTCTCTTTATGAATAAGGTTTTTACAAATTGCCAAACACTCATACTCGAATTCTGAATGTTTTGGTTCGTTGGATTGATTACTCGCCCGTAATATTTTTAAACCAACTTTTTGAAAAAACCTAATTGTTTTGTGTTTTAGGTTGTTTGTATTCATACCACAAAGATAAGAACTTTTTTTTAATTGGCCAAAAAAAAATCCCACTTTTGTGGGATTCTTTATTTAACAATAAGGTGGGGAACATCGTTTTTTTCCGTCAGTTCCTGGTTGTTTTCCTTTACATACTTGGACTGCGTAACCATTTGCGTATGCTGAAGGGTAAACTTTAAATTTAGATTTTGCTGCCGACTTACCTCTTGCACATAGTTTTGTTCCTGTTTTTTTACGACCTTCCATCATAACTTCATCATCGGACCACATATCTCCTGAGTTTTTAGTTTCATTAATCATAAAGTCATACACTTGACTCATATTTTCTTTAGAAACTGTTATATGGTCATCCGCCCAATCATGTCCGTTATTTAAAATATCCTCAACCATTTTTGGGTCTAAACTTAATAACTCTTCACATTGTCTTTTAATTTGCTCTAAATTAGAAAAGAACATATAATTAGTTATACCATCATAGGTCTTTGATGTTTCATTAACTAGTTTACCAACTAATCTCTGTAATTGCTTTTCTGTGATATTAATCTTTTTCATTTACAGTTTCTTTATCAATTAAATTAAGGTCTAATAAACGTTTTGTTAATGTCTTTCTACCAATCTTTCTTAGGTATCTAATAACAATTGGAGGTATGTCATCTTGGTATTTTCCAAATAATGTTTTTATTTCATCTTCTTTTGGTGTTGCCTCGTAATCTGCTCTTGACCTTGCGGCTCTTTGTCCTCTCGGACCTTTTTCATAAGGAGCCTCGTCTTCAGACTCCTTTATTACTTTTTGAACTAATTCACTTAGTTGTCTTTCTGTTAATCTAATTGTTTTCATATTTTATTATTTTTAATTATTTAATCCAAACATTCCACCTAACGCAATCGCGTCTAATTGTGTAATCGCCTTACCTCTTTCATTTGTCCACACAGGATGAGGTGGAGTAACTGTAAAAACCGTTACACCTCCATCACAAGTCTCACAAACAATATTTTCCGTACCTGCCGATAAAGGTTGATTACATAAGAAACAATTGCTATAGAATAATGTTGGTATATATTCACTTGTATTTGGTAATATACAAGAATCTAATAACTCATAACATTCCGTACCACCATTTGCAAAAATAGGCCCTTGGTTTAATACTTTAGCTATGTTTTCTAACGTCATTGATAAATAATAAACTTGACCTGTTGTACACTCTCTAAGAGTAACCCCATATAATTGACCACAATCTTCACAAGAAGAATAAGTGTCATCAACATTTGAGTAATATAATTCACCAATACCTATTTCGGTAACACTATCACCTATTGTTCCACAAACTGCTGGAGTTGTTCCGTAATTGGCTTTTATTACAGGATTAACTAATTGACTATCAGACGGTATATTAACATATCCTTGCTCACCGTTACAAGTTGTAAATTCGTGTAGGGTGTAGAGTTCAGGTTTAGTTATAAATAAAATACCAGGGTCACAACAACAATCGGTACTATATACACCAATTGTTACCCAATCACCGGCATTGTAATTTATTGTAATTTGTCCTGCCTCGTTTAAACTAAATGCGAATTGAAATGTTGTGTAATCAATATTATTAATACCGTTAGGTTGATTAGAACTAACCCAATAAAAAGGCCAATCACATAATGGGTTGCACTCGTCTATTGTCGACCAAAAATAATCTAAGGTTAAAGTACCCGATGTTTGAAATTGATGATACACGTAAGTTAATCCTTCACCTTCGTTGCAATCAACTTCCCCATCTGAACCTGAAATTAACCATGCGGGAGGTCCTTCAAAAGAAGGATTAAAATCAACAAAACCTCCAAAACTTTCGTAAGTTGACCAAGAATTCAAACATTCTGTACAACTACTATAAACAACTGTACTATTAACAACAGGTGTTCCTGAAAATGTTGATATAAAATCATTTAATGTAAAAAATGGTATTATGCTATCGGCATAATCAATGAATTTACAAGATGTGGTACCCGATTGGAACAATATGGTTGTTCCTGTTACTAAATTTTGATGACTGTAAATAAATCCTACTTCATCAGGATTTTCGCAATCGGTGTACGAATAATATCTACCCAAACAAGATGTACATTCTTCACAACTTTTACTAGGAGAATACTCAACTATGTTAGGTAACGGAATTAATTCAGTTTCTTCAAACGGAATTATATCAATAATTGTAAAACAATCATTAAAATATAAAATATTTTCACTTTCACTTTCACCAAAAAAATGGAGCTCAGGAATTGATAATATATCTCCAATTTCATATAGATTACTAACAATAATCGGGAATTCTGAGAAAAATTCTGAACCTGGATTACAAGATTGAACTAACGCGATTAATGTGTTTGCACTAAAACAATCTAAACAGTTATCATATGTGCTAACATATGAATGTGTTGGCTCTATTTCAGTAACCTCCACTAATACCTCAACACATTGTTTTTTAGAAGGACTATGTAAATCTTGGACTAATAATATTTGACCTGGCGTTAACTCGATATCTGAACCAACATAATATATTGGTCTGTTAGTTATTGAAATTGGGACGAATGATAGTTGGTCACAAGTTGTTGCTGAATAAACGTATAACATTATTGTTTTTCTTTATTTTTAAATTTATCTAAAATGACATCCATTTTTTCTTTAGGAAAGAATTTGTTAAAAAATTCTGAATTTTTATTTTCAGATGACCAAATTTTCTTTGGTTCTGAATTTATTTCTTTTTTGGACATAACATTTTCTTTATATGACGTTTTGTCTTTTCTAATTTCATCAATAACCTTTTTCGCGTTCTCGACAAAAACATCCGTTTTATTTTTTTTAACTTTCTTTTCCATTTTTTTATTTCTAAAATAATTTATTAATCATAAATATCTAATTTATTTGTAATCTACAATCTGAAATTTAATTTGTTTCTTATAAGTATTCACTTCTCCCGAAGATTCCACTTTTAAATCTATATAATACTCATTTGGTATTTTATCTCTTGTATCAAATATAAAATAATACTCATTTGGAGTTCTATTAATTTTTGTCCAATCTTGGACTTGAACTTCCGTTTGTCCTTCTCTCACATAAATTCTATAAAAAGCGTCAACTTTTTGTAATAATTTATTCGTTGTATATGCTTGTTTTATAACAACACCAACTTTTCTAATATCGGTGTTAAATATTTTTTCATCTTGTTTAATTCCGTAATAATCAAACCCATATATCTTTGGGTCTTGAGATGTTGTCCCAATTTGATAAACACTTTTAAATGGTTGTAATGTAAACTCATTTAGTAATGGATTTAATGGAAATGTGTCAACACTTAGGTCATACCATTTATCTGTAAAGGTACAAGGTGTTTTATAACCCGATAACGGAGGAACAATAACTTCGTACACCCCTTTAGTTCTTTGGCAAGTTGTAAGACCTGTAAGACCGGCAATAGGATTACCAGCATTATCTAATATATCGACTAAAGGATTATTATCTAAATTAATTGGGTTTCCGTTTTCATAAAGATATAGATATAATTTATTTGTTTTTCCTAAACTAAATAAATTTCTATCATCATCAATTAAATCGTTATAAGACGATTCTAAAAATGGTTCGTAAAATGTTTGTGTGTGTCTTGTAAAAAATTGAACTTCATAAACATCTGTTAACCCTGTTAAGTTTTCTAATTGGGGTTTAAACGCTACCACCCATCCAGTAATACCTGATAAAGAATTATCTAATATTGCGTTTATCTCATCTGTCATATCAAACTCGATATTTTCATTACCAAATTCAAAATGTTGAGTTGCAACCTCAACTAACGAAGAATATGGTACGGGTCCGATATTTTTATTATTATAAATTCCATCCTCAGTCCAAACTCCTAATGTAGTTGTTTGAAACCAGTTTGATGGTCTATCTGAAAAATTTTTATCGATTTCTACATTATATTGCAAGTCGGCAAAATCATAACCAACTCCCTCATCCCAAATTTGAGGTGTTTCGGGGTCGTCATTAATATATGGAATTCTAAGTAGAACCAAATCAAATGATGTTGCTCTTTGTCTTCCTTGGGATGTTGATGTATTTAAAAAATCAAAATTAAATGACGTTGTGTTCGTCATTCTTAAAATATGTTTCATACCTCCATCGCAAGGAGATATTGTACCATCATTATATTTTTGTTTTAGTAATGTTAAATCTAAATCAAAAATGAATCTACTATACCCACTAGGATATTGAGATGTTAATAAATTACCAAAGAATAATTCCGTAACAGGATTTCTTCCCGTATTGGTAAAACTATTTGAAATTATTGTATTGTTTTTACTGAAATAAGAATTAGTAATTGACATTCAAAAGTTATTTACTTTATAAATATCAATTAATTCTAATATTTTGATTTAAAATTGTAATTTCCGCATTAGCCAATATCTCATCTATTTCAGTAGTTGTTTGTCCGTTTCCTGACGCGACAGGAACTGGTGCTTGTGTTGAAATTGGATGTACGTGACCTTTTATATAAGATACTATTTTTCGTAACAACTCTATTAATTCATCACCCCTAACAACTGAATATGTTTTTGACTCAATACGACCCTTACCTATAAAATTTTCAGGTTCAAGACCATATAATGTATCTGATAATAATTCAACCTCTCCTTTTGGAGCTCCAGTAGTTTTATGAGTTAAGAAATATAATTTATCAGCTCCCATGACCCCATATGTTGTTGGATTCTGAGAATAAAGTAATGATGCGTTTTCTTCTTGAATTATACCGTAAGTTGGTCCAATAACCGCTTGTCCTGATTGGTTTGAAGATACTATAAAAAAACCTTTAACATTTTCATCATAATTTACTTGTATCCCGTCAAACAATGTTTTGTAATTTTTTCTAATACTTCTACTAACAGGGTTTTCAGTATTACCGGTAAATGACCCACCTTTTTCATATGAAATTTTTGATGGAGTTACTACAAAAGGAAATACTTGTGAAGACTCAAAATTTTTAGAACTGTTAATGGTATATCCGGGTATCTCAACTTTACCCGTAAATAATGATTGGATAATTTGATTAGTTAAATTTTGTATGTCATTTATAGACTTGTTTTTAAATACAAACTCTTCAATCGGTCCTTGATAATTTGTACCGATTGTTAGTTCTTTAATAGTACCTAATTTAAAATTTTGAGTATTAACTAACGGAGAACTATTTGGAATTACGTTATAAATTCCAATAGAACCATTAAATTGGTCACTATTGTTTTCTAAATTATCAACATTCCATATTAATATTTTTTTAGAATCAATTAAAGTGTAATCAAATTTAGATATCACCTCTATTTCATCTTCCGTTAATGTTTTTGTAAAGTTTGATAATTGTATAAACGACCTAAATTGATTTCTTTCTGGTGCAACACCGATTTTTAAATTTGAAGTATTTGTTTTTCCCGCCCTAATTAAAACTGTTTCAGGTTTTAATACTATATCAGTACTACCTCTACCTAAAAAACTATTATCACCGGGTTTTGGAAATATTCCTGCACTACCTGTATAATTTGTAATATTATCGGTTTGTTTATATTGATTACCTGTTGATAGTTGTTGTTGTGCGGAATTAAAATCTTCTTTTACCAAATATCTTGGGTCTGAAAATGGTCCTTGAATATAAAAACGATTTCCATCTTTATAATTTTTGTCATAATATAAAATATGAACATACTCACCAACTAAAGGGGTTTGATATAAATAGAATGGTAATAAAGGTAAAAATAAAATTGGGTCTCTATTTGTCCAAGCGTCTACGGTTTCATTCCATCCTGGAATTGACTCCGTTATTTTACTATAACTAACATCTTGGTCTGGTAAAACTCTTAATCTACCTAAATTTTTTGGGTCGTTATTGTCAAAAACTTTTCCAGGAAATATAATCTTGGTTAATTGTATTTCATCAGCGTTCCTTAAAAAATCGTCTTTAAAACTCATAATTGTTTTTTATTATTTCTATTTTCGTATTCGTTTAATATTAAATTATAAGTGTTTTCTAAGTTATCTAAATGATGTGTTAATTTTATTAAAGTTTCTTTAGTTTTTTCAAAATCTTCTTTAATAAAATCCATTGCAAATACTAAATCTTTATTTGAATGTGATTTATATTCGCTTGTAATTTTTAAAATTTTTTCTACGGTCTCTTTCTTATTCATATTAAAATTTTTTACCGAACGCACTTGCTGGTATAGTTACACCCGCAGGTGTTATTGCTAATGAACCTATCGCAATTTGTACTTTATTATTTTCCGCGTCTTCCTCAGATACTGCCTTTATTTGTGCAAATCTTGACAACATTTCTAAATTAGGACTTCCATCGGGTAATGGTCCTGTAGGCACTCCTATCCTTTGTAATTCTTCTATAACCCCTAAAAACGCTCTTGACTCTGAAAACCCATCCAATAGTTCACACGCGAATAACAATGGTAAAGGTAATTTTTGTTGAGCACCACTTGAAGTTATGAACGTAGATGCTGCCCTAAGTAATCTTAAAATCTCATTAATAACACTTTTACATTTTCTCCAATCATCAATAAATTGAGCTGCAGCTATTAAAATATTGGTTAATTTTAAAATCATTGTTAATTTTTTATTTGTCTTTTCTTTTGACACATCTAAAATTACTTGTTGAATAAGATTTTTTATATCTTTTTTTAGAAGTTCAAACAACTCTTCAATTAATAAAGCGTTAACTTTGGACACTAAATTTATCACAAATTTTTTAAAGAATTTAACAAATAATTCATAACTATTTATTAAATCTAGACCTGTTTTACCTAATGCCTCAAACATGGTATATATTGGTAATAATACTTTTGGACTTAATAATGAAAAAATTAATCCTTTTACTAAAGAATTAATAAAATCCCAATCAACGGCAAAACTTATTTGAGCGTCAACACCTAATCCTTCAATATTTGAATTCTCTAATAAAGCGTTTGTAACTTCTTCAGGTTTATTAATCGCAACATTATTATCTACCAAAGTTAAATTGTTTAACGCGCTTAAAACCGCGTCAGGATTTATTGGTATTTTAACATTATCACATTGTAAAAATTCAATAACTCCATTTTTAATATTGGTTACTTTTTGGTCAATTTCTCGTAAATCAACACTATCTAACTCAAAAAAAGTATCATCAACATTTCCTGTTTCACCTAATTTAGAAATTCCACTAACGTCAATCTCTTCTTTATTATCAAAACATAAACCCAGTATTCTTAATAAGATTCTTTCAAAGAAACCAGCATCTTTTAAAAAAGAAACACTATAATCAATATTCATAGAAATAGCCCCACTCATCGCGTTTATAACATTGGCGAATACGTTATGTAAATCAAATAATTTTATTGATTTATAGTAATCATTAATAAATTCAACAACTGAAGTCGAATCATTTGCTCTATTTGATAAGGTAACTTTATACCAACCCCCACCAACACCTGTAACAGGATGATTTTCAAAAAATTGTATGTTAAATAAATCTTGACCTGACGCTCCTTTATAATTTTGACCATACTGTCCATTATATGAATTTGATGGCGATTGTATTCTTTGATATAGTTCTCTATTCATTGAGAATGGAAAATCTTGTATTACAATTGGGTTTTTTTCGTATAATAATTTTCCCGCATCAGATTCGGGTTCCAATTTTAATAAATTGGCTAAATCAATTGATTTTACTTTTATATAAATTGATAGTCCTTGGGTATAAGTTTGTTGTTGGTCACAACCTATAACTTTTATTATTTCTTTATTTAATATCTCAGATATTTTTGGTTCTATGTTTTTTAATGCTAAAGTTAGTTTACTCTTAACATATTTTACAGTATTAAGATTATTTATTCTATTTTTGGTGTCCTTTAAATTATTAACTTTAGAATTTAATTTATCTTTTTTTGATTTTAGATTTTCAGTTCTATCATTATAATCAGAAGAACTAATTTGCAACATTTCCAAAAGTTGCTCAAACTGACTTTTTACTTCTTTATTTGCGTATTTTTTACCGTTTTTTTGAAAATCATCTAATCCCTTATTAACTTTACTATTAGACTTTTCAAAAGAGTCTCCCGCCTTTTTTTTAACCTGACTATATTGAGTTTTTAAATCATTATAAGTCTTGATACTTTTAATTCTATCTTTAATTTTTACATAGTCTGACTGATTATCAATAGATGCCATTATTTTTTCATTTTATAAGGTTCATCAGTTTTTGATACATCTTTTTGAATTAAATTGGTTAATATAGTATCGTCAACATCTAAGTCAGACAAAGAAAAGGCTTCTTGAGTTGAATTTGATTTTTCCCAAATACTTGATTGTAATTTTGATAAAGATAATTTTTTCTCAACACAATCGTTAATTATTTTTTGTTGTTCTTTAATTATAGGACCAAGTACTGTCATGTCTTCGGTTTCTTTCATCATTGCTAACATTTTATTTTGAATCCTAATGGCAGTACTTCTCTGTTCTACAAGCTCATTATAAATTTCTTGCATTAAAGAAAGAATTGATTCTTTCGTTAAATTAATTTCTTTTTTTACCGGTCTTCCCATAATTTATAAATATTTAGCGATTGTTTTATTTAACCATTGCTTGTATTAATTTTGCGTACATTACTTTGTATTTTTTCATAGACCCTCTAATTTCTTTTGTTGATAGATTTGTCATATCTCTTAATGTTAGTAATATAATATTTTTATTAAATTTATTATTATCACTACCCACAAAAATTTGGTCGTAGTTCTCAAATATAGAGTGTAATGCGTATCCTAATTTAACTTCGTTTTCGGTGAGCTCAGGTTTTTTAACAAATTCATCTAATTCATTTAAAAATTTAAATATTATTTGTTCAGACTCTAAGTTGTCTTTATCTATTCTATATGAAAATTCAGGATTATTTTCCAAATCAGATGAGATATCTTCATATGATATTTTTCGATTTATCTCTTTTTGGTCTTTAATAATTTGACCCATTAGATAGTTTTTACATATAGTTCCAAAATAAGAATATGCTTTTTTTTCTTTTGATGGTTTAAATTTATCAATTTTGGTCATCAAAAACGAGTGGGTGTCAATATGAATCTCGTAAAAATCCATATCTTTTCTATATAATTTATATCTTCTAATAATTGAAGATATCATTTTGTCTAAAGGTTTTTTTAGAAACTCATTATAAATCTTATTTTTTTCTTCGAAGGAATTGGCTTCTAAAAATTTTAGAACGGCCAATTCTTCTTTAACATCAAAATAATTTGTTTGAGTTGGTTTTCTACCTTTCTTCTTTACTTCCGCATTCGTACTTCCAGTTAAATTTGGAGATTCGGTCATTAATTAACTTCGGATTCATATTTTATGGCTCTATCATTAATAAAGAAATATTCTTTTTTAGCCGATTCAATCCAAAAACGTACCTCATCGTCAGACAAAATAGAATCTCCATTTTTGTAATTCCAAAATATAGACCCTTCTCTAAGGTTAGTATGTTTATAACCAATCTTAGGTATTGTCATAATTTTTAACGAATTGTGAGTTAATCTTAAAAACATTTCATAACCAAAAGTTAATTTAAACGAACCTTTCAATCCTCCAAAATCAGTGAAAGATGATTTTTTAATCACCATACCTGATGGTTGAAAATTTTGATATGTTTGTAAAGTATCATTACTTAAAATTCCCATTTCAGAAGAAATATTAAGAGCGAATGTTGCTTCATTTGTAAAACCCGCAAAACTACCTTTTTCGTCAGTATCAACAACTATTGGTAGAAAGGCATCAACTTCAGGATAAACTTCTTCATATTTTTTAACTGATTTAAACCATATGTTAGAGTATTCATCGTCAAATTCAAAAATAGAAATCCATTTAGATTTTGAAATTCTAACTCCATAGTTTATTTGTTCTGAAAAATTAGGTTCTTTAGTCCAAGAATGTTTTACAACATTAAGGTCTCCAAAATCAAATCCATTTAGATACTCAACCAAAGAAGTTTCGTCTGTATGAACAATTATTAATTCATTTATTTTTACTTTTTGTACCTTTAATGATTCGATACATTTTGTGAAATATTCTTCAAATCCTCTTGCTCCGATAGATTTAATAGGTAATATTACCGATACGTCAAATTTTTCCATGTTATTCAATTGTTTCTAGTTTATTTAATTGTTCTTCAAAAGATACTAATCTTGTATTAATAAATTCTTCAAAAATAGATAAGGTTTTTTTATAAAAATCATCTTTAGTTAGTAATTCTGAAATTGTTTTTTTCATACCTTCATAAAGAGTTTCACTAACATTATCCTCCAACCAATTTTGTAAAAATTGAGATGTAAAATCAATTAATTGAAGTTTGTTATTTATCCAAAGACCATTATCTTCATTCATCCATTGAGGCACCATACTAGGTACTAATCCTAAAACAGGAACTCCTGATTTCATAGATTCTAGTGGGAATGTTCCATAAGAACTTGTCTCATCAATCCATATTGATAAAAAACAATCTTTAAAAGCGTTTGCAAATTCTTTCTCTGTTAAACCTCTCATATCTCTAAAAGTAATCCATCTATACTGAGGGTATTTAACGTAAAATGATTTAATAAAATTTGCAGTATCTCTTTGTTCTCTTGAATGAATTGCGATTACAGGTTTTGCGGGATATTTTGTAGTTTCAAAATTTTCAGAAATAAAAGGAGGTAAAATATCAAAAGAAACACCTCTCATAATTGTCTCAATATATTCTTTTTGTTTTTCAGATGTGGTAATACATTTATAAAAACCCAATTGAGTCCAAGTTTGTCCTGGCTGTAATGTTTCAAAAATATGGTCATACGCTTGAGATAAAACCACTTTCCCACAAGGAAGTTTTGTAATTTGGGGCATTACAAATCCAAATAATTCAGGAATTATAATAAAATCTTCGGGTGATACTTCTAAATTTTGACCCTCTATTGCTCTGTGGGGTAGTTTTTCCATATATTCTTTACCTAACCATCCAGCAACCCCAACGTAGTCTGGTTTTTCATGTAACATAATCGGATTAAATCCTCCACTCAGTAACGCCATTCCTAAATTGTAAATGTAAGAAATAGACGCTTTAGCATTACCTTTAGTATCTTGAACTAAAAGATAAATTCTTGATTTTTTTTGTTTTAGGTTATCAATTGAACCCTCTAACTTTTTAATTTGCTCTTGTGTCATATTAGTATTTGTTTATTAATTTTTTATTTAAAAGACTGTTAAATGCTAATTTAAATGGCATTGATAATCCATTACTTGATTTTAAACCGAGAGTTTCGTCAGTCTCAGCGTCTTCAGTTAAAATTGTTTCAGTTAATAATTTAACCATATCATATCTTACAACACTGATTGTGTTTTGAGGTGCAGTTTCTCCCGAAAATTCATCCAATGGTGTGTCAACATTTATATATTCTTCAATCTTATCTAAATCAAAGTAATAGTGTTCTCCTAAAATTTTTAACATTATATTATTTGTTTTAATTTTTCCTCAAGCTCTTTTATCGTACTAATTGATAAATCACTTTCAGAATGTTTATTATAAACCGTATCAAATTTTATCACAATTTTATCTGACGGATATTCTAATAATAAGGCGGGATTTGCGGTAAGTAAAACGTCAATTTCATCCCACATTGAATTAATTGTATAATTACTATAAAATTTTACTTTTTCAAATTGACAACCAAACTTAGATAAGAAAAAAAGAGTTGATGGTTTTGATTTACCAATCTCATCTGACACAATAATTAATTCGTGGTCTTCCCTTAATTTTAAATAAACTTCATTTAAATCATTAAATGTGTTATATTCTGTTGATTGTGCGTGACCAAATATTTCCATTGGAAATTCTTCATAAAGAAATGAGTATAATTCTTCTTCATTTTGAAATTTTAAGTGGTCGGATAAATTTAAGGACTCTACAGGTAAAATCATTTCATATTTAAATTCACCGTTGTCTTCAATACCTTCAGTTTTATCAATTAAAAATTTTTGATAAGTTTGAGTAATTTTATCAATGGTATTTCGTAAAACCCCATTAACTTCAATACCTATTCTCATTCTTCGTATTGTTTTAATATTTTGCTAATAAGTGGATTTCTAACAATATCTTTATCTTCAAACTCAAAAACACCAACGTCATCAATGTTTTTAAATTTCTGTAAAGCATCCCATAATCCACTTTGCTTTTTGTCTTTATATCTGTCGGTTTGTTCTAAATCTCCAGATATAAAAAATTTACTATTAAAACCAATTCTTGTCAATAGAAGTTTCATTTGATTTGGGGTAGAATTTTGAGCTTCTTCAAATATTAAAATTGAGTTGTCTATATTCATACCTCTCATATATGCCAATGCAAATACTTCAATAATGTCATTTTCTTTTAATTTTTCTCTAGCCTCTTTACCGATAATTTTATTTATTAGGTAATAAGAAGGGAAAATATATGGGTCTAATTTTTCTTCCATATTTCCCGGTAACGAGCCAAGTTTTTCTTCGGCCTCAACTGCGGGTCTAACAATAATAATTTTTTCATAATTGTTATTAGGGTCGGCAAGTAAATCTAAAGCCGCCTTCATCGCAATATAACTTTTACCAACACCCGCAGGTCCTGAACAAATTGTTATTTGATTGTTTGTTAGAAGATTATAATATTTTTTTTGATTTTCGGATAAGAATTTTTCTTTTGATTTTTTCTTTATTACCTCAAGTATAAATTCTTTTTTTGTTTTATACTTAATTTGTGGTTCTGTATTTTGTGTTGATTTTTTTCTTTTTTCCATTTATAGTTTTTGTTTATTTTTTAAATTATTTATTTTTTTAAAAACTTCTTTATTATTTATTTCTTTTTTCCATCTATCGTCTTTAGAAATTTTATTATAATATGAAATAGTGTTATTCCATATTGCACATTTTTTATCATAGAATTCATATACTGAATTCCAAAAAAGAAAATCTTCTCTATTCACCCCTTCAAGGTAGAAATTTGGCTTTTTACATTCTTTTAAACATTCATAATGAGATAACACATTTCCGGTATCAATAAAATTAAATTTTGGGGGACTTGCAATTAATCTTAATCTTCCGTCAGGATTAATTTGCTCCCCAATTAACATACCTTTAAAATTATTTTCTTCACATTCTTTATACTTTATATACATGTTTTCATGTAATAAAGTATCGTCATCTAATATACAAAAATAACCATTATTTATTTTTGATAGAGCGTAATTTATTTTTGATACTTCATCAGTATCTTCACAATCAACATTGTATAATCTAACTCTTTTGTCATTTTTAATAAATTCTAAATCAATATCTTCTCTCTTATTTGACTTAGAAATATGCCAAGTGATGTCTTCATTAATTAAAATAGAATTATAAATTGTTTCTAAATTTTCAAATCTATATAGTGCAGTTACAATATTTAACATTATTTAGTTTTAACAAATTTATACCAAACTCTTTCGTGTATAAAATACAAAATCATTTTAGTTATGACCTCAGTTCCTCCTATTGCTAAACCTATTTTTAAATTACCTGTAAGTAACCAACTTATTAATGTCGTATCAATAGTACCAACAATTCTCCAAGTTATTGTTTTTGCTAAATGTCTTGCTATAGTATTTTCTTTTTTTTCAGTCTTAATATGTGCAACATTATTTTCTAATTTTAGAACACCTTTACAACTGATATGCCATTTATAATCATTTATTTCCAGAATCCAATCTTTTGTAGTGTACGTATTTCCATCAATAATAACGTCAGAAACTAAAATTTCGTTACCATTTTCAAGTAATCTCCATCTTTCATTATCTTTAGTTGAATTAGTATTGTATCTAATTTGATATATTTTATTTTCCATTTATTATTTCAAGTTTAATTTATCATAAATAAAATGTGTGCAATCGTCAATTGAGTGTGATTTAGTTTTAACTCTTATTCTTGGATTTATTGGTTCTTCATAAGGAGAATCAATACCAGTAAACATTTTAATTTGACCCGCCCTTGCCTTTTTATAAAGACCTTTAGGGTCTCTATTTTCACAAACATCTAAAGGAGTATCTACAAAAACTTCTATAAAATTTTCTTCACCAATTATTTTTTTGGATTCTTCTCTTTCATTAATAAATGGAGATATAAATGCGGTTATAACTATAAGTCCGGCATCGTTCATTAATTTAGAAATTTCGGCAATTCTTCTAATGTTTTCTTTTCTATCAGAATCTGAAAACCCCAAATCTTTATTTATCCCTAACCTAATATTATCACCATCTAAAATATAAGATAGTTTTCCTTTTTCATGTAATAAAATTGATAATTGATTTGCAATGGTTGATTTACCACTGCCAGATAAACCAGTCAACCAAACAACAAATGATTTTTGATTTAATAATTTTTCTCTATCCGATTTAGAAATTAATAACGTTTGTTTAAATATATTTTCCATTAAATAATATTAGAACTCATATCCAAAATAATCAATATCTCTTTTATACATATGATAAACTTTTTCGGCATCTGAGTCGCTATAGTAAGTTCTATAATGGTCGTGGTTAAATTTATTCCTACACTCTAAGTCTAAACTAATATTTAGTTTGGTTGAAATGTTTCTATAATCATCATTAATATTTTCGTACCTACCAATGAAGTCAACATTTATATTTCCTTCTTTGTTTGTGAGATAATCAAGTTGATTAAATGATATTGATTTTGGGTAATACTCTCCATTTGGATTGTCATGTCCGATTTTTTCTACAATAATTTCTGTAAGATTTAAAAATTCACTAAAATTTTTTGAATTGTTTAAAACATATTTTGAAAAGTCGTTGGAAACCTTTAAATTCAAAAACATGTTATACCAAGAAACTAATCTATCCCAAGGATTCCTAACAAAAGAAAATTTAAAATAATTTTTATATTCATTTTCTAATTCAGTTATAAATGAATGTTTGTTTTTATATTTTATCCCCCCTGACTTTAACATATTTATACTTATAGATGTTCCGGCTGTTTTATGTATATGAACAAACACATATTTTTTATTATGATTAATAATCATTTTTTCTATTATTTGATATTTTTAATATTTCATTATATAATGAATAATCTTCATCGTGAAAATCAATTATTTTTTTTAATAAAACATCATCCACGCTATAAAATTTGTTTTTGTTATTAACATTTAAATTTAAAACTTTTAACGAGTGGGAAAAAGATACTCCCGTTGTTTTTGGTATATGTATATTAACTATTTTCATCATAAAATCTATTTATTTTATTTTTTTGTTCTTCAGTTAATTTAAATTCATACCTTTCATTATCAGGTTTAAGAGAATGAAAATTTGAAAGTCCAGTCATACCAAGATATTCCTCAATCGATTTAACGTCAAAGAAATTAAATATCTTAATATCTTTACTAATTTCACCGTTTTCACCAATAATAAATTCTTTATAGTGTAAATTGTGATTATCGAAAATCAATGAATTTTTTTTATCTAAAAAATAATTTAAAAAAATGTCAAAATTTTCAACGTATTGTTCTAAACCATTAGAATATTTTCTTAAATAAAAATATTCTGAAATAACTCTATCAATATTTGGTCTAATTACAGTAAAAATTTTATTAGTTAATAATCCCATCTCTTTAAGTTCTCTATAGGTACAGTGTTGAGGACTATGACCATTTATATAACCTTGTTTTCTAACAGAACGAAATTTCACATCATATCCGTTATCCTTAACAAATTTCTCAATAGAATCTCCACCTGTTTTTGGAATATGGATAAATGTTATTTCGTCATTAAAAATCGGCATCAGTCAAAAAAAAATTATAAATTTATTGTGGTATCTTTATAACCATATATGATATGTATATCCTCTAAATTAGAGATGTGATTTTGGGAATTCTTATTAATCATCAATTAATTTTAAATTAATATCATTTATAGTGTCATTTAATAAATCGTTATAATAATATAAACAAAATTCACTTTTAAGATAATACTCTTCAAACCTTTCGTATTCTTTAAATAATTTTTTATCTTCTTTTACAAATTCCTTATAATTCATATTATAATTAGAGTATAAATTTCTTATAAAATCATTTACAAACGTTAATCTTCCTGACCCAATAATTTTGTGAGATTCGCAATTAATTGATTCTTTAACAACAAATTTAGGATGAATAATATCTCTATAAAAATAAGTATCTCCAATTTCAATAGTTTCTTTATTTATAATTGAATTGAATATTTTACCAAATAAAAAATTCTTATCTCTATATATAGAATTGAAATTGAATGGAAATAATATTATTACGTTTGAGTATCTACTACCATTATCAATGATATGTTTAGTAATTTTATATTTGGATTCTATATAAGGGGTATTGTAAAAATTAAAAGGGGTTGACAAATTTATTTGACCTGAATTTTTATTCCAAAGTTCGCATGTAGAATAAATAATTACTTTATTTGCTCTTATTATGAAGAATTCAATAAATTCTAACGTAATTGTAAAATTAACTTCATAATATTCATTTATATTTTCTATGAATTTTTTAGATTCGCCAATACAAATAAAAACCCTATCCCATTTTGAATTTTCATATTCTTGAAAATTAAAGTTTCTACCGGAAACTTTTCTATAGTTATCAGCGAAATAATAAGATAGTTGAGATGTGTTTCCTATAACTAAGTTATTCATGTTTTATAACCTTAAATTAAATGTTATTTCGTTATTAAAAATTGGCATTTATTTTATATTTTTTCTCCAAAAATCATGAAAGAATTATTTAAATCAATCCCTGATTTAAATATGTTTTTATAACCTCTATCTAACATATAATCATAAATAATTTGGGGAGTGAATACATTTTTATGTTTCAAGTTATTCCAAGGTCTCCAATATACTTGAGAGTAATCAGGTAGATACAAAAAAAGAACTCCACCTTCTTTTAAATTATCATACCAATAATTCATAACACTAACCCAATCGTTAATATGTTCTAAACAATGACTTGAAAATATATAGTCAACATTCTTTTTAGGTAAGTTCAAAGCGTGAAATCCGTCATTAAAACTCAAATCTATTGGTATTGAGTTTGGAAACGACCATTCTTTTTTCATACAACCAATATCATATCCTTCACCATAACAAACTTGTTTTGCAAATGGTATTGCATATTGCGATGCGTTTCCTTGAGATTGAAAAATGGGGTATATATTCCCCTTATATTCTATAGTTTTTATCATAAATTTTTTTTTGGTTGGCAAATTATATATCCTTCATGCCTATAGTCTTTAACTATAGTGTGTGTATCTGATAATATATCGTAAATAAAATTAACACCTGAAGAAGTCTTCTCGTTTTTTAAAACCCCATCCCAATTTCCAGATTGGTAATTTCCTTTCTCATAAATCCTTAAATCATCAATAATGAAAACATCATTCTCAATATTTTTACTTTCTTTTATAATTCTTAATTCTTTCTCTAAAGGTATAAAAATTTCTTTATTATTTAAATAATCATTACCAAAACTATTGTCATAAAAATCAGGTAAATGAGCATCTAACCAAAACAAACAATTTTTTTTTGTTAGTTGAGGTAATAATTCTATTAATCCATCAATGGAGTTATTTTTTATTAATTTTATTTGGCGATTCTTACTAAACCTTTGGGTGCAAAGATTGTAAAATTTATCCAATAATTCGATACTATACATATCCTCAAACCCAAATGATGATGCGTAATCTAAACTGTCTCCCATATAAGTACCCGTTTCTACAAAGACAGATAGATTGTTTTTAATTTTGTATTGATTCAAATCAAATATTTTAAGTGTGCCCATTTTATTTTTTTTTAAAAACCGCGGTTAATATGTTTTTATCATTGTTAGTATTTTTTCTTATAATGTCTTCAATATTATTATAATTAATAAGTTCATATTCATTTTCATTCATAAAATTTATTAATGATTTTTCAGAAAAATGAAATAAATGTTCATTCGGCCTAAGGTGTCTCCATTTAGAAAACCATTCATCTGAAAAATTATGACACCAAGGAACCGAAATAACAACATACTTAGTTTTTAATTTTTTTACAAATGATATATCTTCAAAATGTTCTAAAGAGTCAAAAAAAGTTACAACATCTACCTCAATTTCTATAGATTCAGATAGTAAACATCCTTCAGGTAATTTATATCCTGATATATCATAACCGTAACATTTGTTTATCGTGTTTTTACAAACAGATAAAAAATCACCATTTCCATAACCGACATCAAGTATTGAATTTGGAATATGTCCAATACTCCCTATAATAAAACCATATCTTAAATAGGACATTCTAACACCCAATTCACCATATGTATTATAACTCCTCTCAATATATTCCGTGTCGTATTTTCTTTTGTTTATTACCGATTGTTTAATAACACCGTTGGGTAATTCTTTATAATTTTCTAACATTTTTTTAATTTATTAATTTCCAATTAAGTTTAGATTTGGCAAAATCTTTACTAGGTCTACAATATGTGTGAAAAAATAGTTCATTTTCAAAATTGAAAGAGTCAATCATCATTCTAAATGATGAATCCATACAATGAATTTCTTTAGCGTTCTCAATAAGAGTTAAGTAGTCAAAAACATTTTTCGTAAGTTCTGGTATAGGTCTAATAACTTTTTTATTTTTTAAAAATTCATTTCTAATATTAAAATTCCTAAAATTGTCATCATGTACAAAAATATATTCTTTTTTAATAAGATTAAATTTTTCAAAAAAAATTAATTCTCTTTTGAAATCTCTTTCACATTTAAAGTTATTCCATCTTTCATTGAAATCAATAGAATTACTTAAATAAAAATTTTCATCGAAGCTATGTGACATAAATTTATTAGTTAAAGTTATTCTTATAATGTCTTCTTTTTGTATTTTATTTTTTAAAATGTATTCATACACAAAATTGTCATTAGTCGCATAGTCTTGGTAACCTGAAATAAAATTTATGTTTTTTAAATCTCTAAACATAAATTTTAAACTTTCTAAGTTTTGTTTATGGGAAAAAATTAGATATTCTTCATCATCTCTAATAATTTTACGGAGCATACCGTTACAAATAAAAAAATCTCCAAGACCTAAATGAGGATATATATATTTCACGTTATTTTATTTTTTTAAAAACTCTATTATGACCAACACAAATTAATTCAACAAAATCAGTATCTGATTCTAATTTTTCTTTAACCGCATTACAAACGTCTATATGACCTTTAAATCTTCCCGGTTCGTTAGATAACGATTTAAAACAAGAAGAATCGTCTAAAACAACAAATCCGTCAACTTTTACAATTTGTTTTGTGAGTTCTATATCTGAAATAACACAATTGTAATCGTGACATCCGTCAATATAAACAATATCAAAAGATTTCATGTTAATTAACTTGGTTTTAATTTCGGTGTTAGTCGAGTCCCCTTTAATTAAATTAATATTTGAATCAAAATTCAAATTAAAATATTTAAATAAATCTTTAATTGTCTGTTCGTAATTAGTCTTTTCATAAATAGAAAATTTATCTCCCGAACTATCAAAAGGCGACGCACCATAAAATTCTACTTTTTTATCATAATTGTCTGATAACAATTTTATCAGACTAAGAACTTGACCTTTGTAAACCCCAATTTCTAAAAATTTGAATTCTTTTGGTTGTAATTTTATTAGTTCCCTCCACATAGTATGAAACGGTCTTTCACCATATCCTAAATTATTTTTTTCTATGTGGATTCTGTGTTTTAACAATAATTCATCTTTTAAAAATTCGGACATAAATGTTTGATATATTTTGTCCAAATTAGATTCTTTTTGATTTTCTAAAATTAAATTCATTTTTTAATAAATTGATGGTTGGAAATAATTATATTTTATTTTATCAGTTCCAAAATTTATACTTTTTAACTTATTTTTGATAAATAAGTTTGTCAAAATACTTTGGTCATATCTGTGTTCTTTGAAATTATTTATATTTGGTAGTCCACTCACGTTTTGTATTTCAGTTAAAATATTTTTATTTTTGGTAAATTCGTACCATTCTTCGACAAATTTTACGTTAAAATCGTTATTTTTTAATCCAACAACTCCGGCCTCTAATTGCACCGAATTATGATATTCGGGACTATCACATTCCATTAATACAAAAGTATCTCTTTTTGTCCACTGTCCATGATTATAACCTCTATTAACGAAAAAATAATCGTTATTTTTAAAATGTTCAACTATAGAATCAAAAAAAGGTTTTAATGGTAAATCAGTTGAATCAACATAAAGTAGTATATCTTCTTTACCAATTTTATTTAACTCATTTAATATTATAAAAGGTTTCCAAATGCAATACCCATATCCCCTTTTATACAATAGAATTTCTTTATGTTCTTCTAAAAATGATTTTGGTAAATCATCTTGGGTTAAATTAATTTGTTTATTAATACCAATTCTATCTAAATGATTTTTTAATTTATTTTGCGAATCAATAAAATTTCCTTTCGCAAAAGTTAAGACAATTATATTATCATACATAATATTTAAATTTTATTATTAATTAATTTTTTATGACTTTCATCATAATCAACATGGTGGGTTTGAGTTCCGTGCGAATTTAATTGGAAGTGTTTTATTAATCCACTGGTTAATTTCATTTTTTTATTTTTTATTAAATAGAAAAATGAAATTGCTCTTTCTTGAGCGTGACCACAATATTCATCCTCTTTTATTTCGTCTATTAATGGTTCAAACCAATTCATATATTCGTTAAAAATTTCTTTTTTAAATGTTATGTTATTAGTTGATGACCAAAATGAATCCGGATATGTTTTAACGATAGAATCAATAATATTTTTTACATCTAAGTTATGTATTTTTTTAATTGCCGGTAATACACTTCTAACCCAATTATTGTTATTAATAAAATGGTAATTATCTAATCTAATTGGAACATACCCAACCAAGTCACAATCTTCATTGAAGAAGTTATCTATTATTGTTTCAAACTGTTCTGATAATACTACATCGTATTCAATTAACGAAACATAATCTGTAGTCACCAAATTATTTTTCCAAATCATATACCATCCTGTAAATGCGGTAAAAAGAGGATAGTCTTCTAAATTTTCTTTAAAATTTCTTGCGATTAATACATTTTTTAAATTACTAATTTTGGAAACGTCTTTTTTACCAACAAAAACATAACAATAATCTTTTAAATTTTTAAATTTATTATTTTGTTCAAATTGTAAAAGAAGTTCTTGGTCGTGAATAAATATAAATGTTTTATGTGTCATTGTTTAATAAATTTTTTTAAATATTTTAAATTATCAATTACAAATGGAGTTAGGTTTTCTAAATAATCCTTCTCTTCTCTTTCTTTTCTTTCAGGCTCATTTTTTCTTGTTTGACTTTCTAAATGATATGCTACTAAATTACTATCACAATAATTAACATAACCTAAAGTTAGACATTTACAATTTAGTTCAAAATCTTCTAAATGTATATCATATTTTTCATTAAAATATCCACAAATTTCAAAAACTTTTTTTCTAATCATTAACAATGCTGCGGTAGAACCAAGAACATCGTGTAAATTAACTGAATGATTGTAATAATGTTTAGCACCAAAATGTTTTAAAACAAATACTTTAAACTTATCAAAAAACGGCGTAATACCATCATGTTGCACTGTATTATCTTCATAATGAAGTCTTGCGCCAACAGTTCCGGTATTTTTATTATTTTTAAATGTATTTAACATTCCATATATAACGTTATTTAACACAACAATATCATTATTACAAAATAGTAAAAACTCGTATTCACTGTTAACATGGTTTTTAACCACGTCATTATTTATTTTTGCAAAATTATAATAATCGTATTCTATTAATTTTATATTACCCAACTTTAATATATTAGTTTTAATATATTCTTTTTCATCAGGTTCAGAACCCGTATCGGCAATAAAAATGTCAAATAGATTAGAGTTACAATTTTGGTAGAAAGATTTAATACAATTCTCCAACATCTCAACTTTTCCTTTGGTTGGGATTATTACCGCTACTTTACCAATATTTTTTATTGGTCGTTCTTTAATTTGAGGTATATAAATTTTTTCAGGTTTTAAATCTAACGGTAGTTTACTTCCCCATTTTTCCAAAAATTTTGATTTTGATGTAAAAAACTCATGATTGGGTTGACCCACAGATTCGTGAGTAATTTCAAAAGAAGATGTAACACCTATTTTAATACCATCCAAATAATTAGGAATACAAAAAGAATGGTCATAAAAATGAAATCTACCTATAGTCTCATCAAAATTATGTTTAATTTTTCTTTTATCAAAAGAAATAAAAAGACCATCAATTGTTACAACGGAAACTAAAAAAGGTAATTTCGGAGAATACCTACTTAACCATTTCTTTTGTCCTTGAGGTTGATGATAAACTTGCCCAACCATAGTCTCTTTCATTTTCTCCCAGTAAATTCCTGATTCAGGAAAATAACAACTACCTGCCTTTCCGATTATGCCGAAGTCTGAATTATTAGAATAATCTTCTAATAATTTTTTACCCCAATTTTTTTCTAATTTTATATCATTATGACAACATACAACAATATCATATATCGATTCATTAATTCCTTTGTTGTAAATTTCAGCTAAAGAATATTGGTTATGATTTAAATATTCTAAGATTTGAACGTCTTTAATACCAACACTTTTAACTAAATGTTCTTTAAATTTAAGATTATAATCTAAATCTTTATGAGTGGAATAAATTATTGTTATCATATACCAGTACTTCCAAATCCGTTATTACCTCTATCTTTTTCAGGAAGAACATTCCTTTCAACCAAGTCAACCCACTTACCATTAACCACAGGACATAAAACCGCTTGCGCAATTTTCATCCCCTTTTTAATTGTAAATGGTTCTTTATTTGTGTTAAAAAGTATAACTTTAACCTCACCCAAATACCCGCTATCAACTGTGCCAGGTGAATTAAGACACATTAACCCTTGATTAATCGCTAACCCACTTTTACTTCTAACTTGAATTTCATATCCGTCTTTGATGTCAAAAGATAATCCTGTTGGAATTAACGCTCTTCCTAAACCTACAATAGTAATTTCTTCTGTAGAGTATAAATCAAACCCTGAATCCGATTCATAATTATAGTATGGTGATGTTGAATCGTCATTAACTCTATAATATCCCAATTCTAATTTTCCAGTATGGTTAATCATGTCAGACTCAAGAGCTTTGATATCGACACCGTATTCATCATAGATAATATCAAAATCAATATCTTCTTTATTGTCGGATAAATAACTATTAAGTTTATCCAAGTCTTCTTTTAATTTGTTAAAATCAGGTTCTTTAATCATTTTAAATCTTTTAATTTTTTAATTATTTCTATTAATACATTAACATCTTTTTCGCAATACTCTGAAATTTTTTCCAAACTTTTTTCACGCCAATAATATTCATGAATATTTTCTCCCGTAACCTCCCCATTTTTTGGCGTCTCAATTCCAAGACAAGAGCATAATAAATCCAATGAACCTATAGAACTATATGACCCGTATTGCCATATCTCTTTGGTGTCAATCGCCTTAACCTCCCAAGGTTTTGTGTCGTATGAAGGTAATATTGATGGTGGTAAAATACCATTAATAATCATTCTTTTTGCAAGGACAGGAATATCAAAGTTTTTTAAATTATGCCCACAAAGAAAGAAATCTAATTTACCACATCTATCAAGTAATTTTTGAACACCGATTAAGATTTCTTTTTCGTCATGACCTGAAAATGTTTGTTTTTTAACATCACCATTATCCATTACAAACGCAACACTAACACAAATAATTTTTGAAAATTCAGGTACAAGACCTGAACGTTTAGAAAACATATCATTAATGTTTAATGAGGAATCTTCAGGAAATCTTTTTTGAAACCAATCGAAGTATTTTTCAAATCTGTTGGCTAATTCAGGTTTTGATTCACCACAAGAATTAAAATCTTTACATCCTCCGACAGTTTCAATATCGATAAATAAAATTTTTGTTATTGGAATTTTTATCATTTTACTAAAGTTTTATACCAATCTGCTCTATTCTTTGTAACATTTTTAAGATGATATGTATCTTTAACTGTTTCATATAATCTATTACCCATGTCTTCAATCATATTTGGATTTTGAATTAATTTCTTAATGTATTTGTTCCAATCACTATGATTTCTTGATTCTTCAACTAATAAAGCGTTACCATTAACAAAGTTACCATCTTTTAATGAATGTGTCAAGTCAATTGTATAAGGACCCACTTTTGAAGCTATTAATGCTTTTTTATAGAAACCTGCTTCAATAACTTTTAATTGAGATTTAACTCGGTTGAAAATATGATTTTTAATTGGGGCTAAAGATATGTCAAACTTTGAATAGTTTTTAGCGTAAGATGTTACAGGTAAAGTCCAAACTCTTCTATAAGGTATTGTTGTATCAGAAGTATACTCTTCTTGTTTAAATTCTAATAAGAAATTTTTATAGTTTTCATCAACAATTTTATAATTGTTTGTAAATATTTCTTCATATCTTGCCCAAACAGTTTCATGTGGTTTAATATCTCTTTTCTTTTGTTCCCCCGTTTCTTTATTAATTTCCGTTACAGTTCCTCTAAGGTCAAATCCACATACAACGTATTGAACTTTATCATTAAACTCTGAGTTTTTAGAAACCATACCATCTAATAACATTAAATCGTGTAAGTGAGAAGAACCTCCTAACCAACCAATTCTAATCTTATCTGAAGGTAGTGTTGGCTCTTTAAATTGAGGTTCATCAGGATTTATTGCATTTGGAAAAACCTCAACGTTTTTATTTAATTTTCTAATTTCATCCGCAAATACCCTTGTAGTTGTTGTAACATAACTAGCGGCTCTAAGATTGGCCATAATTTTTTGGTCAATCTTGTTTTGAACAATTATGCTATGTATCGGATGTTCTTTTGTTGGTAACCAATAGTCGTCCAAGTCTACAATAACGACAATTCCCATAGATTTTAAATGATTGATTAAATTAGGTACTTGGTCATAATCTTGACCAACACTTCTGTGAATATGGACTATCTGATATTTTTTCCAAAAATTTATATCATTCGCTTTTGGTTCATAATCAATATCCACATGAAAATCATCGGGATACATATTTTGTAACATTACATGAGGGTCTACTGAACGGAACTTCCCAACTCCTGTTTTGTCTGAAGGGATAACTAAAACATTAATTTTTGACATAATTTTATTTTCTTTTATAAGAGAAAATATAATATATTAAGTTGTTTAAATCAATGTTATTATTATAGATTTATAATTATTTTATGTTATAAGATTTTTTTCTAAAAACTCGGACAATTTGTCTAAATTAAATTTATCTAACATTTTTTGTTTCGTTATTTTTATTTTTTCTTCAAAAAAATTATAATTGTTGTAAACTTCCAATATTTTTTTTGAAGCGTCATCAATATCTGGCTCGGCCCAATTAGATTTATTGTTTAGTTCAAGATATGCGTTATGACTTGCATCAATCTTTGTAAGATTATAATTAACTAATTGACAATTTTCGTCACAAAAGTCTAAATTACCTGAAAAATTTGTGCAAACAACAGGAATTTCTAAATTTATTGCCTCCATCATTGTTAACCCTAAACCTTCTGAACGATGTAAAGAAATATATAAATCAGCACTGTTAAATAAATCTGAAATTGATTCTCTATCTAATGTTTTATTAATTAAGATAATTCTATCATCTTTAAACTCGTTATGATTAATAAAATCATTGTCATTACAATTATGAGTTTTAATAATTAAAACAACGTTTTCATCATTATGAAACGTTTTTTTAAATGACTTAATTGTCGCAAAAGGATTTTTTCTACTAACATCACTACCGTAATCAAATGAAAATAGACAAACAAATTTACCATCAAACCCTAATTTTTTTTTAATATTATCTTTATTTTTTTTATCAAAAAAATCTGTAGGTATATTTAAAGTTTTTATGTTTTTGTTTAAAATATTTCTTTTAAAAGAATCTTCACAAAATTTGGAGATTGTCCAAATTTCATCAAATATTTTAGATTCTTTAATCCAAGTATCCGGAACATCGGGTAGTTCCCATGCCCATAATACAATATTATATTTATCTTTAATATAATTTTCACCAACAAGGTTTAAAAACTTTGTCTCAGGATTACATATTATTAAATTACTATTGAAATAATTAAATTCTTCATTTAACATATAATTTTTATCGTTAAATGAATTTGGGAGATTTATATTAAAAGGTATTTTAGATTTTTTAAGTGATTTTATCACACTTCTCATGATTTGACCTAATCCGCTATCAGTATTTCCATATCCATATAGATTAACACCTTTAAACTTTTTTAAAAATCTTTCAAAAAGATTATCATCAAAAAAACTATCGACAAATGGTTGATGACACCCAAAAGTATCATCATAAAATTCGTGTTCAAAAGAAAATTTTTTACAAATTTCAACATTAGGTATATTATATTTATTTATTTTTCTAATAAAATATGAAAAAAACAAATCTTCGTAGTTTTGGTCGATGTCCGATGGTTTAACACTAAATGAATTATAATTTTTTATAATTTCAATCATAGCGTTTACCGACCTTAAACTTAATCCTCCATTACCAAAATAAACATCAAAATCTAAATTATAGTCTTTTTTTATTGAGTCGGAATGTGCAGATGGTCCCCAAGGAGCACCAATATAATCCCATTCTAAAAAAGAGTTGTCAAATTCTTTAAAAATAAAAGTGTCTGATTGATAAATTAATACTTTCTCACAAGAAATTTTTTCCCAAAATTCCAAACTTAATAGAAGATTATTATATGAATTTCTATCTATTTTTTTGTTTTCTAAATTAATGATTTCAATATTAGGTGATATTTCTTTTTTTAAATTTTTAATTTCATTAAAATTATTGTTTCCGCAAAAAATAATATGACCCCACCCGTCACCCAACTTTTGTATAGTATTTTTTATTGTGAATTCAATCTGTTTGTTCCATCTAGTTTCAACTATTACAGATTTATTTTTAGAATTTTCAGATATTTTAGGGAAATTAGGTTCTAAATAACCTAATAATTTTTCACATAAATTATTAAATATTTTAATTTTATTCTCTTTATTTTTTAAAGATAACCATTTTTCATTTTTTTTATACAATCTATTTTCTTTACGTCCATAATTAAGATAATGGTGAGTAACTCTTTCTTTTGTTATTATCCCCGCTTTTTTTAAATCAGGATTATATTTCAAATATAATTTCCAATCAAAGTCTTCAGGTAAAGTTTTATAATTATCCATAATGTAAAATTTAATTTTTTAATGAAAAAAATAAATAAAAAATCCCCACCTTTTTATGTGAGGATTAAGATAGATTAATTAATCTTTTTATTGAACTTTTTTAATCTTAGTTAACTTACCTTCAAAAATATGTTTGCCAACTCTAAATGTAAAAACTTCATTTGATTTGGAAGTCGACTCCACCAATAAACCGTTTTCAGATAATACCTCTTCAATAGTTTCTCTAACAATTAATTTAATGGTACTAACATCTAATCCGACAGACTGTTGTTGTACTTGAGGTTTTGGTTGTGATTGACCAATTTGTTTCCCTGAAGCGTCTGTATTCATTAATCTAGCGGCCTTTTCGACTATATCAGTTGATATTGTAGGACCTGACATAGAATTTGGTTGAGATATTGGATGTTCAATCATTAATCTTTTAATCTCGTCCGGTAATTTTGAAGATAGCACTCTATCTTTTGTCATTTCTTGTGGAGGTCTTTGTTGAGGTATCGATGCTTCTTGTAGATATTCTTGAGGTAAAGAATATTTTGCCATTGGTGTTGAAAATTCTTGTACTTCAGGTACATTACCATTCATTGGCATTGAGTCCGCGCCAGCTCTCGGCATTTGTTTATGTTTATCCATTATTTGTTTGGATATCATTAATTTTGCTATTAAATCATTTTCTGTTTTCATGCTAAATATTCTTCTTCGTTATCATCAAATTTTGCGTTTATTATAACATTAACCATTCCTTTATCTCCGGCCAAATTGTAACCGGGTTTAACATCGTTAAATTTTTCGCCAGATGGTCTAAAAGATAATATCTTATCGACTCTAAATAATCTCCATCCTGGTAACGGTTGTTTTCCTTTATAACCTGTATGAGACGCTCCTTTTGAATCCCACGCTCTTAATACTGGGTTATCGGATTTACTATAACCAAAACATACGGGTTCAATTTCTCTTAATCCTCTACCTCCTGGTTCGTCTCCATCATAGTATATAATTATCTTATCTTTTTTCTTAATTGCATCAACAATAGAATCAATTGACGCTACTTCTAAGATAAGAGATTTTGCTATGTTGTAAAGTTTCATTACGCGCTTGGTGTAGTGTAAGGATTATTTGGTTTGTAATTGTTTAAAACAACTTCAGCCTTTCTTTCAAGAATATCCTGAATAGCTCCGGCCTCTTGATTATAAACATCTAAAAAATTACCCGTACCTTTTCCTTGGTCATCACCGTCAGCTAATGCGTCAGGATTTACTGAGGAATATTGATTGGTATTTTTAAAATCATTTTTCGGAAATAATTTCGCTCTTTCCGCATCTGCGATTTCGCTCAACTTATTTTTAGGTTGTTCAAAATTTAAAGGTTCTTGTGTTGGCATATTAAATTATTTTTTTGATTAAATTATTTATTCTTTTTACGTCTTCAGTGATTTTTAAATCATCTATACTACTACCGTGTTCTTTTGAGGGTCTGTTCATGCTTGATAGGTCTTTGTTTTTTTCGTGTGGAGCGATATATTGATTAGGTAAAACCGGTGATTTTACTTTTTTACCCAACTCGACCTCATCTCTCATACTACCCAAAGTTCTGTCAACCCATCCTTTAACATAATGACCTCCATTTAAAATAAATGGTAATTCATTTTCGTGACCATTAAAAGAATCAAACCAATTTTTCATTCTTTTAAGTTGTTGATATGTTGTGTGCCGAGAATCTCTTAGTTCTTTATTTCTTTTATATCCTTCAGTATTTTCATCAGCATTTTTCGCAGCATCAAAACATTGTTGTAAATATCCAACAACGTCTTCAGGTAATTCAACTCTCTCTCCGTATAAATCTTTATTCATCGGTATTTAAAGCTTTGATTAATTGATTAAGACTAATACCTTCTTTTTCGGCAATTTTTTTAATTGATTGTAAATTCTTAACTAATATTTTACTAATTGTTTTATCTTCTTTACTTACAACATCAGAGTCTCCTTTTGATTTTTTGGTTAGTATATCCTCAACCATTTTAATCATTTTTTGTTTTTGAGCCTCTTCGATACTATCTTTTTCTGTTAATCTTTGTTTCAATTTACCTTTTCTTTTTTTAGCCTTAGGTAATTTACCCAATTGTTTAGTTCTTTTAACTCTTTCTTCAGGGTCATCAATACCCATGTTTTTTAAAGTTTTTAAAGTTTCACTAAAGTCTTTATCCACAGTTTCTTCATATCCAAAAGCGTCCGAAAAATCAATTTCAGAAACAACATTATCTTTCTTATCTTTACTTTCACCCCAATATACACGATATCCTCTTGTTACAGGGTCGTTAGAAATTCTAGCGGTAACAATTGTTTGGTCCATAGTTTTCTTTGGAGCGAGTGTCATGTTATATAATGGAGTTTTTGAACCCAATAACCCACCGTCAGAATCGATTAATTCATCAATTTCTCCACCGTTTTCAACATTATCTAATTCTTTGTCTAAATCTTTTTTTGTGGGTTTATTCTTACCTTTTAAAAATTTGTTAACTATGGTTTTAACTTTTTTTTCATCCTTCTTATCAAATTCTTTTTTTGTTACTTTTTTCCTTGATTCTAATAAAGTATCAGCCACAGAATAGTATAATGAAATGGTATCTCCATTGTCCTTCATAAAGAAATGACAATTATTATAAAAATATTCTTTGTTATAACTAATCATATTATTTTTTATAAATAAATACTTCGCTTTAATGTATTTATCATAAAAAAGATGTCAAGTCAAAATATTAATCAATATGTTTATAACAATTTGTTTCCTAAGTTGTCATTAGACACTCAAGACATGTCTTTAACTTCGGATGAATTGGAGTTTAATCAGGAGGTTGTTTTTTCGCCATATTTGATTGCTCAAACATACGGGAACAAATTACCTTTTTATTTTGATACTAATAATAGTGTAACAACACAAAATTTAACTTTAATATATAAAAACTATAATCCAAATAATATATTTGTTTCACAAAACTACTATAATCCCGATGAAAAAGATTTAACTTGTTTTACTTCTTCAACATCCTGTGATATTGGTTTAACGGGAACTGACAATGGTTTAGTTACAGGTTTAACCGCTCAGACAATTACATTTACAAATGGACTTTTTTCTGATAGTTTAAAATTCGACAGATTACATTTTGATAGAAGATTTAAAATGTTTCAGGTGACAGGTTACACAAGTTCACCCAATATTATGTTTTCAGGATTCAATAAAACAATACTATATGAAGTTGTAAGTAAAAACTCTCCATTTGAGGGTAGATATGAGGAGCTTTACGGAGGATTTTATCAAGGGTTTTATAAATTATTTGGTTACGATTATGATATTTTTCCAGAAAGGATGAATAAAGGTTGGTCAGTTGAAATGATACTTAAGCCAAGATTTATTAATGAATTTTATCCCGAACCAAATGAAACAACATTAAATAATATTTACCCAAATAATAAAAACACATTCTTTTATTTTGGAACCAGAGCAGAAAACAAATTTTATCATCACGCGGATAAAACTCCAAATTGTTTTACAGGTTATACGAGAGTAACTTCAGAATTAACCGGCTTAACAACATGTGCTTGTTGTAATAAAATAATTACAAATAGTAGATGTATATACGTTTATCCACCAAGGTCTAAAGATAATGTTCACGACCCTCATGTTAATTATGGTTGTGATAGATGTAACGGTAATAAAGATATTAGTACTAGTTGTGGTTGTGGATGTAACGAAATTGCGTGCGAAACTTGTGGGTGGGAATGTCAATACCATAATTGTGAATCAATTATTTATCCAACTCCAACACCAACTCCTACCCCAACACCAACACCAAATAATTGTGTTGTGACTCCCCAATGTACACCTACTTGTACGGACTGTTCGGGATGTACTAATTGTTCTGATTGTGCGGTAACAGGATTTACCTCTATAGAAGATACTTGTGAAAAAGACCCATTATATGATAGTATGTCAAATGCGTTTTCACTTAAACTTTGTGGAGACATTAAAAATCCACAAATAGGTGTTAGATTTTTAAGATTTACAGGTGAATGTGTTACTACAGGAAGTTGCGAAACAACTGGGAAAACATGGAGCACGGGTTATACAATAACAGAATACTGTACTCCACCAATCTATCCTAGATGTGAAAAAGAAAACCCAAATTGGTTAAATGAAGAACATTGGTTTCAAATTAATGTTGTTTGGGAAAGGTATTCTTTTTGGGATAAATGTGATTTAAATTATAAAGGTGGATTGGGGGATATTACAAAAACCGCTTTTTTAAACTCATTAGCGAATAATTCGGTGTCGTTAATCGCTCCACCATATACAAATGGACAAGAAGAATCGTTACAGATAACACTAACAAATTTAAATAAAAAATGGTTAGAAGAGAAAAAATATAGAAATGGAAGATTAAAATTTTATGTTAATGGAAAATTACATTATACGGTTGAGAATTTTGAGGAAATAATTCCAAGAGCATTAAATACGGATAAAGAAAAACAAGTCGGAGTTCCGTTTAACGTATCTTGGGGTGGAGGGACTCAAGGGTTAAGAGAAAATTTAATTTTCTCATCTACGACATTACCAAACGGACCATACATACAAGACCCTGAGTTATTTCCAAATAATGTTTTATCGGCAACAACTCTTAGTGGTTTAAACACCAATATTTTAATTGAACAAAATTTTGCAGGTACTTTTGAGGGAGCAATATCCCAATTCAGAATGTATGTAACCCCTATGTCATCACCAGAGGTTAAACATAATTTTAATATTCTAAAAAATACATTTAGAATGTTTAACCCTGATTGTCCAGATTGCTCAACAATAAAATGCGTAGATGATTTTACATATGAAATAGAAGACGTTACAACCACTACAACAACAATAATTCCAACAACTCCATATGGTTTAGGTAGAGAATTAAAAATTGATGAAAGAGATAAAAAGTATTTAATAGAGAATAAATTAACTTTACCAAAAACCACGGTAACTCAAATGTATTGGGATGATAATGGGTGGTGGGGGAACCAAGGTAATACTCCTCAATGCGTTGGGTATTCTTGGGCTCATTTTATTGATGACGGTCCTATAAAACACTCAGGACCTAAACCAAACACAAATCCAACTTTAATATATAGAGAAGCTCAAAAAATTGATGAGTGGATGGGAGAAAATTATGATGGAACTTCGGTTAGAGCTGGAGCAAAATATTTAAAAAGTCAAAATAAGATTAGTTCTTATTTATGGGCATATAATTTAGATACATTAATTAAAACCGTATTAACTCAAGGACCTGTTGTTGTTGGGACAAATTGGTATAATGGAATGTTTTATCCTGATAAAAATGGTTTAATAAAAATATCAGGTAGAATTATGGGTGGTCATGCTTACGTAATTAATGGTATCGATACAAAAAAACAACTATTTAGAATTAAGAATAGTTGGGGTCGTTCATGGGGAGTTAAAGGTAGTGCGTTTATAAGTTTTGCTAACATGCAAAGATTAATTAATGAAAACGGTGAGATTTGTTTAGCGGTAGAAAATAAGTTTTAAGTATGAGTCAAAGTATTACAATAAAAAGTATTAATTATGAAGGTGAAATTGCAAACATCATTTTTAAACCTGCGGACGAATTAATTGCAATAAATTTAGGTAATCAAGTTTTACCTTTTATTTTCCAACCTTATTTGTTAGAACCACCAAGAACTGTTTATGGTACATATACAATTCTAGTTTTAGAATCTGATTGTCCTACTATTTTAAATGTACCAAAACCAACACCAACTCCTACACCAACAAATACTCCCACAAAAACACCTACACCAACACCAACTGCTACCCCAAGTCCAACGCCTACATACAACCCTTGTAATATACCTTCACCAACAAGAACGCCGACACCAACTAAAACTCCAACCCCAACCAATACTCCAACCCCATCAGTTACAAAAACTCCTTGTTACACACCAACCCCAACAAATACCTCAACTCCAACTCCTACCCCAACTCCTGTTTATTTTGCATACTTATTTATTGAACCAATTAGTGGTTCAACAAGTATTGGTCAATGGATGTTTGATTCAGGGTCTAATTTCTATGGATTTACAAATACATCTCAACCAACTCAAAACCAAACAATATTTAATTCCGACTTAAACAGATATGTTGATTTTACAGGATGGACTAACGGAGAATTTCCATCAATTATTAAACAAACCGTACCTCAAATAAGTGGTGGGGTTGATTCATTTGGAAATGCCAAAGTTAAATATAATTTCTTAACAACTCATGTGGTAGAGAATAGTATTGGAAGTAAAGCTTGGTATACTTGGATTATACCTACATCTTTAACTAATAACGAAACTCAAGTATTAATTGATGTTAATACCGCAGATAACCCTAATTTGTTTACAACAGTTGCTACTGAAGGAACGATAAACTCATATACATTTACATATACAGGGTCAACAATCCCTAATACAACTTATAAAGTTTATACAACTTTCCCAAATACAATATTCCAAATAACCGACTCTCAAAATATTTATTTCAGAGGTAATGCAACATCACCATAAGTATGAGTTTTAACTATAAGAACCCAATAACTCCGTTATATTCTTTAGGGAATATTAGTGTCAAAAGAGATAACGTTTTTGGTACTAATTTTAGTGTGCTATCAACTGGTGGTTTTATGGAGGTTTATGATATTGATGACCTTTATTTTACAATACCTCCATCTACGGTGGGTCTTGTAGAGTACACTGGAAATACGATACCAATACAATTAAATGTTAGTAATGGTTCTCTATTTTCATTTAATGTATTAACTTTAAATTCAGACAATATATCTTCAGGTAGAAGAAGAATTGGTATGTTGGCGTATGTTATTAATCAAGACCAAGTATATCAATTTCAAATACCAAATTATTATAATTTATGGACGGCAGCAACCGCAACAGGAGCGGTAGGTCCTGGTGGTCCAACGGCAGTATTTTCTGATTTTGGAACAACAATAAAAAGTAATACTCAAGTAGGTATTAATTTTATTTCCGCTTGGACGGCAAATACAATTGAGGGTATTAGTGGAGAAACATTTACAACCGCAAATTGGAAAAAATTTAATCCATCTGCAACTATCACCGCAACTTGTTACAATCAAATAATTACTAAAGAATTAATAGGTTGTGATTTATCAGGTATAACATTATCTTCAGATATTACTCCAAACTCAGATAACACTATAAATTTGGGAACGGGTATTAAAAGATTTAGAAACATAAATACCGTTAGTGGAACAAGTACTTATTGGTCATCGACAGTTAAAGTTATAACTCCCGAGATTGATTTAGGTTTAGATTCTTCGGGTAATACAAGAACAATAACCGCCGATAGCTCAATAATACAATATGATATTTTAAACGGTGGAAATTTTTAAAAAAAAATAAACGATATATTTATAAAGTAAAAAATAATGGCAACAAGACAAACACGGTTAATAACCAAAAACTCGTTAACATCAAATCAACCTCTATCGGGGGCAACCGCATTAAAAGGTGAAGCGGTAGTAAACTTATTTGACGGTATACTATATTACTCAGGCGCGAGCGGAGGAGGATTTGTATCATCGGATAATCCAACATCAGGCTTTTTTGAGGTGGGTTCAAACCTATATCAATTAAAAATTAGAGATAAAATAACATCTTATAGCGGAGTAACCAATTTATCAGGTCAATTCCTTTCAGGCACATCAACAGGATTTGTTTTAGCTCCAATATCTTCTATTCAGGGTGTTGATAGACATGTTACGGGTTTTACTTACGACCCAAATACAAATTCGTTCACAATAACTCAAAGTGAAGGAGGTCCTACAAAAACCGCTTCATTTGACTCAGTGTCAGGGTTAACTATTAACGGTAATTTGACTGTAACAGGAAATACTGTATTATCTTCAATTACTGGTGGTAGTACAACAATTAATGGTAATTTAACTGTAACAGGAAATACTAATTTAAGTGGTACAACTTTATATGACGAAACTGTTTCGGGGACAAATCCTCTAGAAATTATAAATTTAAATTATTTAACGGGATACGTACAAACCACTGATGTTTATGTAACCGGCGCAACTTACACACCCGCAACAAATGATACGGATTATACAAGTTGGTTATTACAATATCACGGTACTCCAATAGGAAGTCCTCACTCTTTCTCAGGTGAGAACACATTTGTAACTGGTGGTACTTATAGTTTAGGAACAATTACCTTTAACTATAACGATAGTGGTAAACCCGCTTTTACAGTAACAGGTATTGACGGAACTGATACATACGTAACAGGAGGTACAATATCAACATACCCTTCAACAAGTAATATTACAGGTCAAACTCAATTATCTTATAATAATCCTGAGGCTGGAGGTCCTTATTATTTACCTTATAGTGATGTATTTGTAACAGGTTTTACTTACTCTAATAACACATTTACAATTAAAGATAATAGTGGTAACACTTATTCTGATGTTATTAATACCGTTACAGGTTTAACTGTTAATGGTAATTTAACGGTAACAGGTTTAGGTACTAATAGAGTTGTTTATACAACAACAGGTGGTTTATTAACAACTGAAAGTAATTTTGGATATAATGATGGAACAGATACTTTATCGGTTCAAAACATTGATGCGAGTGGAGATGTTACAGTCCAAGGTTCATTAACGGTTTTCGGACCTAGTATATCCGCATTTACTACTAACTTATATGTTGAAGACCCTAACATTTATTTGAACTATAACCCAACAGGTTCTACAACTGTAACTTCAGTTAATGCCGGTTTTACAATTCAAGATGGTAATGGAGTTTCTAGTGGAGATGTTAATTTTGATATTATTAGATTACAAAATTTAACAGGATTAACATCAAACAATGTTCCAAATGTTTCAGAATATACCTCCCCAACAGGGTATTCTAATAGAGGTTGGATAACTCAATTAAATGATATCGTTATTAGAAGTACTGATGTCACCGATGAAATAACTCCGCCATCATCAATTAATGGTGTTAGGGTATTGGCAGAATTTGACGTACTCGATGGGGGTCAATATTGATGCAATAACTTTATATTTAAAAAAGGGAAGAATTTACTTCCCTTTTTTATTTTATACATATTTATTAAGTGAGGTTATATAACCTAATAACGTGACTCTATATAGAGATTTTTAATGGCGAATAGAAAAACAACCTTTCTTTTAAGAAGGTCAAATGTTATTGATAAGATACCTGATTTAACAGGTCTTACAATTGGTGAATTAGCGGTTAACACTGCCGATGCAAAACTTTACACAATATATACAAGTGGAACAACTGGTGCTACTGAAGTTAGACAAATTGGTTGGGATAGACTATCAATAATTTCAGGAGGCACCGTTTCAGGTAATACTATATTCACTTCGGGAGTCACGGGAAATTCATTTAATATATTTTCAACACCTGTAAATAATAATACAAACTCACAAATTTTAACAAGAAATTCCACAACTGGTAATGTTGAATATAGGACCCTTTCAAGTATAACAGGTGATTACTTACCATTATCAGGAGGTACTGTAACGGGAGGAGTGGTATTTACTTCGGGTATTACGGCAAATACTATATCTAATGTTCAGTATATAGATTTTAATAAAACCGCCAGTACGACTCATGTTGAGGGTAGAGTTCATTGGAATAATGATATTAAAAGTTTGGAGATTGATACCGAAAATCCTGAAGTTCAATTAGAAGTTGGTCATGAATTAGTTCTTAGAGTTGTTAATAAAACCGGAGCTGACATCCCAAAAGGAAGAGCGGTTTATATAGATGGTGAACAAGGTCAAAGACCAACAATTAGATTAGCGAGTTTTACTGCTGATACTACGTCTGCGTCGGTAGTTGGTTTAACAATGGCACAAATAAGTAACAATAATAATGGATATGTTATTTTAAATGGTTTGTTAGTCGGAAGTATTTCTGAACCGTTAGATACAAGTTCATATAGTGCGGGAACACCATTATATCTTTTAACCGGAGGAACATTAACAGATATAAAACCTCAAGCTCCTGACCACGATGTTAGAATTGGTAAGGTAGTTGTTTCAAACGCAACAACAGGTTCAATATACGTTCAAGTCCAAAACGGATACGAATTAGATGAGCTACACGATGTTAGGATAACAAATAAGACATTTGGGGATATTATAACTCTAAGTGCTTATAACGGAAATGATGTTTGGGTTAATTCAAAAACTTTAAATGGTTCTTATACAATAACAGGAAGTACATCGATTAATAACGGGTTATTTGTAACGGGTAACACAACTTTACAATCGTTTACCGCGGGAACAGGAACAATTAATGGTAATTTAACTGTTACGGGAAATACAAACGTAAGAGATGTCACAGGTACTACAGGGACGTTTAATGGAAATTTATTAGTTACCGGTACGTCAAGTGCGTCAACGGTTACCATAACGTCAACCCCGACAAGTGGTATAACATCCACCCAAATTTTAGTAAGAAATTCAACAACAGGTGTTGTTGAGTATACCGATAATACGTCACCAACCATATTTAATTATGGTTTGGCTTACGCATTTAGTACATCAAATATAACAGTTTAATAAAAAAATAAAAAATATAAATTATGCCAGCAAACGTACAACCAATTTACACAAGAGAACCTGACGTACAATGGACGATTTCAGCGATGACAGTTGCCAACACAACAAAAGATTTAACGGGAGGAACCATTTATTTAGCGTTTACTGCCGACACAACAAACGGTAGTTATGTGCAAAGAATTAGATTTAGACCATTAGGGACTAATAATAGTGCCACTGTTGCTAGGGTTTGGATAAATAACGGTTCAACAACGACTACCGCAGCAAATAATGCGTTAATAGACGAAATAACATTACCAACAATAACAAATTCTGAGGTAGCAGCACAGTCAAATTATGAATTACCTCTAAATTTTGGACTAGCACCTAGTGATAGAATTTATGTCACACTTGGTACCGCACCAAATTCTGCGGGATGGCAAGCAACGGTTATTGGGGGTAAATATTAAAAATACAATATTATGAAATATAGTTTATGTCAATTTGAATATGGTTATGAAGGACAATTTTATCAAATCTGTGATTTAAATAGTGAAATTGGATTTGTTAGGTTTTCTGATTTGGATGGGAATACTTTAGAATTAGTACCACCATACGGTTATTACATAGTTGATGGTGATTCACCAACACCGACTTGGGATTTAAATAATGATTGATTATTCTAATATATCACAAATAACAAACCATCAAACTTTTTTCGGTTTAGGTTCAACTGTTTGGCAGACTTGGCAAAAACCAAAAAATACAAATTTTGTCTTTATAACCGCAATAGGTGGAGGTGGTGGTGGAGGAGGTTCTACAAATAGTACCTCCCTATCAATTGCTGGAGGTGGTGGAGGAGGATGTTCATCAATATCAAAAATATTTGTTCCCTCTTTCTTGTTACCCGATACATTATATATAAATGTTGGTATGGGTGGAGCTGGAGGTGTAAATGCTGCCGGTTCTTCAGGTGGAATTTCGACCATTTCAATACAACCAAACACAACTTCTTCAAATGTTATTATTGAATCAGGAATTGTTGGTGCGGGGGGAGGTTCAAGAGGAACATCAACCGTAGGCAGCGGTACTGCCGGAACTGGAGGTACCGCGTTTGTAACATCAGAAGGATTCTTATCATCATTAGGTACTTGGTCAAGTTTTAATGGTATTTCAGGGGCAAATGGTGGTGCCCCAGGATTTAACGCCGGAGGGACTGTTACTGCTTTAAACACTTTCATATTGACAGGTGGTGGTGGTGGTGGCGGAAGAAGTACATCAAATGGGGGTGCCGGTGGTAGTATATTAGCAAATGGGGTTTTAGGTAGGTCGGCAGGAGGAACACCTACTAATGACGGAACAAATGGATTGATTACTATAAGACCAACACTTTTAACGTATTCATCAACAAAGTTTCCTTTTGCTGCAACAGGTGGTGCTGGAGGTGGTGGTGCAGGTCCCGCCGCTACGGGTGGTTCTGGTGGTAATGGTGAAATTGGGTGTGGTGGGGGAGGTGCCGGTGGTGGTGAAGAGGGTGCTGGTAATGGTGGTAGAGGAGGTAATGGAATTGTATTTATAACAACTTTTTAATTTTTTAATATATGATAGATTTTTTTAACTTACCAAATATAACAAATACACAAGTATTTTATGCTCAAGGAACGACTGTTTGGCAAATATGGCAAAAACCAAGAAATTGTAAATTTGTTCACTTGTTTGTATTAGGTGGTGGAGGTGGTGGTGGTGGAGGTAGAGGTGGTGGTAGTGCTCCTGCAACAGGTGGCGGAGGAGGGGCGTCTTCTTCTGTAACGACAGGATTTTTTACCGCAAACCTTATACCGGATAACCTTTATATTTTGGTAGGACCTGGTGGGACTTCAGGACCTGGTGGAGGTTCAGGAACAAACGGAACTGTGGGTGGTAATGGTTCATTATCATATGTTTCTGTAACAAATAGTGCGTCCGCAGCAAATGTTATTTTGGCCAGTGGAAACGCCGCGGCAACAGGAGGTTCAGGTGGGATTGCCGGACCTAACACGGTTGCTGGAGGAACTGCCGGGACATCGTTTACATCGACAAACGGATTATTGTCTAATTTGGGAATTGTAAATTCAATTGGTGGCCAAATTGGTCTTTCAGGTCAAAATCTTTCCGCTGGAGTTGACGTTACTATCACGGGTATAACATCTGGAGGTGCGGGAGGTGGTGGAGCTCAAAGTAGTGCTACGGTATACTCTGGAGGGTCAATAAACTCGTCAGGATTTATACCAAGAGTAAATGGTGGTGTTTTAGGTCTCGGTTCCAATGGTGGAACGGCCAATTCTGGATTTATTAGTTTAAACCCTTCTTCTTTATCAACATCAAAACAACCATTCTTAACCACAGGTGGTGCTGGAGGAGGGGGTTCAACAAATAATGGAGTTGGTACATTTACCGGTGGAACTGGAGGTAATGGTGGTTATGGCTCTGGCGGTGGAGGAGGTGGAGGAGCATATAGTAATACTGGAGGCGCCGGAGGTAGAGGTGGTAATGGTATTGTAATAATAACTTCTTGGTAAGATATTTATAATTAAATGCAAACAATAGAAATAACAGGAGCAACAGGGACAGGACCTTACGATGTTTATCTTTGTGATATAACATTAACATATTGTTTTTTAATTTCGGGTTCAACAACAATCCCACCAACCGTATCATTCGAATTACCATCGTCATTACCAAACCCTTTTCCTCCACCAGCGAATATATCTTTTACAGGTGCGGATTCAGTCATTGTTAAATTAGTCGATACATCAAGTGGATGTGAAAAATTCATATATTATGGTTGCCCTGTTAGTCCAACACCAACACCCACAATGACTCCAACCCCAACTCCTACACCTACTTCAACTTGTAGATGTATTACGGTATCTGCAAGTACAATCACAAATGGTGTGTTTTATTATACAGATTGTTTTGGGGTTACATTAGCGCCAATAACCGTAACTCAAAATACGATATCTTATTATTGTGGAACAAATCCAATCATTGTATCAGATTGTTCAGTTACTTTAGGGTCTCCTTGCGTATCAGGTTCTTGTCCTTAATTTTTATTAATCTATTCATATTTATTTGATTTTTTTTATTTTTAAAATAAAAAAATGTCAAAGATTTTTATTCAAATTGCATCTTATAGAGACCCACAATTAATTCCAACAATTAAAAGTATGTTGGAAAACGCAAAGAATCCACAAAATTTAGTTTTAGGTATTTGTAGACAATATCACCCTGATGATAAATTTGATGATTTATCAGAGTATAAAAATGATAAAAGATTCAGAGTTTTAAATGTTTTATACACAGAATCAAAAGGTGTTTGTTGGGCAAGAAATCAAGTCCAACAATTATATAAAAACGAAAAATATACATTACAAATTGACTCACACATGAGGTTCGCTCCAAATTGGGATGTTGAAATGATTAATATGGTTAGAGACCTTCAAAAGAAAGGTTATAAAAAACCATTATTAACAGGATATGTATCATCGTTTGACCCTGACAATGACCCAAATGGAAGAGTTAATGAACCTTGGAGAATGGTATTTGATAGATTTATCCCTGAAGGAGCGGTTTTCTTTTTACCTGAAACAATTCCAGATTGGAAAAATTTAACCGAACCAGTTACGACAAGATTTTATTCCGCTCACTATTGTTTTACTTTGGGACAATTTTCAAAAGAAGTTATTCATAATCCAAATTACTATTTTCACGGAGAAGAAATCTCAATTGCTGTGAGAGCTTATACTCATGGATATGATTTATTTCATCCTCATAAAGTTTTAATTTGGCACGAGTACACAAGAAAGAATCGTACAAAACAGTGGGATGATGACAAGGAGTGGTTTAAAAAGAACGACCAATCACACAAATTAAATAGACAACTATTCGGTATGGATGGTGAGGAAATGATTGATTTTGGTGAGTATGGTTTTGGTAAGGAAAGAACTTTAGAAGATTATGAAAAGTATGCAGGAATTAAATTTTCATTAAGAGGAGTTCAACAATATACTTTAGATAAAAATTACCCTCCTAATCCATATAATTACGAATCTCAAGAAGAATGGTTAAAAAGTTTCTCATCAATCTTTAAACATTGTATTGATGTTCACTTTAATCAAGTTCCTGAAAAAGATTATGATTTTTGGGTGGTAGCGTTTCATAATGAAAAAGATGAGACAATATATCGAAAAGATGCCGATATAAATGAAATAAACAGAATGATGACCGACCCTGACGGATATTGTAAAATATGGAGAGAATTTCAAACAACAATTAAACCAAAGTATTGGGTTGTTTGGCCATATAGTAAATCTAAGGGGTGGTGCGATAGATTAACAGGAAATTTATGAAAAAAATATTATTAACAATGTTGTTTTGGACTGATGGTCAAAGTCAGTCTACCAGAGAAAGAAATGTTAAATTTACGTTTCCAAAAATTATAGATTTAACCGAATTTTTAAATAAAAATAATATTGAATGCGAATTCAAACTATATGATTTTTCACCTATTAAAGTAATTTACGATTCAATTCATATACCTTACGAGTTAGGGGATTATAAACGGTCTGAAAAAATAAATCTAATATTAAAACAAAATGAAAATTTTGATTTTGTATTTATGTTTGATTGCGATACTTTTTTTAATGAATCTAATTTTTTACAAATATTAAACATTATTAATAATTTAGAAAAGGGGGATATTGTGACTTTTGATGCTGCAAAACTAAAAGAAGAGGATTTAGACTTAATATTTAAAACCGGCAACGTTGATGAAAAAACCACAGATTGGTGGTATGCGTATTCAGGTGAAAAAAAATACGGACCTTTAAACGGAAGAGCGGGTGGATTAGGTGGCGTTTTTATTTGTGATATAGATTTAATATTAGGTAATGGCGGGTTTGATGAAAAATATGTTGGTTGGGGTGGAGAAGATGGAGATATGTTGGATAGAATAATTAATTCAAAAAAACTTAATAGATTAACTCCGACTAGAGATTTTGCGCCTTATCATCTCCCACATTTTGTGGATTTAAATAACAAAAAATATAATAAAAGATTCAAATAATAAAAAAATTAAATTTATGAAAACACTTTTTATAACCTCTATTTATTCAAATCTTTGGGGCACTGAGTTTGGCGGAAGACCTAGTAGAGAGTATCATTATAGGATAAGTCTTCAAAACATTTTGAATATGAATCCCACAAAATGTGTTTGTTTCACTTCATCAGATGAAATAGAAAATCTAAAAAATGTATTCTATAATAATTTTAAAATGCCTCAAGAACAATTATCATTTGTAATTTTTGATTTACACAATACCAAATATTTTGATGAGATTAGAAAATTAAAAAATTTGGAGGAGATGAAAAGAACCGATAGATGTTATGAAATTCAGTATAATAAATTTATGTGGAAATATAACATAAATGAAATTTATAATTATGATAGGGTTTATTGGATTGACTCTGGATTATCTCATGGAGGTATTTTTCCTGAAAAATACCAAAAAGATAATAGTCGAGAAGGTCATTATAAAATAAGTTTATTTAGTCAAAAATATTTAAACCATTTAAATCAATTAACTTCAGATAAGATTCTTTTATTATCTAAAAATAATGAAGGACAATTTTTTTGGTCGCAACAAATACCCCAACATTATTATAAAGAATTTGATAGGTCTAAACATATTATCGGAGGTCTTTTTGGGGGAACACCAAAAAAATTTTTAGAATTTTGTGATAAGTTTGAAACTTTATTAATACAATTATTAAGAAATGAAAATCAATTATATATGGAAGAACTAATAATGTCTTGTCTATATTTTAATGAAAAAAATAATTTTACTTTATTGGAATTCGATGATTGGTATAAAAGAGAGCACCATAATGACCCTAATATAAAATATTTTTATAATATGTTTGAATTATGATTACATTAGTTACGGGTCTTTGGGATATAAAAAGAGATAGTCTTTCTGAAGGGTGGTCTCGTTCATTCGAGCATTACAAACAAAAATTTTCAGAACTACTTAAAGTAGAAAATAATATGATTATATTCGGTGACCCCGAGTTAGAGTCATTTGTTTGGGAACATAGAGGTAAAGAAAATACACAGTTTATTGTAAGATATCAATCTTGGTTTAAGACCAACGAATATTATGAATTAATTCAAAAGATTAGAAACAATCCAGAATGGTTTAATCAAGTAGGTTGGTTAACAAATTCCACTCAAGCAAAACTTGAGATGTATAACCCACTTGTAATGTCAAAGATGTTTTTATTACATGATGCGAAAATACTTGATAGGTTTAATTCCGAATATCTATTTTGGATTGATGCTGGTCTTACAAACACTGTTCACCCTGGTTATTTTACTCACGACAAAGTTTTAGAGAAGTTGCCAAAATACGTTAATAACTTTAACTTTGTTTGTTTTCCTTATGAAGCAAATACCGAAATTCATGGGTTCAAATTTGATAAGATGAATGACTATTCAGGTAAGAAAGTTGATAAGGTTGCTAGAGGAGGATTTTTTGGTGGTAGAAAAGAATCAATAACCGAAATTAATAATCTATATTACAATTTATTAGTTGAGACATTAAACAATGGTTTAATGGGTACTGAAGAAAGTTTATTTACAATTCTATTATACAAATACCCAAACACATTTAGTTATTCTGAAATAGAAGGTAATGGTCTTATGGGTAAATTTTTTGAGGATTTAAAAAACGATTCTGTGGTCGTCAAATCGGAAAAACCAATTAGACAAGAGATTAAAAATATTGATACGAGTAAGGTTGGTTTATATGTTATTACATTTAATTCACCAAATCAGTTTGAGACATTAATTAAATCAATGTTAGAATATGACTCTGATTTTATAACAAAAACAAAAAAGTTTTTACTTGACAACTCAACAGATTTATCAACAACTCCAAGATATAAACAATTATGTGAGCAATATGGTTTTGAACACATAAAGAAAGATAATTTGGGAATTTGTGGTGGAAGGCAATTTGTGTCTGACCATTTTAATGAATCTGATTTAGATATAATGGCGTGGAGCGAAGATGATATGTTTTTTCAAAACAAACCTAATGAAACTTGTAGAAATGGGTTTAATAGATACACATCAAATTTATATCAAAAATGTTTAGATATTTTAAAGAAAGAAAATTTTGATTTTTTAAAAATAAACTTCACGGAATTCTACGGAGATAATTCAACTTGTTGGCCGTGGTATAATGTTCCGCAAGATTTTAGACAAAAACATTGGCCAAATAAACCAAATCTTCCTGTGCAAGGTTTAGACCCCGATTCTCCTTTGTCGAAATATAAACATATTAAATCTTATAAAGGTTTACCTTATGTTAGTGGTGACATTTATTATTGTAATTGGACTCATTTTATAACAAAAGAAGGTAATAGAAAAATGTTTCAAGAAACAAAATGGGATAGACCATTTGAACAAACTTGGATGAGTCATATATATCAAGAAACAATTAAAAGTAAAATTAACCCTGGTTTATTACTATTAACACCAATTGAGCATAACCGTTTTGAACACTATGACGGTAAATTAAGAAAAGAAAGTTAATCTATTTATTTTACATTATTAAAGTATTTATATGATAAAAAGATAGATGGATTTTTTTATCAAAAAAAATAGTACTCTCCCACTTTTAAAATTACAGGTCGTAAAGAATGGTCGTAACGATTATGATAATTTTATGAAAACCATAGAATTATCAGCAATCTTCTTTTCAATGGTCGATATTGAAACGGGAGTTGCTAAGATAAGTTCAAGACCCGCAGGATTTGTAGAAAAAACTTTTATTGACCCAAACGCAGAACCTGAATATTATATTTACTATCAATTTACAAATAGAGATACAAATAAAGTAGGTAGATATGAAGGTCAGTTTATGTTAAGAAATGATGACGGAGTTTTAATATTACCTATTAGAGAAAAACTTTTTATTAATATTCAAGAGTCATTTATCGCGGATGATTTACCATATGAGAATTGTTATACATCAGAATTTCCTTGTTGCGTTAACGGACCTTATACAACAACTACAACAACGACTCCGTGTCCAAGTTGTCCAACTTGTCCTGAACCAACTCAAACTCCTATAACAACTACTACAACAACAATTATCCCTATAACAACTACTACGACAACAATAAATATAACTGAAACGCCAACTCAAACTCCTACAGTAACTCCAACTCCTACAATAACACCAAGTCCGACACCGGCACCTCAAAACGATTTGATGTTTATGTTTATTCCTGAAGGTGATATAGAATTTGTATTAATACCTGACGGTGATTTAGGAGTTTTTGATTTACCAATTGATGATTTAGGTTTTGAATTTTTATAAAAAAGAAAATAAATGAATATTTATAAATAAAAAAATGGCAATAGGAATTAGAATAACGAGTAATAATTTAAATGGTAAAGTTGCTAATGTGACTTTTAATCCATCGACTGGTGGTACAATAAATATTGGTGATGTGACAATTCCGTTTAATTATATAACAGAATTTCCTTATGGAACATATCAAGTTTATGTTCCGTTTTATGACTACACTTATGATTTAACAATTAATCAACCTGTTGATGTTAAATCTTTTGTATTTGTGTCAAAAACAACCACAAATAATAATAATGGTATTGTTAATTTAAATTATGGTGATTTAACCGCAACGGTATTTAATTTAGGAATCGATAGCACGGGATGGTATATAAATGATTTATATCCGATAACAAATTCAGGTTACGCAATATATTTTCAAAACGATAATACTTGTGATTTACAATGGGTTGTTTTTATAGATTCAGAAGGTAATGTAATTGAAAGTTATCAAACTAATTGTAATTGTGATTACGATTATAATATTTTAGGAGGTAAATACGCAACGTTTGAAGATTACTATAATCGTGTTTTAAAAATTTTTAATGGTAAAGAAATTACTACACTTAGTCCTGATGATGAAAATGAAGCGTATTTTACAGTTGATGATTATGATGGTGTATTATCAAATAATAATATTATTGTTGCAAAACAAAACCTTTCTGCCAACACATTTACGTTAAATATTTTAAATAATAATACTTTAATTCCTTTTGGAGATGTTTATACCTACTCAACAGGGTTTATGGATTTTTCAACATATTTTGACGGTAATTTTATACGTATTAGAAAATATAATAATTCTTTAAGTTCATTTGAATATATTAAAATATATGATGGTTCAAATGGTAATTTATTACAAAATATCGATTTAACAACAAATATCTATAATCAAGATAGATATTCATTTTATGGTAATAATAAATTGATTGAAATCTATTGGAACAATTCCGACAGTAGTATTGATTATTTAATAATACATTATGACGGTAACACAAATACATTAAATACCACAACACATAATAGGTTAAATTATCTGGGTTATCCTGATTTAACAACAAATGAAAATCTATATCCAAATAATGGTGGTTCGGATTCTTTTAGTTTAATGATATATGATAATTCAGGAAGTTACAATGGTATTGGAACTTCCGTTAGTTATTGTGATATATTATACATGTTAAGTGGGGATACAAACATTCAAACATTCACTTTTCAAAATAGCGGAGTCCAAGATAAAACAATTAGAACATATGTTTCATTAAATGATAATATTTTTGTTCCTTGCGACAATGGTGATGGAAAAGTTTCAATATTAAGTATTACAAGTTCAGGTATAAACTATCATGACACAAATCTTTTAATGTCTAGTAATCCTCAAGTTAGTGATATGGTTGAATGTGGAAATGGTTTTGTTGGTTCATTTTTTGATGATACTAATTATACTCAAATGAGTTTAATACATATAACAGAAACCGGAACTTTAGGAGATGTTATTAACGGTATTAATTTGACAGGGGTGTATCAAAGAAATGTAGAATATTACGGTAATTTATATCATTTTAGACCTTACACAGGTGATACTTATTATATAATTCCAAACTCATCTTCTTTTCAAATAGGTAATTTTACAGGTAGTACGGTTAATCCTTATAATCCACAAACTTCATTTAAAGAAGATTTTTTAAGAAGAGGTAATTTATTATATATTGATTATACCAATTCTCAGTGTTGTTTATTAACTGAAAGCGGTCTTACCTCAACTTTTAATTTACCTATTGGTTCGGCTGGGTATTCTGTAAGTGTTGGAGAAACCACATTTATGTATGTTTATAATGATAGTATCACTAATTTTATAACAATAAATCTGTACGATTTCAATTTCAATCTATTAAATAGTCAAATAACCACTTTTACAAATATATGGACTACTGATTCTTGTAATGATAATCACGTATTAATAATTAATGAAAATAATAAATATTATATTTATTTGGTTTCTGAAAATGAAATAACTTATAAAGAATTGTCGGATAATGATTCGTATAGAACGTTCAATGATTATGTTTGGTGGGATTAAAAAAAAATAAAAAAATATGATAACAACAGTAAGAATTAATGTAGAAAAATTAAAAAACTCCTTGTTGAACTACTCAACAACAGTTCACCTCAATGAAGGTTCGACTTATTTAGATTTAAAAGAAAAATTATATTCGATGGTAAATCTTGATAAATCTTTTGAGGTTGATAAATCGTCAATTTATGTTAAAAACAAAGAAGTAAAATATGATGAAGTAGTATCAACCGAAAATAAAATCTTATATAATGTAACGGTTAAATAAAATTTAATAAAAATTAATAAAATGTCTTAATAATAAACCCCAATTTTTGTTGGGGTTTTATTTTTTTATATAAACAAATATAATCCAATGATATTTATATCATAAAAAGACTTCATGGCAAATATAAAGATATCGGCGTTACCAAGTGTCCAACCAAGTGGTTATACGAATGACGATTTATTGGTAATAGTAAATTATGACGTTTCAAGTGGGACAACAAAGAATACACCTTTAAGTGGATTAACTTCTTATATATTAAGTGGAGTAACATTTCCAACAGATTATCTTCCGTTAAGTGGTGGGACAGTTACAGGTGATACAATATTTAATCAAGGTTTAACCGCAACAACAATATCCGCATCAACATACTTAGGACTACCTTTAGATGTTTATGTTACGGGGGGAACTTATTCTGGAGGAACAATAACGTTTACAAATAATAGTGGTGGAACATTTCCTGTATCAGGAATAACTTCAAATGAGGGAAATCAATGGTTAATACCAACTGGAGATACCGTTACCGTTAATTCAAATTATCAATATTTCATATATGGTGATATAATAGTTCAGGGTACTTTAATACTCGAAACTAATAGTCAGTTAGTAGTTGTTAATGGAGATGTTATAAATAGTGGAGGAACAATCACAAATAACGGAACAATATCCGATATTGAAATTCCTTTATTTGATACGAAAGTTACTGGTGGAACGTATTCTGCCGGAACAATAACATTTACAAATAATAGTGGGGGAACTTTCACGGTTACAGGAATTACCGCAACTGGCGGAGGAACATTTACTGGAGGAACGGTTAGTGGAGATACAATTTTTAGTAGTGGATTAACCGCAACTACGATATCCGCATCAACATACTTAGGTTTGCCTTTAGATATATATGTGACCGGAGGTACATATAGTGCTAGTTCATCTACAATTATATTTACAAATAATTCCGGTGGTACTTTTGATGTCACGGGAGTGACTGCTTCGGGTGGAGGAACATTTACAGGAGGAACTGTAACTGGGGAAACAATATTTCAAAGTGGGATAACCGCAACAACAATTTCAGCAACATCTTTAACAGTTGATTATATTGATTTTAATATAACCGCAAATACCACTCATCAGGAAGGAAGAATTCATTGGAATGATGCTCTAAAAACTTTAGAGGTTGATACAGAAAATGCCGGTGTGCAACTAAAAGTGGGACATGAATTAGTTGTGAGAGTTAACAATCAGACTGGTTCACCAATTCCAAAAGGAAGTGCGGTTTATATAAACGGAGAACAAGGACAAAGACCCACAATAACTTTGGCAAGTTTTACGGCAGATAGTACATCCGCAGCAGTTGTTGGTCTAACAATGACTCAAATAAATAACAATAATAATGGTTATGTAATTGTTGGGGGTGTATTAGAAGGTCTTGACACCTCTTCTTATACCGCAGGAACGCCATTGTATCTTTATACAGGAGGAACCTTAACTTCAACAAAGCCACAAGCCCCTGACCATGATGTTAGAATTGGTAAGGTAGTTGTTTCAAACGCAACAACAGGTTCTATATATGTTTCCATTCAAAATGGTTATGAATTAGATGAATTACATGATGCTAGAATTACAAATAAATCTGTTGGAGATTTATTAACAGTTAGTGGGTATAACGGATATGATTTATGGGTTAATTCAAAAACATTAAACGGTTCATATACAATAACCGGAGATACTACGATAGGTCAAGGATTAACCGCGACAACAATATCGGGAGGAACAATATATGGTAGTGGTTTGGGTTTAATAAATATTCCTATTTCTGGTGTTACCAATCTACAAACATCATTAAATAATAAATTTGATATAACAGGTGGAACTATTAATGGAAATTTAACTGTAACCGGAAATACAAATTTACAAACATTTACTGCGGGAACAGGAACTATTAACGGTAATTTAACTGTAACAGGAAATACTATTTTAACATCCGTTACAGGAAATAGTTTAAATATAACCGGAAATACAATAATATCTTCTTTTACAGGAGGTTCGGGAACAATTAACGGTAATTTAAATGTAACTGGAAATACCTCAATGACAGGAACATTAAATGTTACGGGTAATACAAACGTGAGAGCGTTTACAGGTACTACGGGATATTTTTCTGGAACAGGTCAGAACGTGTTAACAGTTATTGGTTCAGGTAATAGCACATCGTCACCAATATTTTCGGTTATAGGAAATGGAACTAGCGCGGAATTATTTAGTGTTACAGATTCTTTTTCAGGTTCGTTATTTTCGGTTAACGATATTTCAGGATTATCGATATTAGATGTTAACTCTGATAGTACAATTTTGATGGGTAATTATTTAGCTCCGTCATTAAACACAACAACAAGAACAAGTCTAACCGCAGGAACTACCACGGTTTATTCAATACCGACAAGTGCCTATACAGGAGCGTTTTTTGATTATACTTTAATTAGTACGGGAAGCACAGGTGCTAGAGCGGGAACGATAATGTCAATATGGAGTGGGTCAAGCTCTCAGTTTACTGAGGTTTCAACTAACGATATTGGTGTTACAACTGGAGTTACTTTCACAGTTGCGGTTTCAGGAAATAATGCGGTGTTAAGTAGTTCGGCAACAACAACGGGTTGGACATTAAAAACAATAGTTAGAAGTATATGAGTTTTAGTTACGGACAAAAAATAGTAACAAATGGATTGGTTTTATATCTAGATGCCGCAAATATTAGGTCATACCCAAAAACCGGAAATACTTGGTATGATTTAAGTATTGGTACTAATACTGGTACTTTAAATAGTGGTTCAACATTTAATACCTCAAATGGTGGTAGTATTGTTTTTGATGGTACAGATGATAATGTAAATTGTGGAAACAATTCAATATTAGATGTTGGAAATAACATTACGGTAAACGCTTGGATTTTTTTACCGAGTACTGGTGCGACAACAGGTTATAGACCGATAGTATCTAAAGTTGTTAGTGGAGCCACTGTTGGTTGGGAAATGGGTGTTAGTATTGGAAAATTAAGATGTGTCTTCAGGCCGACCTCAAATATTATAGACCTTACTGGACCTGATTTATCTATAGGTGTTTGGCAAATGTGTACATTTAGTTATGATAACTTAACCACTAAGTTATATCTAAATGGGGTTTTAAGAACCTCAACATCAAGTGGTGGTCCTGTTATATTAGATTCATCACAACCATTTCAAATAGCGACAAGAGGAATCGGAGGAAATACGTTTTTAGGTAGGATATCACAAGTCTCGATGTATAATCGAGCCTTATCTTCATCAGAAATTTTACAAAACTATAATTCGACAAAAGCGAGATTTCAATTATGAGCGGAAGTATTGTAAGTTCAAAAATAGTTACAAATGGATTAGTATTATACTTAGACGCGGTTAATACTCTTTCGTATCCAAAAACCGGAAATACTTGGTATGATTTAACAACCAATGGGTTTATTGGTCAACTAAACAACACCCCCTTATTTGTAACAACAGGTGGAACTTCTTTTTCTTTTGACGGTACCAATGAAAATGTTAATTTAGGTAATCTGTCATCACTTTCTTTTACTAGTGGGACATTTTCCGTTGAGATTTGGGTTAATGTTCCAAGTAGTTGGTCTGGACCTGCAAACATAAATCAATATCCTAATTTAATTAGTAAAGGAGCTAACGCTGGATGGGACACAAATGGGTGGTCATTACATTGTTTTAGAGGGGTGTTAAGTTCTGACCCCAAAGTTATTGGGTTAGGGATTAAAAATGGGTCTAATCTTGTTACATCATCCACACAAATAACATTAGAAAATACAGATTTAGATAGATTCATATGTGTATCAGTAACTATGGATTTAACCTCTATTAAAATTTTTAAAAACGGAATACTTAATAAAACGGTAACATCTTTAACTTCGCCATTAGGAAACCCTTTAGTAGGTCCTGCGGAAAATTCATCAAATGTTGTTATCGCAAGCGGTCCATCGTCACAATATTTTCCTGGTAAGATATCTAACATTAAATTATATGATAGAAAATTAAGTGATTCTGAAGTTTTACAAAATTATAACTCAACTAAAGTAAGATATATTTAATTAATATGGAAACACAATTATACGAGAATAGAAAATTTATGATATTTAATGTATCTGAATTAGAATTAATAGATTTTACACAAGTATGTGAAACTTCAATTGACACGGTTAGAAAAAGTGTTGATGGTGATAAAACATTTGTTAAATGGGACACCGAAGGAATTCCTTCATCAGTGGATAGTTTAACAACTAAAGAAGGTCCTTATACTTATGAAGAAATTTTAAACATACTATCAACTTCAGAATGGACTGATGTAACAATAATATGAGTACAGTAGGAAATTGGCAAGGTCCAAAAATAGTTAAAGAGGAGTTAGTTTTATATTTAGATGCGGGTTCTCCCAATTCTTATTTTGATAAAACAAGCACAACTTGGAGAGATATTAGTGGATATGGTAACAACGCCACATTACTAAATGGGGTAACGTATAGTTCAAATAATGGCGGTGTTTTTATTTTTGACGGTACTGATGATGCGGCCAGAGTCTCACCAAACGCAATCTATAGAAATTTTACAAATGCAACTTTTAGTATATGGTGTACATTCTCAACACTATCTACTAATAGTATCTATACTTTAATAAATAATGGAATCCAATCAACTGATAGTCATTTTTGGTTATATTATGATAATAGGACTTCATTACCATCTAATGTTAATAGAATAGGTTTTGAGTGGGGTAATGGCACTAATAGAACTGGTTTACTATCAACATCAACTTTAATTCCTGTTTTAAATAATTGGTATAATATTGTGGCAACTTTTGATAACGGAACTTCAATAATTTATGTTAATGGAGTTGTGTTTGGTAGTGGTACAACATTAGTAACAACAATAGCCGGAGTTGCCGCGGCTCAAATATATACAGGAGGTTATTTTTCCGCCGGTCCTTCGGGAATACAATTATCTTGGCCGGGAAATTTAAATCAACATTTAATATATAGAAAAACATTATCTCAATCAGAAGTTTTACAAAACTACAACGTAACAAAATATAGATATTTATAACTTTAATATATTTATAATAAAATAAACATTACTGGACAGGGGAAGTAATTATGCCAAACGAATTAATAGTAAGAAACGGTTTTACAAGTCAAGGAAACTCATTTATAAACGGTACTTTGTCCGTAACAGGAAATACAACTTTACAGACAATTAATGTTACGACATTAGGTATTACAGGAACAACTACCACAAGAAGTATTATACCTGAATCAAATAATACTTATAATTTAGGAGCAACAAATAGAAGATGGAGTGGTGTTTATACAAGAGAAATAAGATTTTACGATGCTGACGGAACATCGGTAAATGACTACATAACTGTTAGCGCTCCAACAGATTTAGCTAGCTCTCCAAAACCAGCTTGGGCGTTAACTTTACCTCTATTAAGTGGTTCAACAAATAGTTTTTTAGGAGTATATAGTGGAGCATCAAACACGTCAAATACAACTTGGTTCTCATTATCAGGAGGAACAGGAATTTCCATATCTCAAACATCAAATGCTAGTGGAGGAACGATGACACTATCTTCTTCCCCAACCAGTTTTTATTCCGAACCATCATCAACTGCGGTTACGTGGAATGTAAGTGGTAATAGTACAAACTATAAACTAACCTTAACCGCAAACACAACATTAAATTTAAGTAATGTTAGAAATGGTGATTACGGAACAATTATTTTAACTCAAGATTCGGGAGGAAATAGAACGGTAACTTTAGGAACGGTTAACGGTGGCTCAGCAACACATAAAGTTGTTAATGGTGGCGCTGGTTTAGTTAGTTTAACCGCAACGGCAAACGCAATTGATATTCTATCTTTTACATACGATGGAACAAATATGTATTGGAATAAAGGTTTAAATTATACATAATAATGTCTAGACTATTTTTTAGTTCATTAAGTGGTGTTGATTACGGAGGAAGTATTGACCCGATAACTTTAAACCCAACGGTTTATTTTCAGGTGTTTGATACAAGTTATTTAACCCCGTCATCACCTTCTTCAGGAACTTCAATTACTGAAATTAGACAATACACGGCGGAAACTTATTCAGCAATTACCGCTGCGACCGATTGTGCCCCAACTTGGGATGTTTTGGGGGGTCAAAATTTACTTTATTTTCCCGCAATATATGGTTCTTGCTGGCCACCTCCTTGTGTTGCGACTTGTGATGGTAGTTATTATACAACGAATCAAAATATTAGTTTTATGTCTACAAGTGGGTATTCATTTACTCTTTATCTTGTAGTAAAACCGTTATCGGGAAGAACTGCTGATATTTCAAGTAATCTAAATTTTATATTAAACGATGACCCATTATATTTACCTTTACCAAGAACTTCAAATGTAGAATATATTGCGGTAGTCGATAATAAAGACATTTATTTAAAAACAGAAACAGATAATTATAACACAATACTAAATGTACCAATTGAGATTAACTCTGATGAAACCGAACTTCAGTCAAAAAATTTAAGAATCTTTTCAATTAGGGCTCAAGACACTAGAGATTTAATAAACAATTCCGTTTTTACGTATGTTAATGGAATACAGACAACCGCGATGACTCAGTCAACCGTTACAACAGGAACTACAATAGGAATTGATTTTTCTTTAGGAGGAGTAAATCCAACCAATAGTATTGTAGAGGAATTATATCAAGGTTATTTTGGGGAATTAATAATTTTTAATACAATACACTCAATTGATACTCACAGTAAAATAATAACCTTCTTAAAAAATAGGTGGGGAATATCATAAGTTATTTGACAATTCATTAGATTAATTTTATATTTATTTAGGTAAGGTAAATCTCAAATAGTTTGAGAGCGAATAAACCACTTTAAATTTTTATTATGATTAGTCAAGAAGAAATCAAATCCTTCTTAGAGGGTAATGACCCCGAAGAACACATTGTTGCGATAGAATTCGATTACGCAACCGATTCCATTTATAAAATAAAAGAACCACCAGGACAAGGAAAGATTATCAAGAAAGATAATTTTACCGCATTTGCTTGGGTCGGAGACCTTAAAGGGATAAATTTTTATCAATCATCAAAAGCACTACAAAAAGAGGCTATGTCCAAATACGGAATTATGATTGAGAAACTTGAGACCAAAGGAAATAAAAGATTGGAAGATGGTCTTAAATTTATGGTTAAATCTTTAAAAGGTTACCGTTCACTCATACAATTCTTCAGAGATGGTGGGGCAGACCCTTGGGGAGAAAGAACAAAAGATTTAATAATGGTTCTACCTCCAGTAGAACAATATCTAATCCAAAAAGAAAAACGTTTATTTAAAGGATATGAAGAATACAACGACATCACAAGGTTTGTATTTGACTTGGAGACGACCTCATTAGAACCAAAAGACGGTCGTATTTTTATGATTGGATTAAAAACAAATAAAGGATTTCAAAAAGTTATTGAATGTTCCGATGAAGAGCAAGAAAGAGCGGGACTTGTTGAGTTCTTTAGAATTATAGATGAGATAAAACCAACAATCATTGGTGGTTATAACTCCGCAAATTTCGACTGGTATTGGATATTTGAAAGATGTAAGGCGTTACATTTGGATATTAAAAAGATATGTAGAACATTAAATCCGAACTACAATATTAAACAAAGTGAGAATTTACTTAAACTCGCCAATGAGGTTGAGAAATATAATCAGGTTGGAATGTGGGGTTATAATGTTATTGATATTTTACATTCGGTTAGAAGAGCTCAAGCTATTAACTCAAGTATTAAGTCAGCGGGTCTTAAATATATTACACAATATATTGAGGCAGAAGCACCTGACCGTGTTTATATTCCCCATGAAGATATTGGTGCAATGTATCGTGATAAGAATGAGTATTGGTTAAACATTACAAACGGAAAATATAAAAGAGCGGATAAACCTGAGTTCGATAATTTAGATACAAGATTTCCTGGAACATATATAAAAGTAACGGGGGATAATATTGTTGAGAGATATCTTGATGACGATTTGGAGGAAACCCTATTAGTCGATGATGAATTTAATCAAGGGACATTCTTACTTGCGTCAATGGTACCAACAACTTACGAGAGAGTTTCTACTATGGGAACTGCGACTTTATGGAAGATGTTGATGTTAGCTTGGTCTTATAAATTCAAATTAGCAATTCCTAAAAAACAAGAAAAAGCGGACTTTGTAGGAGGATTATCAAGATTACTAAAAGTAGGATATTCAAAGTCAGTATTAAAACTAGATTATTCTTCACTATACCCATCTATTCAATTAGTTCATGACGTGTTCCCTGATTGTGATGTTACAGGAGCAATGAAAGGAATGTTATCTTATTTCAGAAATACTCGTATTATGTATAAGAACTTAGCGGGGGAATGGTATGAGAAAGATAAGAAAAAATCATTATCTTATGACCGTAAACAGTTACCTATTAAGATTTTCATTAACTCAATGTTCGGGGCTTTATCAGCACCACAAGTATTTGCTTGGGGAGATATGTTTATGGGAGAACAGATTACTTGTACGGGAAGACAATATCTTAGAATGATGATTAAGTTCTTTATGAAAAAAGGTTATACTCCGCTAGTAATGGACACCGATGGGGTCAATTTTTCAAAACCTGATGGAGTGGAGAATAGAGTTTATATTGGTAAAGGTAATAATTGGAAAGTTAAAAAGGGTAAAGAGTATAAGGGTGATGATGCTGATGTTGCAGAATTTAACGATATGTTTATGAGAGGTGAGATGGCATTAGATACCGATGGAACTTGGCCTTCTTGTATTAATCTTGCTCGTAAAAACTACGCGGTTATGGACGCAAAAGGTAAAATCAAATTAACAGGTAATACAATTAAATCAAAAAAACTTCCACTATATATTGAAGACTTTTTAGATAAAGGAGTTAAATACTTGCTTGAGGGTAAAGGTCAGGAGTTTGTTGAGTGGTATTACGAATACCTATCCAAGATATACAATAAAGAAATCCCACTAATGAAAATCGCCCAAAGAGCGAAAGTAAAACTTAGTATGGATGATTATATCAAAAGGTCAAAACAAAAAACAAAGGCGGGTGGTGATATGTCGATGATGGCACATATGGAATTAGCAAGACAACATAAGTTAAATGTTAATTTGGGTGACGTTATCTATTATGTAAATAACGGGACAAAGGCTTCAGAGGGGGATGTTCAGAAGATAACAAAAAAATTAACTAAGAAACAAATAACTGAACTTGAGGCAGCAGGTAAAAAAGTTCCTGAACCAACAAAAGAAATTCAAATTAATTGTTATATGTTAGATGCCAAAACATTAGAAAATAATCCAGGTATGACAGGTGATTATAATGTTGCAAGAGCGGTAACAACATTTAATAAAAGGATTGAGCCATTACTTGTGGTATTTAAAGATGAAGTTAGAGATAGTTTACTTGTTGACAAACCTGAAGATAGAGGGTTATTTACAAAAGACCAATGTGAATTAATTAATGGACACCCATTTGAACCTGAAGACCAAGATTCTTTAGAAGAAGTTTTAAAATTATCTGAAGGGGAAGTTAAGTATTGGGAGAAAAGAGGTATTGACCCTAACTATATGTATGAATTGGCTGATGAAGGGTGGGAAGAATACATTTAATCCAACTTAATACCATCGGACGAAATTATATACCAGTTGTTTTCAATTAAAACCATCTCAACACAAGCACCCTTACTTATATTAAGTTCATCATAGTACTCATCTATCTTTCCGATAGATGGGGTTATGGTAACGTTTGTTAATACTTTAATAATAAGGTGGTCGGATTTAGAATTGTCTAAAACTAAATTACAATGTTCGGCATTTTTGATTAAAATTAAATCTTCACCATTTGTTTTATACGAAGATTCGGTTACGACTTTTTTTAAAAACTCAGGCACTAACGGAATAAGTTTCTCAAAATATTCAATCTCTTTATGTTGTTTAATATTATAGGTTTTATCACCAATTTTTTTCCTAACCAATGTCGATTTTATCATATTACATAAATTTGTCTTGGCATTGCGGTAAATTTCTTTTGTTTGTTTAAGTTTTCCGCAAGTAACGCCTCACGCTCCATTACTTTTTCAGGTCTTAATCTTGTTAATCTACCCTCAGCACCTGTTAATTCCTCAATTAATTTAGTTTTTTCGTCTTTTGACTCAGTCGCTAAAGATTGGTAATCCATTGTTAATTCAGAATCAGGAGTTTTTAAATTACCGCTATATTTTCCTCTTACCTTTGATAAGGTTTCTTTACAATATGCAATAAACCATCTTCTAACCCATTGTTGTGCTGGGTTATTAAGGTCTGCCCAACTAATCTTTTCAAACGGAACATCAGAAGGTAATCTAATAATATCAGGATTGTCCTTCAAACATTTATCTCTATCAGGACCATCAACCTCATAATACCAATACCAAACCTTACCTCTCATTAATGTAGAATTTCCAAAATCAAATTTACCACCTGGTACATTCATAAGGTGAATTGCCTTCTTTCCTTCAGGAAGTGCGGTAACTCTATATGTTAATTCTCCCGCAATAATTCTTCTTTGTATATTAATCTCTTGCATTCTTAATAACATATCAAAGGCAGGCATCATAAAATATGAGCCCGAATAACCAAACTGAGAATAACCAGCGGGTCCTCCCAAACCAACACCACCTAATGCTCCAAATGTCCAAGGGTCAAATAATAAATTATTTAACTCAGCCGGAGTAAACCATAATAATTCATTTAATTCTCTACCGGCAGGAATTTCGTACATTTGTTGTCCTTTAACTAATTGTATGTAATCTTTTTTAAGAACAGAATCTCCTCCCGCTTGCAATCCAACAATTTTCGAATACGCGTAAGTATATCTTTGTTCGTAATCTAAACTTTTTGTGGTAAATGCTTTAGATAAAGATTGAGTATCTAAATTTAAATTATAAAGTGATGTCCATTGAGATTCAATTAACCAATCTTGGACATATTGCGAATAATCGTCTATTGAGAATTCTAATAGAGTGTCCATTTGTTCATCCTCTAATTCAATAGACCTTAAAGGAGCACCTAATAAGTGTCTAACTTTACGATATAAATCGCTTCTTTCTGGTTCTGCAATGATTGACATAATTGTGTTCTTTATATATAAATATCAATCTATCTTAAAAACTAAATCACTCTTATTTAAGACAAAATTTCCTTCAACAATTTCGGTATTTGAATTATCAAACACATATATTTTTTTTCTATTTGTGAATATTAACCAATCTGTTTCATATTCCTTAACTCCACCAGTTTCGATAAAATTAACTTTATCCCCGTCAAGTTTAATATCTTTAAAAGGTTTAACTTGAGCGGTCTTTTTACTTCCATTATAAATAATTTCACAATCAACTCCTTGTAATGTATCACTAAGATTACCAATACTAGCAATCTTTTTAACATTATCGTTACCAAGTCTTTCTTTTAATTTTTTAACAACATAGTCTTCGTTAGTATCACCAAAACCACCTGTCTTTTTAACGGTATCCATTAACGATTTAAATGTTGATGATTCGGGATTAAAGATTCTATTTTTAAAATAAGTTATTGCGTTTAATAATCTTGTAAGTTGTTCATCATTGTTTTCAACATTAAAGGTTATTGGTCTTTTCTTCATTGTGAAAAGAACTTTATTTATGTCGTTAACTAAGATACAAAAACAGGTATAATTTGTATTAACTCTATTAAATATTGAACGACCGGGTTCTCCCATAAAATCGTATAAACCTCTTAATGTCCCTGGAGCATATTCATTTCTTTTATAATAGTTGTCAGGAAACACCTCAGACAAAGTTTTCTCAATCCATTCGTTAAAATCTTTCTTAATATTTGGGTACTTGTTAAATAACTCTCTATAAAAAGAGTTTTCTCTTGTACTACATTTTTCATCCACCGATTCCGACAAAATAATTCTTCTAAAATAATTTTCGTTTAATGTTGTTTTGGTTTTCATTTCATACATTTTGTTAACAAATTCCCAATTAACAAAATCCCAAAAACCTTTTATATATTCATCCCTTTTATTTTGGTATTTTAAATAATAAGCATGTTCCCATAAATCTAAACCTAGTAAAGGATAACCACCTCTTTTAATAACATTCATTAGTGGGTTGTCTTGATTAGGAGTTGACATAATTTTTAATCTTCCCTTTTTGGTTAAAACAAGCCACACCCATCCTGAACCAAATCTTTTTTGTGCAACATCTTCAAACCTTGTTTTAAAGTTTTTAAACGATTCAAAATGTTTATTTATTTTATCAAGTAGTTTATCGGAAGGGTTTTGTTTTTTTGGGGATAACATCTTCCAAAATAAAGCGTGGTTAAAAGCTCCTCCCGCATTATTTCTAATAACTTTTGGAAATCTACTTATTGATTTTACAATTTGTTCAAGTTCTAAATCACCATAGTCTTTTTTGGATAAAGCGTCATTCAATTTCTTAACATATCCTTTATAATGTTTGTTATAATGAATATCCATTGTTTCAGAATCAATGAATTGTTTTAAAGAAGAATAAGAATAAGGTAATTTTTCAATACCGATTTTTTTCATTTCGGTTAATAAGAAATTCTTACTTTCTGACTTTTGAATTTGTTCTAATAAAACTGATGTCTTTTCTAATATACTTTTCACAAATATTTATTTTATAATAAATATTATGTTATTGAATTAATTTTATTCATAATCTGTTCTACGATATCACCTTTATCTAAATTGTCACCCATTACAGTTTCAATTACAGATTTCTTTGAGTTTACAATATCATATATTGACCCCTCAATAGTATTTTCAAATATTGGGTAATAAACAAGGACATTATTTTTTTGACCATATCTATACGCTCTATCTTCGGCTTGAGATAAATCACCAGGAACAAATGATAGGTCATTAATGATTACCGATTCCGCCGCGGTTAATGTTAACCCAACTCCTGCCGCCTTAACGTTACCAACAAATACTTTTATTTTATCGTTTTCTTGGAATTGGTCAACCGCATATTGTCTTTGTGGTTTAGAAGAACTTCCGTCTAATCTTACCGCTTGTTTACCAAAGTGGTCGGCAATACGATTTAAAGTATCTGTAAAGTTTGTGAATATGATAACTTTCTTTTCTTGGTCAATTATGTTTTGAGCAAGTTCAATAGTATGTTCTATTTTTTCTTCAGCAATTACTTGTCTTACTTTCATAAGTTTTGTAAACTGAATTGTTAGCGATTTTGATTCCTCACCCTTTGTTCTATACCAATCAAAGTATTCTCCCATTAACCCTTCATATAATTTAGACCTCAACCTTAAATAAACGGGGGTAATAATCTTTTCAGGTAAATCCAATACTTCCGTTTTCAATCTTCTTAATACTTGTTTTGAAGTTCTATCTCTTAGTTCTTCTAAGTTAGACGCTCCTGATACATTCCAAATCTTTCTGTTACCGGCTTTAAATTGATACCCTTGACAATATCTGATAGCGTAAGCCATCCAATTCTGAGCAACAGGACTTTCAATTAGTTGAAGTAAATTGAAATAATTCATTGGTCTGTTTGTCATTGGTGTTCCTGTTAATAACCAAAGAGTATCGGCTTTTTTAGAAAAATGATTTACGAGTTTTGTTCTTTGAGCTTGGCCATTTTGAATGTAATGAGCCTCATCAATTATAATAAGTTCAGGTTTAAACTTACCAATAAATGAATTATCTTTATCTTTTAAATCATAAAAGTTTTTAAGGATATCGTAATTAGTAATTACAAAATCGTGTTCTAATGAAAAGTTTTTACCCTCACAAATAAAAATACTTCTGTCCGTATAGTTTCTAATCTCCCTTTCCCAATTAATCTTTAAAGATGCGGGACAGATAATTAAGACTTTTTTAGCATTTGTTTCTAAAGCGGCGATAGTCGCTGAGGTAGTTTTACCAACACCCATATCATCCGCCAATATAAATCTTTTAGAACCAACCAATTTTTCTATCGCCTCTTTTTGATGATTTAAGGGTGGTCTATGAGAATATTTAAAGTAGTCAATTTCGACCACTTTAGTTGTGTGAGTTTTTAGTAAGGCTCCTTTGGGTAACCAAAAATCGTGTATTGTTTCACCCGAAAAAACTTTACCCCAAATATGATAGGATTTTTCTTTTTCTGATAATAACTTCTCAACCCAAACTTCAGTTGGTATTTCAGTATATAATTTCTCATCGGCAATTTTCTTTGCGAAGTATGGGTCTAAATCGACCCACTTCTTAGCAACCCTTGGTGTTTTGTTGTGATTGTTAATTATATATTCTGATTGTGAACGAGTGGGATAAAACTTTTTGTTAGTATCTTTTTGGTGTTTTAATTTTAATATAAAATTATTTGCACCATCATATGAATCCAATAAAGATAATGCGGTGTGTTCGATAAGATTATTTGTCAGACCTGAAGTCACAATATTTTAATAAACTTAATTAAAACAATAATAAGAAGTATTTATAAATATGTCAAATAATAAAATTCCAATAACGAGATTGGGCAAATTTTTTGGTCGAGAAGATTTCGATTTAGACTTATCAATGGGGGAAGAGTGGTTACACGGGGATATGAATTTTACTTTGGTATTATACAGAGTAGATAGAATGAAGACAAAAACCGATGATGTGTATGGTGAGACCGTAGAAGATGGTATTAAGTTTTTACCACCTGTTGAGTTTAAAGGTTATGTTCAAATTATGTCACCCGAAAACAAAAATCTTGGTAATAGCAAAATAAATCAATTTGAACCAGGTAATTTAAAAGTTTCTGTTTATCAAAAACATTTGGATGAATTGGGTATCGACATTAATTTTGGAGATTATATTGGATATTATGAAACTGAGAGTAGGGTTAGATATTATACCGTAAATAACGATGGTAGAGTTGTGTCTGACAATAAACATAATTACGCGGGAACAAGACCTTATTATAGAACAATAATGGCTTCTGCGGTTGTTAATAACGAATTTAGAGGATTATAAAATAATGCCGTTACCTAAAAAAATAAAAAAAAATATACCTTTAACCGAATCTAAAATTCTTTTAGAAAGAAGACAGGAATTGGTTGATATGATTAATAAAGATGGTACTTATTTACCTAAGAGTTTATTACATGCTGATTTGGATGGTGGGTTTTTAGATTTTGTTAAAAATGATTTAAAATTAGTTGTTACAGGTAAACTTGTACCAACCGTTGATGTTATTATAACAACCCAAAATTGGGCTCAATTTACGGAGACTTGGAATTTTCAAAATTTAGATAAAAATACTGAACCTCCTTTTGTCACAATAGTTAGAAATCCTGAAGTAAAATACGGAAGTAATCCTTTAATTTACACAATACCAAATAGAAGACAATATTTTTATGCTCAAGTTCCGACTTGGGATGGTCAAAGAGCGGGAATGGATATATATAAAATACCTCAACCAGTCCCAATAGATATAACATATTCTGTCAAAATAGTTTGTAACAGAATGAGAGAATTAAATAAATTTAACCAAATTGTTTTAGAAAAATTTTCATCTAGACAAGCATATGCGAATATAAAGGGTCATTATATACCTATTTTAATGAACAACATTTCAGATGAATCTGTAATGGATGTCGAAAAAAGAAAATATTATATTCAAAGTTATGAGTTCACTATGTTAGGGTTTTTAATAGATGAAGATGAGTTTGAAGTTTCGCCAGCGGTAACAAGAATATTACAGATTTATGAATTTGATAAAAAATCTTTAAAACGAAGTAAACGAAATGAAAATGAAGAAAAACCAACAACTATTAATTTTCTTTTTGTTGTCGGTAATAATATTTTAACGGAAAAATTTAACTATACATCAAATATAAAAGTGGGTAACACTACTAATTTAAATTTATTAAATGGGTATTCTGTTTATATAAATAACAATTATTATGGTGACGATGTTACTGAAATACAAATAAACACTAATGATGTTCTAAAAATAGAAGTTAATAAACAAGATATTAATTTAGAGTCTAATATAGAATTATTTATAGAATATATTTAACTTTCACCATAAATATCTTTTTTTTCTTTACACTTTTCAACTATAAGTTTTTCTAAAAACCTATACATTTTAATACCGTTTTTATCACAATACTTTTTTAGTAAGTCATGAACCTCAATGGATATCTTTAAATTCTTTATTTTTTTATTACTGGTCGACATAAGATAATAAAGGCAGAATTTATTCTACCTAATTTATAAATACTATGAATAAAGTAAAGAACTTTGTTATTTTTTGTAATATTTATCTATAATAAATAAAAAAAATAAAATTAAAAAAGAATAATGGCATCTAACAGTAAAGTATTCGTATCTCCAGGAGTTTATACTTCTGAAGTTGATTTAAGTTTTGTAGCACAAAGTGTTGGTGTTACGACTTTAGGAATCGTTGGTGAAACCTTAAAAGGTCCGGCATTTGAGCCTATCTTCATTAGAAATTATGATGAGTTTTCGTCATACTTTGGAGACACTTCACCTGAAAAATTTATAAACACACAAATCCCTAAATATGAGTCTGCATATATTGCTAAGGCTTATTTACAACAATCAAATCAATTGTTTGTTACAAGAGTTTTAGGACTATCAGGATATGATGCGGGTCCTTCTTGGTCAATATCAACGAAAGCTAATGTTGACCCGTCAACTGTTACATTATGTTATAGTTCAGTAACAGATGTCAATATTTGTAGCGGACAAACAAATCCTTGTGACCCTTGTTGTGTTGATTATTTGGTTTTACCAATATCGGTTGATTTTACAGGATGTACAAATACTCCTGATTCAATTGTTTTTAGTTCCACAATACCAGCAGAAATTTTAGCGAAATTAAATGTTCCTTATGAAGAGTTTAATGGTTCTCAATCCAGTTTATCTGAAAATATGAAAACTCAGATATTCGATATTGTGAACGATGACGCATTTGGAACTACATTACCAAAATTAGAAGATACTTCAATTTACTATTACGGTACAATTTCAGGAGACACTTATGAATCGTTAAAAACGACATTTACCGCAGAAACTAATGTATTTAATGTTGATGATTTAAATTCTGATACGGCCAATTTTTCAGACCCAAATAACGACCCTTGGTATTATGCTTTATTTGATAATATTGGTGGAGGCGCTTATATGGGATATTCATTTTGGACTGTTGTTACTGGTTTAACTGAAATAATTACCGCAACTACTACAACAACTAGTACAAGTACAACAACAACCACAACTAATCCTTGTAACCCGACAACAACAACTACAACTTCAACAACAACAGTAAAACCTGTTAAGTGTTATACTGGAACTTTAATCGGACAAATTTTTGTTTATAAAGGAACTGCGTTTTTAGATTATGATGATTTAGTAATTGCAACTTTACGTTCAAGAGGTATTGCAACATATTCAACTGATGACGGTCCTGTTTACGAAGTTTCAGGTTTAACTCAAGTTAGTATGGATTGTAGTGGTGGTTATTCCGCGGTAACTAAAAATCCATTCGCAACTTTTGGCGTTAATGTAACAAATAAAGATAATCAAAATTTCTTCTTTGAAACTTCTTTCTCAAATTCAGATTCACAATATCTTTCAAAAGTATTTGGGGTTACCAACTTTGGAAAACCTAGAAGTGAAGCTCCAATATTTGTAGAAGAAAATTTCCAAGCGTTATTAATATATGGTTGGAGAAAGGGATATATTAGAGGTTTAAGTTGTGATTTGACAGCATTACCTAACGCAAGACAAGGGGTCGACCCAACATCAATTGCTTGGTATTTAGAAAGATATCAATCACCAGTTTCTCCTTGGGTTGTTTCTGAACTAAGAGGTAATAAAGTTTTTAGATTATTTAAATTTATGACAATTGCCGATGGGGACGCTGCTAACATAGAGGTTAAAATTTCTATAGCAAACATATCATTTAACAACGGTACTTTTGATATTATAGTTAGAGATTTCTTTGATAGTGACTCAGCTCCTGTTGTTTTAGAAAAATTCACAAATTGTAATATGAACCCTAATGATAACGCATTTATTGCTAAAAAAATAGGTACATTAGATGGTGAATATCAATTAAACTCAAAATACATTATGGTAGAAATTAACGAGGATGCTCCTGTTGATTCATTACCTTGTGGTTTTGAGGGGTATCAATTTAGAGAATATGCGGGAGTTAGACCACCATTCCCAATTTATAAAACCAAATATGATTTCCCAGGTGAAGTTGTTTACAACCCTCCTTTTGGAACGTCTTCAGGAAATGACAACGCTACAAGGTCTCCTGGTGACAATGTTAGAAGAACATATTTAGGTATTTCAGATACAGTAGGTTATGATGTGGATTTCTATTCGTATAAAGGTAAACAATTACCGTTAAATATTTGTAATGATATTACCGGTGAAGATTGGTTTTATAAGACAAGAGGTTTCCATATGGATAAAAACGCTAGTAGTATTACAATAGGAGATAATTTTACAACAAGTGGAACTCCAGCGTTTTTTGTTGGTTCTGCAGAATTTACATCAGACCCACAATCAGAAAGTAATCCTTACTATAGATTATACGCTCGTAAATTTTCTTTATTATGTCATGGAGGTTTTGATGGATGGGATATATATAGAGAATCTAGAACAAATACAGATAGATATGTATTAGGTCAAATAGGTTATAGAAACGGTGCTTGCGCATCTCCAAAATATCCTACAGCAACTGGTTGGGGTGCTTTCAAACAAATAACGGTTGGTGATAACTCCGTTGATTGGGCTAATACCGATTATTACGCATATAAATTAGGACAAAGAACATTTGCAAATCCTGAAGCGGTTAATATTAACGTATTCGTAACTCCAGGTATTGATTATGTTAATCATTCAAATCTTGTGGAAGATGCGGTTGATATGATTGAAAACGATAGAGCGGATTCATTATATATCTGTACAACTCCTGATTATAATATGTTTGTACCTACAGTTGGTGACCAATTAGATTTAATTTACCCACAAGAAGCGGTTGATAATTTGGATAATATTGGTTTAGATTCAAACTACACTGCAACATACTATCCTTGGGTATTAACAAGAGATACTGTTAATAACACTCAAGTTTACATTCCGGCAACCGCTGAGGTAACTAGAAATTTAGCGTTAACTGACAATATTGCATTCCCTTGGTTCGCAGCTGCGGGTTATACAAGAGGTTTAGTAAACGGTATTAAGGCTCGTAAAAAGTTAACTCAAGAAGATAGAGACACCTTGTATAATGGTAGAATTAACCCAATCGCAACCTTCTCTGATGTTGGTACGGTAATTTGGGGTAACAAAACTTTACAAATTAGACAGTCGGCTCTTGATAGAATCAATGTAAGAAGATTGTTGTTACAAGCTCGTAAATTGATTTCGGCAGTATCAGTTAGATTATTGTTTGAACAAAACGACCAAAAAGTAAGACAAGATTTCTTAGACGCTGTTAACCCAATATTAGACGCTATTAGAAGAGATAGAGGTTTGTATGATTTCCGTGTAACGGTTTCTTCTGACCCAGCTGATTTGGATAGAAATCAAATGACGGGTAAGATTTATATCAAACCTACAAAATCGTTAGAATTTATCGACATTACGTTCTACATTACTCCGACCGGAGCGTCTTTCGAGAATATCTAATTAAACTAAAATTAAAAAAGGGGAGGTTAAAATCTCCCTTTTTTTTATTATATGATATTTATTAATATGTCAATTAGAAATTTAATAAAAAATGTTTTACACGAAGAAGTGAAACAAAAAAAATTAAAATTATTTGCATTAGATTGGGATGATAATATCCTAAGAATGCCAACAAAATTATATGTGAAAACAGATGACGGAGACTCTGTGGGAATGTCAACTGAAGATTTTGCAATCTATAGAGAAAAGATTGGAAAAGAACCTTTTGAGTTTGAAGGTAAAACAATTGTCGGATTAGATAGTGACGCTTTTAGAGATTTTACTCGTTCTGAAAGTTTTTTAATTGATACTGAAAAGGCAATTAGAAAAAATAGAAAATCACCTAGTTTTGTATCTTTTAAAAAGGCGTTAATAAAAGCAAGTCCATTCTCAATAATAACCGCAAGAGGTCACGACCCTGAAATTATTAAACAAGGAGTTAAAGTTTTTATAGATTTAGTTTTATCTCCTGAAGATAAAGAAAGAATGATTAATAACATAAAAAATGTTTTAAAATTCGAGAATAGAGAAAAATTTTATAAAGTAGACCAAAGTAGTGATGAACAATTATTAGACATTTACTTAGACTATAAAGGAAGATACTATCCAGTTTCTTCAAAAGAATTCGGAAGACAATTTAAATTAGACTCCGCAAAGGGGGCGTCAAGTCCTGAACAGTCTAAAAAAATAGCATTATCAGATTTCTTAGAACAAGTTTATGATGAGGTTGGTGATTTAATAAAAAGTGGTAAATACGGTCCTATCTCTTTAGGATTTTCAGATGATGACCCAGGAAATGTTAGAAGTATGGTTAATCATATACAAGACGAACTTTCAATGATGTATCCAGAAATAAAATTCATTGTTAAAGACACTTCTGAAGGAGGTATGAAAAAGATTATTATAAAAAGAGAAAGAGAATTAAATAAAGATTTAAATGAAAATTATATAATTAATAAAATTAAAAAAGAATTATATAAATTAAAATAATTATATTATATACTATAAAAATAAAAAAACAAAAGTAAATAGAAAAAAATTCACAATAGTATATTTATATAATAAAGATAAAAATAAATAAGATTAAAAATAAAAAAACATGGCTGATTTATTGATGAAAATGCCGGTTCCTTACGAACCCAAAAGGCAAAATCGATTTATATTAAGATTTGATACCACATTAGGTATTAACGAGTGGTTTGTTGAATCTGCAGCAAGACCAAATTTTACAGTTAACGCAACTGAAATTCCATTCTTAAATACTTCAACATATGTTGCTGGTAGATTTAAATGGAATACTATTAATGTTAAATTTAGAGACCCAATAGGACCATCGGCATCACAAGCTTTAATGGAGTGGGTTCGTTTATGTGCTGAATCTGTTACAGGTCGTATGGGTTATGCAGCGGGATACAAAAAAAATGTTAACTTAGAAATGTTAGACCCGACAGGAGTTGTTGTTGAAAAATGGGTATTAGAAGGAACATTCTTAACTTCAGTTAACTTTGATTCTTTAGCCTATTCTCAAGATGCTATTGCAACAATTAGTGCAACACTCCAAATGGATAGATGTATATTAGTGTATTAATTTTTTGATAAAAAATAATTTAATCCCATACATATATGTGTGGGATTTTTTATTTATACTCTTTATATTAAAGAATAATAGAATATTATTAATAATAAAAACTTTTTAAAAATGGATGAAAAATTAATTCAAGCAGGGACCGAAAATTTTAATTTACCACACGATGTTGTTCAATTACCAACAGGTGGTGTATTTTATAAGTCAAAAAAGAAATCAGTTAAAATGGGGTATTTAACCGCTAACGATGAAAACATATTAATAAATTCAATACAAGGTGATAGGGATAATGTGGTTATGTCTTTAATTAGAGGTAAATTATATGAACCTGAACTTAGACCTGATGAACTTTTAGAAAGTGATATTGAGGCGTTGTTATTATTTTTGAGAAATACTTCATTCGGACCTGAATATAAAGTTTCTTTAACCGACCCTAAAACGGATAAAAAATTTACGACCGAAATTTTATTAGACGAATTAAATATTAAAAAAACAAATGTAAAACCTGACGAAAATGGTTTTTTTACAACCACGTTACCAAAAAGTAATGTTACCGTTAAATTAAGACCTATATCATATGGAGAGGCTATGGAAATTGAAAAAATGGTGGAACAATATCCCGCGGGTAGAGTTGCTCCAAAGATTAATTGGAGATTAATGAAACAAATACAAGAAATTAATGGAGACTCCGATAAAGGGAATATCGCTAAATTTATAGATTCATTACCAATTGCCGATTCAAAATATATTAGAAATTTTTTAAAAGAAAATATCCCTTCATTAGACTTAACTAAAACTATTAAAGCCCCTTCAGGAGAATTGGTAACAACAGAGATTGCCTTTGGGGTTGAATTTTTTCGGCCTTTCTTCTGATTATCGTAAATTATTATTTGACGAATATTACATCATGGCGAAGTTTCTAAGAACTTCTTATTCAGATTTTATGTCTATGCCAACATATACTAGAAAGTATTTGGTGGATAAAATTATCGAGAATAATACTCCAAAAACCTAATTAAGATATTTATTAATAAAAAGTTTAAATGGCTCAAGACAATCCTTTAGAAAATATTGGTAAATATTTAGGTGATTTATTATCTGATATTCAAGAAGAATATAAAAAGGCTTTTAATATTGAAACCATTATTAAACAAATGAACGAGGTTGAAGACCAAGCCGCTCAACTGTCAAAACAGTTTGGTTCTGGTAGAGAAAACGTTCTAAATATAAGTAAAGGTTTAACTGAATCCCTAACCACAATCACATTGATGGGAGGGGATTTAACCTCAATCGCTGAAATTCAAAAGGCGATATCTTCCGATTTAGGAAGAAACGTTGTATCAAGTAATGAAATCGTAGAAAGTTTATTCGCAACATCTCAAGTTGTTGGTGAAACATCCGCAACATTAGTTAAAAACTTTAAAGACGCTGGCATGTCCGCCGCACACATTAAAGAAGAGATGGAAGGTGTTGTTAATATATCAAGACAACAAGGACTTAACGCTCAAGCGGTTTCAAAACAAGTAGTTACAAATTTAGATTATTTAAATAAGTTTAATTTTCAAGGAGGAGTTGATGGATTAGCGAAAATGGCCGCACAAGCGGTTAGTTTAAGAGTTGATATGAAAACAACTTTAGGATTAGCGGAAAAAATGTTTAATCCTGAACAAGCGATTGAGATGGCGGCGGCGATGCAAAGATTAGGAGTTGCTCAAAGTGATTTATTAGACCCATTAAGATTAATGGAGATGGGACAAAATGACCCTGCCGAACTACAAAATCAAATTGCGGAAATGACAAAACAATTTGTTACTATGGGTGACAAAGGTAGATTTGAAATTATGCCGGGTTCTAAATTAAGACTACAAGAAATTGCTAGAGAATTGAATATTAATTATGGGGAATTAAGTAGGATGGCCATTGCGGGTAAAGAACTTGATGACAAATTAACTAAAATTAGATTTCCTGAAAATGCGTTTAGTAAAGAACAAGAAAGTTTTATTGCAAACATTGCTCAAATGAATAAAGACGGTCAATACACAATAAAGATTGACGGAAAAGAGTTTGGTATGGAAGAAGCGATAAACGAATTTAAAAAATCTCCTGAAAAACTTGAAGAATTGATGTCACCAAAATCAATGGAAGAGTTGGCTAAAGAACAATTAACAACACTACAAACAATTTCTAAAAATATTGAGGCGGGACAACAAATAGGGTATGCCGCTGGGGGTAGTAAATTTGGTAAAGATATGTTTGATTTATTTCGAGCGTCGTCAAATGTATCAGGAGCAGCATTTAGAGCGTCTTTAGGTGGAGATACTAAAACCCAAACAAAGGTAATTGATGAAAGTTATAACGCTTTTACAGGGGCGATAACATCATTAACGGGTGAAGGTTCTTTTGAAGAAAAAATTAAGAAAGCCGCTGAAAATGTAGAAGAGGCTGGTAAAACTTTATCAGATTCATTAAAAAAAGCCGGTGAAAATATACCGGTTACTTTTAACGAAGAGTATAAAAAATTAGTAGCATCAAATAATAACGTTATTAAAGTACTTGAAAGTGTGTATGGTAAAATTTCAGGTAAAGAACCTGACTCTAAAACCAAATCAGTCGAAACTCAAAATATTATTGACCAAAAAACAAAAGAAGACATTGATAAAGTGTCACAAGGTATTAATACAGAAACTAATAAAAAACCAAACGAACCTTTAGAAGTTACTATTAAAATTGTTCACGATTTAAAAGATACTCCAAGTAATATAGATGAAAACAAACTTTTAGAAATGTTGAAAACATCCTTTAAAGATAAAGAACTTCAAGATGTGGTAAACAAATCGTTGAATGATTTAATCACTAACGGAGGATTAACAGGAATACCGAATAAAAAGTAAAAATAAAAAAATTAATTTGAATCTATTTATATTAAAAATATAAAGTATGTCAAGTCCTCTTTCTTTTGCGTCAACAACAAGTTTTAGAACACTTTTAATGGGTAAAAATTTACCTCCGTATAGTGTTCCAGGGTTTTATAGACCACAAGTTGGAGATGTAAATTATGAAACTCAAATAACAGTATCTAACGTAATAGATTCGCCCGGTGAGTTAATTAACACAGACCCATACGCACAACAATTATATCCATTAAATCAATACGGACCAAACGGAGGATATCAAGTTGGTATTACATACAATAATTTAGCAAGCCCTGTTACCTCCAATCAAGGAGAATACGACCCAAATGATACAAAATTAGATTTATTAAACGAATTTTATATTGATACTGCGGCGATTGAAAACAAATATCTACCACAAGGGGGGTATGATAACATGGTTATTGTTGACGATGTTGAAGTTAATAATAAAATATATCAACCTTATTGGGAACCACCGTCTTTTAGACCATCAAGTTATACTCCATATCAAATATTATTATCGGACAATCCTTCAGGAACTAACGGAACATTATCTAATGATTCTTATATCGCTAGATTAGGAGCTCAAAAATTAAGAGAGTCGTTACAAGCGAGAGTCGACACTGAAATATTTCAAAACACAACAGGATTATTAAATACTCAAGGTTTATCAGACCCTTTTCAAGCCAGTTTGATTGCAGCGGGACAACAACCTTTGGTTTATAGAAATTGGGTGATTACAAGACCTGAAAATCCATTAGTCGCTGCGGCCGATTTCCTAACCAGATTAGGGGGAGCGTATTGGCCTGTTTCACCAATACCCGGAGATTATTTTGATGAGAATCAAATAAACGGAGGAGTTTACCAACAAGCATCTCAAGCGTTAAATACTGTAAACCAATTAACAGGTGGTTTTTTAGGACCGATACTTAATAAATTTAGAAATCCGTCTGAAATATTTTTAGCGAATACTGGTAATGCTCAAAGGTCAGTATTGTTTAATACTTTAGATTTAAATAGATACCAACCTGGGTATAATAAAAATTATGGAGGTATTTTAGGAATCGCACAAGGAGTAGTAAATTTAGCCGTTAGTTTAATCAACGCGGCAAATGATACGTTAGTAAGTTCTTATTATGTTGGTAGTAGAAACGCTGAACCTGGAACTATTACATCTCCACCAAATCAAGTTCCCGTTAACCCTGTTGGACAACAAGTAATGGCTCCGGTTTACGGTCCTTCAGAATTGGCGATATTATACGAAGGAAATCAAAATCAATTAAATTTTGGTTTAGCGGGAAAAACTTTAAATGACGGAGGAACAATTGACGGTCAATTTGTTTGGGTCTCCCCTAAATACAAAGGAGCCGCCGGATACAACGCAACACCAGGTGGTGGTAAAGGAAGTTTAGATGAGGAATATAATTTAATCAGTAGTGCTTATGAAAGTAATGAGTCTACTAATATAACCTTTAAAGAAAATTCAATATTAGACCAAACCCAAAGATTAATAAATTCTGCCGATAATGTTGCGGGAATAACAAGATTAAAACATGTTGGTAATGCGATTAATCAAGTTAGTAAAGTTTTTAATGATGGGTATAAAGAAATGACAAAGGGCTCTCAAGTCGTATCTTATAAAGATTTTACAACTGGAGATGAAAAAGGTATTGAATATTGTAGAGTTTTTACTAAAGACACACCATATTATACTTACGCTGACTTACAAAAAACTGACGGTATTACTAAATCAGGAAGAAGATTTACAAATTCAGTTTTTGATAACACTTTTAATTTAAATATTGCGCCACTAAAAAATCCAAACTCAACTAATATAGTTGCAAACAACCCACTTGGAAGAGGAGGATATGCTAAAAAATATATGTTCTCAATTGAGAATTTGGCGTGGAGGACATCTAGTAGACCCGGTTTTACTTATGATGAATTACCCGTTTGTGAAAAGGGACCTAATGGAGGTAGAGTGATGTGGTTTCCACCATATGATTTAAAATTTAATGATACAAGCAGCGCGGGATGGACACCCAACGAATTTATGGGTAGACCTGAACCGATATATACTTACAAAAGTACACAAAGAACAGGAAGTATTTCTTGGAAAATAATTGTTGATAGCCCTTCAGTTTTAAACTTAATTGTTGAAGAACAATTAAAAGGTGCTAATAAAGAAAGAGTTAATTCAATTTTAGATTCATTTTTTGCGGGATGTGTTAAATTCGATATATACGAATTAGCAAAAAAATTCAATAGAATACCGTCTAAAGACTTGTATTTAATACAGGAAAAACTAAGTAACCCAAGATTAACTGACGTTGAGGCATCAAAATTAGTCAGGAGTATTGAAACTGATTTACCAATTGATGGGGAGACTAATCCGGCGGAAAATACAAAAGGTATTGCAACCACGGTAACGCCTGATTTTAGTACATTTAAAACTGAATACGAAGGTCTATCATTTTATTTTGAAAACGATATTCCTAAACCATCAAACACAAACGCGAATTACGAACCGTTATATAAATCGTACAATACTGAAACAATGCAAAAAAAATATGTTGAAAACGCGAAAACATATTTTGACCCTGATTCACCTTTTTGTAAAAAAAATGAAACTTATTGTACTGAAAATAGAGAAGTAGAACCTTTTTTCAAAAGTGTGATAGAAAACAATTACAAAAAATTTACAGAAGGAGAAAAAAATTTTATTACCGATACTTATAAACTTTTTAATGAAAAACAAGCGTTAAGTATGACTATAACCGTTCTTGGTTCAGCGTCGGCGTTAAGTGATGTGGGATATAATCAAAAGTTATCGGAAAGAAGGATTAAGGCGATGGAAAACTTTTTAAAAACAAAAGAGGTTGGTGGAGTGAAATTGGAAGAATTTTTTAAAAATGGACAAATAAAGATTATTCCTGAGGCTAGTGGTGAAACTACAAAAGTAACACCTAAAGGAGAAGGTAAATTTTCTGGAGTTGAAGTTAATTGTAATAAAAATATAACAGGAAGTACAGGAGGAAGTGTTGCAGGCAAAGTAACAAACAATGGTTCTCAATGGTACTCAACAAACGCAATGGCTTGTAGAAGAGTTGCAATTAAAAATATTAGTATAGAACCAATTATTTCAGTTGATGTTACTGTAGGAGAAACTGACCCGGTTCAGAAAAAAACAATAACCACTGAAACAATTATACCAAAAAAACCAAAGGTTGAAAAAACAATAACCCAACAAGAAAAAGAAGGAATTTCAAAAATAGTTTTAAGAAATTTGTTAACTGAATGTGATTATTTTTCATTAATACAAGAAAAAGACCCAATGGTTTATGATTCAATTAAACAAAAAATAAAATATTTCACACCCGCATTTCATTCTATGACTCCAGAGGGACTTAATTCGAGAATAACTTTTTTGAATCAATGCGTCAGACCTGGAGAAACAATACCTGTAATTGGAACTGACGGAAAACCAAAATATAATGATTCTTTAAATACTTCATTTGGTGCTCCACCGGTTTTGGTTTTAAGAATAGGTGATTTTTATCACACTAAAGTTGTTCCAGACAGCATGGCATTCACTTACGAACCTTTTATATATGATATGAATCCCGAAGGTATTGGAATTCAACCAATGATTGTCAACGTAACTATGAGTGTTAAATTTATAGGTGGTCACGGATTATCTAAACCAGTTGAACAATTACAAAATGCTTTATCTTTTAATTATTATGCGAACACAGAGATATATGACGAGAGAGCGGTTTGGACGGAAAATACCTCAGCTTTAGATAAAGAAGTACTTCAATCAATCGTTGAAAAAGAAGCAGCTGCGTCACCTCCTGTTCCACAAAACCAACCACAAAATAACGGAGGCACAACAATTGGGGAGGTAATAACTAATATTCCGGTAACTGATGGACAAACAGGAGAAACATCATATCAAAAAATAATGGATAGTTTAGTAGATAACACCAAAACATATATGGAAAATGTTTTTAACACTATGGAAAAAATAATGTTACAAACTAATTTTGGTATTATGCAACTTGTTAGTCAAAAAAGAAAATATTTTAAGGGCAAAATTAAGGCAGACGCATCTAATGATGTTATTTTATATGGTAAACCTGAAGGTGAAGGAGGTAGAATAGATAAGTTATTTGAAAATGTAATAATTGGTATTAAAGATAGAACAAACCCTATAATGGATTATTTGTTTAATGGTGTTAATAATAATGGGTTTAGTGATAAAGATATTGAATTAGTAACCACTAACATGATTAATTATGTTAACGAATTAAAATCTCCATTATCAACTTCAGTAGCGACATTATTACAAGAATTAATTTTGTTTGAACAAGATTATATTCAAATAATAAGAAAATGTAATTTAGTTTATGATAAGACTGATGGAAAAATATTAGAATCTGGTGACCCAAGAATCTATACAATTTCAGGAACCGATAATGTAAGTAATCTTAGTACTAATAACCCTCAAGATACTTATATAGAATTTTTTGATGATTTTGAAACTTTATCTTCTTGTTTACAGCAATATAATCAAAATATATTAACATATATTGAAGTTTTTGATGACGGAACATCTTCTTCTTATGAAGACGGAGACTTCCAAATGGCAAACGAACAAAATTTTACAGGTAATAATAATGAACTTTTCTTTAGTGTAATGGCTAGAATTCTTGCAGATAATAATAAAAAAGAAGAATTTAAAACCAAAATAATATCAGGTGACCTTTTAAAGGTACCAAATTTAAAGAAAAAATTTAATAAAATTGTTGATAATTTATCAAAATCTTACTCTAATGAATTAAAAGATGAAGAAAAACTTTTCACAAAAATTAAAAAATCTAAAGAATATAAAGACTTAATAGACGGTATCACTGAAAAAATGTACCCAAAAGGAAAACTTAGAAAGTTTAATTACACAACAGTTCCTGGAGGAAATCTAAACCAACAAACTCAAGATGTTAAAAATCTATACAAAACACAAAATATAGATAATGACGATACATGGACTAATAAATACATACTTTTATAAAAATGGGAAAACAATACTATAATAGATATAATAATTTTATTATTAATGGGGAACAAACTGTAGTTCCTTATATTAATCTACCAAGTAAAACCACAGATAAAAGGTATATTTATAAAGTCGGACAAAGTAGATTAGATAAAATTTCACAACAATATTATGATTCCCCAACATTTGGATGGTTAATAATGTTAGCGAATCCGATTTATGGTGGACAAGAATGGCAAATACCTGACGGTTCTATATTGACAATTCCATTTCCTTTAGTAGCTTCTTTACAAGATTACAATAACGAATTAAATAACCATTTCTTCTATTATGGTAGATAAAACAGAAAATATATTAGTAGAATTTGACTACAACAACATTACGGTAATAGACCCAAACAAGGTTATTGATGAAAACGGAAAGGCAAAAGAAAGATTTGTAAATCAAGAAGATTTAGTTATGTATGCCAATTTAGAGTGTAATGTTTTACCAAGAACGAAATTGGCCTTAGGGGTTGCGAGTAACGACCAAATACAAACTGTATCAATTGCTAGTATTAATTTTTTAAAACCAGGGGGAAAAGAATTTTTAGATAATTCTTGGACTGACGAATTAACTGGAAAAGATACAATACAAGGTAAAGGGGTTAATCAACCAAATTTAGAATCGATTAAAAACCCAAAAAAAGACAATGATTATTACATAAGACAAACAATATCATCTAATGGAAAGGCCGGTGCGACTGATAATGGATTATTAGGAATTACTTCTATTGACATTAGACAGAATACTTCCTTTATGCCTGTTATTACAATAAAATTAATAGACGTAAAAGGTAGAGCATTGTTTGAGTCAGGAGATAATTCACCATATGCCGCATTTTTTAATCTACCGTATCCAATGTTTAATTTAACAATAAAGGGATACTACGGTAGAGCGGTTAAATTACCTTTAATGTTACAAAATTTCACATCTTCATTTAATTATAATACAACCAATTTTGATATTACATTAACTTTTTACACTTACAAATATACTATGTTGGCTGAAATTATGATGGGGGCGTTAATAGCGACTCCAAATATGTATAAAAATAATTTAACAATTGAAACAAAAAAAGGAACTCCATCTCAATATGTTAATGTTAAAGATTCGGTAATTGAAAAAGGGTATCAGAAAGTTAAAGAAGTTTATAGTGAATATAAAACAAAAGGATTAGTACCTGAAGATTTTCCGGAATTAACCTTAGTTCAAATGAAATATAACATTTCAAATTTTATTAAAAATATTTTTGATTCTTTTACCAAACAGAATATGGAACCTTTAAATTATTTAAAGACATATCAAGACACGTTGTCAGAGTATAAGAAAGATGTTTTTACCGCAATAAATGGTTCTTGGTTTTCTAAAAATATGGACAATCAAAATTATATCGTATTAAAAGATAAAACAAAAATTTATACATTTAAAAAAGATATAACGGATTATAAAGGTGCTAAAAGTGAATTAGAAAAAAGTATAATAGATAAATATAATACTAAATTAAATGGTAATAAAACCGTTGGGCAAAATGGTTCGTATCAGATTGGTGGTAAAGGTGATAAATCAACGGCAATTAAATGTGACATATCTTTAAATGATTTTATAGTTAAAAACGTGAGTTTTGATAACGATATTGATTGGGTTGAAACATATATTGTTTGGAAAAAAGATAAAAAGAAATTAAATGAACAAAGTGAAGAAATAAAACTTTTTATAGATGAAGTTAAAAAATCAAATTTATTCAATACCGTAGAGACAACAGATAATAATGGTAATAAAAAAACCGTTAAAGATTGGTTTGTTTTTGAAAAATCAATAGAAATTAAAGACCCCGTAACTAATATAAAATTACCTACTAAAACATTTAATGATAAATTAAATGACATATCAAAAACTTTAAAAGAATATAAAGAAAAAATAGAAACTGATTTAACAAACGCTTTATCTGATTTATTACAAGATAAAAATTCAGGTATCGGTTTTGTACCGAACATAAGAAATGTTTTGGCGGTTATTTTTGCAAACTGTGAGGCATTTATTAGGTTATTAGATGATGTTCATAAACAAGCTTGGGATATAAACAGCGATGAGGATTTATTGAGACATAGAAAAAATGCAATATTCAATAATCAAGTTGCGGGAGCTTCACCCGATAATTTGGGAGACGATAAAACACCAATTTATCCGTGGCCACAATTAATTGTTGCAACCGCTGGTGAAAATGGTCAAGAAACTTATGAGATTAGATATCCAGGTGATGATGATTTAAAAACATTAACTAAAAGTAATATTGATGGAACTTGGCCTGAAGTAGAATTTGTCGAAGAATTTATTAGAGGATTAGTTGAAAAACAAACTATCACATCAAAAACAATTCCGGTTGAAAATAATGTTTTAGACATTAAAAGAATTAGTTTTGACGCTATTGAATTTCCAATAGGAAACGATGTTTATAGTAATAAAGAAGAAGTTAAATTCTTTTATGAGATTTACGAGAGAATACTTTTAATTTCTAATATGTCTAAATTATCTAGAGCATCCTTGTCAACAACTGATACTGATGAAATTACTAATTTAATTGCTGAATGCGAAAGTATTAATTTAAATAACAGTTTATCTAGTAATGACCCATTTTTGATTAAAAAATTAACCGATTATGGAATAAATGCGTCTAATTATTTGCTGATTCTAAGGCATTTTTCAAACCAAGGATTAGGTCAAAGTTGGCAAAATTATATTAGAGGAATATATAACACTTCTTATATTAATAATAGAATCATTAATGGACAATTCGATTTTATTAATAGTAATATATTAAACAGTGTAAAAACACAACCACAAGTATCAGTTGAAAACGAAGACAAAATTTCAAAATATATAACAGGGTCAACAACATCCAACGAGTTTGATTTTTCAGACACATACCCATTTATAAATGAAAAATGGTCAAAAGAAAATTTATCAAACTCATCATCATTTTCTAAAGTAAAAGATTCATTTAACACAACAAAAGTTTTAAAATACAATCAACAAAGAAAAATAATTACTAATTTTGTTGAAGGAGAAACAACTGAAAAGATAAGACCGATAACTAATTTTAATTACATATCTTTAAGTTATCCTTATGTCAGTAGTCCTGGAGACTTAAACGCCCAAACATTAAAAGCGTTTTATCAGAATAGAAGAATTAAAGACCAATTACCCACAGAAGGTAATATTGTATATAATGATTATACAAATCAAGTTAGACCAGAACAAACAACATCTATTTTTAATACCCCTTATTTTATTAATTCTATACAAGAAGGTATTCAAAATTTTAGAAATTTTTCAGAATATCCTTTTGTTTCTTCCGCATATTATTTTATTAATAGTTTACCTATTGCGACATTAAAAGAAAAATATAAAAGTTATGAAAACAACTCAATTACTGAGTTAGATTACATTTTTGCAACAATCAAAAAATTTGGAGCAATTCATAAAGTACCATACGCTTGGGCATTAAAGATAGGTTCGGTGTGGCATAGGTATAAAAAATACGTAGAAACAGGTGTTGATATTTTAGATAGAAGTTGGTCAGGATTTAGTTACACATATAACTATGACCCAACAACTCAAAATAAAGAAAAAGTGTATAGTTTATCTTTTAACAATTCTCAAATTGACATTGTATTACAAAAAGATACTACCATAGGAGCTGAATTATCCACGGTTATTAATACTGGATTTTATCCAAAATTAATAAATGATTTTAATGTATTTTATCAAGGGTATGAAATTTATTCTTCGTATTCCGAAAGTGATATACAATCAGGGTTTAGCTCAGGAGTTACTTTAAATTATGTTGATGATGCTATAATCAATTTGTATGAAGGTTTTGATGAATCTATACCAAATAGAGATTTAAGAATTGTACCTTGGTCTGTTACAGTGGATAGTTTTTTAGAACCCGATTCTTTATTTGTAATGCCATCACAAGGTTCTTTATTTAATCAAACGTTATCGGAGTGTTTTAATTTAAATACCGCACCAACATATAGACTAACAAATGAGGTTTTTGATAACTCCTCAATGTATAATGGCTCTGTGAGACTTTTTTGGGCGGCACCTAATTATGGGTATTTTGACGATGGTTTGGTATCAAAACCTTCACCCGAAGAATATCTAAAAACGGTATTAACAGGAGAAAGTATTCAAGAAAACTTTTCAATTAAATCAAGTGGTTCATATACAAAAATAAGTGAAATTTTTTCGGTTTTTGAAAAAGAAATTTTAGATAAATTTGAGACTATGTTTTTGAATTTTTCAAAATCTATCTACGACTCTGATTTAGGTAATTTAACTACGGACCCTGAAATATTCACAGAATCAGGAGGTAATAGCGAATTACCCTCAAACATTATGTTTAAAAATTTTCAATCAATTATGGTTGAAATGATGAAAATTAAAAAACAACCTTATACCGGAGGAACCGAATTTGTAACTACAATACAAAATAACCAATTACAAAAAATAGGAAGTGTGTTAAAATCTTTCTTAACATACGATGTAGTATTTAAACACGGCAATCCATCATCCTATGATATAAGATTATTTAAAACGTTTTCACAATTAGATTTAACCGACCCATATACTTGGGAAGATTATAGTGTTGAAACACCAAATTCATTACCAACAAGTAGTAATTCGGTCACATTATCACAATCGGTCTCAAATTTTCCAGAAGAGTGGAAGACGTTAAAATCATATGTTGGATTTTCAGAAATACCCGAATTAAAATACGATAACAACGGTTCTTATATAACTGATTTTTTTATTGATTTTAATGTGGCCTTTAAAAAAGATAATATAATTAGATTCGCTCCGATAATCAAAATATATGTGACACAAAAATTAATTAATAATAATATAAAAGTAGGGGATTTTTATAATTTAATGACGAGTTATTTAGGTTCTAATTTAAGCTTCCAAAACAAAATTTTGGATAATTTAATGATTAAAATTGCGACAAAATTACCTAAAACAACAATTACTGTTGATGTTAAAAAACCTTCAGAAGTTAATGGAGGAACTCAGTCAAAATCAGAATTGTATGAATCTTTTAAATCATTAAATGATAAATGGATTGCCGGAAACGATGTTAAAAATAAAACATTATTTGAAGATGTTCTATTATTGGATAGGGCTAGTAGAAATATTGGAGAAAAAATACTAGTCGATATTTTTAAATTACAAAATAGATTAGAAAATTTAGATTCTCAAATTGATGTGTTAGGGTTTGTTCAAACAATATTAGTAGAGAATCATTTTGTTGTTATGAATTTACCAACTTATGTTAATTTTTATAATGTGCAAGATGTTGTAAAAAACGCAATCCCAAAACCTGAAGGTACTTTAGAATTTGCAAATACTTTATTTGGAACATTTTTAAATGTTGATTATAGAAATTCTTCCTCTAAATTAGTTTGTTTTTACGGCGGAAAACCTAGTGAACAATTAGATTTAAAAAATAACGTTGATTATAGATTTAGAAATGACGCCTTTGAATTGAGAAGAGCGAGTGATAATCCGTTAGTGGAAAACCAAATTAATAAAAAAGATTGGGCTTTATCTAATAAAGTAGTTGGATTTAATGTAGACATAGGACCTCAAAATCAACAGATTTTTATGGGGTTTGATGTTAGCCAAACTGCCGGTAAAGCGACTGCCGAAAGTATTGAAGTTACTACTCAAATGGGTAATCAAAATCGTAATAGAAAAGGAGCGACTCAAAGCGTATCTTTATATAATTTATATAAAAATAGAAGTTATAGATGTCAAGTTACAATGATGGGTAACGCGTTAATACAACCAACAATGTATTTTAATTTAAGAAATGTTCCTATGTTTAGTGGACCTTATATGATATTGGAAGTAAGTCATAGGATTTCGCCAGGTTCTTTTACAACTTATTTTACAGGAGTTAGACAACCAACCGCTTCATTACCAATTCTTGATGATTATATACAATCACTAAGAAAAAATTTACTTCAATCCATAATTGAAAAATTAGAACAAGATAAGATTGAACAAGAAAGACAAGCAAATGCGAATAATCCAAAAAATAATACTGCAAGTAACACTTCTTTAATTACTGATTGTATAAAAAATGCTTATAAAGATTATCAAAAATTCTCGGCAATTACACCAACACAAACAACAATAAATGTTAGTGATATGTATAAAAAAATTGTAGATACAACACCAAATGTTATGTTACAAAAATTAATATTCTGCAGAATATACTTTAGCTCATTGGATAATTCAAACACTAACAGATTCACATCTGTTAACAATAATTACGCAGGAATTTTTTTAGACTCGAACAATAATTGGGGGGCAAACGGAGAAGAAAATCTGTCAAAGAAATTTTATTGTGCTCTTGGAAACACCGTAAATGCGGTTTTTGAAAATGAAGTGAAAGTTATTTCCTTATTGAAAAATAAATGGGAATCTAGAGTCGTTTCCGTTAAAGATAATATAACGGATATTACTAAATTCATAGTTAATAATTATGACGCCAAAACTAACAATAACGCTTACAATTCGCTTAATTCTGTTGATAGAGATAATTACACGAATATAATTAATAATGCGGTTAATTTATTTAACACATTAAAAAATAGATAAAAATAATTTTTTATTATTATTAGATATTTATAAATAAAAAGATTATGAATACAAAATTAATATTAGATAGTTATCTTGGTAAAAACACAAGAACATCTGAAAAAGACTTAGGAAATGGTTCTAAACAAGTTTGTGATTTAGACACTGGAGAGTGTTATACGGTTAGAATGAAAGACGGTCTTATTGAAAGGGTAGATAACACTATGAAGACTAATAAAAGAATCCAAGTTGAAACCACTACAGGTATAAAACAATTATTAAATGGATAATTAAAATGAGTATAGATAAAAAAATATTAGAAGAAATTAATAGGTACAAACGTATTAATAACTATATTAACGAGCAAGAAATGGCGGAATTACCTCCACCTCCGGCAGATGCCGCAGCGGCAGCACCAACTGACGCACCACCAACCGACGCGGTGACACCACCTCCAGTAGACGCGGCAGCGGGGGCTCCTCCTGCCGAATCAACACCTCCACCAGCACCTGTAGACACCACAACCGACCCTGATGTTGAAAAAATAGGTGACGAAAAAGAGGATAAGAAAGAATTAGATATTACTGATTTAGTCAACTCTCAAAAAAATGTTGAGGATAAACAAGAAGAATATTTTAATAATTTATTTAAATCTTTAAGTGATTTAGAGGAAAAATTATCCAATATGGATATGATTGTTAACAAACTAAATGATATTGAAGCGAAAGTTGAAAAATATAGAACAAAAACACCTGAAGAAAAATTAGAATTAAGAAGTTTGGATTCAGGACCTTTTAATCAGAAATTATCGCAATATTTTGAAGATAAACAAGACGATTTTGAAAAACAAGGTAGAGAAGAATATATCTTAACAAAAGATGAAGTTGAAGATTTTTCTCCATCAGAGGTTAAAAAAAGTTTTAGAAACTTTGAAGAAGGTAGAGACGATGAACCAAACGCATTTAACCAATTTAAATATTAAGTAATGGGGATGAAATTCCCCAACTAATTTGACATTACAAAGGCTGACACTTATATTTTATCATAAACAATTAAATAACACGAAAAAATGGCGACAAACAATTCACTCGACGCGGTACTGGCGCAGTACGAAAATTCAAAACAGGGGTCATCATCCACCTCTAAAATGTCTCAAGACGAAAGGATGAAAAAATACTTCGCGGCAATCCTTAAAGACAACGAAAAACAAGGACAAAAACGATTAAGAATTCTACCAACAAAAGACGGCTCTTCACCATTCAAAGAAGTTTGGTTTCACGAAGTTCAGGTAGATGGTAAATGGCAAAAATTCTACGACCCAGGTAAAAATGACAACGAACGTTCTCCTTTAACTGAGGTTTATGAAGAATTAATGGCAACAGGAAAAGAGTCTGATAAGAAGTTGGCAACACAATACAAACCACGTAAGTTTTATATTGTTAAAGTTGTTGATAGAGATAACGAATCTGATGGAGTTAAATTCTGGAGATTCAAACACAACTATAAAAATGAAGGAATCTTAGATAAAATTATTCCAATTTGGAGAGCAAAAGGAGACATCACAGACCCTGAAAAAGGTAGAGATATTATTCTTGAGTTAACCAAAGCAAAAACACCAAACGGAGCGGTATATACAGTAATTCAAACAATTATGTATGATGACCCGGCACCGATTCACGAAAAGAAAGAAACAGGCGATTCTTGGGTTAATGACGAATTAACTTGGGAAGATGTATACTCTAAAAAACCTGAAGAATATCTTGAGGCAATTGCAAGAGGAGAGACTCCACGTTGGGATTCAGATGCGGGTAAATACGTTTATGGAAATTCTGACGAACAAACAATTGATATGGGTAGTAAAAAATCTACAAAAGACCCACAGGCTGACGCAGAACCTGATGAAGATATGCCATTTTAAAATTTATTAATCATTGCGTGGACAAATCGTCCACGCTTTATTACATTTAACTTATGAAAGCGACGAATAACGAAAACAAAATTACAGAAAAAATGTATAAGGCTTTATGTGCCAAATACGAATCACAAGCTTTAGAGGCTGAGGCATCACTACTTGTTTATTTTACTTCACCTGTTGGAATTGGAGAACATCCACAACATATTGAAGAAATGGATAAACTTGTTGAAAAGATTGCAAACGCAAAAGACAAATTAGAAACAATTAAAGAATTCTATAAATACGAATAATTATGGCGATTAAGAAAAAAGAAATAACTTTAGATTCCATAAAATCTAAGTTCTCCACAAAAACTAAATATAAACCAGAGAGTTATTATAGTTGTGGAGATGCTTTTATGGGAGCTTGTGGGTTACCAGGTCCTATTATGGGAGGTATTAATATGTTCTTAGGGCACTCTAATAGTAGTAAAACAACCGCCATGATTTTGGCAGGAGTTGACGCTCAAAAGAAAGGACATCTACCCGTATTCATAATTACTGAAAAGAAATGGAGTTGGTCTCATGCGGTTGAACTTGGATTAAAAGCAGAACAAAATGAACAAGGGGAGTGGGACGGTGATTTTATTTTTAATGATAGTTTTGATTATATTGAACAAGCAACTGATTTTATAAATGAAGTTTTAGATGCTCAAGAAAAAGGAGAATTACCATATAGTTTATTATTCTTATGGGATTCTGTTGGGTCAATCCCATGTAAAATGACCTTTGAAGGTAAAGGTGGAAAAATGCACAACGCATCTGCTTTAGCGGATAGAATAGGAATGGGAGTACATTCAAGAATATCTAAATCAAAAAAAGAAGATTATCCTTATTATAATACTATGGTAGTAGTTAATCAACCTTGGGTTGATTTACCTGACAATCCATTTGGACAACCTGAGATTAAGGCGAAAGGTGGAGAGGCATTGTGGTTGGCATCTTCTTTAGTTTTTCTATTTGGAAATCAAAAGAAAGCAGGTATTAATCATATTACCGCAACTAAAAATGGTAGAACTGTTAGATATGCTATTAGAACCAAAATATCGATTATTAAAAATCACGTAAATGGTTTGGGTTATAATGATGGTAAAATTATTGCCGTACCACAAGGTTATATTTCCGATACAAAAGAGGCTTTGGAAGAATATAAAAAACAATATTCTAGTTATTGGAATGCTGTTCTTTCAGGTACAGGGGAAATTTTATTAGATGAAGAAGTTGTAGATAGTTTGGAAGACTAAAAAACAAAAAGTGATTAAAACATTATTGGTTGACGGAAACAACCTATTTAAAATAGGACTTCACGGAGTTAAGGATTATTACCATAATGCTAGACATATTGGGGCAATCTGGCACTTCGTGAATACTTTAAGAAAATTTATTGAAGAAAGTAATTTCGACAAAGTAGTTGTATTTTGGGATGGAAATGAGAATTCAGTTGCTAGAAAAACAATTTACCCTCAGTATAAAGAAAATAGAAGAGAATTAGACAACCCATTCAAAGAAGAATCTTCTAATTATCAGAAAGAAAGAATCAAACAATACTTAGAAGAAACATTTGTAAGACAAATCAATGTTGAAAAGAATGAGGCGGATGATTTGATATCATACTATTGTCAAATTTCAACTAACGAACACAAAACAATATTCTCATCCGACAAAGATTTAACCCAATTAATTTCAGAAAACGTAACAATATATTCACCTTCAACAAGACAATATTATAAGCATGGTGATAAGATTAGAATATACGATTATGAGTTCCCACACTATAATATAAAGACTTATAAGATATTATCGGGAGATAAATCAGATAATATTGACGGAATCTACTATTTGGGGGAAAAAACTTTAGTAAAATTATTTCCTGAGATACTTGAAAAACCAATTTCTTTTACCGATATTTTAAATAGAGCTGAAGAACTCTTAAAAGAGGACAAAGAGAACAAGGTATTAAAGAATTTACTAACAGGAAAAACAAAAACGGGAATATATGGAGAGGAATTCTTCGAAATCAATCAAAAGATTGTTGACTTATCAAACCCAATTATCACAGAAGAAGGAAAAGAAATCGTTGAACTTTATTATAATGAAACATTAGACCCTGAAGGAAGAGGTTATCGAAACTTAATTAAACTTATGATGGAAGATGGTTTTTTTAAGTTCCTACCAAAAGGAGATGACGCATGGGTTAATTTTATAAAACCATTTTTAAAGTTAACAAGAAAAGAAAAGAAAAAATACCAAACAAATAAATAATATGAAAGAGCAACAAGAAAGCACAAAGTTAGAGTTTGTAATGATGGTTAACAATAACATCATCGTACAAAGATTCTTCAATGTTAGAGATTATAATCCTAACGCAAAAAGTTCACTTGAACTGTATGAGTATCTAAAAGATTTAAAGGATGAATTATCCTATGAATTAAAGATGAAGACCGCAGTTTATATGTTGGATAACAGGTATGAGATTGAGAACAATCCTGAAGTTTTAAACACGTCTTATACTGACGGACCTGAATCATTTAATATCTTTCTTAAAGAAGGAGATAAGACAATTTGTCATAGAAGATTCGACGCAAAAATCTATCCACCTAAAATAAGATACACCGTAGACATACGTCCGCACATAAAAAGTATTCTTTCGGGTTTAACTGACATTTTTTCATCTGAAAATTTAACTTACAAATACCTTGAAGTTAATACAATTTAAGAATATTTATCAATACAATTATATAACTTATGGCGTCAAACAAAAATTTCGAGTATCTAGGTAGTACTTTCCAACTTCAACTTCTAAACCAAATTATCGTAGATAAAGATTTTTCAAGGTCAATTATTGATGTCATGGATTCTCAATACTTTGAGAATAAGTATTTCAAATTAATATTCCAAATGATTAAGGAATATTACGGGAAATACGAACACACCCCTAATTTCGATACTTTAGAACAAATTACTAAGTCTGAATTACAACAAGAATTAGCGTCTAAAATAGTTTTAGATACGTTAGTTAAAGTTAAGGACGCACCTCACGAAGGAAGTACCTTCGTTCAAGACAAAGCAATGAAATTCTGTAAACAACAAGAATTACAGAAAGCAATTACTAAGGCTCAAAAAGTAATCGATGGCGGTGAATTTGAGAACTATGAACAATTAGAAACCTTGGTTAGAGAGGCTTTACAAGTTGGAGAGAGAGAAGACGGAATGTCTGACGTTTTCTTTAACCTAGATGATGTATTAAATGAAGATTACAGACACCCTATCCCTATGGGAATACCGGGTATTGATAGATTATTAAAGGGAGGTTTGGCAAAAGGAGAAATTGGCGTTATCTTAGCACCAACTGGCGTAGGTAAATCAACATTCTTGACTAAAATATCAAATCACGCGTATAATCTTGGATATAACGTCCTTCAAATCTTTTTTGAGGACAATCCAAAGATTATTCAAAGAAAACATATTACTTTATGGACAAAGGTTCATCCTGATGAATTATCCATTAAGAAAGATGAAGTAATGGCAAAGGTTCAAGAAGTTAGAGACTCTATGCCAAACAGATTAATCTTAAAGAAATTACCATCGGACACTATGACAATGTTACAAATCAAGAATCAGATTAGAAAAATGATTGCCGATGGTATTAAAATCGATATGGTTTTATTAGATTATATTGATTGTGTTGTTCCTGATAAGAACTTAGGTGACGAATGGAAATCAGAAGGTTCGGTTATGAGAGCATTTGAAGCGATGTGTCACGAACTATCAATAGTTGGATGGACGGCAACACAAGGTAATAGAAGTTCAATTTCATCTGAGGTTGTAACAACAGACCAAATGGGTGGGTCAATTAAAAAGGCTCAAGTTGGTCACGTTATCATATCTGTTGCAAAAACATTACAACAAAAAGAAATGAAACTTGCAACCATTGCAATTACAAAATCACGTATCGGAGATGATGGTGTGGTTTTTGAGAACTGTAAATTTGACAACGGGATGTTAGAGATTGATACTGAAAGTTCGGTAACATTCTTAGGATTAGAAGAACAAAAAGAAGAACAAAATAGACAAAGAGTAAAAGATTTACTTGAGAAGAGAAAACAAAGACAGCAAAATAATTAATTATGGAAAAAATATTAAAAGAGAATCCAAACAGGTTTGTTATATTTCCAATCGAATATAATGATATTTGGGAATACTATAAACAACACCAAGCCGCTTTTTGGACGGCAGAAGAAATTGATTTAACGGGAGATATTCGAGATTGGGAAAACCTTTCAGATAATGAAAGATATTTCATCAAAAATATTTTATCGTTTTTCGCCGCGTCAGACGGTATTGTAAATGAAAATCTGGCAGAAAATTTCTACAGAGAAGTTCAATATCCTGAGGCTAAATTCTTCTATGGATTTCAGTTGATGATGGAGAACATACACTCATTAATGTATTCTTTATTAATTGATACTTATGTCTCTAACCCCAAAGAAAAAGATGATTGCTTTAACGCAATCGACAAGTTACCTGCGGTTCAAAAAAAGGCTACGTGGGCTCTTGAATGGATTAAAAACGCATCTTTCCAAGAAAGATTGGTGGCATTTGCCGCGGTAGAAGGAATATTCTTCTCAGGTTCTTTCTGTTCTGTATTTTGGTTAAAATCAAGAGGAATTATGCAAGGTTTGTGTAACGCAAACGCATTAATATTTAAAGATGAAAACTTACATTGTGATTTCGCAATTCATTTGTTAAACAATCACGTTGAAGATAAACCAAGCGAGAAACGAATTAAAGAAATTTTATTGTCCGCATTAGAAATTGAAAAGGAATTTATCACCGAATCATTACCGGTATCATTAATAGGTATGAATTCAAATCTAATGAAACAATATTTGGAATTTGTGGTAGACGGTCTACTTGTTAAATTGGGTTGTAAAAAACAATTTAATGTAGAACAACCATTCAAGTTTATGGAACAAATTGCCGTTGAAACCAAAGGAAACTTCTTTGAATCAAGAACCGTTGAGTACCAAAAGGCTAAATTAAATGAAACAATTAATTTTACAGAAGATTTTTAACATGATGTCACTAAAGATTAAAAAAAGAAGTGGAGAGGAAGTATCTTTTAACCCACAAAAGATTTATAATAGAATTAAAAAGGCCGCAAAAGGATTAAATGTTAATTCTGATGAGATTTTTATTAAAGTTATAACATCAGTTCCTGTTGAGGGGCATATCACAACAAAAGAATTAGACAAATTAGTGTATGAGATTGCCGCCGCTTATACTGGTAGTCATCACGACTATTCCCGTTTAGCGTCTTCAGTTGCGATATCATCTTATCATAAAGAAACTAATCCAAGTTTTTACGAGACTATGGAAGAACTTTATGAAGCCGGTATTGTTAACAAAGATTTCATTATTTTAATGCAAATGTTTGGTAAAGAAAAAATTGATTCCATAATAAATCACGACAATGATTATAATTTTGATTATTTTGCTTGGAGGTCGCTGCAAGAAATGTATCTTTTAAAGTTACCTAACGGTAAAACTATTGAAAGACCACAACATATGTATATGAGAGTTGCGTTATGGGTAACAAATAGCTTTGATGATGCTATTGAGTACTATAAGTCATTATCAAATCAGTTAATTTCTCCGGCAACACCAATTATGATTAACGCAGGAACAAAAGTACCTCAGTTAGCATCGTGTGTATTACACTACAACAACTCAGATTCAAGAGAAGGACTCCTTCAAACAATGAATGACATCTCAACTTACTCATCTGACGCTGCCGGTATCGGTTTATCTATGAGTAACATTAGAAGTAAAGAAAGTAGAATATCAACTTCAGGGGGATTTGCGGGAGGGTTATTAAAATACCTTAAAATTGTTAACGAGTCATTAAGATTTTTTAATCAACAAGGCAGAAGACCCGGTAGTGCCGCAATTTACCTTGAACCTTGGCATAAAGATATTTTTGACCTATTAGAAATTAAAAAGAATACGGGAGCGGAAGAATTAAGAGCGAGAGATTTATTTACTGCACTTTGGATTCCTGACAATTTTATGAGAGCGGTTAAGAACAATGAAGACTGGTATTTATTCTGTCCTAACGACATTAAAAAGGCGGGTATTAAACCACTACAAGAATGTTATGGTGATGAATACGAATCCAATTACGCTCTTGCCGTTTCAATGGGACTTGGAAAAAAAGTTAAAGCTCAAGATGTTTGGACTAAAGTTATTGAATCTCAAGTTGAAACAGGAGTTCCTTATTTATGTTCAAAAGATAATGCTAATAAAAAGACTAATCATCAAAACATTGGAGTTATTAAACAATCGAATTTATGTAATGAGATTTATCAATATACTGATGAGAAAACGACCGCTATCTGCACACTATCTTCAATGGTATTAAAAAACTTTATTGTTGACGGTAAATTTGATTTTAAGTTACTATATGATGAAACAAGAAAAGTTGTAAAAGCACTAAACAAAGTGGTTGACGTAAATAATTATTCAACCGAAAAAGGTAAAAAAGGTGGGTTAGAACAGAGAGCAATTGCAATAGGAACACAAGGACTTGCGGATGTTTTCTACTTAATGGATTATGGATTTACATCGCCTGAAGCGAAAAAACTAAATAAGTTTATTTTTGAAACTATATATTTTGCCGCAATTACAGAAAGTAATGATTTATGTAAAAACGGAAAAAGAAAACCATATGAGTTCTTTGACGGTTCACCAATGTCAAAAGGTGTATTTCAGTTTGATATGTGGGGATTAAAAGATATTGATTTATCAGGAATGTGGGATTGGACTCAATTAAAAGAAGATGTTAAAAATTATGGTGTGTGTAACTCATTATTCACAGCACAAATGCCTGTAGCGTCATCAGCAAAAATTACTGGTTCGTATGAAATGACAGAACCCGCTCATTCGGCAATTTTTAATAGAAGAGTTGTTGGAGGTGAGATTATGATTGTTAACAAATACTTAATTAACGATTTTGAAAAACTTGGTATTTGGTGTGAAGACCTAAAAAATGAAATCATTTTAAATGAGGGGTCAATACAAGGAATTAATTTTAATAATTACTTAGATGTTGAAGATAAAAATTATCATAAAAAAGTTAAACGTATTGAAAATTTAATACCAAAATACAAAACAATTTGGGAAATTTCACAAAGAGAATTAATTGATATGGCGGCAGATAGAGCACCATTCATTGACCAATCACAATCAATGAATATATACATGAGTAACCCTACTCTATCAAAAATAACATCATCACACTTCCATTCTTGGGAGAAAGGTTTAAAAACTTTATGTTATTATGTTAGAACTAAAGCAATCTCAACGGGAGCAAAACATTTAGCGGTTGATATCTCAAAAATAGAAAAACCTAAAACAACTCCTGAAGCACCAAAGGTAGATTTTAAATTACCTGAAAAACCTAAAAACAGTGAATTTGAATGTTTTGGATGTTCTTCTTAATATTAATCCCGACATAGTTCGGGATTTTTTATTTATATCTATTTATAGAAAATAAACAGAACATATATTTATATGTATGGCAGAATACCCAACATATGGAATAAATTTTCCATTTAGAGATTCTTATGAAGGAACTTATTTTGATTTATCTGTTAATTCTGAGGAAGAAGTTAGGTCAAACTTAATCCATTTGCTATTAACAAGAAAAGGAACGAGATATTTTTTACCTGATTTTGGAACTAGATTATACGAATTTATTTTTGACCCAATGGATGGACCTACTTTTTCAGAAATTGAAGGAGAAATAAGAGAATCGGTTTCTCAATATATTCCGGGAATAACAATAACTAATATTGAAGTAAAACCGGCCTCTGAAGATGAAGAAGGTAGAGGGACTTATATTAATTCTGACGGTAAAAGAGAATTTGTTGTACCGGGTATTAGTCAAAAAGAACATACCGCAAAAATAAAGATTGATTACATATTAACTGAAACTGCTTTTAATACAAGTGATTTTGTAATTATTAATATTTAAAAAATATGGCAAATAAAAAAATATCTTACACAACAAGGGATTTCCAATCAATAAGAACTGAATTAATTAATTTTACAAAAACTTATTATCCTGACTTAGTTGAGAACGTTAATGACGCCTCCATCTTTTCAGTTTTAATAGATTTAAACGCGGCGGTAACTGATAACCTACAATATAATATTGATAGAAGTATACAGGAGACGGTATTACAATATGCACAACAAAAATCATCAATATATAATATTGCTAGAACTTACGGGTTAAAAATTCCGGGACAAAGACCTTCAGTTGCTTTAGTTGATTTCTCAATTACGGTACCGGCGGATAATGATAAAGAAGATTTAAGGTATTGTGGGATTTTAAGAACGGGAGCACAAGTTAATGGTGCTGGCCAAATTTTTGAAACTGTTTATGATATAGATTTTAGTTCAGATGTTAATGTTGAGGGGGTTACTAATAGACTAAAAATTCCTAATTTTGATGCCAATAATAAATTGATTAATTATACCATAGTTAAAAGAGAAACTGTTGTTAATGGAGTTACTAAAGTTTTTAAAAGAGTTATAACCCCTAACGATATTAAACCATTTTTTGAATTATTTTTACCCGAAAGAAACGTGTTAGGAATTACAAGTGTATTACTTAAAGACGGAACTCAATACGCTAACGTACCAACAACTCAAGAATTTTTATCATTGGATAATAGATGGTATGAGGTTAAAGCTTTAGTAGAAGACAGAGTCTTTGTAGAAGACCCAACTAAAGTATCAGATAACCCCGCAATAAAAGTGGGAAAATATTTAACAGTACAAAATAAATTTATCAGTGAATTCACACCTGAAGGGTTTTGTAAACTAACCTTTGGAGGAGGTTCACAATCTGCTGATGAACAACTAAAAGAATTTGCGAGAAACGGACTTAAATTAGACCTTTATAAATATTCTAATAATTTTGCGTTAGGTAGTACTTTAAAAGCAAATACAACTTTATTTGTGCAATATCGAATTGGAGGTGGTACAGGAAGTAATTTAGGTGTAAATGTTATTACTCAAATAGGAACGGTATCATTTTTTGTTAATGGACCTTCACAATCAATGAACACAAATGTTATAAATTCTTTAAGGTGTAATAACGTAACCGCGGCAATTGGTGGTGCTAACAATCCAACAATGGAAGAAGTTAGAAATATGGTGGCGTTTAATTTTGCTGCCCAAGATAGAGCTGTAACTATTAATGATTACGAATCAATAATAAGAACTATGCCTTCTAAATTTGGAGCGCCGGCAAAAGTAAGTATTGTTGAGGAAAACAATAAAATAAAAATTAAGATGTTAGCGTATGATGACACTGGAAATTTGACAGAAACTATATCAAATACGTTAAAAAGTAATGTTGCTAATTATTTATCAAACTACCGAATGATAAACGACTACATTTCAATAGAAACCGCTAATGTTATTGATTTAGGTATTAATATTAGTGTTGTTTTAGACGGTGCTCAAAACCAAGGTTCAGTTATATCACAAATAGTTAATGTTGTTTCTAATTACTTTGCACCAGGAAATAGAGAAATGGGTCAAAATGTCAATGTGTCCGAAATAAGGAGACTAATTCAAAGTCAAAACGGAGTTATTACAATATCAGAAATAAAGTTCTTTAATAAAGTGGGAGGTCAATACTCTTCATCACAAACATCCCAAAGATATGCGGTTCCGGCAACAAGAGAAATTGAATTAGTTGACGATACAATATTTGCAGAACCAAGCCAAATGTATCAAGTTAGATTTCCAAGTAAAGATATTGTTGTTGCTCTTAAAAATCTAAGAAACACTAATTTCTCCTAATAAATTTATTTTAAAAAAACTTAACTTATCTTTTTGAAAATAGACCATAAACTATTTATCTAAAAAGATTTTTTATATAATGCCGAATTCAATTAGGATTAGAACACAAGTTGGAGTTGATAAATCAATCAGAGTTTTATTAAACCAAGATTTTGAATATTTGGAGATATTATCTCTAAAAATATTACAAAGTCAAATATACAACAGACAATGTTCTGATTACGGAGTAGTTGTTGGTAGAGTTACCTCAAATAACGGATATGGAATCCCAAATGCTAAAATTTCAATTTTTATTCCTTTAGACCAAGAAGATGAAACTAATCCGATAATTTCTGAATTATATCCTTATAAATCATTAAGTGATGTAAATGAGGATGGTTATAGGTATAATCTATTACCTTATGTTAAATCTTATAGCGAACACGTTCCAACAGGAACTTTTTTTAATAGAAAAGACGTATTAACAGAACCATCGTTAATTGAAGTTTTCGATAAGTATTTTAGATATACTGCGAGAACCAATGATAGTGGCGATTTTATGATTTTTGGAGTTCCTGTGGGACAACAAACAATACATGTTGATATTGATTTATCAGACATTGGTGAATTTTCATTATCGCCTCAAGATTTGATAAGAATGGGTGTTGCCACAGAATCTCAGATTTCAGGAACAAAATTTAGGTCATCTACAAATTTAGCAGAATTACCTCAAATAATTTCTATTAATAGGGTTATACAAGTAGAGCCATTATGGGGTCAACCTGAGATTTGTAATTTAGGTATAACAAGAACAGATTTTGATTTAACTGATGAGGCTAATATAACAATAACCCCGACCGCAATTTTTATGGGTTCTATATTTTCAGATATAGATACAATGGCGTTAAAATCAAATTGTAAACCAAGATTAAAACAAGGTGAACTATGTAATTTAATTGCCGGTCCTGGAGAAATACTAACTATAAGACAAACAATATTTCAAGACACATTAGGAAGACCGTTTTTAGAATCTTTTGATTTAGAATCAGGAGGACAAGTTATTGATGAAAACGGAACATGGCTTGTTGATATACCAATGAATTTAGATTTTGTTACAACAAACGAATTTGGTGAAAAAGTTTTATCTAACGACCCAAAAATTGGTGTACCCACTAAGGCAAAATATAGATTTAAAATAAAATGGAATCAATCTCCAACATTAAATGAAGACACAAAGAGAGGTTATTATTTAGTACCAAATATCAGAGAATTTGGTTGGGATTCCGGAGGTAATACAGTTATTAATCAAACATTACTTCGTAAATCATACGCATTTAGTATTAATTGGGACGATTATGTTGACCCTCAATCAGGAATTAATTGTGAAGATTCATTTTATGAAATGGCTTATAATAAAGTTTATTCTGTTTCACAATTAATCGATAAACACAGACAAGGTACATTACCAAATAGGTTTGTTAGTATAAAGAATATATTAGATGAAAGTTGCGAAAGCGAAAATAACAGATTTCCAACAAATGATGCGGTATATAGAGGAGATATTATATTCTTAATATTTTTATTTTTTATCAGTATATTTCAAATTATAATGTTACCACTGGTTGTGGTGATTCATGTTTTATATGTTCTAATAATCATTGTAAAATACTTGGGTATTTTTTTGGCTGCTCTAAGTTTTTATTTCCTACTTAAAGAAGTATCTTCGGCAATTGCTGCTTTAAATATTGGTGTCGTTACCCCTGCCGGACCTGTCTCCCCAAATTTTAAATTATTTTTTATATCCCTTAAAAAGGCTATTGGTTGGGGATTAGCAACCGTTGCTTTTGCATTTTTATGGAAAAAATTAAAAGACGTTAAACTTAAACCATTTAGTTTACCTATAATGTTGTATGACCAATGTGAATTTTGTGATTGTAATCAAGAAGAAAATGACATACAAGATAGTTACGAATCTGAAGTTGCGGGAGGTATGCCAAGCTTACCTGGTGCAGGAAGTCCGTCACAAAGCACTTCAGGAGTTGGAGGAGGTGCCGGTGCAATTGGAGGAAATTCTTCCGATATTTCTAATAATGTACAAGGTCAAATATCAGAATTTTACACCAACAACTATTTTCTTAATTTAGTTAGCAGTCAACCAATATATTCATTTATAGGACAATCAGTTGCGGGTCAAGAATTTTTAAACCCACCTACAGATACTCCGGTTTGCGGTAGTTTAGTTCCTAATTTAACCCTTAGTGTCGACTCTTCAGGTAATGAAGACTATGTATTCACAAGTAGTTTAAATTTAGGTGAAAGAATTAATTTATTTAATACGAAGGCTAAATTTTTTGACGAAATCCCAAACAACCCTGGAGGAGGTGTCAACCAAATTAAAGTAAGTTTCTTAACAGGTGGGACTATGACTTCGGATATTGACGCTCATTATGATAATATTGTATTCTTAATGTTAACTCCTGATAGTTTACAAAGTTTTAATGATGGAGATATTATAACTTTCCAAAATCCTAGTTTTAGTAAAGATGTTAATGTTGTTGGAGGACCAACAAATCAATACGGTAATAATTCAATAACGGGAACACCGGTTAACACCGCCGCTTATCCTGTAACAGTTAATTATGTTAAACCCGATGGAACTCCTGGCTCAGTAAATTACACAATACCAACACCAAATTCTGCCGATACCAACTATCACAAATATCCTATTGATTTAGAATACTTCCAAGTGATAACCGCGATGACTTATTCAAATTTTGCGTCGCAACAAGGAACAACATTAACGAATTCATTAAACAAACGTTTTTTGAATAATACTATGTGGTTTTTAAAGATATATAAAGATGGTGCTCCTGATAATCAATCAGAACCAATTACCGGTATAAATCCATTAACCGCTTTTGACGACTACCAAAATCAGGTATGTTTATTTTTAGTTAGAGGAGTTGACCCATATTCATCAAAACAACCTGTAACGTATGATTTAAGTAAAATATTTGGACATTCATCTTATAATAATGTTCTTATTAAAGGTTTTTATAAATTAAATCAACCTATCGTAGGAGGGTTTAAAAACATAAGACATAATTTAACTAATAGTACAGATTTAGACTCATCATATTCCAACTCCAACTTATATTTTAAATCATTTAATTATCAACCATCAACAACACAATTTAGTGGATTTGGTTCAAATTTACCATCATATTATTCTAACTTAGATAATAATTTAAATAGCGTCACTTTTGGTACTTGTTGTAACCTTAGTCCATTATATCTGAACACAGTTTTAAGTCAAACTACTTATGGTGCTAGAGCAATTGGTAATATTACCTATTCCTCATCTTCCCCAACAGGGTGGTATGGTAAAAACGCCTTTGTATATGAATTTAATACCCCTGTTTTTTCATCAAGTTCACCACCACCATTACCATTAGTCCCTTATTACGCTCCAACCCCCAATAATACATTATCAAAAAACAGAGGGTATTTTGTTTCCGAAATTGTTGAAGGGGGGGGTTTAATGATTATGGATGTTACTATAAGAGATACAACCATTGGAAGTCCTGCCGTTGTAACTGCGTATCTATCAACATCATATTCTACAGCAACAACCGTAACATACCCAACAACAATCAAAACAAATAGAAAAACAGTAATGAGGTCTGATAGATTACCAACTTCAACAAATGTTTTTTCAAATTGTGAAATAGATTATTTATTACAAAATAACCCAAATTTTTCAATTTATGTTATTGGAGAAAATGGAATATTACCTTCACAAACCACTACAATACCTTTTTTAACTCAAGGTCCTTATGATGGAAATACTTTTACATCCAATACATTAAATAATACTGTTATTAATAGTTTAAATGAATGTCAGGATTCGGTACCATTAAAATGTTATGAATTTGTTGGAGATGAATTTAGATTAAAAACGGGGGATGCTTGTAAAAGTACCGAATATGATGGAAGTCCTAAATTAATATGGAAAACAGGATGTTATAAATTAGTTACAAGAATTTTGTTATCAATACCAACAGACTTTTTATTAATTGCGGAATGGGCTGCGAGAACTAAAATAGTGTTCGGAGCTTGTAGGAATGTATTTTCACATGTGTTCACAAATAATTGGATTAATGGTTCTTTATACGCATTTGCGTTTAAAAATAATAGAATTTTTAATAATCAAAACCAACCAACAAGTGATATATGTGATAGAACAGTTTATTTTGACCCAACAACAAATAATTTTTATTATAGAAGTAGCCCATACTATTCAGGAACAACAGAACAATATTTTTGTGGGTCACCTGGAACTGAATCAACAGTTCAGTTAGGTAATTTAAGATACCCAACAACATTAATTGATTTAGGTCCTAGAAATTTTTATCTACAAGAAATTATAATGTCTGATGATTATGACGGATATGTTGTTAGTCAATTAAGAACAACAACATTTGGAGACGTATCAGAAATTTTTAACATTTTTATGTTATCAAGAATGGCTAATTCAGGATTTTGGAGTCAAGTTTTTGGTAGCGGAGGTAACAGTGTGTTAAAATACTTTGACAGTAGAGGTAGATTTCAAGTAGATGCTGACTACGCTCAAATGATTTCTATAAATTCTGAGTTAGGAGTTAATGAATTTCAAAGTGAAAGTTATCCTGATGTACCAGGAACAGGTCCAATTTATTTTAGTAATGGGGGCTCAGAAAATGGTATATTTGGAATTTTCTTTTCTTCGGACACTCAAGTTAGAGATTTCATATCTCCTAAAAGAACTATTATAATACCTTCAGGAGCGTCAACAAATGACTGTACTTTTAGTTATTTTAATGTTAAAACTCAAAAAGTTCCATTTTATCAATGGCAACTTAAAGATAATCCTAGTACCGCTAATATATTTGGGGCACAATCAAATACTTGGTTTACTGAACCTTTAGATGGTCAAAAATATTTTTCCAATTATTATCAGAAAATGGATAGATTGACAGAATCATCAAGATATTTTAGAACTTTACCTGGTATAACTAATAATAGTTATAATAAAGGGTATATATATAATGTTAATAATTCAGGACAATATAGTTCGGATTTATCTTTCCAAGATTATAATAACTTAGTCAATGGTAAAGAAAAACATATAACAGTAGGTGGACCATTTCATTTTTATTTTGGACTTAAAAAAGGAAGAAGTGCTTGGGATAGATTCGCTAGAAAATGGATAGGGTTTGAAAATATAACAAATTAAAATGGGTAATAATAACGAAAATAGAGTTGTATTAGGGTCTCTAAGATATAAGTCAGCAACAGATACTAATTTACTTTTTAGTGTTCCGTTAATTCAAAATTCGAAACATAATGTCGAATTTGATAGGACAGTTGATATTAGTCTAGAAGATGTTTTCCAAGGAGAAAGACAAAGTTCAGGTAACTTTAGACCGTCTTGTAAATTCACTATATTATTTAAAAACTCTTATTCAGGTAAAACAAATTATGAACCATTTGAAAATAACCTATATTACTTAAATCCTGAAATAACCGCGGCTCAAAATTGCCCACCAAATCCAAATATATATTGGCCAGGATTACCACAGTACAATGAATTCGATTTTATTAGAAATGATAATAATGTTACAGGTTATACCCAACCACCAAATCAACATTTAACTTTTATACCAAAAAGTGCGTCCAATTATAATTGGATGTTCTATATGACATATGCCAAAAGTAACGACTATACAAAACCAATGAAAGTTTATGAAAGGTATAGTGGACAATACATTAATTGGGTTTCGGGAGATGGAATACCTTTTGTAATTGAAAATGTTACTGAGAATGGTTTAGGTATTGTTAAATTTATTTGTCCAATTAAACACGGATTAAATGCTGATGAGTTTGTTAAATTAAGTTTTTCATACAACGGAAAAAATTTGTTTAAAATTGATTCTTTAGGTGACGCTAATTTTGGAAGTGAAGAATATATTTTTAATATTATAAATGTTGGATTTACAGGTACAACGTTTAATAACGGAGTTATTGGAACTTTTAAAAGAGTTATTTTAGGGGATAATCCTTCAGATTCTACTTCAGAATATTATGTAAGAAAACATAAAGTATTAACAAAATTAGATAATGCTGTTTTAACAAAATGCGGGTTTGAACAAAATATTTTTGGTATTAGTAAGAAATATGAGTCAATGGCTTATACTCCTAATAGAATGTCAAGAGTTTCAATAAAAGAAGGTGCTCAATCATATAGTTTATCATTTAATGAAGATATACAAATAAATGACATAATCGACAATCAAAAAAGACCAATAAGTGAGTTATTTTTTACTGTTGTATGGAGAGGTTATTTTGGATGGACATTGGGTGCAAAAAAACAAGGATGGGATTTTAATCTACCTTTAGTTTTTAATCAACCTAGTGATTGGTGGGACTTATTAAATACAAACTCTGAAACCAACCTACCAATAGATAGTTATAATACATCTTGGTCATCTCCTTTTTTATATACAAGAAGTTTAACGACAGGAGATACTTTAGATGGGGATTATTGTGAATGGAATGACTATGAACAAAAAGAGAGAGTAATATCAACATTAAATCATAAGATAAACTTCAATTCTAATAATTTTGATACAGGAGGAGTTTTATCAAATAGTTTAGGGTATTATTACAAACCACATAATCTTATTAAGATAAGAGACTATTCTGATTATATAGAAGAGGGAGACGCTAGTCAAATAGTAGGAGTACCAAATTACGCCTATTTTTCAACCGAAAAAAATTTATTTGTTTGGAGGGATTTATATCCTTATGGGTATATTGATAGTAATGGAATTGGTGTTGATTATCCGTTTTTTAACGGAACTCACTACCCATTTTCTAATTTTATTTTTAGAATAATTCCTGAAGGAACTAATTATAGTGAGAGTGTCATAAACGTACCAACAATAGATTTCTGTGAATAAATTTTATTTTACATTACCTGACGTAACACAAGGAATACAATTACCATTAGAAATGAAATGGGATTTTGACGGCAGAAATGACAGTATTGAAGTATACGAAGATGAGGTACTTGAAACAGTAATAGGTGTACCAACAGATTACGAAATATTAAGATTTTCACACAACGAACATCTTAATAGTCAATTAACAGACATTAATTATCAATTTAATTTTTTTAGTGGAAATCCAATCACAGTAACATCATCAACAATTTCTAATTGGGTAAATAGTTATTTGGTTGAAGGGTTTTCATCTGATGACTTATATTACTATAGAAGACCTTTTACTAAGTCATTTTTTAAGTTAGATTTCTATGATACTCCAAATACCACAACACAGACAAATTATTTTACTATAATAATACCAACACAACAAGGTGAAACAATGACGGCTAGTATCTCACCATTGTCACCATTTAATAATGTTAAAGTAAAAAAACCAAAATTTAAATTAGATTATGTTGGGGATAAAGAAGGGTTCTTTCTCTATTGGTTAAGAAAAAAAGATTTTTTAGATATTAGTACTTTTTATATTTCCGCTAAATTTTTTAACGCTAATTTAGGAGAATTCGTAAGAATGATGAATAGACCACAGTCATCATTACCAAATAAATTTATTTTTAATAGTGATGAATATTTCTATTACAAAGTAGAGTTAAACTACAGTGGTAAAACCTATCAGGTTACTGATTATAATAACTCAAGAATAGGTACTACAACACCAATTTTATGGTATGAATATATTAATCCGCCACAATAATGGAAGATAGAATTTATCATATAAAAATTTCTCCGGAGGTAATAACTAATGACATATTTCCAGCAATATGGAGCGGAGGAACTATTATTCCTCAAATATTTGATGATGAATGCTGTGACATTACAACCACAACAACAACACTTAGAATAACAGGAACGACTTATGTTTATTCATCAATGACACAAATTTTGTCAGGAGGGACAAACGGTAGTTCACTTTTAACAGGACTCACGGTACCAATTTTTTTAAGTGAGAATACAGTTGATGTTGGGTATTATTCAGCCTTTGATGGCGCGATTTCACAACAAGATACAATGTTAAATTTTGTATTCAGTGCTTTTACAGGAGCTCCTTATACGTATTATTTTTATAATACATCCGATGTAGATTTTAAAAAATATTTGAATTTTTCAACATATAGAATAGATTGGGGTGACGGAAGTCCAACACAATTAGCATCTAGTGTAGCACCCGCTTTTTATACTCACACATACTCAATAACACCTGCAACATATACAATTACTATGTCAGGAATGAGTCCTTGGGGGTATAATTTAATTAAAAAAACGGTTTACGTTCCGTTTACAGGAGTGACAATTGATAACCCAAACGGAGAGGCGTATTTTTTTCCTTCTGGGGGCAATTGGTCTGCAACACCAATAAGTTATGAATATATTTTTAGCGGAGATTCAATTTGTGATGTTGACTTACAAACAAGCGATAACTATACAACTGTACCGTTTATTGTTAGTGGATACACAAACTCAAGTTTAAAAGATTTAGAACAATACGGAACTCCAAAATACAAATTAGGTATTCAAGTTACGGGAGACACTGGAACTATTGGTACGTTTTTAGGTTCTGATTCAGGAAATACATACACCGCATACACCATTAATGATGTTGATTACTACGATTTTAATGACGGAACAACTATTTTTTTCGTTTATTCTTCAGGTTTCACATCAGATATGATAACATGCACCGCAATAACAAAAAATGAAGTACTACTTAACGTAATTGACCAACCAGAAATTTATTCCAGTGTATTTATAGAACGAGGAAAGTATTCAGGGCTAGAAAGAGTGCAAAGATTAGGTGAGGTTGATAGTATAGGAGATTTAACTAGTTACGGATATAAATTTTTTAATATAATTAATACATAAAATGGCAACAGGAACGTATGGAACGATAAGACCCGCAGATGTATCACCCGAAGATGTTGATATAATTTTAAATTATACACCATCGAGAGACGATACCAATAATTTTTTATTAACTAAATTAGACGCGTCGTCAATATTAAAACCTTATTTTAATAATTCAAATACCGGAGGTAATGCGAATGTTGAAATTTTAGGTGGGTTATATAATTTAAAATTACCGGCAGACCAATTCAATAAAATTGGTATTTACACATTATTGATTAGACCCGCACAAATAAGAACAAAAATTTTGGATTGTGGAGTATTATCCGCGCTACCAAACGTAAGAGGATTAATTATTGATTTAAATTCAGTACCCGTAAAATTTAGAAATAAGTTTATTAATCAGGGACTTGTTGGGTTTAGAATTGAGTATTTAAATTCAGATGGTAGTAAAATTCCTAATTTTTTTAGATTAATAACCTCATCGTTTTTTTGTGAACCAGTTGTTCAAAATTTAACAAACACTGTTCAAAAATCTATCAGATATAGATATACCGATAATAACACTAATTTACTTTTTTGTACATTATCACCATCATCCGCACCAACAAATAAACCAAACGCGGTTCCATTTATTGGACAACCAAATCAAAGTATAATAATTACAAATACCTTTTTTAACCCAATAACTTTAGATATTGAAATTGCGGAACACGACTTCTCAACAATAGCGATTGCGCTATATGGTAATCAAACCAAATCTATGGAAGATGGAATTTATACGTTATACGATAGAAGTAATAATATTTACAAACAATATAACTTATTTGAGGTTAGAGACCAATTTAATAAATTATTATATGAGGTTAGACAAGATAGAGGTAATAATATTGATTTTAGTAAAAACTTTACAAATATAACACAATAATGAGTACTAATAAATTTACCTGTCCACCACAAAAGGCTTCTGGAGAAGGAACATTTTCTGACAATTTAGTCGGATTACAACTTGTGCAAGGAGGTGGTTTAACTCAAGGTAATTTTGAGTTTGTACAATCTGTAACAGAAAAGACTAACAGAACTTTTAATACCGGTACTTTTTCAGACCCTATAAGTTTAGAATCTTTAGGTATTGATGATATAAATCAGTCTAAACAAATTGTTGAAAACAATTTTAAAGTATACCCAAACTTTGATTTAAGTAAGGTAACAAATTTTACACTATATGGTTCTTTATCTAAAAGATTATCTAGTTCAGTTATAAGTGTAATTAGTTATTTTCCCGCAGGATTAGTTTCGGCATTTTATAGGCCAACATTTGCAACAGGAGTTACGGCCACAGACGTTGAGTATAATGTAATTTCAAATGAAACAGGTTTTGATTTGGATATTATAAATTTAAGAAACCCTTTTGATATAGATTTTACAGTAAATTCAACACGAAATTTATCTTTAAAAGAAATTAAAGTATCTGATTTAAGAGATTTACCAAAACAGGCGGTAAAATATAATTTATATTACAAAGGTAATGCTTATCCCCTAACAAGGATAATCCCTACAAATTCTTTAACTTCAGGATTTTTAAGAGTTTTTGTAGATGGAGAACCATTTGCCGGAGAAACATATATATACGGAGATATAATTATACGACCAAACGACATGGAGGTTAATAAAGTGTTCAACGAGAATTTAGATGAAGTTGAAAACTTTCTATTAAATAGAAATATAAATCCAATTTATAGTGCGGTATTTAATGTCCCAAAACAAACTGATGATGGAACGTACTATGTTTCAAAAGAGGTAATTACTTGGCCTGTTTATGATTTGTGGAATTTAGATATCTTAACGACACAATTCACAACTTATTTGGAAAAATTAAATGATATAGGAGATTCATTTGATGAATTTAAAACAAATTTAATTTCAAGATTTTTAGTTACCGGTTCTTTTAAAGAATTCGATACAATTGGCCAAAAGATGGAGAAAGCACTACAAATCTATGGTAGAAGTTTTGATGAAACTCAGAAGTTTATTACCGCGTTATCATTTATGACATCGGTACATTATAACATTGGAAATGATATACCTTCACAACTACTTAAAAATCTTGCTCAAACATTAGGATGGACAACTAACATTTCACCAATAACTAACGACAATTTTTTGTCATCAGTATTTGGTGAAAAAAATATAGAAAAACCACAATATCAAGGACTTTCCACTGTTCAAACTCCTGATGAATTAAATTACCAATATTATAGAAATTTAATATTAAATTCGGCATATCTTTTTAAATCAAAAGGAACTAGAAAATCCATTGAAATATTATTAAGATTAATTGGGGCACCTGACGCATTAGTTGATTTTAATGAATATGTTTATATTGCTGACCAAAAAATAAATTTAAGTCAATTTAATACTCAATTTGCTAAGATATCTGGAGGCACATATGTTGATGATATTGCAGTTTTAGAACCAACAAATATATTTTCTATACAAGGAGTTAGTTACACAGGATTTACTACATCAACAATAATTGAAGATTCCAACGTTAGGTTAGACGAATATCCTGTCGATGAATTTGGTTACCCTACAACTCCTCCCGATACTGAGGATTATTTTTTCCAAATTGGTAGCGGTTGGTTTGAGCAAACACCACAACATAGAGCCCCTGAAGAAGTTAATTTAACCGATAGCGTCTTTATAGGTTCAAATCCAAATTATCAAACTAGTTTAGTTCCTTATAGTTATGGTGAAATTTATTTACAAAGATTTAGAAAATTTCCATATATGAGTCTTGGTTATAATTTAACAAGACAAATTGATAATAATAAAAGTTGGACTAATAATGAAGTTGGTTTGAGAAGTAATTTAGATAGTTCTTTTACCGCAAGATATAATGTTTCTGATGACAGATTAGTTTTAAATGTTAAAAATGTTGATGTGTTTTTAAACCCTGGTCAAGGTTTAGCATATGACGTTTGGGAAATGTCAAGACAATATAATTATCCAATACCTAATCAAGGACTTAATTGGGTACAACCGACTTATTGTAACCCAAACCCAAATACACCATATCCACAAAGAGGTGGAATAGATTGGACTGAAATAAATCCACAACCAAGAAGAAAAACATTTTTCGAATTTGCCCAAACTTTTTGGAAAAATACGGTCAATGTAAGAAATAGACAATTTATTACTGACGGAAAAACAGGAGGATATCCTACCTTACAGTCAATTTATTGGAAATACTTACAATCAGAAGAAAATATAAACATACCAAATAATAACTTTACATATCAAACAATGATTGATTATGTTAACGGATTAGGGGATTATTGGGTTAGACTTATCGAGCAAATGGTTCCTGCAACAACTTTATGGAATACAGGAGTTAGATACGAGAATTCAATTTTCCATAGACAAAAATTTGTATGGAGAAGACAAAGAGGATGTCAATTAATACCTTTACCATGTAGGTCATGTAGTTTAACAACAAATATATTTACTTACGATTGTCCTTTAGAATCTGTTGAGTGTGACTTATACCCATCAGTTGACACATCAACATTTAGAAGTTTTTACGCTCAAAATTTTGGAGTTGTTTTAGGAACACTATTAAATACGTATTTGACAGAAAATTCAATCGATATTAATAATTGTGTTTTAGACTCCGTAGTTTCTAATTGGTTTGTTGATATAAGAATAGATAATGTAGTAGTTTACCAACAATCATTTTTTACAGGTTATGGTTACACGGACCCAAATTTAAGTGTACCTACTGATGAAACTTGGTTAAATGCGGTCGTGACCGGACTAGATACTTTAATAAATTTTGGATATGATTACTATTTAACAGATGACGACAAAGTTGTTGTTTTTAACCAAATATGTTCAGTATCCGAAGTGGGTGTTAATTTTAAATTAAATATGGGTATAAACTTCCAAATCTACTGTAGTTAATGGCGTGTCCTTTTTTATATAATATTAGTTTAACGGGGGATTGTAGTAATACAAATTCAGGAGAGATAAGTTTATCTATAACAGGAGCTCCAAACTTTACGATTTCATGGGTATCACCGGTTGTAACGTCACCAACAATATCGGGGTCTAGTCCGACAACTTACACTTATAGTGGATTAAGTGCTGGAACGTATACAATATCCGTTAGCGATGGATGTATACCACCAACAACTCAATTTATTAGTTTCCCAATTTCTAGCGGTACTTGTGTTAGTATTGATGCGATTCAAAATACAACTTGTAATAGTGATAATGGAATTTTAACAGCGTCTACCGCTAATTTTTATAGTAGTGCTAATTTTTATCTATACGATAATACTTCAGGATATATAACATCTGGTAATTCAGTTTTTAATACTTACGTATTTCCATCATTAAGTGCTGGAACTTATTATGTGATTGCGGATGACGGAGGGGGATGTACGGGTAAAAGTGAAACCTGCGTTATTAAAAGTTCAACAACTTTTACTTATGGTTTTTACATTGTTAATAATGCGGGTTGTTCTCCTTACGATACTGGAGCGATTTATATAACAGGGATAACAGGTAATCCACCATATACATATTCTTGGTCTAATGGACAAACAGGACAAACGGCAACCGGATTAACTGAAGGAACTTATAGTGTTTTAGTTACAGATAATACTGGGTGTTCTATTGGGAGCTCAACTGCGGTAACAATAACGCCACCAGTTGGATTGGGAACTTACTTTACAACACCACCAAGTTGTTTTGCGTCTGACGGAGAAATAAGTATAACTGTAACAGGAGGAACAGCACCATATTATTACCTTCTATCTAACGGTGATTCATACATTACTTTTAGTACTAGTCATACATTTACTGGTTTAAGTAGTGGTAATTATGTTGTCACAGTTACTGATGCGGGATTTTGTAATTTTAATACTAATATTGCGTTATCCACACCAAATTTATTTAACACTATATCAGTAACAACTAATGATTCTTTATGTAATAATACCGATGGTTCAATATCTATTGTTTTAGGAGGAGCACCGGCATTATATACGTATACTTTAACAGGTGTTAGTGTAAATCAATCAGTAACAACTGGACTGTCAACTATTTTTAATAATTTACCATCAGGGACATACACATTAACTATTGAAACATCTTCAGTCCCAGGATGTGTTTATACTCAAACATACACAATATCAAACACAGTTTTATTTAATTTAACGGGAACGACAACAGGAACAACTTGTAACTCAAGTAATGGGGCGGTAGAATTAGGTGTTAGTGGAGGAACTTCACCATATGATTATAGTATCATCGGACCTATTTCTTTAATATCGACTGAACCAACAAGTGCTTATACTTTTAATAATATACCATCAGGAAACTATACCGCAACAGTAACGGACGCAACACTTTGTTCACAAACATTATTATTTACAATTTCACCTTCAAATAACATTAGTTTTAATTTAGTCGGAACAAATCCAACTAATGGAACTAACGGAATTGTTTCGGCGTTAATAACTCAAGGAGAACCTCCATTCACGTTAACTTGGAGTCCAAATGTTAATGGACAAACCGAATTAACAGTAACAGGTTTAACCGCGGGAACTTATACACTAACAGTTGAAGATAGTATTGGATGTGTATCAACAAAATCAGTTACAATTTTAGGATATAATGTATTTGGGGCTTACCAAACCTATAATATTTGTGATACTGATTTTGAAAACACTGGAGAATTAGGAAAAAAAGGATTACAACAAATGTTGTTGGAAGGATTCCACGATTTAACTATTGATGATGTTAATTGTGTTTTAAACCAAGCGATTTTTATTGCTGAAGTAACAGTAAATGGGGAAACAACAACAGCACCTTTTTACACTGGAACTACTTTAGGAGATTATCCAACAGATTCAGAATGGTTTACTCTTTTAGGAAATACGCTTTCAGCATACGAAGGAATTAAAGAAGTTATAGTTAAACCCGGAGATAATCAAATAGTTATAATAACAGTATGTGCTAATGATGAAATTGATTATAATAATTCCAAAGTAAGTATTAATCTATTAATTAATTATGATATTTCTTGTGTTGAGTGTAATCTTAAAAAATACTTATTACAAGAATGTTGTGAAGAAACTTTCTATTGGACATTACCTAATGGTAATTTAACAGATTTATCATCGGCAACTTCAGCACCTAGTTGTGAAGCATTTTCAGTTAGATTTGATAACATAGAAGAATCTATCCAAGATTGTTATGATTTACTAGGATGTGATTTAGATTGTATTAGCGGAGTTACATTTGAAGTTCAAAATTGTGGTAAAAAAGCAATTAAGTTTTACTACGAACCAAATGGATTATATTATTGGGTTGTTCAAAATCAAGACGGAACTCTAAGTTTCTATTATATGGATTATAACGGACTTTCAATAAGAAAATGGGATTCTTGTTGTACACAATTAACTATGAATTCGGTAATCTCTTTATTTAACACATTTAATCATATTGTTATTGACTGTTTATTTGATGATAGATATCTATTATATCCTTATTATAATCTTACCGATTCGGTATGTAGTGCAACAGGAGACATACCTCATTTAGAGGTAGTACAAACTTCTGAAAGTTACGGAATTTTGGGAGGAGTTATAAAGGCTAATGACGGAATTTGTTATTCAGTTATTGCGGAAACAATGTCAGCTCAAACCGTAACGTGGACACCACCAACAGTTTACAACGGATGCTCAGGGTGTACATCAACTTATTACACAATAAAAGAATTCCAAGATGGAGATGACTATTCCTTCATGGATGGAGACCCATACTATTTCCAATAAATTATGAATACTTTAGAGATAACATCAATAACAGGACTAACACAACCATATCAAGTTTATATATGTAATGTTCTTGGTCAAAATTGTATTTTAGTTTCAACTATCGGAAGTCCTGTACCACCTTCAGTTACTATTACGTTACCTCCACAATTTGAAAACGTGCCGGCGGTAGGAGTTAAAATTGTTGCGAGTGATGGGTGCTCAAGATTTGGTGTGGAATATTGTACATAATTAAAAAATAAAACTATTTATATAAAAAATTAATAATATGGCATTTTTAACAAGTAGAACATTAGCATCAGGAGTAACAGGTAGTGATTTACTACATATAGTTATACCTGGAGATATATCACAGGGAAATCCTGCTGGTTCATCATATAAAGCAAATATGGGTCAAGTATTAACCTATGTTAGTCAAAACTTTAGTGGTTTAACGGCATCAACAATAAATGTTAATAATATTAGTGGTAATAGTGCTAACTTTACTAACATAACCGCAAATACCATAACCACAAATAGTATTAGTGGAACGAATGCTAACTTTACTAACATAACCGCAAATACCATAACCACAAATAGTATTAGTGGAACGAATGCTAACTTTACAAATATAACCGCGGACACGATATCGGCGTCCACTTACCTTAATTTACCTGGTAGCAGTTCTGCAAATTGTTTTAACGACTTTTATGTTGACAATTTGTATGGATGTCCTGACGTAATAACATTTCACGATTCTTATCAGTCAGTCGATTCCAACTCATCAGGATTAATGTCAAGGTCATTTGGTTCTTATAATAATTCTTATGGAGATTATTCACATACGGAAGGTAGCGGAACTACAACAATATCAGAATATTCTCATGCGGAAGGATTTAATACACAAGCCGGTTTTAAAGCGTTTTCAGGGGTTTCCGCAAATACAGTGGGTGTTGGTATTATTACATTAACGGGCGGTACTGATTATTCGTCAGAATTTTCTCCGACAGGAATATTATTAGTTGGAACTATAAATCCATTTAGTATTTATCAGATTAATTATACCAGCGTTAGTTATATTGGTCCAAACTTTGAAATAACTCTAACAGATAATAGCTTGGACGGTACTGATTGTGAATTTGTTGTTGATTTTAATAATTTAAATAGTCTTTCGGCAAATACTGTTTTAGGTAAATATTCTCATTCAGAAGGATTTAAAAATAAGGCGTTAGGCCCGAATTCACATTCAGAAGGTTCGTATTTTAAATTTCCACCAAATATATCTTATGGAGAAGGGTCACATTCTGAGGGGACATATACTAAATCTTATGGAGCTGCCTCCCATTCAGAAGGATATGAAACAAAATCTTATGGAATATCTTCTCATTCAGAAGGAAGTGGTACAAAATCTTATGGAGTGGCTTCTCATTCAGAAGGTTCATCTACCGAGGCTTATGGGGACAACTCTCACTCTGAAGGGTATTCTACCGAAACGTATGGAGAATATTCTCACTCTGAAGGTTATGATTCAAAAACAGGGTGGAGAGGATTTGAAATAACAGGTATAACATCAGGATTAATTACTTTAAATAGTGTTTATGGTAATGTTACAGGAAGTTTTTATTCGGGAGAAATTTTATTAATTAACCCATATGGAGTTTATACCTTTAATTCATCAAACGTTTCTTTTAGTTCATTAACAAATACTCAGATTTTATTAGACGATACAACAATAAATTCTTTTTATGGTGATGTTGCAGATTTAGATAATCTATATGACCCAATTGCAGATAACTACAAGTCAACGTCCAACCACTCTGAAGGTTATTTTACAAGAGCGATTGGAAACTATTCACACTCAGAGGGTTTTGAAACAACATCAATAGGTCCGGCGTCTCATTCGGAAGGTGTTAACACATATACGTATGGTGAAGGTTCTCATGCTGAAGGTCTTGAAACAAAGACATATGGTGATTTTTCCCATGCTCAAGGTGAAAATTCAATTGCGAGTGGAAGAACTTCCCATGTTGGAGGTTATACTAATAACGCGGGGGCAAATTATTCATTTATAGGTGGAGGTAGTGGAAATACAATATATTCAGGTTCGCAATTTTCTTCGATTGTTGGTGGTATTGATAATACAATATATAATGCGTCCCCCCCAATTGGGATTACTTCACCAAGTAATTTTTATTCTTTCATTGGTTCAGGTAAACAAAATACAATTCATCATTACGCATCATACGCAACAATATTAGGAGGTTCTTTAAATACAATTACAGGTGAAAGTCAAACTTCAAATTTTACAACAATATTAAATGGGTCTGGAAATACAATAAATGATTCAGAAGGCGGAAAAAACAATGAATTTACATTCATCGCGAATGGATATAATAATCAAATAAATACAACAAATGTTAGTGGAGAAAATGTACATTCATTTATTTTAAACGGAAAAAATAATACAATAACCCTTTCAGATTATACAACAATAATTAATGGGCGTGATAATACAATTGCGATTAATAATGTTAGTTTGGTATTTGGCGAGAACAATAATATGAGCGGGTCGTCATATATGTCCCTCTTTTCAAGGGGCAGTATTGTAATTAACAGTACTGACGGAGCGATTTTTGGTCAAAGTAACGTGTCTTTAGAATCCGAACATACTTTAATCTCAGGTCAATATAATACTGGAGATACTCTAACCCACGGGTTTATAACATCTAAAAACTCTAAAATATATAACTGTGAACAATCTTCAATATTAGGAGGAATTGAAAATAATATAATATCATCTAGTCAATCTGCAATAATTGGGGGTGAAAAAAATATAATAACTAGTTCATCTAATAAAGGTATTGTTATATTAGGGGCTAGTGGAGTAACAGGAACAACCGATTATACCACATACGTTAACGATTTTGTAATAAAGAAGTTAGCTACAGTACCTTTAAATAGTTCTGACCCTGTTGGGGAAGACGGCTCAATAACTTGGGATAGTACTCATTTTTATTGGAAGGCTAATGGTCAATGGTTAAGAGTAACAGGAAGTACTTTCTAATTTTTCTTAGGATTGGAATCCTTATTGATTAATCTCATTAGTCGTAAGGATTCTCTATAATTCTTTTCAAGTTTATCCAATTCCTTTTCAGGAACTCCTCTATCACAAGCCTCTTCATATCTAGCTTTAGATTCCTCTACTAATTTTGATACTGTTTTAAGTAATTTCATATACTATAAATATCTCCCAATGTAACATTTATTAAATTACTATCTGTTATATATTTAATTAATGAAAAATTTAGTATTTGTTAGTGCTCAACCGGATATTCCTTATTTTCATTGGCAATGTAAAATATATATTCATAATTTCATTGAAAAAGGTATTGACCCAAATAATATACACATTTTATTTGGAATTATCTCACCAAATAATGAACCAACAAAAGAATCATTAGAGTTAAAAAAATTGGGGATTAATGTACATCATTATGTTGATGACAGAATTAAAAAGAAATACATACCAAGCATTAAACCTTTTTTAATTACAAAATGGTTAAAAGATAATCCGATATTAGGTGAATGTTTTTTCTTACATGATGCCGATATTATATTTAGGGAATTACCAAAATTTGAAATTTTATTAAATGATAACATTACTTATCTATCTGATACTACTAGTTATATTGGATATAATTATATTAATGATTGTTGTTTAAGATATGAGTCAAAACATCCAACATCTAAAAAAGGTCAATTATTACAAGAAATGGCTGATGTTGTTGGAATTGATGTTGAAAAAATTAAAGATAACCAATTAAATTCAGGTGGAGGTCAGTATATTATAAAAAATACAAATTGGGATATTTGGGATAAAATTTATAATGATTGTTATCCTTTGTACGAACAAATGTTAAGTTATCAAAGAAGATTTCCAATAAGTCCTGGCGAAATACAATTTTGGACAGCAGAAATGTGGTCATTATTATGGAACTTGTGGAAATTTGGTATTGAAACCAAAATAACAAATGAACTTGATTTTTCTTGGGCAACAGACTCGGTATCTATTTATAATAGAAGACCTATATTACATATGGCCGGAGTAACTGAAGATTTAAAATCTACAAAATTTTACAAAGGAGAGTACATTAATGTCAATCCTTTAGAAAAATTAAAAGAAAATCCAAATCATTTTAATTACGTAGATAAAAATAGTTCAACTATAAAATATATTGAAATTATGAAATCTATAATTAAAAAAGAATTATAAAGGTATTTATTGAGGAATTATGGCATCAGCTTGTTTTTGTATTAAACTTACGTTAAACTGTTCAGACTCACCGTCTATAAGTTTCAACATGACATTAGTTGGAAATCTTTACGGCGAAGCGTTTTATTTGGGTAGTTATGATGGAAAAACCTACGCATTTTATTATTTAGGAGGACAGTGGAGATTTGTTAACATTTCTAACCCAACAACTTCCATATTTTTCGCAATATCAAATGTTGCAACCCCTTGTGATGTTTTATCTTCATTATGGCAACTAGGTGATTTAACTAATTTTACATATTGTTCAGACGATATTTTTGACGACCCAATACTAACTATTGAAGAAGATTTTCCTAATTGTAATTTATTTCCGGGTGATTGTAGTTGTAAAATACTAAAAAATACTATTAAATGTGATGTATTCTATCAAACTTGTGAAGGAAATATTGTACAACAATCAATAGATGCTAACACTGAAATAATAGGATGTTTTAAAGGAACTCCAATATTTTTTAGTCAAGGTGCCGGATACCCTTGGGGAACAGTTCAAAATTATACTTTGAGTAATTGCGATAATTTTTGTATTACCGGAACTTCAGCATGTTGTTTACAAATAAAAATCGATTACGGACCTTCAACACAAATCACTAATATTAATCCTGTTGGAACTATCAATGGGTTACCAATCTATAATTTTATAAGTAACGATTTAACAAATGAATATAATACAATAATATATTTTGATTCTAATACTAATCTTTGGAATTTTGATATACAAGAAGATAACTCATTTCAAACAATTGCAACATTAAATACAGGAAGTTGCCCATTTGGAGAGTGGGTGATTGATATACCTGGATTTTCAAAAACAATAGAAACCACTCAAGTAACTTGCCAATACCCTTCACCAACACCGACTCCAACACCAACAATGACACCCGCACCACCAATAGTACCAATACCACCTTGTTTACAAGGGACTAATGAATGTAGCGTTGTAACAATATTCCCAATGTCTGTATTTTGTAAGGTAAAACAACCATCTGACCCAAAATCCTCAGACGGAACCGCAAGTTTAATAATTACTGGAGGAACTCCACCATATACAGTATTGTGGGATAATTTAAATATTGGTCAAACAATTTATAATTTAAATTTTGGAACTTACACCGCAACAGTGATAGATAATTATGGAGATTTTACAGCAAAAACAACTTGTGTTTTAGTTCCACCTAGCCCAACACCAACAATGACTCCAACACCAAGTCCTACAACACCTTTTACAGAATATACAATATGTTTTAAACTTACAACTTATAATTATATTACATTTTTCCCTAATGGAGTTAAAAACGGAAAACCGTATTGGACTGGAACAACTGGAGGTGACGACTATGAATTAGTATGGAGCTCATCAACAAGTCAGTGGGTTTTAGACCCACCGCCAAGTGGAATTTATGTTTTAAGTAACGACGCTAGTTACCCACCAATAAATAATTGGGTTATATTAGGATATCCTTTACCACCACCAATAGTTACAATCGGAACATGCCCACCACCACCAATAGGTAGATATAATTTAGGTTTACTTGGAGACCCCGCACCTGTGCCGGCTGAAATATTACTAAATGCTAGTAAAAACGACCCAAGTTGCGGTTGTGACGGAAATATGACATTAATT